CCCAATCCGCCACCGAATCTGTCGTGCCGTTATTTCACACACGCGAGCGAGGAGATAATCTGGGCGGCGAAATCCGAAAAAAGCCGTCATACGTATAACTACAGCGAAATGAAAGCCGAAAATGGCGGCAAACAAATGAAATCTGTTTGGGAGATTTACCCACCCGCAAAAAGCGAAAAGAAGTACGGTAAACACCCAACACAGAAGCCAATTGCTTTGCTCGATAGGATCATACGCGCTGGTTCAAATCCGGACGATGTTGTAATGGATCCGTTCCTCGGATCGGGAACGACGGCTGTAGCTGCGTACAAGATCGGAAGGAAGTTCATCGGATTCGAGGTAGAGAAAGATTACCTTGAAACTGCAAAGAAGCGTGTCAAGGATGAGGAACTGCTGTTTGAATAATAGGGATGTTTTAGTCAGTTGAGCGAGCAGAAAAAAAAGAGAGCGACAAAGAGTGGGCGGATAAGGTATTAAGTATACCTAAGGAGGTCGACGATGGCTAAGATTTATGCTATGGGTGGTGAAGGTATCAAGAGTCATTACTTTATATCTTTAGAAAATCTCACCGGAATTCTCGAACCAGACAAGTGGACATGGACTCTTGTAGAGATACAGCCGGATAAACGTAGGAAAATTCATCGTACTGGTTACGCAGAAACGGAGAAACATGCGTTTAGCCAGGCTTGTAAAGCATTTTATGAATGTATGGAGGTCGATGATGAGAGAAATTAAGTTTAGGGGTAAGCGTGTTGATAACGGCGAATGGGCTTATGGTTCGCTTGTGTTGATTGGTGACCAAGTGTTTATATTTCCAAGTCCCAGCAATACTCGGTTGCGACTAAAACTGAATCCTGGGGGTCGTGATGTAGGTAAGCCCGTAGACCCCAAAACCGTCGGGCAGTATACTTATCTGCACGGTCACGACGGCGCTGAAATTTGGCAAGGTGATATAGAGCGGGCGAAGCACTCCACCAAGGGTGATTACGGTATAGGGCAAATTATTTTCGCCGACGGAATGTTTCTTTGGCAAGAAATCACGCAGAATAGGCGCCCAATGGAACAGTTATTTCCTCTAACCGAGTATGAACTAGAACACATTGGAAATATCCACGACAATCCCGAACTGCTGGAGGCTAACGATGAGAGAAATTAAGTTTAGGGGCAAAGTATGGACGTATGGCCAGCGCGAATGGAGGACAGGCGGTTACGAATACTTTAATGGTGTCCATTACATCATTATTGACGGTCAACGTCATGCTGCTGACCCTGAAACCATCGGGCAATACACCGGTTTCAAGGATAAGGACGGTGTGGAAATTTGGGAAGGAGATATTGTTAGTTCGCTATACAAGCGAGATGGCTGCATAGGCGTATATGAGATTGTATGGTCGAACTATGCTTTTCGCCCTTATAAGCGCGGTGAGCACCAGCAAAAAAACGTTTCTATTTCAATGCTTGACCTGAGGCGTTGCGAGCGCGTCGGCAACCGTTACGACAATCCCGAATTGCTGGAGGTGAAAAGTGAGAGAGATTAAGTTTAGAGGTAAGCGCGTTGATAACGGCGAGTGGATTTATGGTAACCTGGTGGTATTGGATGATGATTATTACATCATACCCCAAACCAAACCCTACCGCGATACACCGTTTGAAAGCTATAGATGGGGTTGGCTCGATCAAAGGGTAGACCCCGAAACCGTCGGCCAGTTCACCGACCTGCTGGACGTTGACGGCGCTGAGATTTACGAGGGGGACGTGGTGCAGTGTGAATACGTTTCTTACGTTCAAAAGGGCATTGTGCGATATCCCAAAACCGAAAGGATTTGGACAGCAACGGTGGAATATGACAAAGTGAACCCCTGCTTTGTACTTGTTGATATTGCAAATAAAGACCATCTGGAGTACGACTTTGTTATATGTGACTTGTTGCGCTTAAAGCGCGTCGGCAACCGTTACGACAACCCCGAATTGCTGGAGGTGGGTAATGAGTGAGATATATTTAATTACCTGTAAACCAAATAAAGAGGCAAGGATAAGAATTGGGTTAGATTTAGTACCTGGAACTTACGGGTGGGTACTAAGTGAAGCGCATGAAAAAGGAGGCTTCGTTATTCGAGATTTCGGTTCTGCGTTTAATAAAACCAAGGCCTTCATTTGTGCTTGTAAATCCTTTTATAAGCGCTTTAAGGAGGCCGATGATGAGTAATTGGACACTCGGAATCGATCCCGGCCCGATGCTGAAGAAGTGTTGGGGGTGTGGCTCAAAAAAGATGGTTTGCGCGCGGTTTCTAGCCACATTGACACGCCGCGAATTGTACCATTTGGTACGCGCGGGTTGGATTGTGGCAACGATGGATAAGCAAGACGTCATTGATTTACGTGAGTTCTTAGTCGAGTGTGAGCGCTTCTACAATGCTACCAAGGCACTGATGCAGTTCATTTATTTCCTGGGCGTAGTGGACGATATCCCGCCGGAGATAGATGAAAAACACAAGGGCTTTGGCTCGCGATACGCAGAAGCATTGGGTAAAATGCTAGATAAATATGGTACGCCGCTGAGTGCTGCGTTGGACGGTATAACAATAAAGGAGAAAAACGATGCGTGAGATGATTGGACTGTTGAAATATGCCGTGTACTTATTGCGCCACCAATGGTATGTGCGGCTTGCCTGTTTTCGTTGCGGGCTGTACTGGCGTGGCTTGATTCACGATTTATCGAAATGGACACCCGCCGAATTCTTTCCATATGCACGTTTTTTTGCTAACAAGAACCCGCGGAATCCGACTGGTTACTACAAGCCGACAGATACGGGAGACCCCGCTTTCGAGCGTGCGTGGCTGCATCATGTGCATCACAATGACCATCACTGGCAACATTGGGTAATAGGCACAGAAGACGGGTTGAAGTGTTATTCGATGTCTGGCTCCGCTATAAAGGAAATGATTTGCGACTGGTGGGGAGCAGCTAAAGCGCAGGGTTCAAAACTTAGCGTTCTCGAATGGTACAAGGCCAACAAACACAAGATGCGCTTTGCCTTTAATACGCGGGTATATCTGGAAAGTCTACTTGAGAGGTACATTAACGATGCGCGATTGGATTAGTAAAAAGCTGAATGGATTCTATGGAGTATTACTGCTTGGTTTGATATGTTTTTTGGTTGGTGAAACCATAGGGACTAATTTAGAATCGCTCCCCCGAACCGCCCGTCGTGACCGAGACCGCGAGTTTCGTCCATACGTTGTTGGATGGTAGCACGGTTAAGATAACAGCGCAGGCGGATAAGCTGGACGACATTGTGCTTGTTTACTGGGGACAGCAAGGGAGGACACAAAATGACGCGAGTATATAAGTTAACGGATGCAAATATGCAAACCTATGACGGGTTCCAGTGGGAACTCGGCAAGCCTGTACCGTGGCTGTCGGGAAAGCGTGGGTTGTGTAGTGCCGATCATTATCATGCCTACACTAGCCCATTGCAGGCCGTTTTAATGAATCCTACACAGACTGATTTTGACGAATCAACTATGCGCTTGTTTGTGGCTGATGGCGAAATTAGCCGTGAGGAATATTGCAAGTGCGATTGCCATACAATTACGCTCAGGCGGGAAATACAAGTACCGGAGTTTCCCTTGTTAGCACGTATTCATGTGGCAACAGAATTAGCAAGGGTTATTTGCAAGCACAAAGATTTTATGCGATGGGCGGTCGCTTGGTTGAACGGCAGCGATAGAAGTGAAAGTGCTGCCCGCGCTGTCTGTGCCCATGCCATCTATGCCACCATTGCCGCCGATGCTGTCGATGTTGCCAATGCCGCCGCCCGCGTTGCTTCTGCTGTTGTCTATGCTGCCGATATCGCCGTTCCTGCTATTGCCTATGCCGCTGCCTATGCCGCCGCCCGTGTTGCTTATGCTGTTATCTATGTTGCCGATATCGATAGTAAACCGGCGAAGAAACTGCCTAACTTGCACTGGCTGTGTAAACGTGCGATTGAGTTTGAGGCCGCGCTAGAAATAGCAAAAGGGGCACAGGAATGACACGCGATAAGCATGTAAAACAACGTATAAGGCATTAGCGTTGGTGTATATCGAACTAATGACCAGAAGAGCAAAAGGAGTTAATGATAAGACGTTTGATGAGCAAAGTTAATAAGCAGATTGTGCTTGATATGCTGGGAACCAGGATTTTTGTGTTATAGATAGTTTATCTTCATTGATCACAATTTGTTAGGAGACATGATGCACAAAATACAGATCAAACAATTTATTTACAATAAGAAGCAAGTGATATTCAAAGAACCCATGATTTTTTACTGGTATATCAATAAAGATGGGGTCTGCTGTTTTGTAGATGAAATCATTGGTTGTGATAGCTATGGGCTTGAAATGGAAGAAGCCTTTTCTATATTGTTAGAAGAAGTGTTGATGTTATGGGAAGAAATAGGCTTGAATGCAGACAACAATTCTATGACAAAAGAATGTAAAGAACTGCAACAGACAATTCTGGATGTTGTAGAGTCTGTTGAAGACGTAGATGAGCCAAATCTTACTTGGAAGAAATTTGTGGAGGAAAGACAATGAGTTCTGGTGGTATAGAAAGATACATATCAGCATACAAACTCTCTGATCAAGATATCTTAAAATTGCAAAGGCTTGGACAAAACCATTTTGTTTGCAGTCGTTGTAAAAATAAGTTCTCTCTTGAAAGAGCCTATATGAATGATATTAATGATCTGGTTTGTGCTTATTGTTTTCATTGTGAGTCTATGGAAAGCTTGTCAGATGGAAATAACTAAATGTATGGAGGAAACTATCATGGTAGATGAGACATCAATGCGGGTTTCACGTATTGAGCAATTTATAGATCTTCTAAAGCATTTGCATCCAGAGGATCTAATTGATAATGATAGTTATTTATATGCCACCCGTATAGAGTTGCCAACATGTGAATATGGTGTGTCCCACGATGGTGGCGAAAGTGTAGATCCCTGTGGTAAGCCTGCCCATGCTCTTTGGTATTGGAATAAAGAGGACGATGAGAATTACGCAACATATGATATCTTGTGGTTATGTGAGCATCACGACGCCATAGTATCGGCAGAAGAGCAAACTGAGGACGAAAAATTATAATGAAAGTATATCTTGGTGGCCCCGTATCCCGTATGCCCGATTTTGGTAGAGGATTTAGGACTGAAGTATCTAAATTTATATTAAGTCAGGGTGACGAGCCTATTAGTCCTTTGGAGAAGACAGAAGATGGATTGCTACGATCATTAGGTATAGATGTCACAGAATTTCATGCTATGAAACATAATGATACTACAAGAGCCAGGTTTTGTGAAATTACTAGGGAAATAATTAGGCTCGATTTGGAATTGTTATCTAATTCTGATCTTATGTTGGCTTATTGGGATCCTAAGCATATGGGATCAGGTACTGGTTCTGAATTGACGTTTACCTTTATGAATGGAATCCCTTCTGTCATTTACTTAGGTAATGGTGTCAATGATATGGATCTTATAGATTCATGGGCATATGCTTGTGCTGATTTAGCTTATCCAAGTTTTGATCATGTGAAAAGTAAATGGGAAAAGATACGTAAATTAGCAATTTCATACAAAAAGGCAAGGGGAGACTATCTGAACATGTAGGTTTATCTGGAGGACAACAATGGCAGATTGGTATACAGAGTGTACTGCAAATGATGTACTTACAGTTTGTAGACCCAAAGCAGACTTACTTGTAAAAGCACTGTCTCAGTCTGAGGATAGTAATTATTTTCATGGATTTACTGCAGATTTGCGGGTACACGCAAATTCTAAGCAGGTAGATGTGTTCTTATATGCAAAAAATGACATGGATCTTGATGGATTTAGTGATGATGTACTACGGCTTATTGGGAAAACGATTGAGGCGGCAGGACGTGATTTTCTAGAGTTTGGAGTAATTTACTTATGTAATGTGATGCGCCCTGGCACGTGTTGGGGTAGTGGTTTTAGAATTTATACTGATGGTAGCATTGTATGGTCTAGGGTTGTGTGGCCAGAGTACAAAAAGGAGGAGTAGTAGTATGGAAAAGATTGATCTTAATATAGCTTGTCCTATGCATGGAATAGCTACTTTTGCAGAGCATGAAGTTGGTGAAGCAAGAATTTTTGCTGAAGAAAATGGCTCTGTTTTGTATAGCTGGATCAAATTGTCTCACAGCAACATGCGTGGGAATATTCAGTGTTATCAATGGCTGGAGCCTGGTGTGCATGCTTCAACAGATGCATCTAATGGAGCACAACCTACAGAGGTTGTGTATCTTGTTGCTATTCCTGAAATAGTGATCAGAGTATTGTTTGATGGACACTCACCAGGTACTATAGACATAATTGACAATCCTGAGGATGACTATAATGATTAATATAAAAACTATTGATATTGCTAATCTTAACCAATATGTGCTGGAAAAGGTTTTTGAGAAATACTACATTGCTATTTGTAATCCTGTAGTGGGTTACTTGTCATCTACCTTTGTGATAGAGTGTTATAAGAAAGCAAGCCACAGGGTGTTCCTTACTGCAGCATCTACTTCTGGTAAATATCATGCCAAAGATGAGACAAAGCATGCAACATGGCTCATTGTAAAAGACAAAAATGGGTTAGGTGGAGCAGCATATAATAGTGCTGTCAGTGCTTTATGTAAAAAAGTTCTTGAAGGAAACAATTCTGTTATTTCTAGGGTAGATCATGAAGTAGTGGTTCATAGTGATATGCCTGTTATTACTGATGATCAGAAAGTTATTTTGCTTGATCTGGGTGGTAATGCTAAACATGTGTGGAAGGTTTTGCATATGACAGATGAAGCTATACGTAGATATGGAATGGAGAACAATAAAGTTGTGGCAACTGCATCTATAATTGGTGCTTTATGTCATGATATGGCAAAGTTTGTTGGCAATGATGGATGGTGGCATACTACTAGTGATCACCCAAGACTTGGTGCAGAACTTATGGAAGAAGTTATGGAAGAAATGGGGATAAGATCTGAACTGAAAACACAAGGCACTACTGGTCTTGTTATATTAGGTATGTTGGAAGAAGCAATAGCAAGTGTGGCTAATCATTATGGTATATGGGGTAAGCCATCAGTAAGTCCTTTTGTGCCTTCTGTTGTAAGTCAAATAGTGCAGGAAGCAGATTATTATGCAAGCAGAAGATTTTTGGCTTTTCCTGGAATAACATATAATTTTGATAGTGTATATGTAACAAGGAGTCAAGAGGATGAGTAAGGGTCATGTAATGCAATTAGTTGATGTGTTGTGTGGATTGTTTCATGTAGATTATGATGGTTTTGACTATCCTCATGCTTCACGTGTTGGCTTTCCAACATGCCAATTTGATGTGTCTAACGATAATGATCATGTGGATTGTGGAAAGCCTGCTGTGGCATTTTGGTTGTGGGAAAAAGAACATGGTGGATTAGCAGAATTAACGACAGATGACATCATGTTTGTGTGTGAAGAACATGACAAATTTATGAAGGATGCAGAATCTAAGGATATAAAAGATGAATTATAAACCACCTGAATATGCCAATGACAAGCAGAAGCTTGCTATAACATCTGGTTCTGATAATATAGCCATTGTTGCTGTCCCTGGGTCTGGCAAGACATTTTGTTTGCAACATAGAGTTGATAGGCTCATCCAAGAAGGGGTTGATCCTTGTAATATACTTGCTGTTACATTTACCAATAAAGCAGCAAAGGAGCTCAAAGATAGGATCCACAATAATAAAGTATTTGCCATAACTTTTCATGGTTTGGCATATCAAATATGCACTGAGGCTTTTGGCAAACTTACTATATATGATGAAGATGATGTAAAACGATGTGCTAAAAAACTTGGCATAATAGTCCCAAAGGGGACAAGTCCTATTGAGTATCTTTCTATATTTGCATTAGATGCACCAGATTGTCCTATGACACGTGTTGCAGATATTGAGAAATATGATGCACACTTGGCAGAGTGTGAAGCTATTGATTTTGATAGAATGATAGAAAGAGCAATAGATCTCTTGTCTGATAGAAACTCACTATGGAACAATAAATTTGATCACATCTTGATTGATGAATATCAAGATATAGATTGTTATCAACAAAAACTGATTGACTTATTGTATACAGGGAAATTGTTTGTTATTGGTGATCCTAACCAGTGCATCTATGAAAGTTTTAGATATGCTGAACCAAGTTTTATGTTGAATTTTGCTGATAGATATAAAAATGCTGAAGTTATTTCTTTGGATGTCAATTATAGGTCTGACTCAAAGATATTAGGTGCAGCATCTAAGTTCATTGGAGAGCATGGGCCTAGTGTCTCATTGATTTCTTGTAGCAATGAGACAGGGATTGTCAATGTCAAATCGTTTTCTACTCAGAAAGCACAGGCAGAGCATGTGATCAAAAGCATACGAACACGTCATGGTGTAACAGGTGTTCCTTATTGTCAGATGGTTGTATTAGGTAGAACAGCAAGCAGTCTGTTAAATATAGAGAAGGACATAAAGCTTAGTAATATTCCATATAAAATGAAATATGGTATATCAATTTCTGAAAGAGCAGTACTAAAAGACATTGTTGCTTTTTATAGGCTCAAGCAAAACCAAAAAGACTTTGTTAGTTGGTATAGAATTATTGGTATTGATATGAAAATGACCAAGGGTATTGGCAAGAAAACAGTGGATTTGATGCTTGCTGATCCAGAGTCTGCTAACAAAAAAGTAATTAGACTAAGAGAAATATATGATAGTTTCATTGCAAACTTACCTGGTTCAGGTAATCTTGTAGAGCCCTTTATTGATCTTTTAGACATTCCAACAAACATAGAAGAATTTATATTGGGCTGTGAAAGTTCTGATCAACTCATAGAAAGTGTGGCACTTGCTGAGGACAGAAGTAAAAATGATAATAAAGATAGAGTTATTATCAGTACTATGCATGGTGCCAAAGGACTTGAATGGTCAGATGTGTATATTGTTGATGTGTATGATGGCAATATACCTCATGAAAGAAACGAAAACCTACATGAAGAAGCTAGGTTATTTTATGTAGCTATGACAAGAGCTAAGCACTTCCTGAGTATAAATTACCCAACAAACTTAGGAACTGTTGGCAAAGGGAAGTTTCTACAACCAGCAATAGTATCAAGATTCATAAAACAAGCTAATGTCACGGATGAAGGGATCAAAACAACAAATAATAGATCTATTTCTGTGAAGAAGATGGATCTTCCTGTGATTTCACCTAAGGAATACAAGGCTATTTTTGGTGCTTGTAAGAAAAAGCAAATACCTAATACACTCATAAAAAAGGCTATTGAAATTACTGAGCAGAGAATGAAATATAAGAAAGATATCAAACCTGTTGGGTATTGCATAGCTGTTGCTATGAAACTTGTGGATACAATAACAACAACATCTCATAGTAAGCAGATTGATATTTTTGATGCTGTAGGTGATCCAGACAAACAAGTAATAGTGCCTGATGATTTGAGGGAAAATTTATGAGTGATACAAAAAGAGCAGAAGAAGCGTTATTATCAGCACTACTGAACAATCCAGAGGTATGGGTTAGATATATTGATAGGTTGGATTATACGCTGTTTTCGAATAAATTGTTTCAGCGTATAGTATTTGCTGCTCATTCAATAACAGAAGATGGAAGAACTATAACTGAACATGCTATTCTAACAATGTTAACAAGAGCTAATGTTGTTACTGATCAAGCAATGTTCATGGAAGAATGCTCAAGGTTGAGAAATTTAGGAGAAAGTAAGGACAACATATCTGAACACATAGATTTTATAAGATGTGAAAGGACTAAAGAGTTAGCCAAAGGGCAACTCAGTAATATTGGTAACAAAATTTCTTCATCAACCAGTGAGGCTGAAATTGTAAATCATGTGTCTAATGTTGTTGATGTATTGAGAGCTGGGACGGCAGAAAGTACTACAACATCACTGGGGCATGGGCTCATTGATAAATATCGTACTGGTAGGCCAGCAGTAGAGGGATACCCTATGGGGTTTCCTACTTTAGATGATTCATATAAAGGATTAGGGGGGCTTGTCCCTGGAAATGTTACTTGTTTTTTAGCAAATTCAGGTGTTGGCAAGTCTTCATTGTTATCAGTATTGACAGCAAAATTGGCTTATCAACAAGGACTTAAAGTTCTTCATATAAACACAGAAATGAATGAAGATGAGATCTTTGTGAAAATAGTAGCCAATCTGTCTGGAGTTAGGATCAAGGATATAGAGAGTGGAGAGGCTATTGCATCTATTTCTTACAAGAAGAAATTGGAAGATGTTTTTACTCAGGTTTCCAAGACTAATGATTGTAAATTCTTGTATATGTCCTTTGTTAAATATGAGGAAATGTTTAACATAATGTTAAAGCATATTCAGGTTTATGGTACAGAAGTTATTGTATTAGATCATATCAAGCCAGAATCTGATTCTGATGCAGATAACTGGTACAAAACTCTTTCAAGATTTGCAGATAGGTTGAAAAATAATATTGCACAGAAACATCAAGTAGCAGTAGTAACTGCTGCTCAATCCAAAAGAGGATCGTCTGGAGGATCAACAATAGGAGAAGAACTTACTTTACGTAGTATGGGGGATTCTTATGGCATTGTGAGACACTTAGATAATATTATTGCTTTGGAACCCCTAAGTGAAGCAAAGGCAGCAGCCTGTGGGCAACCTAATGCCAACCTTAGTCTTCATGTGTTAAAAGGAAGGTTTGGAGGGTTAGATGCTAGAGTTCTTTTGTATTTTGATTTATCAAGAATGAAAGTTATGGAATTGTAGGAGGATATCATGGGACAATATCATAGGATATGTAATTTAGACAAGAGAGAGTATCTTGATCCACATCATCTTGGATCTGGGTTGAAGGTAATGGAAATAATGGGTACCTATCCTGGTCCTGAGCAAGCACTTACAATCCTGCTTGCTGGAAGTTGTAAGAATGGACCACGTGGTGGTGGAGATATTGATGGGCTTACAAAAACACAGATGAGGTTTGTAGGTAGATGGGCTGGTGATAGAATAGTTATTATTGGAGATTATGAAACCAGCGGAGACTATTATAAAACCACAATTGATCCTCGGGGAACTATATGGGATGATTTAGATAATTGGTCCGATATTTCCGCAGAGATGGCAGAAATATTGGAAACATTATTCAATGGTAAGTTTTATGATAGCATTGGTTATAATACGTGGCGGTATAACGAATGATGGGCTGCAAAGGTTGTGGAGGAAAACGTAATGATAGAATGTATTTCGTAAAGGCGTTTGATTGTAATAATGAAATTAGATTTACTACTAGAGTAGTGGCTCTTGCTCCGGCTGAAGCAGTACAGAAAGCAAGGAAGGCTAATGGGAAGATTGTGGGTGGATATTATTTGGTTAGGCAATCTTCTTCTAAAACTGAATTAAGGTTTCCAGAAATTGATTTGTAGGAGACATGATGGATTACTCAAAGATCAATCTTCCTTCCAAAGCTGTGATGATACGAATGAAAGCAATAGACAACGTCTTGGATTCAGGAATAGTAATACCTGATTATGGGGCAACCAAAGTGTCTAGTTTAAGTGGTATTGTTTTGGCTGTAGCTAATGATATCAATAGTGTGACTGTAGGGCAAAAAGTTATCATAAAAGGACCAAATAGATGGCTCAACAAAATATTGAATGATGATATTGATGGTGCTGTGGAAATGTACCAAAAGGCTAGACAAGGTAGCAGGTATCATCTTGATCTACTAAATTTAATAGCATTTGAAAATGATTCAAGGCCTACTAAAGTATCTGATGATATTGTTATTGTTCTGGAGAAAGATGTGATAGCATATGTTAGATAAACATCATATCATCAGAGTTGGATATTTAAGTACTAAGTTGAGATCATTTGAAGTAAGAGTATTATTATTGGAAAAATCTTTTTTGTGTGATTCTGGGGTAGCAACGGTGTTGGTTAGTGCTAAAAGTGTGGAACAGGCTAAACAATATGCTCTGGATTATTGCTCTGGTGGAGAAATTCAGTGGATACGACCCATATGTCCACTAGGTAAAAAAGGACCAGGAGGTCTGTAATGGTTAATGAAAAATCAGTGTCTACAGTACAGAAGGCATACTCTGTTTTCTATGGTTCTATAGATCAAAAACATATAGATAAAGATTATGGTGGTCATGAATACATTCGTCCACCTGTTGTGATCGATATACTAAATAAGGCGAGAATACCATGGGATCTTACCGTAGAAAATGTAGAATTACATGATGGTTGTATGTTGAAGTCTTTTGATAAAACGAAAATTAGCAAGGAAGAATATGTTAAATTGCGCGACTCGGATGATCCTAGGGCAAAAAGACTTGTGTCTATAAAGAACCAGTATTATGTGGTTCAGGAGCTTAATATAATAATAGAACCATATGTTAATGCATGTGTGTCTATTGGTATAGAAGGCGTTGGGAAGAGGTCTCATACTGGCACTTGCACCGTAACAGCAGGTGGTGTAGATACTGCTATTAAAGGTGCTGTGAGTGATGCTATGAAAAAGGCTGCTACGCTTTTTGGTATTGGACTACAAATGTATAAAGGAAGCGTGCTAAAAGATATCATGGAGGGAGACGATACCTGTAAAGTTAATACTATAGATCTTGTAAGGTTTACACAAGCATGGCGTAATGCTGGAATTGCTGCTAAAGCTGATGGTAAAACAGATTGGGAAGCAATTACAGCGTGGTTGAAGGAACACAATATTGACTATGAATATGATCTTAGCAAATTGGATTCTAAGAAGGATCCAAGTACTTTTACTAAAGTTATGAGAGATCTGTCTATAATCATGGAGGAAAGATCAGGCAGACCATGGAGTCCTTATGTCTAATGACCTTACAGAAATATCAAGAGTGTTTATGGCTACACTGATCCAAATTTTTGATGAATGTGAGGATCCAGTATTATTTGGTGATACTGTTAGAAAGCTGCTAACAGGGTTTGGGTGTATGTGTAATGATAATCACACAGCCATAGAGTTCCTAAAGTCTCTTATGCTTACTTCTTATGATTTGTTGCTAGTAATAGAAGATATGTCTGTTATTGATAATGCCAAGATACAATCTGCAGCAGAAAAGGTTTATAATGCATTCTCAACGATAGATAGTATCGTTGTTGAGGGAGAGGAAAATATATGATCTATTCATATTGGTGTGAAAAGTGTGGAGAGCAAGAAATATCATTTAGACTTGGTGAAGCACCTGGTATAACAACATGTCCTAAATGTGGTGAAGATGCAAAAAGGATGTTTACTGTACCTCACATTGTGTGGAAATTTGAGGATTGTACAATCAAAACTTGTGGAGAGTGTGGATTAGATCAAGTAAGGGATCTAAAGAGACAGAAAAAAATCAAGGATTAGTTAAAGGAGAAAACGTATGAGTTTGTATGTAACTGGTGTTGTAACTCTGTTGTGCTTGCCTACTATTACAGAAAAAGAAATTGTAGGTAGAGATGGTAGTAGCAGAAAGGCATGGAGTGTAAGTTTCTTTGTAAAAGATAGTAAAAGACTCAAGGGAACAGATGGGTCAGTAGAATGGATCAGTCAGACCTATAACATAAGTCAGTTAGTGTATAGTGAAGGGCAGATCAATTACTACAAAACAGCCAAGAAGTGGGATCAGTTGGTAGTTTCTGGTGTCTTTGACTACTGGAAGCCTGCTGGGGAAGATGCTGATGTTAGGTCTCAGATTACTCCGTATAACATCAAAATCATTCCCAAGGTTGATAACAGAGAAGAAGCAAGTACTACTGCTGTACCAAGCACTGATGGTATAGATATTTAGAAGGCTGGACTGATGAACAAGGAATTAGGATATAGGAAGTTATGTATTTATGAGTAAGAAAGAAGTTAGTAAAGTCACTCCTGCCTCCCAAATTCTCAATGATCTGAGAGCCAAGTTCAACATTCCTCTCAAAACAGATAAGGTTATGGAAAAGAAGTTTTATGCCACAGGTTCTTCTGCAGTGGATTATATGTTGCATGGAGGATGGGGTGTTGGTAAGACAGTTGAAATACTGGGTGATGAACATAGTGGCAAAACAGCCTTGTGTATTGTATCAGCTATAAGCATGATCAAGAATTATGATAGATCAGTGTTGTTTTTTGATCTAGAACAATCCTTAGATCCTTCATGGTATAATGCACTAGGTGGCAACTATGAGGGTGATACTAAGAGTAATAAGCTCTTTGTTGTAGATAATATGTCTAGCATTGAAAGTGCTGAGGAGATCTACAATTTCATAAATGAAGCAGTAGCTACTGGTTTGTTTGGGTTAGTGATCATAGATTCTATGGATACTATGCAAACAGCAGATACTATTGACAAAATCAGAGGTAAGAGTGATGGGCAGATGAATATAGATGCTCGAATCAGGGACACCAAACCTAAGCTAAATTCTGTTTTTTTTAGGAGGATTCCTAGGTTACTTTCACCTAATGAATGCACTCTTTTGATCACCAATCAGTATAGAGCAACAATGGCTACAATGCCTGGGGCTAAGACTAAGATTGGTGGTGGAGGAAGGGCTTTGCCATATTATGCTCAGCAGAGAATAGATCTCTATAAATATACCAAGCCATGTATAACTGCTAATGATATTGACAAGAACAAGATCAAAGAGGCATATGCCTATGAAATCAATGTTCGTGTAATGAAGAATAAATATGGTTCTCCATTTGGTAATGAACCTGTGGCCACAAGATTTTGGGTGAAACAAGTCAATATAGCTGATAGTAAGAGTCAATTTTATGGTTTTCATGAACCAGGATTTGACAATTTGCATGGAGTAATCCAGGCAGGGAAGATAGAGGGACTAATTACAAGATCTGGTTCATGGTATAATTATAAATCTCTTGATGGAACAGAAGTTAAGGAACAGGGTGAGGGTAGGCTAGCTATAAAGTTGAAAGAACTTGGTTTAGTAGATGAAGTGATTACAAGAGCTATTGAACTGAGCGTGGGATTACGTGGTGATCCTGTTGATCATGAGAAAACAGGATTTGCTGCTGGATTATAGAGGTGATTAAAATGAGAGAGATTTGGTTTCGTGCTAAAAGTATAGATACATCAAGTATGTTGTCACATACATATGGCAAGTGGGTTTATGGCTGGATTATGTGGATTAGCAGCAAAGAATGTTGTATAACTAATGGATTTAGATATGTTGTAGTAGATCCTGATACAGTTGGGCAATATACTGGATTGTTAGACTATAATGAAGAAAAAATATTTGAGGGAGATGTTTATCTTCCCAATCCTGATGATCCTACTGATGTGCGTGTGGTTACATATTGTGATGATAGGAACTACCCAGCATTTGATCTAACACCAGATCTGGATTCAGGTTATAATGAATTGGCACTTATGGTGCAGAAGAAAGGAAAATATAAGAAATTGGGCAATATTCATGATAATCCCGGGTTAGTCGGAGAGAGAAAATGAATAGAGTAACCAGAACAGAGCGCGGTTGGACTGCACATTTTGGTGCTGCTCATCATTGTAATTTCAGACGTAATACACTTTTGGAGTGTGGTGACATTCGTATAGTGGTTTCGAGTGTTGGAGCAATGCAAATGTCAGAAGGTAAGGAATTTGAGGAAATAGGACTTGATCGTTATTATGAAACTATGGTTTTTCATGCACATTGGGATGATCCATATTGGGATGCTGATATTAGCAGGCAGATATCTTGCTTTTCCAGCCCATGGCATATAGATCATATCAATCATGGTAGTGATAAAGAAGCCAATGAAATGCATGAAAAAATAGCTCAAGAACTCACAGAAATGATGGAGCAAGATCCACAAAGTGTATTGAAAGAACAGGGTGATGTAGATGATATACAAACCTAACAATGTGTTGTTTTACAAAGATTTTTTTGATTGTCAGAAATGCCCAGGAGCTATACGTTACAATGATCCAGTCAATGGGCTAAGACCTGTTTTTGATGAAGGGGCAGCAGATCCTAGCTATGTAATAATTGGCATGAATCCTGGCAGAGACGAAATCAAACAGGGCAGACCATTTGTAGGAGCAGCTGGTAAGGTTCTAAGAGGTATAATGAAAGAAGCCCAGACTAATTGGCAAAAGGACACAGATTCTGATGATACACCTCTAAGAAGAGGATTATTTACTAATATGGCCAGATGCCAGTTTGTGTTTGAAGGAACACAACGTAACAGAACACCTTCTGATGATGAATATGCTGCTTGTATTCCAGTATTTGATCATATGTGGAATCATGTTCGTCCTTCTGTTGTGTTGGGATGTGGAGCTGCAGTGCTAAAGTTGTTTGATATTCATATCCCAATTAGTAAATGTTGTGGTGGAACATATGATGTTACTAGGAATGGAGTTAGTTGTAAGTTTGTGCCCATGTATCATCCAGCTTTTTACCATAGAATGTTGAGCCAAAATACTAATAAAGCTATACAGGTTAGATCTCGTATGGTAGATGCACTTTCTACAGTAATTGAGTTGGTATTAGAACATGAAGCAGAATTATCACGCTCTGTTGAAGCAAAAGATGGAGAAATTGTCCAAGCAGTCTCTTGATAGAGCATATAAAAAGCTTGCTAAAGAAGTTCATCCAGATATGGATCATGGTAATGCAGAAGCATTTATACAGCTAGGACAGGCTTATCATCAAATATTACATGAATTAGGAATAACTAGAAACAGCATATACCCAGTGCTCTGTTGTGATCAAGCAATATATGCTGTAATTGTTGTTGATGCCAACGATTATATTGTAGAAGATGGTAAGAAACTATATGATGTATCGTTGGAGATTGAGTCTAACAACATGTGTTTTGTGGTTTCTGCCAAATTGATAGAAGGCAGAAACATAATAAATAATCTACAGTATGATACTGTCAAGAGTATTACCGTAGATCTAGTTCCAATAGATGTTGAGGGAGACAAATAATGTCAATTTTGAATGATCTTATGGGTGGAAAATTGTCTAGGATGAAAAACGCAAAAGATTTGAGTGAGATTGAATCTGAGCTAGAGGAGAAATCTGGTGCTGAGGTCGTTACACTAACTCCTGCAGAAGCTGTCAAAATGATAACCAAATCCGCAGATAGTATCAGTAAAGAATTCATATCAGCAGGAACAAACGAATTGCGTAGGCTTGATTTTGATGGTGGTAAATTAAATGAAACATTGGATATGCAATTAGTTTTGAGTGACGTTGATTTAGGTGATCTTGAGCATCCATTGCTCATAGAATCTGTAGTAACGACGGCAATATTTATCAATTTCATATTGGGGTCTTGCAAGCACAAATATTATGATGTAACTGATATGTGGGTAGATTTTGTGTCTAAGATGCTCTTCCATTTGCTACCAGTATTTACTAGGGATCAACGGCTTGGAATAAATGATAACAGACAAGAGATCTTAACAGGTGTTATGTTGGGATCTAAAATTCTTGGTAGGGAGGATGTTGGTGGAGTTATTGCAGCAGCCATAATGATAGCCCATGCTACCTATCTAGATTTATTTAGTAGCAGAGAAGAGCATAAACAATTCTCAAGTCAAGGTAATCAAGACATAAAACCTTCTATTAGTCTGCCAGACATGAAAACATTTGGTGGTCTTGATGTTGCAGGAGATGCATAATGAATGTAATAAAAGCACCAGAAAGTGCTCAGTCTGTAGTAGATAAAGGAGATGTCTGTCTTCTTAATTTAGAATGGCTTGAGGCTAATGTGTTAGAATTTATATCAAATAAGCATATATTGGATGAGGAGACACATGAAATAGCACTTGCCATGCTTTCTATAGACTCTCTACGAGATTGTATCAAGAAAATACAAATGCAATTGCATAAAAATGAGAAAAGCCTGAAGGGAGATAGATAGTGAGTGAATTCTGTGATCTTCATATTCATAGTTCTTATTCTGTTCTTGATGCCCTTGGAAGACCCAAAGATATTATTAAAAGATCTATAGAACTAGGACAAAAAGCAGTCTCCATAAGTGATCATGGCTCATTGGGTGCTTGTGTTGAGCAAACTATTGAATGTGAGAATTATGGTATTAAACCTATTATAGCAATAGAAGCTTATGTAAAGTATATCAACTCTGATTTTGGCATAGAATATCCTAAGTCACATCTGGTTCTGATAGCAAAGACCGAAGCAGGCTGGCATAATCTTCTCAAGCTTTTGGGTGCTTCTAAAACGAGAGTGGGTAGAGACAATATCAGCCGAACGATTTTTCCCATGGACAGCGTTTTGCAGAATTCTGAAGGTCTCATAGCAACAGCAAGTTGTATATCTGGAAGTCTGCAAAGGCTTATTACATCAGGACATATGGATGTGTATAAAACCCTGCTTGATAGGTTTGTAGAAGCCTTCAAGGAAGATTTTTATCTTGAAGTTCATGCACATGATATTCCAGAAGAAAAGGTTGTGGCAGAAGTATTTCTGAATGAGATGGGCATCAAAACTATTTGTGCCACAGATGCCCATTATCTAAATGCTTCTGACTGGAAGGCTCATGGCTTCTTGCAGGCAGTAAGGTTTTCTTCATCTAACAAAATAGGTATTAAACCATTCTCAGGCACTCATTCTTATTATCTTCATTCATATGATGAAATTATAGAAAGATATAATAGTGTGGGCATAGATGCAATCCCTCTTTGTCAGAATACAATGGAAATAGTAGATAAGGTAGAGTTTAAACTTGCTCTTGGCAAATCATATATGCCTGAATTTAGGATCAGAGACAAGACACTTTCATATGCATATAAGACAAAAATTCTTAGAGACAAATGCTATGATGGAGCCAGACAACTCTATAGCCAGAATTTGTCTAAAGAAATTACTGATAGATTAGATCATGAATTGTTCATTATTGACAAGATGGGCTATGTAGATTATTTTCTTTTAGTGTCTGATATAGTAGATACTGCAAGGACGCTGAATGTTGGTGTGGGTGCAGGCAGAGGTTCTGGAGCAGGATCAATTGCAGCATACTCACTTGGTATAACTAGTGTTGATCCAATAAAGTATGGGCTGATGTTTAGCAGGTTTTTGAATTATGGTAGATCTACTGTGTGCTATGATGATTTTGGAATAGGTGAAGAATAGTGGTATATTACGATGGTGAAATTCTGCAATCTTTTGATTGGTCATCGTTGTCAGAGCCAGCAAGAGCAAGATTGGTAGCAGACGTAAATAGAGTGCAGGGTGATTATCATATTGATGATTTACGTGTTCTTAATGATCCCAACAATGATGTTGCAATAGATACACAGGCAATGATGTCCAACATGTTATCATATGCTATGCCTCTATCCATGGCAGAAAAGATTGATAAATTGCAAGAAGATATTGGCATACTAAAAGATAAGTTAGAAGACATAATAGATATGCTAGAATCTGCGATGCCAAAATTGTCTGATAAGGAAGCAGATTGGATGAGAAAATCGTTAGATGAGGATAGTGCTCATGAATGGTAATACATGGCAACCTCTAGACCTTGGTATACGTGATTATGTTGTTAGAATACTGTTTTATAACAATAGTAAACCTGTGCTGGGTCTTGATGACATGACTTATCTGTGTCTTTACATGCATCCTGGTATAGGTATACTAGGACATAGGCATAATAAAATAAATCTGAAAAATGATTTTATTATGACAAAGTATGGTGCATGTAGTAAGCAACTATTTGAAGCAATAAATTATTTAGTGGCATTTGGGATGATCAAGACTACCAGAATAAATGCAGGTCGACATGCTTATTTACTTGATCCATATAGGGCATACATAGAAAGTCATTATGTGGCAGAATTTCCCTTTCAAATGTTAGAGTGGAATGAAAAATTCACCTATAGACTAGATCTTACCTCTGCAGGCAAACGTTATGCCCACAAATTAGATAATTTGTGTAAGGGTGGTTATTATGGTTATTGTAATGATTATGCCTTTACTGCAACAAAGCGAATGTTACTTGCTAAGCCGTCATTGTGTTTGTATGTAATAAAACGCGAGGCAGAGAGGTTAGAGAAAGTAGGTTTGCGTCATAGTGATGATATACAATTATTGGCGCACAATTACCAAAGGAAGTGAGAGTGTAAATGTTTAGTGATGATAATAGTATGCATGGAATTTACCGCACCAATGATCACAATTGGATAGAAATCACAGATAGTGGAACAACTGATTATACATGGAAGCAGGATCCACTAATTCCTGACTCATTTATTGGTACTCCCTTACCTTATCCTGATGGTGGTTATCCTCCTGCTCCAACCCATGTGATCTATACAGAAGACATGAGTCAGAAGCTTGAAGCACTGGAAGAAAAGATTGATATACTAAAGGAAAGGTTAGATGATGTAACAGATATGTTAGAATCCATGATGCCCCAGTTGTTTGACAAAGAAGCAGACTGAATGAGAGAACCATTAGACAAAGAAGCTACTGAGACAAAAGAAATATAGTGGAGAGGATATGAGCCAACTAAGGGATTTTTGTCACCAGCAGACTGAACGATGGGAGAAAAAGTTTAGTAAAGAAGAGATGGACAGGATCTCTAACGAACTTGATTTATATGAATTCTATCATGTTGATGATCATATGATTTATATGATCAATAAGGCTTGTGATTGTGGAGCAGGCAACAAGAACAAGACTAATTCATTGTTAGCATATGCTCTTGGGATCACAAGCAAAAAACCTGATGGAGAGTTTGGTCTTGTTGTCAAAAGAGAGCAACCAGATTTTGACATAGATTTTGACAAGTATGGTAGAGACAGAGTGAAAGATGCTGTCAGAAGTAAATATGGTAACAAATATTTTGCCAGCATAGGCACTTATGCAGAATACAAACCTAAGTCTGCTTTTAGAGACATAGTTAGATGTATATGTGGAAGCAGTGAAGAAGCATCTGTTGGCTTGATATCTAAAATGTATTTGCCTGCTACTAATGTAGATATGAGCACTGGAGACTGGATAGGGACTGATGAAATATTTATTCATGAAGAACTAAGGCAGTATGTTGCTAAAATTGTTGAGGTAAGCAAGCAGACTTTGGGTGAAAATTGTCTTGAGGACATAGATGAATTTATTGCTATATTTAATTCCCTCAGGCAAAATTATAGACAGACTGGATTGCATGCTGCTGGGATCATAATATCTAATGAGCCATTGCAGTCAATTGTGCCTATGTATGTAGATGCTAGTGGTAACAATGTTGTGCAACTAGATATGAAGTCTGCAGGGTTAGCAGGCTTATGTAAAATAGATTTTTTAGGTCTTGGCACATTGTCAGTTATACAAAACACTTTGAATATGGCTCATAGCATGGGATACATTGAAAATAGTATGACTATTGATGATATTCCCATGAATGATCCTAAGGTTTTTGAATTTATGCAAAAAGGCTTGTATGCTGGGTTATTTCAAATGAAATCTGTGGGGATCAGGAAAACTATGCAGAAATGTATGCCTACTAGCATAGAAGATATTTCAGATGTTATAGCTCTACACAGACCTGGACCTATGTCAGCAGGATTTGAAGAAAAATACCTTTCTCTTAGGCATGGAAGGACAAAGCCAGAATATTTGCATGATGATCTGAAACCTATATTGGAAAAAACTTCTAGTCTTATCATATACCAAGAAAGTATTATAGAAATAGCTCAGAAAATTGCTGGGTTTAGTCCTAATGAGGGGGATAACCTAAGAAGAATTGTTGGTAAAAAGTTGTCCTCTAAGCTTGCTCAGGCTAAGCCAAAATTTATTGATGGTTGTGTCCGTCATTCAGGCTGGACGTTAGAAGAAGCTACCAAACTATGGGAACAGATAGAAGGTTTTGGAAATTATGGTTTCAATAAGTGTCTGAGTGAAGATACTTTGGTTTTGACACCAAGTGGTCTTGTAAGAATAGATCAGTTGAACTTTGGAGATACTATTTATTCTTATGTGGGCAATGGTGGAATAATAACTAATACTGTGAGAGCAGTAACTTTTGCTTTTGATGAACCAATAGTTAAAGTAGGCAATGAAAATGTTGAAATAGAATGCACAAGAGATCATTACTTCCTCAATGAAGATGGGTATAAAATGCCAAATGAGTGTAATTGTCTAGTTGTAATAGATAATAAAGGACTATTAATTGATGGATAACAATATAATTGGCAAAGTTAGTATATGTGGTAATAATTACTATTTGATCAAATTACCTAAAGATACAAGGATGAGATCAACAACAGCTATTGTAGTTAAACGTGATGAGTTACCAGGAACTGATTATTTTTATTGTAAGGGATCAAGCATAATACGTAGTATGTCAAAAGTATTTAAGCAGGCTGGTGCCTCTGAACTACCCACAATTCGTGGATATGGACGTAATATCAACAAGGATCCTATATTGATGACTCACTGGACTTGTATTAGACAAATGGCTCAAAAGTGGAATGTAATGGAGAATATTCGTGGTGTAATAGATCAGGATAAAAATAGGCAAATATTTGCAAGAGCACTAAAAACAGCAGGAACTGATAGTGCTATTGCTACTGTTGATCAGTTTTTGGATATTTGTGTGAATTATGAAAAGATCAATTCTGGATTAATTGTCTGTAGATGGATGGGAACAAGGTATGAATAAAAAAGCCTTTATAAGTCTTTCACTTGATGGTCCTCCTCACAATTATCTAGTAACAGATGAAAGGGCTAAACAATTTTTGGTTAGTCAGAACAGTCATTCAGTATCTTATGCTATCTTGACCTATCATACTGCCTATGTAAAAACATACTGGCCACATATTTTTATTGCTGCATCTATGATTGATGCTATTGAGTCTAAAAGTGGAGATGATCTTGAGAATACTCTTAGGGATTTCATGAAGGAGTGTAAACAATTGAAAATAAAGCTCTCACCACCAAGGATCAACATTTCTGGTACTATGTTTACACCATATGAAGACGATGACAAAGTTAGACATATTATGTTTGGGCTGACTTCTGTAAGGAAGGTGGGGCTAAATTCAGCCAGTGTCATTGTAAAAAACAGAGAAGACAATGGACCATATAAATCTGTGCAGGATATTGTAGTTAGGGGCACAGCACGTAAAGATGGAATGATTAATCTAATCAAAATAGGTGCGTTTGATGGTATACCTCTGTTAGATAATAGTGATGTTGTGCTGACACGTAAAGCTCTCTTATATGCTTATAGAAAAATACATGAATGGAATGCTAAGAATAAAGCAAGGCTAAAGAATAAAAAGGCAGAATCACGTGAGCCATTACCTCTTGATCTAGATATAGATGAACTTGTAATCATAGGGGAGTTTAGTAAGGCTGAATTAAGTTCCATGGAGTTTGAGATCTTGGGAGTGTATATTTCTGGTGGCATTTTAGATGCTTATAATATACCTGCAGGAGCTCATAATCCTACGGAATCAAGACAAATAGGCAAGGTTCAGGGGCAGTATGTTGGTCTTGTTTCTTCAAGAAGATCATTTATTAGCAGAAAAGGAACCCCTTACCTTGTGTTTGAAATTTCTGACGGGATAACTCATCTACCATGCATATATTTTTATGATGAAGATGATGAGAAAGATATTGCCTCACTGGGATTACTGGTTAATAATAATCCTGTGTGTATTGAGGGAAAGGTAAGTAATAGAGGCACAATAGTAATTAAGAAAGTGTTTGAGTTGGAACAGTTGGAGGTAAAAGAACCATCATGAAAGAACTGAATTTTAGAGATGATGATTTCTATGATGTTGAAATAAAAGTGGAAATTCATGGGGAGTTACATGTAATAGATTTAGAGAACATATCTTCTCATGAAGTAGAAGAATTGGTTCATCAAATGAAAGACAGAAGAGATATCTGTGGATCGATGTTTGATGTCACCAAACCTACGGTTATTGATCGATATTATTATGTAAAATTCGATCATATAGTGAGTGTTATTGCTACATTGCAACATTAACTATGATATTGTTTGATAAATAGACGGAGGTATTTGAACGTATGAGTGATGAAAAATTGATTGAAGAGGCAGTAATTGAAGAAGTTGTGGTAGAGGACAAAAGGGAACAGCCTGCTGAGGAAGTAGATGCCAAGCCTAGTGAAAATGATATGGTTCCAGAGGAACTTATTCCTCCACATATCAAGCCACACATCAAGCCAGGTGATCAGATCACTTACAAGCAGTTAGCAGAAATAGAACAACGTATAAGAGAAAGGGACGAAGAGATCTTTGGCAAAGATGATCCATTGCATGTGGCTATGGTAATCATTGATGCCATGCAGGTTGATGTAACTATGGCACCAACTCAGAGGATTACTGCCATGAAAAGAGCTGCCAGTTTTCTGATGAGATTTGGAGCACGCTATGGGTGGTCATCTTCATATACAGAAGCAGCATATAAGAGATCAATGGCACAACTTGATAAGGACTTAGGCTTGCAGGTCGATGAGTAAAGTTTTACAAGTATTGAATAAACAGGATGTCTATTCAACTGAGGATTCAGTATTCCATGCTCTGCAATTGACTAATGGCAATATGTCAGAATTGGTTCATTTAGACAATTTTTCAGAGCATGGATCAGGTGTTTTGCACTATCATGGATATCTTTTTGATAAAGATATTCTCAAGGATCATAAAGTACTTTGGAGTGTGTATTCAGACAAAGAATGCAAGCAAGCACTGAATTTACATCCTGAAAATACAATATGTCACTCACTGGTTTTATCCAGAAAGTATGGAATACCTAGAGCTCCTCCTTGTGTTATAACAGAAAAAAGGTCCTATTGTGGCACGGTAGTAATGATAGAACACCAAAACCCTCTTGCTGCCTGTAGGCTTGCTCTATCAACAGTCAGATTTTTTCTGAGCATGAATATGTCAATGATATTGATGGTACCTTTTGATAGAGTTGATGAGATGAATCAACTTGTGATCAAAGAGAAGATGCCTCCAGAAATACTAAAGATAGCACCTATTGTGCCACTAATCAATCTTGTAGCAAAGAAAAGTGCTTGTGTTATAACATCAGGTATCAAAGTTTTAGCATGTTTGGCTTCTAAGGTGCCTGTTTTGATACCCAACTATAGTACTGGTAAAGTTGCACCAGTAATTCCTAATAGTTGGGAGTTACTGTACAATAGTGACTTCAATCCACCCAATATAAGTACCAGTGAAATGCGTACATTGGGTGATGCTGTAACAGAAATATCTTCTATGTACATAGCTGATGCTATCATGCGTAAGAATCGGAAGAATCCTGATGCTAATATTCTATCATTGATTGAGCAAGCAGGATTGTCGTATAAGAAATGTATGACAACTGCTATGAATTATAGCAAAATCTTTGATCATGTGATTAACAATTTTGGCTATAATAAGTGTATAGAAAAATATAAAACAATTTATTCTGCTATTGAGTCAGGGAAACAAGCCACATCCTGTTTTGAGATGTAGTGATGAGCAAAATATGAGCAACAAAACATCCAGTAATGAGAGTAGATCAAGCTGTGATGTTATTGTAGAGTTACTCAGTGGATATGGAGCTATAAATGTAAGAGTCAATCCAGCAAGGCATGAAATTTACTCCTCTTGCCCAATCCATGGAGGAACCAATCCACAAGCTCTCAATGTAAATTACCAGAAGCTTGTGTACATATGTCACACAAAATGTCAAGCAGGGGGTAGTATTGCCCAGCTCATATCACTTGTAGAACATTGTGACATTGCTGCTGCAAAGAAAAAACTTGAAGGACTTTTGGGTAGAAAGATTCCTAATAAATATCATTCTCAACAACATCCTTTAGTTGGTTTTGGAGATGGAGAAGAATTTACAGCAAATCCTCAGATAGTGCATGATCTAAGAGTGGCATATAGAGAGCATTGTATGTCTATCAATACATATAGAGATTTCAATCCATATACTCTCAAGTTTTTTCAGATAGCTATGGGCAAGCCTTATGGCATCTTTCGTGATAGGGTTGTTATTCCTGTATTTAATTGTGTGGGTGATCCTGTTATGTTTAAGTTGAGAGATATATCAGGTAAAGCACACAGTAAATATGTGACAGTTCCCTCTGGTGTCAGTAAGTCAAGAATATTATTCAATTACAGCAACATAGATGATTCATCATATATTGTGCTTGTGGAAGGTGAGTTCAAGGTTATGAAAATGTTTGAATATGGAATTCAGGCAGTAGCTTCCATGGGTAAGTCAATAAGTTTTATACAAGCTCAGCTCTTATCTTCATTTGATCATATCTTGTGCTTTAGAGATGGAGATGAAGGCGGAGATGATATGGCAACAAGGTTTTTGACTATGATGAATAGTGTAGGATATAGGGGTGTAACCACTATTATTGACACCCCATATGGTATGGATCCTGATGAATTTAGTCTGAAGGAAGTCAAGGAACTGTTGGGGTTTTAGTTGAGTCCTATAATTACAGTGAGGAATAAAATGGTAAGCAAAGAAAAAGTTGAGCCCGTTGTTGTTGTAAAATTATCAGCTGAAGATGTCTATGGGGTTATAACACGTATGCCCACCCACGAGTCTGGTGGATTTCGTGGTATTGTTATCACACAAGATGATCTGGAGCATATAGGAGAGTGTCTTGGAGATGTTTTGATGGAATACTTTTGGTCAGGGTTAGAAGACATAATGATTGAGTTGAAAGATGCAGGGCAGTGGCCAATATAGTTTTTTAATGGTGTGGGAATAGTAGGCATATAAAAGGAGAGCAACATGAAGATTTGGACAGATAGAATGGATGAATTTTCCCTTACCTTTAGTAAGGAGAAAATAAAATCTGAAAGATGGATGAAGTTTGTTAATGAGGGTGATCCATTTCCTACTCACCATCTCCTTCGTTATCGTAAAATGTTATCTGATCATTGGTATGCTACTTTGAGGGTTATGTATCCTACTGATGCTGTGATTAATGCAACAATCAATCTTTATTATGACAAAAACAAGAGTTATAGAATTGCTAAAGACGCTAGCGGCAGAGCATTTAGAATCTCTTTCTCGGGCGATAATTTTGGGAAAATATTAGATCAAGCTGATTCTAAGTTGATTGAGTGTTTTTGCCCTGAACCTGTAGAAGTAGATTTGCCTGCTGTTATAAAACAATGCCCTTGTTGTGGTTCACAAAGAATAATGTCCACAGATAGAGATGTGGAAGGGGTTGCCTTCGCATGGATAGAATGTATGGATTGTGGTTTGTGTACCAATGGTTGTCATAAGACATCTATGGAAGCTGCAAGAGCATGGAACCGTCGTGACAATCCTGCGGATTTTGTGCCCTGGAATGAAGATGAAGAATAAAAAACTGATCATAAAAAATTTTGGTGAGATCAAGGCTTTTGGAGATAACATAATAGTTATTCCTTTGCTAACACGTGAGAGGCAGAAACTGTTTAGAGAAGAATCAGATATGGTATCAGTTTTGCCTGAGGATTCCTCTGTTGATAAAGAAACGCTAAAAGTATTGGATAATGGCACGGTGGATGTAGAATATTCTGTTCCTATGACAAAATCTCATGTAGTAATACACACATTGGCTTATAAGTTTGGAAATAATGACTGTTATGAAGGAATAGTCTACTCATGTGGCAATAAAAGGCTAAAGCCTGGCATGATCATAGGATTTGGAAGTTTCAGTGTGGTGCTAAATAGACTAAAATATAACCTTGATAGAGACTGGTTAGTTACCAGTTGGTCCAGCATTTATTACTGGATGGAAAAGGATAATTATTATGCCTCATGATAATTTGCACAAAGTGTCTCTGAGACCCAGTGATAAAGACATAATGGTCTCCATCAATGACTCAGAAGAATCTACTGTTCCAACAAGACAAGTTGAACTATATTATGATATGCAATTGTGTACAGATCATATCATAGAATGTGGAATATATTATGATGATGAATCATGGTTATTCTATTTTGATGTAAGACCTAAACATGTTGACAACAATGTAATGGCAGATTTGTATGATATGAGATATAGATGCTTTATTCCTAACAAGACCACTATCAAATTACATAACAATGCAGACTTGCAGTTTGTGGACAAGCAGTGTCTGCTTATTGTGCATACGTCTAAGGGTCAAGAGACTCACATAGTGGGGTCTGTTGCTTTTAGAAGCACTAGTAGATTTGGTGGCAATGCAGTTTATGCTGTTGTTACTGCTGGTTATGATATAGAATATAGAACACAATCATCACACATAGGTTTTGAGCCTGACTTGAGCAGTCATCCTGATATTTATGATGCCTATGTCAAGGCTGGAGATGCAGGCACTGGTGGTGTTCATATAGCAGATATAAAGGTAGATATGGATTCTTTGGTGGCTGCTGTGCCCACTGATCCTCACAATGATTCTCCAATTCTCAAGAGACATATAGTAAAATTACCAGTGGATAAAGTGATTGAGTTTTATGTAAGTGATAGGCATGCATGATGGAAGTTATACTAAAAGCAGGTTCTAAAATCACCTTACCTGGGGTTATAGAATCACTAAAAAGATCTCCTGGACCACCAGGTTCTTTTCCTAAAAAGGCAACAGAACATACTGATGATATTTCAATTGCTCTTGATATGTTTCTAGTTGTTGGTGTTGTAAGCACCAAGGATTATATCTTTATAAAGGGCAAAAAAAAAGATGAAATAATTGTTTTTGTACGTAAAGATGTTGTAATGAACTTTGACAATTGGCAAAGTAGTACATCATATTTTTCAAGAGATATTATGATTGCAACTAATCTTAGGTTATTGTTTGGATTTGCTGTGGTTGGCAAATATGGCATAAAAGCCCTTCAATGTAATCGTAATTTGTAATAAATTTCCAGGAGTAAAATAACAATATGTCAACATCTGATAATGTCACAAGGAAGCTCTTAGATATATTTATCAAAATGTTTGTACGTATCATCAACAAGCTACCTATTCAAGAAACTACCAATGAACAGACTGAGGATATGGAGAAGTTTTTGGGAGTAAAGTCTGCAAATTTCATTGAAGTTACAGTGCAATCTGATCCATTGAGCATGATGTTTATATTGAAAGTCTTGCATGATGGATTTACTAACATAGTGGCTGATAAGAAAAGAACTTTTAGGATAAAGAGCATCAAATCATATGATTATGATGATGACAGCAATATTTGTGTTTCAACCAGAAAGGATTTCTCTGATGTATTGATAGGTCCTGATCAATATCGTCAGATGGAGACTGGTGATTTGTTTTTTATTACTGATGGAAATGTAAAGATAGTTTATGGCAATGGGGGAAGTAACAGTAATTATTATATCACTGCTGCTGATAACGATAGTGCTGAAGCATTTACAAAATCTATAAAACACAAACTAAAATATGGAAACATATTCAAAGATCAGCTTTTGAGAATTGAAAATGGCACCAACATACAATTTGTGTCTTCATCAAGTATTCAAGAAACATCATGGGATGATGTAATCATAGATCGTGAAATAGAGAACGTGCTTAGGCTAAATTGCATTCAGCCTATAACAAATGGCAATATGTTTGAGTCTATGGGAATTGCCAGAAGTAGAGGCACTATATTATATGGAATGCCAGGAACAGGGAAGACTAGGACAATTATGGCTATATGTAGAGAATTGATGGGCAAATGCACAATAATTCTTGCTTATGGATCAGATCTTTCATCTCCTCAGCACATATCACAAATATACAAAACAGCAGAATCTCTTTCTCCTACTTTGTTGATTATGGAAGATATAGATTTGGCTATACCAACTAGAGGTAGTGGGTATGCTGATCCCTTGTCTGAAATGTTACAATGTTTGCAGGGACTAAATGACAAGAAATGTGTTGTTACTGTAGCAACAACAAATAACCTTGAGTCTATTGATCAGGCACTTAAGGATAGACCAGGTCGTTTTGACAAAGTGTTAGAATTTAAGCCTCCTAACGAGAAACAATGTAGAGATATGATTGATTTGTTTCTAAAAGACAATAAGCAAGCAACATGTAATTTTGATATGGATAAATTGGCTAAGGAATGTGTGGAAGCAGGCCTTACTGGTGCCCAGCTAAGAGAGATTATTGATTTTGCTGTTATAACAGAGTTTGCTAAAAGCAAGAACAAGAAAAAGAAAGTAATAATAGATCAAGACACCATGAATCAATCTATGGAATATTTCCAGAAACATGTGGCTACAATGGGATTTAAAAGGAAGGGATAGATAAATGCCTGGATTTAGAGATAAATATAGAATTATACCAACGTCATCATTGATGAAAGAAGCAGTAGATGTCATGGATAAGACAAGTTTCGTTTTGAAGCCATATTCAGATCCTGCTGCTTGGCTGGCATTATTTGGCTATGCCAAAAAGTCAAAGAATGACGAGTTAGCACATGATCTTGGTGAAATATTGAAGGATGCTGCTGAGAAAATGTCAGTTGAAACATTGGGTGATGAAGGTATAAAAAATAAAGAATTGATAGATGAAGTAAAGGCTATGGCAAGAATGTTGTGGTCTAATTGAAGCCACAAGTCTTGTGTATCTATATTATTCAGTAGAATCAAATAAAGATAAGATAAATCAGAGGAGACAGCAGGGTGTTCGTAGTAGCAATAACAGGCAAAAAACGTCATGGTAAGGACGAATGTGCTAATGCTCTGTCTAGCTTGGGTTTCAAACAATATGTGTTTGCTGCTAAACTAAAAGAAATGGCTAATAGTATAACACTGGCTTTGCAAACAAACAATGAATGCTATAAAGCTACAGACAGGATGTCTATGGCTGTGAGTATAATTCAGCATGTGTATGAAATAGTAGGAACAATTCAGTATAAGGGTAGTGAATCAGTTCCTGAAATTGCCATGAACATTGCTGATTACATATATGCATCTAATGCTTTTGTGACAATTGATAATAGACTATTTCCCGTAATGGAAGGTAACAAGCCAAGGATAATGTTACAGCTGTTGGGAGATATAACTAGAAGAATATTTGGACAGGATGTGTGGCTACAATATACAATAGATAGGATTGCAGAAGATAGACAAGATCTAATTGTAATATCAGACTGTAGGTTTCCCTATGAGAGAAAACTATTGGCTGACAAATTTGGTGCTTTTATTCTAAAAGTGTATAGACCAGGGATGTCTGATGATGATGGTCATCCAAGTGAGACTCTTGTTGATTCTATTGAAGGTATAGATGCTATGGTGATCAATGATGGAACTATTGAGGATCTCCATAGAGCAGTAAAGAAAGTTTTGTTCAAAACACTATCACCAGCAATAATGACATATGATGTGTAGGAGATATATGATGACTCTCAATTATGAAACTAGTCCTATCAAATTGGAAAATAGGTTGGTAACTGTTGAGGATAAAATCAATGATCTTACAACAGAAATAGATAGAATAAAGGAAAGGATAGATTTACTCATTTCCAAAGTGTGTGATAATATTATATCATCACAAGAGTAAAGTAGGAGAAAATTATTATGACAGGACAAGAAGTAGTAGATAGAATTAAAGAACACATAAGCCAGTGTGACAAGTTTCATGAGGTTTTACAAGAAATAACTAAAGACATGAATAGTGCTGATGTTATGACACAGGCTGGCAGGAAAAGAGTGCTTAATAGATTTACTGAGATATCCTTGGCTTTGAGAGATGAATATGGACGTTGGGATGGGTTGTTAGATGCTTTGAATATCAAGAAAAATAACATATTTGATCCAATGGTTGGACAAATGGAAGGATCAAGTGTAACTGATAGAAAAAGTGCTGCTCATCTGATGTTTGCAGAAGAGTATAGTGAAGTAAATGATGCTATGGAAGAAGCTACTGCTATTACCTCACGTTTGAAAGCACTGGTGGGCTATTGTGATCAGTTAGGCTTTATTCTCAATGTGTTTTACAGACATCATGATTGATAAAATTGGCTAAAAATGCACTAATAGTAATATGACAAGTAAAATTGTTCCTCCTCCTCCATACGTGTGGGATGGGTCTGAAGGTCAACGGCCCATCCCTTTTTTATTTGCCTGAATATATCTAAAGGAAGTATTTGTAGTGTTTATGCTTACGCAAGGACCTGTTCTTATAGTTCCAGAGGATTCTAATAATCTTTCCATAGGATTTGTGCTTGCCAGTGCCAAGGCAGCAACAAAGTTGAAAATTGTAATGAATGTTCATGATACACCCCTGGATCTTGGTGATACAACTGGGATGGAACAGTGGACAGTATTTATGGACTATGATGATGTAGAAGAACATGTTTTTATGTGTCGTGGTAGTCATGTGGTCAATAGGTATGGCTATGTATATTTGCCTATTGGACTCTTAGATGAAGATGAATATAATGTTTCCAAGGAAAATGGCTTATGGAAGTGACAGGGAAAGAAACAGTAGTCTATAATAACAATCATATACGACTGGTTTATGAAATCTGGGATTTTAGAGAAGATATAGGAATGTCTGCATATGCACGTTTAGAAGCAATAGATAGCAAACTTGCCTGGAGACCAATTTTGATACAAGGTAGGACTTATGGGTAGTCTATGTCTATGGATCAAATTATGCTGGACCTCAAAGATTCTGCTAAGGTTATAGCAGAATATTTGGAGACAGTGTCTGCACAATTATTGAGTCAATTGTAGAAGCAAGTAAAATGAAAAACGTTAGGTTGTGTAAATATCCTGAAATATGCAATAATCTCACTACATAGTAGGTATTATGTATAGAATTCAAAGGAGAATAGATAAAATGTCTGATATTTGTGGTAAAGAAGAAGTTGCTAAAGCACTAGCTGAAAAGCTCAATTGCTACACTACCACTGGTAGAAAAATGTATGATGCATTTTGTGAGGTAATTGAGGATCAGCTATCTGCAGGTAATGGTGTATCATTGAGAGGTATTGGTAAAATATTTGTCAAGACAAAGAAGGAACGTGGTGGATATAATCCAAGAACCAGAGAGGCTATTATTATTCCAGCACGTAAGGCTGTGGGATTCAAGGCTTCACAAAAGATGGAAGTTAAGCTCAATACTGATGATGAAATTGATGTATAGAGGTATAAATAAATGACTAAATTTGATTTGAAATACTGGTGGATCAATTCCGAATATATGACTGAGATGGTAGAGGCAGATAGTCTGGAAGAAGCCGTAGAAAAACTGAAAAGCCATTTAGACTGCGAAGTATATCGAGTTAATGACGAACTTACAACTACAGATGGTTATTGTTTTTACGAGATAGACCACGAAGAATGTTGTGAAGAGTCTGAGGACGAATACGAGATAGTATTGGAGTATAACGAAGAGGATAACAATGATAACGATCAATGATATGTCCAACGATTTTCGTATTACATGGGTAAGGGGAGATCCTCACATAGGTTTTGATGATCTTCCAGAACTCATTTTCAAAATAGCTTGTCAAGCTTGTATAGCAGTACCATCTGTTGGCTTCAAAGATAGTCAAGGTATAGAATATAGGTGTAGAAGATTTGATAAACTGAGACATTCTCAAAGTGACAATGCTGACTTTGTAATTTACAAATTGGCAGCAAGTAATAAAATGTGTGCTGTAGAAAATATGTATCTTGTTGTGCATGGAAAAGGAGATCAATATGACAGTCATACCTCTGTTTGATAGAGTTGTTTTGAAATTAGCTGTTGAACCATCAGAGAAGAAAACAGATGGTGGAGTTATTATACCAGAATCAGTGGTAGAAAGAGAGGGTGTGAGAGACAGACTTGCTCTTGGTATAGTAATGAGTGTAGGTCCTGATTGTAAAGAAGAGCTAAAAACAGATCAGATAGTATTATTCAGAAAGTTTGGGACTACTGAGATCATAGAGGATGGACAAGCTCTATTTGTAGCCAAAGAAGAAAACATAGTTGGGACTGTTGATAGCACTGAAGGTATAGATTTAGGAATGGAATAAGGAGAATAAAATGGCAGTAAAACAAACAAGGCCAAACAAGAAAGATGATCCCGTTATGGAAATAGAAATAGGTGACAATCAGGGGAATCAGATCTATTTTTCCAGTGGAGATGATGGAAAAGAGTTTGGCATACTTATTGGCCATGATAACTTATGGGTTGTTCTGGATAAACCTGATATGAGAGATCTGATCAGACATCTTGAAATATTAGTAAGCCATGAGTATGACAGGGCTCTTAATGCTCGTGAAAACAGTGTATGTATTCAGATAACAGAACTACTTGATCCATTGAGTGCTCAAATGAGGGATGAGGTTTTATGGAGTGTTTGCAAAAAGTTTGGGCTTGAAGTGGTAGGATAATGAACACAAATAGTTATACAAAAGGTTTGTGGCTTCTTGTCTGTATTTGTGGAATCATAACTATATTTCTTATGAGTCATCATCAGCAACAAACAGTCAATGGTCCAGATTGGAAATCACCAGTGTTTATAAATCTTGAGAAAGAATTATATGATGATGGGTATGTTCTGGCTGTGAAAAAGGAAAATACAAGGACATATATTCTGACCTGTGTTAATGGTTCTGTTGTTACTGTAATCACCTATGAATATCCTAATTGGCGTATGGAAATCTATGCATGGGAATCCAATGGTGAATATACTATGGTGGATAACTATGTAAATACTGTGTGGGATCCATAGGAGGATGGAAAGACGTCTAACTGGGTTAGTCTCAGGGCTATGAAGTTTACTGATATACATGATAATGTTTTGTATGGATATGTTTTGAATGATGACTATAACAATTATTATGGGAGTTATCATAAAGAATTGATCATAGACGATGTTATGTTACTTCGAGATGTTATGGCTCATGCTGACGAAGGCGAAACAATCTTGTTCGATTTTGCAATAGAGATTGAAAAAGGTATAACAATCAATGATAATTATTATTCACATGAAGAATTTATGAGAATAATAAATAAAAAAGAGGGTTCTGATGAGTGAAATAAAGTCAAAAGTTTTTAGTACAGGTGCTGTTTTGACAGTTATTGGTGGTAGACTATTATGTGGAATGTCTGAAGTATATGAAATACTAAACTTCCTGACGGGAGATGAGATTTACACTCATCAGATTCCACGAGCATTTGATTGGGCAAAGGAACGTCTTCTAAAACAGTTTCCAGGGCTGCGTGATATAGATTTTAGCAATGTGGGTTCTGAAAACCACAAAGAGTTTTTATCTGATCTTGAAGACAAACATGGGGTAGAAATGGTTGTTCATGCTATTGAAAATTCAGACTGGAATAGTATCAATCCTATAGAAGAACTAAAACAGATGATGCCTGATAAGCCTGTAATAAAAGTTGCTGCTGATCATATGATTGCCGCGACAGTAGATGATGGAGAGGAACAGAATGACCAATAAGTATGCCACAGATGGTGAGAAACTCATTGCTGAAATATTGATCAAGATCCTTGAGAGCTCATATAGTATTGACAAAAAGTTAGAAAAATTGATGGGCGATGATGACGAAGATCTCCCTGAGGAAACACAAAAATGGTTGGATGAAGTATTGGGAAGAAAAAACAAAGACAAGTGAGGGTAGACAATGAAACTGAATAAGAAAATAGGGTTTACCCTAAATTTTGAGGACGGTAGTGGTGGTGTGAATATTGGATTGCATCCGTCAGATGATGAAGGTAAACTAACAATAAAAGTAACCAAATGGAGCGCAAGTGAGAGGTCTCTTAGTAAAAACGCTCTTGGAACAAGAAGTGAATAGTCAATCAATCTATGAACTTTTTGATAGTCTGATAGGATTCTTTGGGGAGTAAGCATAGAGGAGAAATAAAATGATTATGTGGATCTTCGTGACATTGGGTATTATAATAGTCGGAATAATTATTTACTATATTTGTTGTAATAATTATGAGTCTGACACGATCCCATATACATCGCCAGAAGGTAATACAAAACTACTGGAGAAAATCAGATCAAACAATCGTAATAATGGAGATATCAACGTAGTAGAAGCTTATATTGTCAATTATACTAAAGAACCTATCAAGCAAATTACAGTAAGTTTTGTATTTTTAAATACATCAGGAGAAAAAGATAAAGCAGTCCTTAAACACTCTGCTTATCTTGATTGTGGAGACACAATAAAATTGCGACACAGGCTTGGGTCTATGGAACGCGTTGTGTTTTTCGGAGATATTGTAACGACTGCTGTGGGTTGTATAACTGGCCAAACATACACTGATACCAGACAATATGGGGCGATCCCCGTGCGGATGGAGGTTTATTATACTTATCACTATTCATCTATGCCTGACTAATGACTGAAGAAAAACAAAATGTTGATCGATGGATGGTGCAATTATCTGACGAGGTGTAAAATGAAATTTGAAGTAGGAGTCAAGGAAATTCATTTCGCATATTTTGTAGTTAATGCTGGTTCAAAAGAAGAAGCAGTCAAAAAGTTAAATGATGGTCTTTGTGAAGAGGACGAATCAAAGGGAATTATGCTCACTGGTTTTGAATATAATCACACCCTTGATCCAGATGAGTGGACAGTAAATGAATTGGAGGAGTAGAAAATGAATTACCATTTAGAAAACATTGAACTTGCTGGATGCACTGGATCAGGTTTGGCAGAAGATTTGCATTCATGGCATAACAATAAATTACCAGTATTATAGTCCAAAGGAGATTGAGGAATGGTATATGAATATAGATTAGGCAAGGAAGATATTTCAGATATAGAGAAAAGGCTGTTAGACAATGAATTTGTGCAGTTGTCACAACGAGAGGTAAGAGCCTTAATTGATTATTGGAAACAATATACAACATTGCTTGATACCAGAAACACATTGAAAGAAGACAAAGAATTTCTGCAAGAGAAAGTGGGTGATCTCAAACAAGATATTAGAGATCTTGAGCAAGAGACAGAAGATCTTGAGAGGAAAAATGATGAATGAGAAACAAACAATGTGGGGAGCAATTGTGGCAGGAGTTTGCTTAATATTTGTGATTGCTTTGTTTATCCAGTTATTCTGGAATGTGTGGTTTATGTGTTGTATATTTGGCCTACCTGCTATCAATTATTGGCAAGCTCTTCTATTGAGTATTTGTCTTAGTATGTTCAATTTTAAAGCAAAGTGAGGACATTATGACAGAGAAAACCAAAATGACTCCTAAGGTATTTTTGGCATATGCAAGAACAAAGATTGCTGGTATTTCTGAATATACCATGGAATTAGGATTGCCAGAAGATGATCATGATCCATCTTATGGATTGGTAGAAGAAGATGAGGCAAGTGCTGATACGCAGGATTATAATAAACGGCACAATCTTACAATCTATAGATGGTATGAGTCTGGGATAGGTAAAATGGATTGCACACCTGTGGTATTAGATCTTAGTCTTGTGGCTTCTCTAATGGATGTAGAAATTATTGAAGATTCAGAAAACACTGAGGGTAAAGAATATGCTGTGGAACTGGATGTTACCAAAAATTATACTACACATGTTGTTGCAAAGAATGCCAAGCATGCTAAAGAAATTGTAAAGACATTGGGTGAAGCAGAACTTCACTTGTCTTACAATATGGATGTGCCTAATACGTGGAAAGACATTGTGTCTGTAAAAGAAATTGAGCCTAATTAGGAGAGAAAATGACAGATTATAAATTAGTAGAGGTAGTTGATTTCAACTACAATGGTGGCACAATTGGTGTCCTTGAACTAATTGATCAAATGGTATATGTAGAACACAGAGGTATAGAAACTCTACAAGATCTAGGTTTGCTACAAAAAGGCAAGGAATTCTATGCTAAGATCACAGATTATGGAGTTCTTGAATCTGTTTGTCCTGTGGAAGAGTATGAGGAGGGAGAGGAATGGTAGAAGTATGGGTAGTTATCAACAGGGATTGCAAGGCATCTATTCATGGAGTGTTTGCTACAGAAGAACTGGCTGAGAAATCTGTTGCTAAATTAGATAGTGATCAGCAACAGTATTGTGAAATCCTTGGTTATCCAATAGAGACTATTGTGGATTACCAAATGAAATATAGTTTCAGTATAACTGAAGCTAATTGGGACTTTTATACTGATCGTAAGGGTTATATTATTATTGAAGACGAAGGTGCTGATGAGAATCTCAAATTGTGGGAGCATCGTCCTTGTTATACGGTTTATGGTGAACATGATATTATAAAACGATTTTATAAACCAAAAGGCCACGACTTCAAATTTTATTTTGAGATCATAGCAGATGATCATGAAACAGCCTATGGCATAGCAAAAGAATATGCTAAACAAGTGCTTACTGAGTTTGATTGGCCCTATCTTTCCAATTACTATCCTGATGGTGATTATCATCAAACAATCAAGTTGACAGAATGGGCTGAATTATTAGGAAAACCACTTGACCTTGATGAGATTTTGGAAAAAGTTATGGAGGAGTTATAATGAAAGAGTTTGCCATCTTCGTTACATGGAGAGTAGGTGTTGATGTATATGTTAAAGCTGAAACAGAGAAAGAGGCACTAGAATTAGCATGGAAAATGTCTACTAGAGAATGTGTTGAAAGTGGAGGAGATGCTTGGTATGTAGATGACTCGTTTCATGTTGATGAAGATTCTATAGAGGAAATGGAAGATTTTGTGGAGGAGTTATAATGAAACAATTTATCATTCCTGTTGAATGGATTATTGATGCAGAAGTAATGGTTGAGGCACAGACAAAGAGAGAAGCTCTTCAGAAATTAGAAGACTTGTCTGATTTGGCTTGTTTGGTTTATTGTGCGCAACATAGTGATCCACAATATCAGCCACAGTCTATCAAGATTTATGGTGAAGAGACCAAGGAATGTCAGGAACCAGAAGAAACGAAGGATTCTGTGAAAAGGCAACACCATGCTAGAATACGAGCAGGTTATACAAAAAGCATAGAGAAAGCTAATCTTATTCAAGAACTTCTTGAGTATTATGAGGAAGAGTAGATGGATGGTGATGACACGTAAGAGAGATGGTTAAATGAGAGAAAGAAAACCCAAAATTCAGATATTTAATGCTGATTGTATGAGCAGCAGAGCAGATATCCCAGATAATCATGTTGATTTAGGGATATATGATCCACCATTTGGCATTGATGAGATATCATTTGATAAACACTATAAAAGAGATTCGTCTAATATCATAGATGGTTATGTCGAAGCCCCTGCAGATTACGGGAAATGGACGCATGAGTGGATGACAGAAGCATCCAGAATATTGAAACCAAATGGGTCAATGTATATTATCATGGGACATAGTAATTTGAGGCATGTGTTAAATGCAGCTTATGCCCTAAAGTTACATGAGATTAATCATATTATCTGGAAATATAATTTTGGTGTGTATACAAAAAAGAAATATGTAACTTCACATTATCATATTTTATATTATAGCAAAAGCATAAAAAGCAAAAATATTTTCAATACCTATTGTAGATTTGGATCACAAGAAAAGACCTCCACAGGTAAGTCATTGTTATATCAGGATCTAGAAGATGTCTTTATTATTAATAAAGAATATGATCCCAAAATACCAAAAAACCAAAACAAACTACCAAATGAATTGGTTAGAAAAATGATTTTATATTCATCCAATGCTGGGGATATGGTGTGTGATTTTTTTATGGGTAATTTTACTACAGCATATAATGCTATCAAATTGGGCAGAAAGATAGTGGGATATGAGATTAATAAGAGTATTTTTGATCATCATATTAGTAAATTGGGAGAGATAAAATTTGGTTGTGATCTTGATAACATGAAAAAAGTGGTAAATGTTGTGCCCAAAAATCAGGGCAAAAAGATAGAAGAAGGAGAAATTGCCTCGATCCGTAATGATTATAAATCGTTGTTAGACAAAGGTTTAGGACAGGGCGAAGTGAATTTATTCTTGCAACAGAAATACGGAAGAGGAAAATTCTCAATCAAAAATATTATAGACAAGTATTGTAAAGGAAGTAAGTAGTGTTTGGATGCAGTTTTATACGATTTTGTCGATTGGAACATAACAATATATTAAAATCTATTGAGATGGCGTCTAGAGGAATACCGCCAGAAATGAATAAGCCCGATTATAGATTTCATATTAGTCATTTGTTGTGTTATACTATTGTTAAGCCTTATGTTGGTAAGAATGTTTTGGAATCATCGTACAATGTTGGATATGATTTAATGTACAATAATAAAGATAGAATCTCTGTCAAAATCCAGACATATATGTTTCAACAACCGCTCAAAAAATCTCCCAATCGACTCACAACTGCAAAGTCAATAGTGATCAAGAATAAATTGGGTAATAATAGTCAAGATCCAGATGTACATGATTTAGAGTTTGACTATCTAATGACTATACAAAGAGGCAACAATCGCAAGGGAACAATGGATATAGGGTTTGCCGTGATATCGAGGGAGGATATACCCAACCTTCGTAGTAGTGGCGATCAAATAACCACATCAATACCCAATGATGGCTATAATTATTTCAGTGGATTACATTCTGTTAGTAATAAAAACTATCTGGATATAGGCAACAAATTAGATAAAGAATTCCATAATGGATTGGGCATAATATACAACAATCTTTTAGATGTTGTGAAAGAGGAACTGGTGTAGATGGAGATAAAGCCTAATCTTGTTTTTGAAAATAGAGATGCCCAGGACTTTCTCAAGGAAATAGATGATAATTCTATTGATCTTGTGCTTACTGATCCACCTTATCAAATATCAAAGAAAACAGGGTTTCAGGCTATGGGTGACAAGGGAGTTGAGCGTCTAAGAATATCTATGGATTTTGGTAAGTGGGACAAGATTGCTGCAGAAGATCATGCTAGTTTATTTGACAATGTTTTTGGAGAATGTTATCGTGTGCTAAGAAAAGGGGGCACTATCATTGTGTTCTATGATCTATGGAAATTAGAATCCCTGGCTTGTCTGCTGAAGAGCAAAAAGTTCAAAATGCTTCGTTTCATTGAATGGATCAAGACAATTCCTGTGCCTATAAATTCTAAGGTATCTTATTTGACAAATGCTCGTGAAGTTGCTATTGTAGCCACAAAGGGATCAAAACCTACATTTCATGCAAAATATCATAATGGTGTTTTTAGTCAGCCAATACATAGAGATGGGGGCAAGAGATTACATCCTACCCAAAAACCATTGAAATTGATGCATGAGCTTATAGATATACATTCTAATGCTGGAGATGTTGTTTTGGATCCTTTTTGTGGATCTGCCACTATGCTTGTAGCTGCAATACAGCAAGGTAGAAATGCTATGGGTTGTGAATTAGACAAACAATATTATGATAAGGCAGTAGAAAGATTGAAAGATGTAAGAAGGCATGCAGAAATGGATGATGTGAAGGAGAAGGAAGAAGGGTTGATGTAAAATGAAAATAGAGCCTAATAATATCTACCTTGGAGATTGTTTGGATATAATGCCACATATTGAAGACGGATCTATTGATATGATCCTGTGTGATTTGCCATATGGAACGACCAACTGTAAATGGGATGTGATCATACCTTTTGAGCCATTGTGGAAAGAATATAAAAGGATTATCAAGAACAACGGGGCCATCGTCTTGACGGCTTCACAACCATTTACTTCATTATTGATAGCAAGTAATATTGAGTTATTTAAATATGAGTTGATATGGGAAAAGACTATAGGATCAGGACAGCTCAACATAAAACACCAGCCCCTAAGAGTGCATGAGAATATACTGGTATTTTACACGAAAATACCAGTATATAATGAGCAGAAAACGATTGGAACACCATATTCCATAAGCCGAAAGGCTGGTTACAAAAGTGATATGTATAATCAGCAAAAATCAAGCTATAAAAATAACGAAGGCTTCAGACATGCCAGGTCCGTGATCAAAATAAGTAATCCGAGGATCAAGGGAGGGCATCCTACCCAAAAACCACTTGAGTTATTTGAGTATTTAATCAAAGTATATACCAATGAAAATGATTTAGTTTTAGATAATTGTATTGGTAGTGGGACTACGGCTGTAGCCGCTACTAATTTGAATAGGCAATTCGTTGGTATAGAATCTAATAATGAGTTTTACGACAAGGCGGTCAAAAGAATTGCAGAAAATCAAGCTAACTTTGCAACAATTAAAAGAGGCTAGTAAAATACCGAACTATATCAAGACAACTATTGGCAAAGATAGGAGCTGGGGAAACAATGAAAGTTGGGAATATTTTATATATGGTATGTCGTTCTTAAGTAGTCAGGCATTTGCTCCTAGAATAGAAAATAGATTCATAAGAGAAAACGGGCTGGTGAAAGTCAAGGCATCTGATGGTAGGGGAGATTGTAGAAATGCTAATGGTATCCATTTCGAATATAAGTGCTCGCTGCTGATGCACGATGGTTCCAATGTAAACATAGTGCAGATCAGACCTTGGCAGGAAGTAGACTATATTGTTGAAGCATTTGACATAAGAAGTGAGGAGTTCGTTCGTTATACTTTCCTATTAACCAATAATGAAATGCATAAAGAGCTTGATCTAACTAAGGCTGGTTATGCTCATGGCACAAGGGAATCAGGCAAGAACAATACCAACAACGAATACGCAATTCGCTTCGAGATATCAGATCAAGATAAAATATTTGATCGATGGAAAGTGTATCAGCGAAGTATCGACAAATTCGTACTAAGAAAGTAAAATGAGCAAAAAATACAAGTCAATACACCGAAGCAAGGAAAAAGCTAGGGTCGAACGAATATATGCCAAAATTATGCCCTTGAAAGAAATAAAAGCCATTGGTGATATGTGGTGGAGGATTGATCCATATATAGATAATATGGGCATAGAAAAATGTCTGGGCATAGACAAATGGAAGCAAGATCTTCAGGACGCTGCAGAGGTTTTTATGGTATACTGGGAGGGACAAAGGAATCGTGCAATAAGTATCACGGCGCTCGTTGTGTCTATCACGTCTGTTGTGGTAAGTATTGTTGGCTTATACTATATTTAGTGGAAAGACAATTCCTGGACAAAGTGGAATGATAACCGAGGTGATTAGATGGGCGAAGATAAATATCGTATAACAGAAATGGACGGAGAAGAGGATGGCTGGTATGTTGTGAAATTAGACACAACATTTCTAAAATTTATTGATATTCCAGCAGAAAATACAGAACAAGCAGTACTGGAATCAGCCAAAAAACTTGTTGATGAACATGGACAGCTTGATGTTGTTTATATTCAATGGAAACATGTTGTCGAAAGTATGGAATATTATGAGAAGGCAGTAGAAAGATTGAAAGATATTAGTATGATGAGGGATGAGTGATGGCAGCCAATAAAAATTTACATCAAGCAAAGAAAGCAAAGAATGATGAATTTTATACGCAATTAGCAGATATAGAAAGGGAATTGAAGCACTATAAAGATCACCTAAAAGGTAAAATTATATTCTGCAATTGTGATGATCCTGAAGAGAGTAATTTCTGGAATTATTTTGCCTTGAATTTTGAGCATCTGGGGCTAAAAAAACTAATTGCCACCCATTTTGAGACAGATAAGCCGTCATATAAACTGGAACTTATTGCTGACATCAATGATGATGGCAAGATAAATAAGATGGACACCATAAAAACCCCCTTGAAGCAAAATGGTGATTTTAGAAGTCCTGAATGTATAGAGATATTGAAGGAAGCAGATGTTGTAGTCACCAATCCACCCTTTTCATTGTTTAGGGAATATGTTGATCAATTGATAGAATATGACAAGAAATTTATAATAATTGGTAATCAAAATGCTATTACTTACAAAGAAATTTTCAAGTTGATCAAGGAAAATAAGATTTGGTTGGGCAATAGCTCCAATATAGTAATGGAATTTGGACTATCTGATGATTATGAAAGATGGAATAGAATTGATGAAAAAACTGGCAAGAAATATGGGAAGGTTCCTGCTATAAGTTGGTTCACCAATTTAGACTATCCCAAAAGACATGAAGATTTGATTTTGTATAAGAAATACTATAAAAATGAAGAGGTCTACCCAAAATATGATAACTACGATGCTATCGAGGTTAATAAAGTGAAAAATATACCCATGGATTATGATGGTGTTATGGGTGTGCCTATTACATTTTTAAGTAAATACAATCCTGAGCAGTTTGAAATATTGGGAAATGAGTATGATTTAGAAATTTCCAAAGGGCGTGGGTATATAAATGGCAAAAGAATGTATAGTAGAATTTTCATAAAAAACAGGAGAATGAAATGACACAGGCCAAACATAAAAGTGAATTAGAAAAATTACTGAAGGGGATTGATTCATTTATTGATGCACAACATAGATTAAAATCTGAGTTTAAAAAATCATTACAAAGAATATCACAGAAAGATAGAAACGAAAACGAAGAATGGTATGCAATATATAGACCAGGATATCTAACTTACCTAATCATTAATAGATCTCCTCCTGATAATGGTCAAGACGAATATTTCTTTGTTACATTTGAAGATTTTGAACCAGGTCATCTTGATGCAGTTGTTATTTTATAAATATCAGGATAAATAAATGAAAATAGAACTTAAAGAAATTACTATCAGAGAAGTAGTAAATGAATACATCAATAACAACGAAGAAGGTGTTATTGGTTATGGTGGAAAGCTCAACATTCGTCCAAAATATCAACGAGAATTTATTTACAAAGACAAGCAAAGGGCAGCTGTAATTGAAACAGTAAGAAAGGATTTTCCCCTAAATGTAATGTATTGGGTCAAGAACACAGATGGTTCCTATGAAGTTATGGATGGACAGCAAAGAACCATAAGCATTTGTGAATATGTAGCAGGCAATTTCTCACTGGATTATCAGTATTTTCACAATCTTGAGGACACAGAGAAAGAGCAGATTCTTGACTATAAGTTGATGATTTATTTTTGTGAAGGAAATGACAAGGAAAAGTTAGACTGGTTTAAAACCATCAATATAGCTGGTGAGAAGTTGACAGATCAAGAACTTCGTAATGCTATTTACACTGGTCCTTGGTTGACTGATGCAAAAAGATATTTCAGTAAGACTGGTTGTCCTGCTTATGATTTGGCTCATGATTATGTGCCTGGTTCTCCAATTCGTCAAGATTATTTAGAAACTGCAATTGAGTGGATCAGTGATAAAAATATTGAAGATTATATGGCTCGTAATCAGCATAATTCAGACGCCCTTGATCTATGGACATATTTCCAACGTGTTATAAATTGGACAAGAACTACTTTTCTTACCTATCGTAGGGAAATAAAGAAAGTTCCACTTGGACTTTTATACAATAAATTCAAAGACAAACAAATAGACCCCGTTAAGTTGGATAAGGAAATATTTGAATTGATGCAAGATGAGGATGTGACCAAGAAGTCTGGTATTTTTTCATATGTTTTGACAAGAGAAGAAAAATACCTAAATATTAGAGCATTTACAGAAGGACAGAAGAGGGAAGCATATGAAAGGCAGAAGGGCATTTGTGTAAAATGTGAAAAGCATTTTGAGATAGATGAAATGCAAGCAGATCACATAACCCCATGGCATAAGGGTGGAAAGACAATTCCTGAAAATTGTCAAATGTTATGTAAGGCATGTAATAGAGCTAAATCTGGGAAGTAATCGGGAGAGTGGCTAATGACCAACAAATATAGTAACAAGCCAAAGGGGCAGGGTGTACCTGCCGGAGCCCTTATCGTATGTATTATCATTTCATTGTTTGTTGGAATGATTTTACAGAGTTTATCAATGTCGTCCTTTATATCAGAAGAAACCATTGACAAGGGGAAAACAGATATTATAGCACCCGCTAAAGAGACAATCGACAATCATATAACTGATGATCACACACAAGATATACAAGTCATCAAAATAGGTTTTGGTAATCACATGAAGGGTGATTATCAAACATTTTTGAATAGAATGCATGTTTGTGGTTTCAAAAAAGTTTCTCCATATGGTCATGCTGACGAGATTTGGGAAGGACGATTGGACGATGAAGGTTATTTGATAACCTGTACATGGAGCTGGATAAATAGAGAAACTGGAGAACATTATTATTCGGTTTCTGTATCTGATTAACTTGAGGTAAAAGTAAATGAAACAGAAGGACACGGGCTATCGTATAGACTATCAAGACATCAGACAATTAGTTCGTGATGGCAGATTATCATACGAAAATGCAAAGTTTCTTGTGCAAAACTATTACAAAGATGGTTACATAGTTATAGAAAATGCTAACAAAAACATCTTGGGAATGACTATTGGTCTATTGCTTGCAACATATTGTGTGGCAAATGTGATCAATATAGCAGGATTCATTTATAATGGACGATTTGCTGGTGGAAGTAAGCGTATTTTTAGTGATAAAATACGTGCAGAAGTTGCTGCCAAACAAGGCATGCAATGTCCTATGACAGACAAAACATACTATAATCTTGATAAGGCATTGAGCAATATGGATGCAGATCATGTGATACCATATTCAAAAGGCGGTCAAACAACCGTGTCAAATATGATGATGGTTGATAAATCGTTCAATCGTAGCAAAGGATCTGATATCAATCCCCAGCAAATCATAATTCGTATGCTGGATTTGGATAGAAACTTGAAGAAATAAGAGATAGGAGAACAAGTGATGAACGAACAGTCAAAATCTTGGTGGCAAAAAACTCGTGATGGGATGACTATCGGTATTGGAGGCATATATGGTATTAGGGGTCTGACTGTGTTTGTTGGCAGGTATATTCTAAAAGGAAACGCTAAAACACAGGCATTTCGTCTCGTCAAGTTCCTTGGCATCAATCCCCAAATTGCTGCTGCATTGCTCTTGATCATGTCTGTTATGAGTATTGTTGATGCTATTCAACTGATAATTGCAATAAAAAAAGCCCAGCAAGATGACAAAAAAGTTCAAGACCTTATAGATCAATTACTAAATGATTCTGATGAAGGAGTAGCAGGTGTTGCTATTGTTCCCCAAACCTAACTGGGTGATCATGGAAGGAGATGGGATAAGGATAATAAAGAGGTAAGAGGTGAAAAAATGAATGATGAGATCATAGGACAAAGTAAGTCAGATCTGCCTACCCGTGAAAGTAAAGAAAGATTGCGTTTAGAAAGTTTGTATTCTAAAATGCTGCCAGACAAAACCATTATTGATATACGAAATAAGTGGTGGAGGGTTAAAATTTACGCTGATCCGAGCGCAATTTATTATGGTAGAGAAATATGTTTAAGCGAGGAACACTGGAAAAATGATCTGAAGGATGCGAGAGACATTTTTCTTGGTAGAAGTGCTATCTGGAAAGCCAATTGGGCAATCTTGCTATCTGTATCGTCCATAATTATTCATATAATCTACTTTATTTGGGGATGTAAGTGATAACAGTGGTTTTGCTTATACAGTTATAATAGATGGAGTAGCGTACTATTCTAATGATCAGGTTACATGGTATTTCTATGCTATAGCAGATGACGGGAATGTCCATTTGTATAGAGCAACAATCATATAATGGGTTGATAAACAGGGGTCAGAATGAAAAAACCTAACTGGGTAATTCTGCTGGTAGTCAATAATAAAAAGTGGAGGAAGCACAATGACGACAACAATGATAGTTTATACTTCATTTGGTGGTGAATATATTTATCTAGTGAATTATAGCAAAGAAGGCATAAAGAATCTGTTTAAACGGTTCAAGCCAGATCTTGATAACATCAAGAGTTCTATTACATCAGGATCTTTTGATGAGGATGAATATAGTTATTTTACAAAGGCATTTGTAAATAAGATAGATCAATATGATATAGATGGTATCATTGACTATTTATACAATGTTCTACAAGAGAAGAAGATCTTCTATCTTGAGATAGATGGGTCTGATGGTTATGGAGATGCCCCAAATCTTTGTCTGATAGATATAACAGACAAACCAGTGAATGTGAGGTGAGACAAAATGACTATTGAACTTGATCCAAGGTATTGGGATTGTGAATGTGAGCATGATTATATTCATCCAAAGTCTATGGAATGCTGTCCTAAATGTAAGGCATGGAGAGATGATCAGCCAGATTCACGAGTAGAAGAAGTGTTGAAATACAAAACAACCACAATATTAAGAAAAGCAGCAGAGAATGCAGAGAAAAATGCTGAGGCTGACAACAATAGAAAACAAGCATATAAAAAAATACAGGCATATATGGATGGGGAAGAATATGAGCCTGAGTATTTGGATGATGAGTAAAATGAACTGAACAAGAGCATTCAAGAGAAAGTTTTACAGAGATTTATTGATGGCAGGAAGTATGTATAGTCATTGGGGTGACAAAATAAATGACGGAAGAAGTGTTGATGAATAAACCAGTCTTTAAGGCATATCATGCCACAACAGAGAAAGCATGGAAGGAAATACAGGAAGAAGGGGTTTTATGGGGGCGTAAGAACCAATATTGGGAAGGCTCTTTGATGAGTCGTGTAACATGGCTTGCTTTGAAGAAAGAACATGCTCGATATGGCAAAAACGATGGCAGTGGAGAATGGGCTGTTCCAGAAGTATTGTTGGAAGTAACGCTGCCTGTAGGAAAGTATGCAGGTGATGATTGGCAAATAAGGTGCTATGAGCCTATTTCAATTGATCAGGTAAAAAGAATTGAGGAGTAAATGATGGATCTATATTTTGAAGAAGTAGAAGGAATGGATGGCATGTCAGTAGCCAAGTTCAAATATTTCAATTTCTTGTTTGTTGTAACAATTACTAAGACTCATGATGAAAACAAGCAATGTTATTTTCTTTGGGAAATACTTGTAGATAATGATCAGGTTGTTGTGACAAACCATAAGGGTTTTGCGATGTCTGGGTCTTCAGCTATTTTTGAGGCAGGAATAGTGTCCCAATATCTTGCTCAAAAGATTGATATGGATGAAGAGATTGTGTGTAATCCCTTAGATATGTATGATAATGGAAAAGGTTTTGCAAAGGAATAAATGATGAGTAAGAAAAGACAAAATTTGAGTGTAACGTATAATAAAAAAAGCAAAGAGTGGAAAGTCAAGAAGAACGGAAGGATATTAGACGTGTATAGCACTAAGTCAAAGACAGTCAGGAAGGCTGTAGAAGTTGGTCGTGCTATCAAGGAAGAAGGTGGTAAGGCAGAGCTAACTATTCACAATGTAGATGGCACAATATCCAAGGACAAGAGAACATATGGCAAGGATCCAAGAAATATCAGGGGATAATGGGAAAGCCTAACTGGATAATTTTGGAGGAAGACATTGCCAAGGACCTATCCGGGAGGCGCACGGTCGCCTCCGGCGCCAAACCTATAGACAAATCTGATGTTCGTGGGCAGGGCTACTATGTAGAAGCCAAACATACGTCAAGTAATAAATATATTTTGAGCAGAGAAGGTTTAGTAGTCCATTTTAGACGAGCTATGGCTAATAATAGCATACCAGTGTTTATTATTAGATTTGGTCATAGTGCTGACTACATGGTTATATTGATTGAAGGAATTTCACAAGTTGCTACACAGAAAACACTTACAATAAGATCATCACAGAGCCACACAGAAATATTTGAGAATATACTACAGAAATTTGGTATTGAGACTAATATATTAGACAGGAAAGCTTTTGTCAGGAGTTGTGTATGACACTTGTTGTTGGTATTCATGGTAAAGACGACGTAATTTGGATGGGTGCTGATAGTAGTATCAGTGTGGATGGTGATGAGTATTGTATATCTAATTCTAATTTGCTTAAAGTTTTTGCCAAGGATGGATTTATTGTTGGCTCTGCTGGTTGTGTGAGATTTATCAAAATACTCCAGAACAGCATGAAATTCCCTAAAACTACTGACAAAAGAGGGAACTTTCGATCTTCTGACCAAATTATGTGGGAATTCATCAACAACTTGATTGAGGCCACGGGAGATGGCCTATTTATTTCTGAAGACAACAACAGAGCCTACATTCTTGGTCACACCATTGTAGCTTGGCCTGGGAATATGTATATTATTGATGGATCATTTGCTCATATTGAACATCCTTATGACTTTGCTGCAATTGGTATTGCTGTTTCACAAGCCTATGGTGCTTTATATGCAACTATGAATCTAAATATGAGTTCAATAGATAGGTTGGCTCTAACTCTTAGAACTGGTGGAGCTACAGCTTCTAATGTAAAGCCTCCTTATAAAATACTCAACACCAATGGAGAATCATTTATAGTTGAATAGCCAGTCCTAAAAAAACTTAGGACTGCATGTATGATATAATTGGATGTAGTGTTCATGGCTCAATCACAAGAATCCCTGAAAAGAGAACTAATCAACAAGCAACAAACGTTGGTTAGGAATACAGTCAATACTCTTACACAAAATGGATCACTTATCCGTAGATTGTTATCTTTACCCCACTGGACAGAAAGAAGACAGGGTTCCTTGATATATGAAAGAAATGAAGGAGTAAATTATTCAGGAGATTATTTTGGATGGGAACCATTAGGACACAACCCTAATTCCATATATTATTATTTATATTCAGATGAATCCACTTCTGATGTAACTGATTACATGGAAATGTTGGAGACAAGATCACCCAACAATGTAACAGCTCTACGTTTTGTGCTTACATATGAAGACAATATTATAGGTCAATGGATCACAGACGTAGGTGTTCCTGGAGTTGAAGTAATTGGTGATGGAATAGCTCACATGCATATTCATGCATTGAGAATAAGTGCTCAATATAGAGGCATAAGACTATATTATGATATTTACTCCAGGAGTGAAACTGGGGTAGAAACCCTATTGGCAATTAGTCAATTATCTCCAGAATTACAGAGAGAAACGTCTGACACTATACCATCTGAATACATACCCCAAGAAGAATTCAATCTTGAGATCAAACTCAGGGATCATTTGATCAGCCAGACAGATAGAATTGTTGTAAAACTACATGCCATTATAGTTGATGATCTTGAGGGTTCTTCAGTTGTTGATCCAACTATAGAAATATATGTGGAGGGGAATACCCTTTCAAGATTTGAGCTACCAGTAAGTTATTTCAATGGATATTGTGAAATAGAACGTGCAGAAACTTTACCAACATGGACAGCAGATGATGAGAGCAAAGTAATTTATGCAGAAGATACCCACACCATGTATTATGGCAACAATACAGCATGGGTAGCAGCAATAACCAACCCCCTTACAACCACTGGAGACATTATTTATTCCTCTAACAACACAGGCACACCCACAAGACTTGGTATAGGCAGTGCAGGTGATTATCTTGGTATAGCAGCAGGCATTCCTGCCTGGCAAGACCCAGAAGCAAGATTTTATACTCAAGTAGAACTTGATGCTGGGCAGTTAGATAATAGATATTACACAGAAGCAGAAGTAGATGCTACTTTTCTAAAGTTAGATTGTTCAAATGATCCACTCACAGGAGCACTTGAAGTAAAGCCATCTATTGCTACTGGAACAGGTAATCAAATTATAGACATACAGAACCAAGTTGCACTGGATGCTGAGGCTCATCTTACTTGTCTTCGTATTTTGGGTGATGCTTTAGACCCCACTGGAGCAGACACAAGAATTAGAGGAATAGCCGTTAATTTGAGTGGAGTAGATGCGTCTAATGTTCCAGAAAGCCTTGAGGGTATTAGGATTGTAATGCCTTCTGGTCTTATTGGCCCAGCAAGAGCTAATACAGATGCAATTCATATTACAGAGGGAGACATTCATCATGACTTCTCTGTTCCAAACACAGCAGGAGCACTTTTTACTGCTTATGATGCTATTGCTGATGTAAGTTTGCAACATGCCAATTCACATATTCATTTCTTTGATGTTTCTACTGCTAATGGTGAGCCAAGTGGGAAGATTGTGGGGCTGGGTGTTCATGCTTATGTTGCACCTATTCATCAACATATTGGCACTTATGCCTCTCCTTCACAGACAGAATATGCTGGTAGAAAAATCAATAGTGGAGTAAATTGGGCTGATGGTATAGATGGCATAGAATGTTTTGTGAAAAAAAATGATGAGGTTTATATTGGCTCTACTTCTCAATTTTCAGAAATAGAAGTTGTTATGGGGACACCAGGGACAAAGCCTGTGACCCCAACTTTTTGGTATAATACAGCAGCAGATACTTGGACACAATTTTATCCAGAAGATGCCACAGATGGTTTCCAGAAATCAGGGCTTATTCACTGGCCCTTAGAAGACATATCTGCTCTCTGGACAAATAATGGAGACCCAGGTGGTGCAGAAACAAGTGCAGGCTATTGGATAAAAATTATCAGAACAGCCAACCCAGACCCAGGGGCACCAATACCTACTACAATGAAGATTGGTGTTGTTACACTCTATGAATGGGATAAGAATGGGGATGTAGATATTCATAGTTTGCAGACAAGTGGCAACATACTTATTGGAGGTTCCAACAACGAACTTCGTTTTTATGAGGGTGCTAATTATGTAGGATTTGAGGCTCCAGCATTAGGTGCGGACCAGATCTGGGTATTACCTGCTGTTGATGGAAATCTCAATGATCTATTGATAACCAATGGAGCAGGAGTTCTGTCTTGGGGGCCCATACCTGCACATCTTCATGATGGAGATGTTTTAGAACATGACGGCGTTAATTCAGATGGTGGTAATTTTGACTTCAAAACCACAGGATCTTTCAATCTAAAAGCAAGTGGTGATAATACTAATTATCTAAGTTTTACAACAACCACTATCCCAGATATATGTCATATCGCTGCAGTAAGTGCAGATCTTGAGATAACTGCCACTGGTGGAGATATCAGTTTTGATGACGAAAACCTAATCACCACTGGGAAAACAACTACAAAAAATCTTGAGATTACTGGTAGCAACATTACTTATTTAGATATTACTGATGATATTGATGCTGCCATAACCGCAGCAACTGCAGGTGACACTCTGGTATTGGCTGCTGGCACATATACTATTACAGACAATATTGATATTACTAAAAGTATATCTATTGTTGGCCAGGGCAAGGGCATTACTACAATTACCTGTGTTACAGACAGTAAGAGCATTTTTGATATTATTGTTAGCCATGTGTGTATCAGAGATCTAACTATTGATGTCACTGCTGCAGGTTGTTATAGTATCAGAGCTGATGGTAGTGGTGGAAATAATTTGACTGACATTTTTATCCAAAATGTTGAGATAAATATGAACAGTCATACTGGCATTCAGAGAGGTATTTATTTCTTGTGTGCCAGTGGTGAGATCTGGGACACAACTATAAATATTACTTCCACTGATAATTCTTGTTATGGTATTTACTATTATACTACTGCAAGTTCTGAGGCAGCCACCACTCTACGTTGTTATAATGTGCAAACTACGCTTTCTATTGGTGGCGGCTCTGGACGGGGATTTTATTGTTATGATAATGGTTCCTCTAATGATGCTTTTCTGTATTTATACAATTGTTCTACATTGGTTACTGAAAGTGCAGCAGCCAGTAGTTATGGTAGCAATGCATCTGGTGATAATGCCTATATTTATGCAGATAATTGTGTATTCAATGCCACAGATGATGATGTAAAGTCAAGTAGCAGTGGCACTGTAGAGTTGCATGATTGTGTATTGATCAACAACTCAACCTCTGGAACAATTACTTATACAGGCACAAATGTAACTGACCAATTACAAGTAGCAACAAACGTTCTGATCAAAGATCAAGGTGAGTGTAGATTTTATGAAGGCACTAATTATGTAGGATTTGAGGCTCCTGCTCTAGGAGCAGATCAAATTTGGGTGTTACCCAATGCTGATGGTGGAGCAGGAGATGTCTTACAAACAAATGGTGGGGGTGTCCTTAGTTGGGGAGCAGGAGGAGGAGCAGATGAAAAAGTAAAAATAGATGCAGCAGCAACAGCAGGATATATTGGTGCAGCTTCTAATGATGGGGTTTTGAGAACTTTAACACCCTTAACCTACACAGATGGTGGGGACTTTGTTACTATAGATTTAGATGAAACTGCTATTGATCACAATGTATTGAACAATCTTGCTGTTGGAGATGTTCATACCCAATATGTGTTAAGACAACCTACGGCAGATACTGTGATCAATAATGCTGCAGGGGATTTCAATTGGAGGATGGCTTCTACTGGAGATGCTAATTTATTCTTCTTGGATGCTGGTCTTGATAGAATTGGTATAGGAACAGCAGCACCAGTAACTTTACTAACTGTTGAGGGTGTTCTTTCTACTAGGGAACAAAATCTGGGTCTCCCTGATATAATTGCTAATTATGGGCAATGGATCAATGACAGCAATGACAATCGTTTCAAAGGTGTAGACCCAAATGGAAAAGTTCATCAATTAGGTATTGAAAATGGAGAAGTTTTCCAAGGTCAAGACCTTGCTGAAGATGCTGAAGGTGGGCTAAGATGGTATTCTGATATGACTGCTCATGGTGGGGAAACTGCAGCAGCCACAGTAACTGCTGCTCCAGTATATGGTTTCACTTTTGGAGCTAATTATGGATGCACAGATGCTCATGGAATATGGTCATGGATGGCACGAAGAGATGATGTTCCTACATATGAGCAGTCTGAAGTATCAATAGGTGTGCCAATCAAAGCATGGGCTAATGGTGGTGATGCAACTATTAGGGCAAGGATAAAAGTGAATGATGTTAGTTATTTGGATAAATTCTATTTGTGGTGGAATGATGTTTCAAATGCTAATGCCATAACAACCAGAGGAAGAACAGATGTGCTTGGGAACATGGCTAATGATACATGGTATGAAGCCTCATGGAACATAACACTTCCAACTGTTGCTACTAATGGTGGCTTGAGAATAGGGGTATGGGCAGTAGGAAATGATATACCTGCCCCTGGACCAACTATGGAATTGATAAATGTCTATGTTGAGTGGATTGGTATAAGGATATGGGCAGGGTAATTATGTGGATAATAATAAAAATGAGGTGCAGAAAATGTTTTTTGACCTAATTATTGCAACAGTGCTTGCAGTTGTTTTGGGTATTGCAGCTGTAGCCACCTTTGCCTAACACAACAACAAAAGAGGAACAACAATGAAAAACAGAAGGGCCACTGGAGGATAACAACAATGAGTAAGAAAATTAACTGGACAATAATTCGTAAATCAATTTGGAAAGGACTTAGAACTGTCTTCTGGTCTTTGATTGGGGCTTTTGTTAGGAAGAAGGAAGAAGACAACAAATAAGTAGCATATAAATGAAAAAAATAGTAAAAAACAAACTAATAAATATATGATTACTGGAGGACACAATGTGGATCACAATTGGTACTAAGGGTGCACCTGTAAAAAAACTACAACGTCTATTGAAATCAGTTGGTTTCAAGATTGTAGTAGATGGTATATTTGGTCCTAAAACACTGGAATCTGTATTAGATTTTCAAGCCAAGTGTGATGGACCAGATGATCTTCCACTGGAAATAGATGGAATAGTTGGACCAGCAACTTGGTGGGCTCTCAACAATTCTCAAGTACCAGGATGGAATACTGCTAAACCTAAAGGTATGATGAAAAAGGCACTGGAAATAGCTCTTGAAGAAAATGGTGTTAGAGAAGTGCCTAAAAATAGCAATTGGGGACCAGTAAAGAAATATTTGAAATCTGCTGGCTATGATTCTCCTCAACCATGGTGTGCTGCCTTTACATGGTGGTGTATTGCAGAAGCTGCAGCAACCTTGGGCAAATCCTCTCCTATAAAAATTCCCACAGCATATAAAGGATACACTCCAAGTTGGTTAAATGCAGCTAAGAAATCTAAAACATGGTTGCCTGTCAATTCTTTGCTTGCTGATTGGAAATTGATCAAGCCAGGGGCATGTTTTTTGTTATATTATAAAAAACTGAAGAGAGTTGGACATATTGGATTTATCGTTCGATTATCTGATAGACCAGGTTATGTAGTAACTATTGAAGGGAATACTAATCCATCAGGATCAAGAGAAGGTGGAGGAGTTTATATTAGAGAAAGAAAAATTAGTAGTTTGTATGGTATACTGACTTATTGAAAAATGGTGATAACGATGCTTGAATTGATTCTTTATACAATAATGGCAATTATTTTGGGAGCAGCTGCAGTAGCAACTCTTAGTGCTGGCTAAAAACAAAACAGTGAATTATACGGATCCAACCTATGGATCAGTGATGTGTGCCAAATTACTATAAGCAACACACAGAAGGAACAAAAACATGACAGAAAGACGCAGAGGATCAGATAAAATTAGTGCATTGCATATGTCATTGATCATAGCTTCATTTAGTTTGCTAGCCCTAAATATTATTTTGTCTTGGGCTAGTAAAATAATGATTATTTGGTATCCTGAGCTAATACAAATTTCTGCTGATCCCTATTTGTATATTTTGACTTTGGGTGTGATTTCCTCAGCAAACCTGTATAAATTTCCTGGTTTTCTTAGTCTTATCAAGAAAAATGGCAACACAAATTAAAGGGAGAACATAATTGCCAATGAGTAGAAAAAAAATTGCATTATCAATTTCTGTATGTTCTCTAAAAAGCTATGCTGCAGGTATAGGTGCTTATTATATTCTTAGTAATCTTCTGAAAGATAAAGTAGAGTTGGTGGCTGTTGCAGGAGCCTCTGGAGGGGCTATAGCAGCAGCTCATATTGCCCTCAATCATAAAAAAGTCTTAGAAGATCCCTTTGTTATTAAACAAATGATTGACGCTATTTCTAAATTCAAGAAGAAAAATATTCTTGATCAAGATCTTACACAATATATTTTAGATAGGCTACCAATATTGGGTAAGTTTAGAAAGAATTCTGATTTCACAGGTTTATTGAGAGGGACTGCCCTTCATAAAGCTTTAGAAAAACTTTATAACAAAAAGCTCATGATAGATGTAGATCTCCCATTATTAATTACCACAGCAGCTATTGATGGTGTTCCTCCATATGATTTTCAGTTTGTGAGCCAAGAGGTAATCAAGGAGAACAAGTGGAATTTTGTTTACGAACCTACCTTGAGACTATCTGATCTTGTGCGAGCGTCGAGTGCTATTCCATGTGTATTTAGACCAATGGATATTGGAACACGTAAATTTATAGATGGCGGAACCTTGGAATTAGTTCCAGATGGTAGTGTGAGTAATTTTATGCATTATGCAGATATTGAATGTGATTGCATTTTATCTGTTTCGGTGTTACGAAGTGCCTATGGGAAAATTGATTTACCTGATCCTGACGATATATTTGAAGTCGCATCGAACGCCGCGTATGCGATGAATTACTCGTTGACATTTGATAAGCAGGAGGAAGTTCTTCATCCTATCACCCAAGCATTGGTTACAGGTCTCAAAGTAAAAATGACTGAAACAAAGAATGTCAAACAGGCTGTATCTGATGCTATAGATCAGATTATACCTTATATGGATGGAATATTAGGAGAAGAGCTAAATCTAAAAAATGATTTTTTGGAGATGTGGGGCTAACTCCATTTCAAAATAACATCTTTGTCTAGCACAACAACATAATCAGCACTTATATCCCAGATCAAATTCACAAAGCATACATGGTCTCCCACATTGACAGATTTTGCCTTTGGTCCAACACTCAAAACCACACCATTGTTGGTTCTTTGTTGAACTCCTTTAGTAATAATAATACCTGAGTTTAGTACAATGTCTTCCAGGGCATTTTTCTTTATCAACACTTTGTTCTTGATCATTTTTACTTTGTTTATGTCAATCATTGTTTTCCTTTGTTAATAATTGTTCTGATCTTGTCTTTGATCTGTTTTTTTCTTGTACTAACATCTGCCAACTGCCTCATACACTTGAGATAGGCATATTCTTTACGATTGAGCTTTTTTTGCCAAAGTAGGACAACATCTTCTCTTTCTTCTTTGGTTAGTTCTGTCCATGGCCATTTACAAGTAAGTCCTACAACCCAGTCTTCGTCAATATCGTCAGAAATAACAATATCAGCAGGATCTTCATGATCAGCAACGACGTTTGTGAGAGAATTAATGTCTTCTTGATCTTTGTCTTTAGGAACGCCAGTCATGTGGCGTTTAACCCAGTCCTTGACATAGTAGTGAAATAATCCATTTATGTATCCTGTAAATACGATTCCCTCCATCTTCTTCCAATTTTTAGCAAGAGTTAGAAATATGACTTTGAGCTCATGTTCTATGTCTTTGGCATCAAGATCCTGCATATAATATCTTATATGATTTACTGTGTTGTAAAATTCACTATAAACCTTGTATCTTTTTGTTTTTCGACGTGATACCTTGTCTCCCATGAATAATTTGACAAATTCCGTCACACTTTTGCTATTGACCCTGTAATTCCCATCTTTAAGTAAAGATTTATAGGCATTAAACAAGTTGTTGTAGTAATCCAATAATTCATCAGATGCAACACTACCATTCTGGTACTCAATCACTAATTCTGTGATTCTTGCTTCTTTTTGTTTCTGGGCATCAGAGATCTTTCTTTTTTTTCTTGCCTTTTTTGTTGCCATGCTATACAAAATCCTTTATACTGGAAAATCCATTGGGATATTTCTGAAAAGTATGAGCAAGAATGATTGCATCAGATATGTTGTCATCTATTGGTTTATCCCACACTTTATTGTGAAAGATATAATTATGAGATGCTATTTTTGTGTCTTTTATAGATGGTTTATTATTGAATTTTTTGATCCTTGGACCTGACCACATGTGAGGAAATAGTAAATCTGTTTCTTTTTTTATGCCTAGTAAATGTTTGGCAGTAGAGAGATATCCAGTGTAAACATTGCATTTAGCACGGCTATTTAGCACATAACATAGCATACCTCTTAACATAGATAATTTTATTGTTGTTTGGGCATTGAAACCAGAATATACTGACTCAATGATAGCATATTTAGGAGGATATTTTTTTACATAATCACCAATAACATTGGTGATCTTGATAGCATTGTCATAGTAATTATCATGAGTACCCACAATGTTAGTAGCAAAAATTATAGATGACTTGTCCAGCAAGCTTATACAGAAACCAGTGTTGTGTATAGATGGATCAATGCCATAGATATAATTATCAGTCAAATTTACATCTTCACCCCACATGACATAGCTAAGCGTAGCCCATTGCTTAGCAATTTGTAGGTATGTAGAACAGCAGGATTGACTTTGTGTTTCTTGATATATTGATACAGACAATATATTGAGAAGAGAATACCAATTATTGAAATAATTTTTCGAATCACAGTATATTATACCCAAAAAAATGTAAATTATTGCTTTTTGCCTATCCTGCGGTATAAATTGAAGGTGAAATGAGATATGATCTGACGGCAAGATATGAAACCGTCATTAGTGATGTAAAGTTGCCCGTATGTGTCCAAGCAATTTTCCAGTTGTCAGTGATGGCAGTACTACCGCGAATAACACTATAATCCAGGGTCATTGGTGGTCCATCACCCTTACTATAATCATTGTTACCCGGATTTCTGAAAGAAGTCCCTGCACACATAACAGCAGGGGCATCTGTCCAACCAGAAGAGTTTGGTATTATTACTTCTCCTGATCCACCAATACTAATTCCAAATTCTCCAGATATAGCAATAGGTGCATTGATACTATTGTATGCTTCAAATATCTTGTGATTTTTGGCTTGATCTAAACGTATACGTAGTTCTGACAATAAACGAGCATGGTCGTGTTTGGGGAAATATCCTATACTACCTACAAACTCATCAGATCCACCAAAGATTGCATTGAGTTTAGAAATCTCACTTATATCACTATTTCTCCACTTAATGACATATGGATCACCCAAAGGAATGGCTGGGTCTTCTCCTGCCTCTAAAGTTATTAGCCCACCAACAATGCTGGCAATATTATAGGTCTGTCCATTGTGCCAAACAACCATGTTGTCTTTATATGTGCTAAGATCCCCCATCTCAAATCCACCAAACCCTCCACACATATATTCAAGCATTGGATCACCTATATTATCCTCATTGCCAGCAACAGTACCATCAATTCTCTGTATTCCATAATATATTATAGGATTGTCAGACACAAATGTTTTTTGTGAATCATTGCTGTTGGTCAAGGTAAAGTCATTTTGGGTTGCCAAAGCAGGTTTAGCTGTGCTACCTGGTGGTATTGATTTAGATAACAAAGTGTTGACAAATGTTTCTAATTTTTTGATACTACCTGCTAATTGATCCCCACTTGTGCTACCAACCTCATCTGCAAGCACCTTGGCTGATCTAATAAGCTTGTCTGTTTTACCAGCAGTTGCATTGGCATTGATGGTATTTATGAACAGGGGATCCAAAGTTGTTGAGTGAGTAGAACTATATGTAGGCCTTCTATAAAACCTTATTTGGAATAGGCCAAGATAATAAGGATATGTTCCAAATCCATTGGGATGTATTTCTCCATAAAAACATACCTTGATTGATCCATCATCAAGCACCATGGCTGCTGGATAGTTGTTGTTATAAGAATATTTACTATCAAGGAAACCAAGATCACCATGACTGATGCCATTGTAAAAAATATTAGATTGTGATATGGATTCTATACTGTCAACATCTGGCCTAATTTCGAGAGTGCAATAATGACTATCAGAATTTGAATAATCAGCCGCTGTACTTCTGGATGATTTGAAAATTTTATGAATGGTAGGAGGAGACGCCGTGGTTGTGTAAGTTATTTCATCATACATTCCTACTAAATCATCATTGCAACAACCAAGGGGGTCTAAATTTCCCTCATCTATTTTAATATTTCCGCCTTCTGCATCGACTGTGCCAAAAGGAATAGGAAATTTCAAGTATTCTGGATCAGTATTGTTGCTATTAGTGTAGAATGTTCCATCTGCTAAATATACCTTGTTGATTTTACTAAGATTGTTAAAGACATCAATTAGTGATGAAGGATACAGGCTATATCTTGTATTATAATCAAAACTTCTACCAAGTTGATCATCTTCCGTACCATAAGATCCTGTGCTTCCTATATTGATATCTGCACCGCCAGTGGAAAACATCATTTCTTCTATGTTTACAACCGTCTTGATTCCTGTGGAAGAAGGAAAGAAGTATTTTAGATTGAATCGGGAGTAAAGTCTGTAATCTATAATGGAAGCATTGTGAAATACAATTTTATCACTATCAAAAACGGAATCATCCAAGATTCTCTCACAAATATTCTTCAGTTCTGATGTACTGTAATCAGAAGAAGATGTTTGTATAATCTCAATTTTTGGATGATTGTCATGAACTTTTGAAACATGAATTGTAGGATTATTGACAAATGAAGTGTTATCAGAATCAAAACGCCAGCCAATAAATCTATCTATAACAATGTGTCCCATTGATGTGGCCATGCTTGAGGCATTGTCCGTGCCAGTTAGATACATTCCATCATAATATTCGTCCATATAACACAATTTGTCAGATATGGAAAGATTGTCTCCAGCATACAACACGTTAGCAGTTACTCCTGGAGTGTAGGAATAACTTTTGTCTTTGAAAGTGTAGTTATTGACATTGAAATATGCATAGGGGCTTAGTTTATTATGATATAATCTTCCTACTCCAGTTAGGGTTGAGCCAGATAATGCTGATCCAATTATGAGTAGTCTGATTGTATCATATAGAGAATGTTTATAGTTGTCAAGGGTAAGAAGATCTCTATAATAATTGAGATATATGGATTTGATGTTTCCAAATATGTTGCTGATATTCAGTGTTTTTCTTGTTTCTTCATTGACAAATGAATGATCACCAAATAAAGACCTATTGATATTCAGCATATATGGGAAAGCATAGTCACAACGAGGAAGCATTGCTATTGGCAATGAATCAGTTGTGGCATCTGTATATGATCCATAATCATGTCCAAAGAAAATGTTGAAAAGAGAACCCAGTTGACGGTATTGTTCTGTTGTGGCATTGAACAACGTCTGATATGATTCATTGTAAAGATTAAAGTTATATGAAAAACAAACATCATGGATTGTTTTTAGATTAGCCAGCACTTGAGAAACTAAAACATAAGAAATTGTGTCTTGACCAAGTAGACCAGTATAATCCCACAATTGATCAAGTGTATCAGAGGCTGCTATAACATTAGAATCTATATCCAAAATAGCCTTAATACCATCTGTCACATGTCTAGCATAAATGACAGTGTTGGGCATGATTCTTTTGTAGTATTTTATATCATCTGTATCAGGATTATATGTATGATTGCTAACTGCATATTCTGCTCCCAGCCTGGCAATGATAGCATCTCTGAGATCTGATGAATATAAATGCACCTTGGTGCTGAATATGTCTGGAGTGAGATCAGTGTAATCTGAGTGTGACCATGCTATGTCAGATTTCCACTCATCATAAGATCTGATAAAAGTTGTATTGTTAAATGTCATCACTAAATATAACCTAACATATCCTCGTCAGTAGGTGCTTCTGTGTATATACCCACGTGTTGGAGCCCATTTCTTGTAGCTCCAATAAAATCATTTCTCACAGCAATCCATCCAAATGTAGACCAAGTGCCGTAATCTTTGTCGCTTTCGGGGTTGCCAAAGTGGGTCTGCCATCCCACATTTATCTTTCCTGAATTGAAAGTGATCAATGTGATTGGGCCCATATATTTCATGATGGCGGTGAGTCTTCCTCTATATGTTATGGTTCCTCTTTCTGTTGTGGAATCATATATATAATTGGTTATAAAATGATTGGGGCCTTCATCAAAGCCATATCTTGATGGTACATGTGGACTAAAATTGTATTCGTCTTTTAATTTGAACCAGAAACCCACAAGCCCTTGATTTTGCCTAAACATATCTGGCATGGAAGTAGTAACAATAATAGTAAAAACATTGCCAGCACCGTTGGCACTAAGTTTAATATCTGTTACAACATCTGTTGTTTCAGCCATGTCAATGCTATCTATATTCCACTGAATGCTTTGATAATATTCTTTTTGAGCTGAAGATTTATCTAATGGTCCTGCTATGAAATGATAGGGCACAACTGTTCTTGGATAGATATCACAATGGGCATTGAAAAAATCTCCAAGACTTATGCTGGTATTAAGACTTCCCTGAAGCTCATCATCAGTAGCAACATCCATCAAACAAGACTGCCCTCCATTACTTCCAATAGCAATGTTGTTTATACCCTTGAAGTTGGGGTTGCTTACTATATTATCTATTGAATCTTTGAGAGCAAGAATGCCTAATATATCCCTAAATATCTTGAGTATCCTGGTTGTTTGGTCAGACTTAGCAAAGTTCATTATGTCAGCATTTGTTATGCCAAATTTTGCTGCACCAATTTTGTTAGCCAGTTCTTTCAGAGTGCTGTATCTTTCAGCAATGGAGAGATCGTCTATGCTGTCAGTTACACCTGAAACAGCTGACATTTGAATCACCTTATTAACAGACGTTTCTAATTCAGAGATTTTGTCTAATAGTGTTGGGGAAACACTTCCAATTGGGTTGGCAACCCCTACTGTTTGCCCAATGGCTATTGATTCTTCCCTGGTATTAGCAAATTCTTTTGAAACAAGATCAATATCTTCACTAAAATTAGACAGATCATTGGTTATTTCAATATATCCATCTATTATGGGTAGTAGCATGTCAATATCTAAATCTGAGCTCAATGCCGTTCCCACGTTCTGGTCTATATTTCTATTAGAATAAGCATAAGAATAATTGGTTGGTTTTGGGTTGGCAGATCCTAATGATATATTAGAAGAATGCATGGTACAACAAGGATCCCTTGAGATTAGTCCTCTATCAGATATTTTGTCAGACGAGGCATTTACGTCGTCTCTATAAGGGTCATATACACCACTAGGATATAACACAACACCATATTCATCTGGTTTATTATATGAGAAATTAAACAGCATTCCATAAACAAATAGGGTGCCAGAATTTTCACTGATATCTGACAGTTCAGCAATACTATGATATGTCATGGCACCGTTAGTAGCAACGGCTTTATCAGATATTAGCAACCTAAATTTCTCGATTAGTGGTATATCTACAAGGGGATAGGAAGCAACGGTGGTTGATCCAAATAGTGCTGAATGTATGTTTTCCAGTAGGTAGTATTGAGAAATATTGCCATTATAACCATCTATTTTACATTCAGAAGAAGCTGTTTTTTTATAGATGTTTCCAATGTTGAGAAATGTGTCATAGACAGATATACATGTGTGTCCTATGGGTAAGATAATCTCAGAGCCATCAATATCTATAATTACTTCTAACGTTTTGACAGTAGGATCTAACAAAGTGACAAAGGGGACTTTTACAGAAAAATCACCAGGAACGTCTGATGTTATTATAGTAGTAACAAATCCATTGCCAGGAATAGGTCCCCATTCGTCCAGTGCAATATTGAAAGACGAAGTGGTAACAAGAATTTCCATACCATTGGGATTGACATGCCCCTTCAGCCTGAATTCATTGGCATTTGTTGGATAAGGACGAATGCTAATGGTGCCTCCAGGCACAAAAGCACTGGTTGATCCATTCACTAATTCTTGAATGGTAATAACAAGATTGACTTCAGTAGTAGATTCTCCTATAAATTTAGTGGTAGTTGTGGCAGAAAATAATCCATCAGAAGAATATTCTGTAACTTCTTCCTCAGCAAAGGGAAATGGACCTATAACATCTGCTAAAAAATTGGCTTGATAACTGAGTGGTCCTATTATAGAAGTTAGATCTGCTATTGATTCTGGAATATTCTTGTCTAGTGTAATTTCCCCAAGAAGATTTATGAGTGAATATATGTTGGCATAGTCATTTGTAGTATCATCCCAGGGGGATAGTATTTTCCTGATGGCTACATCAAGATCCAGCACAGCCCTGTATACATCTAAAATTGATTCTGTTTGTGAATAATGATCAACAATATCTGTTGAAGGAATAACTTTGTCTGGAAGATTTGTGCTAGAATAAGGGAGTGCAATGAAATTTTCCCATCCACCCTCTGGTTCTGTGTTGAATTGCCATATTCTATAAAGTAAGTTGCGTGCAAGCGTGCTATAATCAGACAAATAGATGTCAGAATATATTGATCTTTTTTGAACAAACCTTTTTTGTATCTGTGATTGAAGCATTATTCAAATAACTCAGACAAGTTAGATTTTACAAATAGATAGCCCCAAATGTCTTGGGCTTCTCCAGCAGTTAGTTTTAGTGTACCTGCTGATTTAGAAATCATAGTTCTACTGTGAACAAGGTTGGTGTCACGTTTTATTACACCTATGGAAGCAACATTTTGTGCTCCATATGGTGAGACAGCAACATCTCCAAGTGTCATATTGATTGCTGTTTCATTTCTCTCTGTTATTCTATTAGCTCTAAATGTTATGCCACCATCTGCTGCTGGAACTTCATTGATACCATAACGTTTGGTTGCTAAATTGGCCACTCCTTTTCTGACAGAACTCAATTTTGCCTTATCCCACTGGTCACCAGTAAGTTGATTAATTTCTGTTTCAATGTGATCAAGCAATAGATCTTGAGTTTCTGCAGAACCTATGGAGAACAGATCAAAATCAATATTGCTCTCAAAATTACCAGTATGTCCTTGAAAATTATGTTGTATTATGCCAGTGTCTATTGTGTTACCGTTGATAAATATATTAGTGATAGCCGTATAGGGTTTTGGATAATTACTTGCTGGTGCTTCATGATCTACATAGAAGATGAAATCATGAATGCCATTAGCAGGTGGATTGATTAGACTCGTATAGTCTACCATTTTGAAAACAGGAAGTTCATATACTGCTGATCCACCACTATTTAGATTATAAGCAAACAAACAGGGGGCATTACAAGTTAGTTTATTGTCCAAATCTGTTGATGATCTGGCAGTGGCCATATTGAATATTTCAATACTGTCAAAGTAGTCATCATTGGTAATAATTGGCCCCACTATTTCATATTGATCCTTTACACTATCACCAAATGTGGTGTCGTCTGTGAAATAATGTCCATGTGAGCCTGCTGCTGTGGTCCTGAAGCCAGTAGTGGGGCTTAGCCTGAATATTCTTTTGTTGGAAGTTATGTATAGATCAAACTGGCTTAACAACTGAGATTGATCTGGATAGTTGTGTGAGTGATTATTGATTAGGTGACCTAAATTATAAGAGCCATCATGAAAGGTGGTAAATATAGAACAATGTGTTTTATAGTGTTTGCCCATATCTCCAATTTCCACAGGAAATTTTCCATCTATTGTAGAATCAAGGTTTAGTGTCATGGTGCTGTCAGGACCAGCACTAATTGCAGAATTATAAGTTATAAGATGGCTATCTGTCTCACCCTTTTCATTGTGCAATACCAACAGACACCCAACAAGACTGTTGGGTACGTTGCCCAAATATCCATCGTCCATTAGATCACTTAACTCAATGTTTCGGCCTATTATAACTGCACTTCTAGTCCCCGTACTACTAAGAGTTATGTTTGTAGATAATGCTGTGGATAGAGAAAACGTAGTAGCAGGAACAACATAATGCCTCAGATCTCTAAGTATATGTATCTTTTCCCCAACAGCCCAACTCATTGTTCTAAGTCTTGGATCTATGTTTTGCACAATAAATTGAGAATTAGCAAATTGACTGACTTTTATAATAACCAGAACATCATTGATCATTGCAAGTTTGCCGTTATATTGGTTGCCACCTGGGGGAACAGTGACTTTTATAGTGGCAGATTCGAGATAGTCAATGCTGCCAGATTCACCGTCTGAGATGGTAAACTCGTCCCCATCACTATCATGCCATATCTCTACCTTAGTAGATGCCATAGACCAAGGAACAAGATTGTCTTCTGTGTTATTTACATTGTCAAGATCTATCAATAGTTGAGAGAACTGGAAGGGATTCTGTCTTGTAGAATAAGCAATTTGATAATTAGGCTCATCAGTATCTCCTGATTTGATGCTTTTTATGCCCACCCATATTCTAAACGACCTCTCATCGTCTAAATAGCCATTGAAACCACCTCTACGGAAGTCATAGAACAGAATGGGAGTGCTTGATCCATTATAGTCTAGTCCAAAGAATTCCCAATTACCTGTAGTTATGCTTAGAGATTGCTTCAAGTGGATAGCATAGACTTGATAAGCATTGATTTCATAGGATTCTGCACTGCATATATTAGAAACAAGTCCTAAATTGATGTAACGGACGATAGGATCTCCGTCATTATTGTCAGCAAGCACAAGATAATAATAACATTCACTGCTATCCCACTTTTGATCCCCACCAGTAGTGGTGTTAGTATCAAATGTTCCAAATCCATTGGGGGCTATTGCAACAAATCCAAATTGAGGCTGAACATACAGATTGGGATCAATGATTTTCTTTATGGAAAAATATGTTTCTCCACTACCATCTGATGGGTATATGATAGATGCATAATAGACCAAATTGTTGGATATTATTATTGAACCAATAGCCTTGCCAGGTGGATCATGTGATCTCACATATCCATCATTGTCTGCTTCATTTATGGTACAGGCATGATCAATAGAAAATATGGGATAATTTTCTAACGTATAATCTGCTGGATCATTGTCAGAATCAGAACGAACATTGACATTTCCTGGCAAATAATCAAATTTGATGGCACTTGCAGGATCATAGAGCCTATAATAATCATCAGCAGATGAAGTACTAGACATTGGTGGGGAGAAATATGTTTCATCCCATGTTTTGGTTTGGGAAATTTCTGCAATAAGTGATTGGGTCATGAAAGAAGGGGCACTATCATCATATGTTTCCATTAGGGCATTGTTCAAATATGTCTTATAGTAATATGGATTAGAATCTGGATTATCTCCTATTTGGGTTCTATATGGTTTAATATTATGAAAAGCACTAGGGAGATCATCACCATCCACACCTATTCCTGCCCAGACAGATGAATCATGATGATCAAAGCCCCCAGCACCTGCTGGCTGCATAAACTGTGCAGTTAATGGTAGCAAATTACGTTGATCAAAATATACATTGAGCAACTGGGCATTGAAATCTCCCACAGCTCTCTGGCTGGGAATGTTGAAAACAATACAGGCATTGTTGATGGCTATGGAGTTGTTTTGCAGGTTAGCCAAACTGAAAGTGCTGTCAAAATATGGATCAATATTATAATTATCCTTATCATCACGTAAGTGATGTGTGGCTCTATCATTGAACTCAGACCAGTTATTGTAATTTAGAGGAAGAATTCTAAAATGCTTGGATATGGCTGGTCTTTGTGGAACTGGAGTTAGGGAAGTGCTTGATCTTAAGAACTCATGGGGAAAAGTTGTGACAATAGAATATGTGCTATTTGTTTGAGGAACATCTTCATCGTCACCCGTGCCAAACCCTGGGTTGAGATATAGATATCCAAACTTTATGTTATCCTCACCCCATATGATATGAGATACAATCTTATAATACCTGGTGAGCGCTTCTGCGCCACGTTGTTCTTTTAGATATAGTCCGTTGTAGTCTCCGCTCACAGATCCAAAGCCCGATGTTTCAACGTTCATATATTTGACGCAGGCAAGTTCGCGTTCGGCTATATCATATTCGGCTATATCACGTTTCTGAACAGGATCCTCATCATTTGCTGGCAATTGAAGGGCTTTGACTACGAGGGCTCGATTATTAGTTGGCTGGAATCCATGTTCGTATTCTGGTGCCCACAGTTTTCTGCCATCTATATCATCATACATTTTCCACTGGATAAAGTAAGGAATAGAAAGGGGTAAAACAGTCCCAAAGTCTGATCCAACAGATCCAGAGACTGCTCCTGATGGAACGAAAGAATTGGCATCACCAAAACCAAATGAAGTGACTCTCAAATATCTAAGTTTAGCAGCAATTGAGTTGAGTTTAGAAATAAGACTATTCTGCTTTATTGCAAAATTGTCATAGGGAACACCAATGGTGTTGGTAGCAACATTTATATCAGAAACATATGATTTAGCAGCACCAAATGTGTCATTCACTGTTTGTAGGGCTAATGCATTGGTTTTTATCTTATCTGTAAGTAGTGTGGTGTCTGTAATGTTGGTGTTGGTAAAAGTATTCATTGCCAGTAAGCTTTTACATTGTTCAGATAGGACATTTAGTGTATCTATAAAGGAAAGCCTACCAAATTCATCAACATATCCATATGTAAGTAAGTCTTTTATCTTGAAATATAGTCCAGCATTTTTCCCAATGCTTGTGGTTGAATAACCATTTAGAATGAAGTCCCCATAAAATGTATCAAACTCATATGTTCCTGGCATTATGGTGCTTTTCAAGGCAACATCAGTGCCCAATAATATTCTAAATATTGTGCTGAAACCAGAATATGTATTGGTAAGAAAATTGAAAAGCCCACCAGGAACCCAGGCATCTTGTGGATTTGCGTAGTATGGTGGATCACTATTTGAAATTGCATCTATTGCAGGATCTGCTGGGACAATATAACCATATGTGTTGAAATTGATGAGATCATCTCTGCATTCAGTTAGACCTGGATAATAGGCGTTGCCCATTATAACAGGAACCAAGACGTTTGTTATTTTGCTTCTTATGTATTCATAATGTTCCAGTATGTTTTTGTTACTGAGTGTGGATCCCCTCCATTCTTTGGATCCTAATGCGTTTTCTAACCTTGTTATTATTGGTTCATAAATCAACAACATTTGGTTGGTATAATTGATAACATCGGTGATAGATGATAAAGATACTCCGCTGTCAGATGCTGCGTACATCCAATAATATTGGGGTAAACCGAGATCGTTGCAGAATTTTTCTGAAACATAGCGTGATGCACTATCTCTAAGTCCTATGTAAAAAACATCGCCATTAGAGATTCCAAGTATGCCGTCCGTATAAGTGATTGTACATATATCGCCTTCATTTTCTCCTGCAATATAATTTGTAATTCTAAATGTTTCTGATCCACCAATATTGGCAGACACAAACAATCCCACAAGACCGCCATCTATGTCTAAGTTACATCCTGCGGCAATACTGGCTGGCAGGTTGAAGGTGATTGTTTTAGCACTGGTATTATGCACCAATGATGTTATAGACCAAGAAAGGTGTGTAGGCTTTATTGCAGACCAAGTTTTACCTTGTGGCCCATGCATTGCCCAAGTTTGGTAATCACTATGTATCCTGAAATCAGTATCTTCACCAAAGCTGCTCAGATTGTGTATGGCTTTGTGATAAGAAACCAAATATTTGCCAGAAGTGTATTTAATTTCATTGGTTTCATCAGAAATTTGGCTGATACCTATACGTTCATTGAGCAATTTGTCTATACTATTAGACATGGTCACAAGACCATAATCTATATCAAGTACTGCTTTTATTATGTCTGAGAAATAGATGGATAATAGTTTTTTACCATCTTCTACCAATGAGTCTGTTGTATTGTCAGTGATACTATCAAATGGGAAGGATCCAAATATATCTGTGTCCCAGATTCTTCTAAGCAGCGATAGTCTCATATTGCTACTTGTCATATCTTCGCGCACGTATTCGGATCTTTCGTATAGATCGGCTTGTCCAATAGATGATCCTATTGATGCTAATAGCGATTTTGTTTCTCTAAAATCAGTCATTAGAGAGTGCTAATCCTTTTTTGTCTTCAGTTAGTTTTTGGTAACCATGGCTTTTTTGAAAATTATTGCAAGAAAAGACAAGGTTATGCTTTAACGCTTTACTTTTAAATATCTGATAAGTCTTGGGACGCCAGTTTCAGTATCTAATACCCCAAATCTGAGAACAATGTTGTTTGATACGAATTCATAAGCAATATTTTCTGATGTTGAAGATAGTTCTTCAGTCAGTTCATAGTTGCTATCAAATCCTTGTAGGTATGTATCAACTGACACAACAGAAGTGGCATTTGCAAAATCTATTTGAAAAACCCCAGTATCTCCATATATGTTCTTTTTAAGATCAAAATGCTTTAGTCCAGTATAGGCTGTTCCATTGTAAGCCAAGTAATCATCAGCACTAAACACCATCTTGACTGCAGACACTTCCTGTTCTATAAATGGAAGTAAAGCATTTCTATTAACATTGGTGGCTATCACTTGTTCTGTGCCATCATTGGTTATCACAGATATTGAACTAATGGATGAATTCATCAGAGGATAAACTTCTATGGTGTTAGAAGATAAATTTGTAATACTATCTTGATCAATGCTGATTGTAAGAACAATATCTGTTCTGTCAGATTCATCCATGCTTGCTATCCATCCTGTGTTTCTAACAGCCAGGTGTGGCTTGCCAACGACAAGGGCAGACAAGTCAGTGTAGCTGAGTTGATATTCAGCACTTTCTGGATTGGGTAACTTTGTAATAGTTGATAATAGTGGGGGCGTGATAACGCCATAGTCCGGGAAAACACTTGAAGATAGCGAGATAATATCATAGCTATTCCCACCAATCAATGGTGCCCCCTTGGTTATGTAAGGACGAATAATAGAATACCTTGGCTTTAGCAAGCTTTCAGTTAGTAATGAATTGATATTGTTCAACATACCATTTTGTGTGATAGTGTTGATATTAGATGTTATGTAACGGGCTTTAGTTGTAGCAAGCAATTCGTCAATGTCTAGACGCATGTCATATAAATCACCAACAGAATCTTCTATTAGTTGGTTGTATGCAGAGGAATCAACCTTTCCTTTGGCAATTATTGTTTTTATGTGTGTTTTCACAGCAAACCACCTACATGGCTAGATAGTTGATCAACAGCCTTGGCTTTAATTGATCACCCGAACATATATTAGCGCTACCTGTAACAGGCTGTAATAGAATAGAAAAATCACTTGATCCAAGCAAATTTCCAATGACAAGATTAGTTATATCAATAGCCTTATGCTGATATGAGTTATTAGTCTCTATAGTGATCTTTTTGCGGATTGTTCCACCAGATATAATATTTAGATCTAGCGTTGTGGGTGTTTCCAATTCTGATCTCAAATATAATAAAAGATATATGTTTTTTATGGGGGCAGATATTATTTCAGGACTAAAGTCCAGATCTAATGATATAAGTGCAGTTATTTCTTGCTCTATGTTGGCAAACACATTGTTACAAAGAATCTCTTGATCAAACGCAAAATCAAATTGATTGAATTGATATGCCACATGTGTCATAGTAGCATCAATTTCATTATTTGTAATATTTGACAATGCTCTGCTAAAATCCATGGCTTCATTCATGGTGTCCATGGTGTTTTGCATGGATCCAAACAGGTCATTAGTTTTATCACTATTTAGTGCCCCTTTATGATACATTCTATGAATAGGGAAGATGTCATAGATTGGTTCATAAGTATCTAAATAATCATCCAACATAAGAGTAATAGAATCTCCCAATTCACTGGTATTACCAGTTGGATCCTGTGCTTGAGCAGATATTTTGACAAGAGGCTTGGTTAGAGTATAATAAAATCTAAACATACCAGATTCTTCCACTGGTTTTTCTAGAGCATATAGAAATTCACCATCTGATAGCACAATCTTTGATCCTGGTTCTGACAAGCCATAAACAATTATTTGTGTAGGAGATTCTCTGTATACATATAATGTAGGAGAAGCAGGCTGTGTTTTGTCAAATTTAATGTTGATAGAATGAATATCTGTGCCATCTGTAGCCATGATTGAATAATATCCACTAGACAAGGAGTCAGATGATATGGATACTTCCCATTTGCCTTGAGAATCAACATGAACTTGTTTGACAATCTCAGCACCAATTTGTAAATCTATAGATTGGGCATCAGCAGTGCCAAAAATCCTAAGATAGTTTGTAGTACTATTATTTTTGGGAGAAAGTATTGTTATTGCCATAATTGTTACCAATTAAAAATGAATTTGTTGTTGGATAGCAACAAGCCAGTGTTGTTGCTTAATTGATCATCGTAGCCAATATCTTTTGACGTTTTGTCCATAACGATATTGATGGTTGCTGTTTTTATTGGGTGCTTATAATAAGCAATGCGAAGCTTCGTAGCAATTAGGCTGTCGGGCCTAAAGAATAGTTGCAACTTGCGATCATCTGTGATCTTGTATCCACAATATTTAGTAGAATCTTGATAAGTATTGATTATGAATTCGTAAAAAGGAATTGGTTTGATAAAATCTGGCTGTGATGATACAATATATTTGTCATCATCCGTAAATATTTTGATGAAGTCACTTATGTCGACTTCTGATGTTCCAGGAGTTGTAGAGTTATAGGATGTCATAATAATAACCTTGTTCATTGTGTCTTTTTTCATCCTGGCAGCAATACTCATTGGAATGGTTGTATCATTGCATGATGCACTAGATGTTAGTTCATCGTTGATATACACATTACAAGAACAATTGGTTACAATGATATTTGAACTGATATACTCTTCTGAAGGGCTATGTATGTAAAATAATACAGCGTCACCAAAGAGCTTATCGTCTGATTTGAATTCTTGTCGAATATGACCGAACAAGCTTCGAGATTCAATAGAATCATCTGACCAATCTATCGAAGTAGGATCAAAATCAACAGCCGTTTCGCTTTGCATGTGGGTAGTCAGACACCTACCACTGCTTGGGATGATCTTTGTAAATTCTATTGCTGGATATCCAGTAGGATAATCTGCAGGCAAAGACCACTGGTGTCTGTATATATCTTGCTTGTTACTAAATGTATTAACATTGTATTTGGAATTGTATATGTCTGTGTCTAAAGTTATTGTGGGTTCATATCCAATATTGTGATACAATTTAATGGTTTGATTAGGTAATGCTACTATATCTTCATCTACTATATCTGGCAAATGAATATTTATGAGAATGCTATTGTTATTATTAGAAACAACACCTTCATTCAGTATTGTAATTGAGGAGGCATAGATGCCAGAGTTGTTGTTGAGTATCCAAAAGTCAAATGAATTGGTTTTGTCATATTTGACCATGGATGTTTTGATATTTTTTATGCCTATAATGCCTACATATTCATTTCTCATTTTGGTGGGAGAACACTGAATGGTCATTGAATATGTTCCTGCATCCAATATGTTTAAGCAAAAAATATGGTATCCTGATTTTACGAATTCTATTGGATGGCCTGTAGAATCAGATATGCTTACTGACACATCTGGATTGATCAGCTCAATTTCTAAATAATTGATTGGCTTATGTGTTGTTATGCTAACTGATCCAGCAAGCCTGGTTTGTATGGTGGAGCTTAGTGTTGTGGTAAAATAACCAGAGCCAATATCACTGGATGTCACGTTGCCAATGATTGGCTTTATATTTGACAAGATTGGGGTGTCTCTATATATAACATCATATCCTGACATTATTAGTTTTTTATTATGGCTTATTATGCCATTAGACGCAATTTCCGTGCCATATGATGGGAAATCTACCGTTGTAACATTAGATGTTTGAACAGCTAGACTAGAAAGTTTGTCAGTAATCGAATTCAACACATATTGTGTGCGCAAAAAGGTCATGAGAATAGATCTATATGATTCTTTGGAATCAAAGTGGACATCTGAGGATCTACGACACAATTTATGCAGTATGGTATTTATTTTTTCAGGAGAGGATTGTTCATTGGATTTTATAGAAGGCAGTGTGTCTGCAAGATTATCTGCAGGTTCTTTGTCAAACATATTGTCAAGATCAAGGGTTGCACCAAGTTCTGCAGATTTACGTAATAGAAAATTGGCATGCTTATCTCTTTCACCCATTGGCTGCTAAAATCCTCCAATAGTTACATACTTTACATATGGACTATAAGTAGCAAAAGACGTCCCACTGGGTCTTTGTATTTCAATAACTATAGATATTGTACCATCAGAAGGATTGATATCTCCCATGAGTCCTTGTCCAACAGCATATCTTTGCTTACCCCTATATGAATAGCTCCTATTTATTGGTAATATTGGGTAAATGTTAGCATCTGATTTGATGTAATATTTAATGGGGTGCTGTATGTTGCCTACAATTTCTGATGGTATATGGTCATCAACATTGATAGATATTTCCTTGTAAGATGAAACATCTACAGGTATGGTGGTGATTAGTGCTTTTTCTACATATCTTCTATTGATCAACTGAATTTCACTAAGAATAATAGAATGTTTTGTGCCAGGAAGGGGCATAATTCCTGAAGAATATGTAGATTTCTGCATATTGAAATCAACGGCGAATCTTGCGTCTTCTGTGCCAAGTGTTGTTATGTCGTCCATATATGACCCCAGTTCTGTGGCAAAATAGTCAACATCAGGCGCATTCTGAAATGTTGCTCTACGGCCATATTGATTAAATTTATTGTCGTAATATACGGAGAATCTAAGTCCCTTGCTAGGATTAGATTTATCCAATTCTGATCCTATTTGCATTGAATAATCGCCGCGCAAATAGGCATAAGCCAATTGTGATTGGTATGAATATTTTTGGACAAAAGTGATTTTGAAGCGGCCAATTGGTTCTTGGGTATTTAGAGAGACAGGAATGCTGATGGCCCATACATCGGGCCCTACATCTTGATTAGTCAATTGATATTGAATATTGGATAAAGAAATTTTGAATCCATTGATTTCCACGTCATATAGTTCTGGAATACATTGGAGTTCTCTAACTAAAACGCCAGTTATCACAAGATTCTCAGCACGAGTGGCATTACGGAGTTGACATTCTATGGTAAGATAGAGCCCATCATCCTTGGTCGTGCCGACAATGTTACCGATCAAATCACGGGAATTCTTTGATGGATTTCTGGACCAAGACAGATTGAGTCCAGAATATTTGGTGCCATTGGCAAATCCCCCTGTTTTACCCACAAAATCTGTTAGTTTGATTGGTCTGCCATTTTCAGATATTTCGTACTTGCCTAATAGTGAATTGGTACCAACAATATTACCACTAAATGTTGTAGAGGACTTGGTTGACACATTGATGTGTTCATCTAATTTGCACAATTCGTATGAGAATATTGTATCATAATTATCGTCAAATAGAACCAGTGGATCGTCCCAAACGTTGCCGATATATTTGTTATTGATCAATTCTCTACAATTACCTGGATCACCATTGCCTGATATCTGAAACTCAGAAATAGAGGACATGCCCTTCAGAACATATTCATCTAAATGACCAAGACAACAGCCTGTTGCTGTTTGGCTATATCCTTTGCTCAAGTCTGCTTCTATCATTTGCCAGCTATGTAAACTGATTTGTATCTCATTGCTGTCTTCTATAATAAGAGTGTTTGCATCTATGATATTTTGGGCAATTTGCCTGATATTAGATAACATGCCATCTAAAACACCAGATGATGCAATTTCTTTACTATTTGCATCTAACAATTGTATTGAATTATAGTTGCCGTTCAGTCCATCACTGGTAGTTGTTAGTGGACCTATTGTTGGTAATTCGCCATAATGAACACCATCAAAAATAGCCTGATTATCACATAGTTTGCTAACAAAACTGGTTAGATCATTTTGTATTGTAGCTGGCATTGCTTGATCTTCTGTAATAGAAGACTTTATATTGTTGAGTATCTGATATAATAATTTATATTCAATCATGTTAGTTACATCTTGTGCTTCTTTTCTGTAACAACAAGAGCATCTACTGAGCTAATAGATGCATTTCTATCGTGGGTAATAAAACCCAGCCTTACGTTATTGCCATAAGAAGGATACAGCACCTTTACCTTGATATTAGGTGGCAAAGGTTGGGCAAACTTTATGGTTTGTCCAAAGTGCAGGTATTCATAAACAGGATAATCTGTGCTATAGGGCTTCAGTGTAGTTTGTGTTTTGTCAAAATAATGAGTAATATTCCTGGTATAAGGAGTCTGTCTTTGAATAGTTATTGCCTTACTATCACTATAAGTATAGGAAGCATCTACTGTGACAATGGACTCTACTTTACTGATAAAATAATCTGTGAATGTAATGGTGCTATTATTGAAATTGATGCTATAATTGACAGAATAAGGATCCATTTCAATAATTCCCCCACCACGTATTGTTACAAACGTGTTGCCCTGTTCATTTGGTATATTACTTGCTGGCAGATTAGAAATAGTGCTTTGTTCAATGGTAGCAGATTGTTTGCCTACAGATACATTAATTATTATATTTCCCTTCCCAATCTTAGAATGAGGAAACTGAAATGAGTTGGCTGACAGCTTTATTAGTGATATTGTCTTGTTGCTTGGGATTGATTTGTTAATGGCTTCTGAATAATATTCTTCTGCATGATGATCTGCCATGACAATAGTTGTGTTGTCTGCCGTATTGTCAATAAATTCGACAACGAGGGGGTGAGGTATTTTACCATCAACCAACTCATTTGGATTGAGCTTGGTAGATGCCAATAAATCGTGATCAACAAATACTGGGCTACCAAGCGTAATTGTGTTATCGTCATCTAACTTATCAAATATTTCAGTTCGATTAGGTGTTAATGACGATATTGTAATAATATTTGTATCCGTATATTTGATCGAAGACAGAACTCCATCATCAGTTGCCAAGGCTGCTGTTGCATCGTTTAGAACTGCCGCGCTATTAGGTTGTTTATTTGTATCAACAGGATTGATTACTCTATCTTCTAGACTATTGAAGTAATATCCAGACACTGATTGATCATTTACATATACAAAAATATGATTACCAAATTTAGAACAGGTGAATTTGAATCTTCTGCCTGTTTCACACCTAAATTGACTTATCACTCTTTTATTTTCTTTGGGAACAAATAATTCAATTTCGTATAATGCCCCAAAGGATGACGTTGTTTTGGTCTTTATTGTATAGAGCGTGCGTTTATCTTCGTCTAAATAGTCAATTGTTACGTATATTTTGTTTATGTCAGTATTGGTAATATCAGCCAACAAACGAATTAGTTTGTTGTCAGATGTTGTGTTACAAGGAATCTCATATGATTTGCCATTGTAGCCTATGTTGAATAATCTAATTCTCACAGAACTTCCCATCATGTAATTCAACATAAATTGAACTTCAAGATATTTTGTTTTGCTTGCTGTTTTATACGTGCTGGTTACGAAATTTCTAACGGAAGAAAGCCCACGGTCTGGCATGTATTTTATAGTGCAGTGAAAATCTTGCCCTAGATCGTCTGATACAAGTTGATAAGCAAAGTTTTTGGGAGAGATCCCAAGACCATCTGCATCTGTAACCATGTATTCAAAATCTACCAAGCATTCTGTAAGGTGGTTGTTATAAACGGTATTGAATGATCCATCCTCTAACAGGAAATTGACTAGTTTTGGATTACTGCGAATAGATGCTTCTGAAAAAATAAAAATGTCATGCGAAGGATCTATCTTGTTTCCAAATGTATTGTCATCAACAGAAATAAAAGTGGAAATGTAATCTGTTGTATATTTTACATCTATAGGCTGCACAGAGAGATTACTAACAACTGATTTGGTTATTGGTTTGACTGTTTTTATTAAGACCAGATCATTGCCAAAATATGAAGTAGATTTAATGGTAAATGCCCTATCTAATTCATCTTTCAGTTCTTGGGTCATGGATCCAATATTATATGTCAGCCCGTCATAGCAATCAAAATCAAAGATTGGATTCATATATCTAATGTTTTCTTCATAAGCAATTGGTTTTAGTAGGGCTGCTCCAGAGGCTGTTCTTATTGAGTTTTTTACATCTATGCTGTAAAACCCAAACTGATATTTTAATTGATTATCTCCAGACTTGGTTATTGCATTATCAATGGCTCTTTTTAGGGTGGCTCCAGATGTGTCTCCCAATTCCGTAACATGTTGTTTGATATCGGCATCAAATCTTTCAATTGGCTCTGACCATGGCTTGGAATGATCAAAAACAAGATTGCTAGTTGGCTTGTAGTTGAGCATTTCATATAGTAGATTGGTAAGATTGATGTTGCTAATCTGATCATTTGCAGCAAGTGCTGTGGTTACAACAGAATAATTAGGTTGAGACAAATATAGAGTAATTGAATGTGCTATTGCTCCATCATTGCCTATTATACCATATGAGCTCGTTATATCGTCGATAGTGCTTACAGAAGTTCTTGGTATGTTTATAGTTGTAGGACCATTGAGTTCAATAAATTCACTTCTATCAAGAATGCTTACGGATTTGCCATTGTTTCCGTGTAAGACAATGTCGATCAACACCATGGATGTAAATGGATTCAAATATATTTCATTGAAGTTAGTTATATTTGATAAACTAATGTGTAACGCTATGATAGCACCAGAAACGGATTTTTCTTGGTATATTCCTTCGGGCAACCATGATGGTTCTATGGTTATTTCTTCGTTACTAAATATTTCTCCCACCCAAAGATTCTCTAAAAACATTTCGTCTGGGTTGGTTAGGTAAGAAATATTGCCTGTAGACGATAAGACCGTTGCACTGGCTGTTATTTGATCCCCTATATGAGTTCTACTAACAGATGTCAATGGTGCGTTTTTGAGAACGCCAGATTCATAGACCATGGTGCGGGGCACTTGAATAATGGAACTCGTTTCTTGCGGAATGTAAAATTTTGGATCTGTTTCTAATGGATTGGTTATCCCAAAATCAGCAAATAAACGCCCTGAAGATTTGGTGGCATCTGCATAGGCTTGTCTGGCAGCGTTCAGCATTGATTCTGCCTTCCAATTAAATGTCTGTGCTAGTCTATCTAATGAATCAGCAGTGTTTGTGGAGTTTTCTACAATGGTTACCAGTCCATTTATGTATTCTTCAAACGATTGTCCACGAAATATTTTCATATTATAGCCACTTTATAGTCAATGGATCAGATGGTTCTAACGCAAAGCCATCTGCATCTACACAAGAAACCACCAAATAGTCTTCAGGTGGACTGATGGATGGTTGGTCTAAATACATATGATTATATCCAACAGCATAGACTCCTTGATTGCTTCCAAAAATTCTTTCAATTTTTATGTAAAATGTATCTGTGGTACTAACACTTACATATCTATCTAAATAAACTTCAGCATATCCTGTGCTCAAATCATTGGTGTTATTTGCTAATATAAGTGCTTCTTCATCGTTAGACTCAAAAATCATTTTGCCTAAGAGAAGTGAATTGTCGTAGTTATAATCATCTGCCAAACTAATGTATACCATATCTGATATAAATTCTGTTCCATCATTGATGCCATAGGTAACAGTGGAACGTTTGAATCTATTATCATGCATGGTTTGAAGAACCAATGTTTCGTCAACATCTTTATAGCAGAAATCCACTCCTGTTGGATCACTGTTTACAAACATAGAATAACACCTAGATTTGTGATAGTATTCTACATTCTCTGAATCTACTGTGGTGCCACTTGCAAGACTGAATGTATATGTATATGGTGGGTTGGATATGTCCATGGGTATATTGTGGTAAGCCAATATGCTAAAATCACCAATAGTATTGGGCATAATTTTTGTCGTAGATGGGTTGACAGAAACCTTAAATGGATCTCTAATTTCCACAATATGAGTTGTTGACCATGTGTTGCCATTGTTATCAGTAGCAACAACTGTTACAAGATAATTGCCTTGTGCTGTATATGTATGAGTAGCTGGGTTGGCTGCTGATGTAGTAGTATCACCAAAATCCCATGCATAGGTAATTATGGCTGCAGGTAATGGATTATTTGTTGTTGCTGTAAATGTTATGTTGCTGCCAACAAAATATATGTTTCTGTCCTCAAAAGTATAATCAGCAGCACTCAAGTTGATCTGTGCACTGGTTATGTCATATAATAAAGCAACCTGTGTAGTATCAGTTTTAACAGTGCCCATGTCATCAGTAACAGACAAACCAATATTACAAAGAGAATAATATTGATAAGTAAATCCAGTTGTATAATCAGTCAGTGCTGTAGTGGGGATGTATGTCCCCTCTCTGATAAATACACCAAGCCATGGTGGGATCCATTCTGTAGATAATACAGAATATTCTCCAATTAGCATAGGCAGAGATTGATATATGGTCCCAAGTTTGGTTGTATAACCAAAAAAGGTTGCTGGGACAGAAACACTGCTTCCATCATCAGAATCAGATGAACTGCCCCAGCAACATTCACCCACTGCCAAATTCCATATAAAGAAACCAACACATGGGTCAGTTGTAGACCCAAGAGGTGTTGAGTAGAATTCAAGAAGTGGCCAACCAGTTATACACAAAAGCTCCTCCTCTGTGTCACTGTTGATTATGGGGTCTGAAGGATTTGATTGAATATACTCGGTAAAAGATGGGGCTGCCTCATTAGTATATGTTGGGGGTGTTCCATATACCATAAAATATGGCATATCATTATTGAGACAGGAGAATTCTGGATAGGTAATACCATCAATAACATTGTAATGTCTGTAAGTTGTTTCCAACTCAGCTGCCCCCGATTCTATCCATGGGATCCATATCATTGTTGTGTCTCTTACTGGGTGCTCATAGGCAAAGAATTTGCCATCAATGCTTGTGTTTAGTAGTTGAAGTCCTGGGGGGATGCCACCATATCCTCTGTCGTATGTAATAGTAGCTTCTAGGGTTTCTACATTGGTGTCTGTAATGTCAACCACTAAATAGCTATTTAGTGTTGATGCTATCAAACTGAGATTGTTGGCATCAATATTGGTTGGATCTGATGGATCATAATATCTAATAACTGCTCTATGTCCAAATTCGTTGAAATATGAGGTTTCATCAGACCAACCAAGAAAAACAATATAATTAGAACACCCTTTGCTGGCCCCTCCATCTTCTCCGAGTTCTATTTTTCCTGCATCTTCTCCCCCGTCGCAGGCATCACAATTAGTGATTCTTACAAGAACATATCTTATTCCATCCATGTTATTTTGTATATCAAGATTGAGTCTACATGTTATGGTAGTAGCAGCATCTGCATCAGCAGTTATGGAGAAGTTGACACCCAAATTGTCTGATGTTGTCCATGCTGGAGTGCCTATAGGGGTTGCAGGAGGCAGAATTGGATGTCCAAATGAATACTCACTGGTCGTTAGGTTTCCTCCTGTTGTTATGATTGGTGCCGCATCATTTGGCAGTATGTTCATATGAGGATCTAACAAACTGCTATAATTTATGGTGGTCATATTGATGTTGTTCAAGTCAACAGCAGGATCCGGAGCACCGGCACCCACATACATTATTGGAGAGATCCATATTTTCATTCCGTCTTTGAGGCATGTTCCGTCGTTATCTATGATATCAATGTCTACAAAGCTTCGTTCATTTGGTCTTAGTCTTTTAGAGCTAAGATTTACAGATACACAAGCACCGGTTCCAGCATTCCATGCTACTCGTTGGGCTGTTATGGGGGCAGCTCCACCCCCCTCATAGCCCAAGATATCATAAGGATCAGTAGTATCTTTGTTGCCAGTTACATTATTGAAGGTTGAGCTAAGACTATTGTTGATAGAAATAGTAGCATCAAATTCATAGAACCATTTATTTGTAGCACTGGTGAAGTAGTTTTCTATCAACCATTCCCCTTTTAGTAAATAAAACCTTGGACAATTATTGAAATATATGTATGACTTGCTATAAGGAAGGACAACACTACTCCCACCAAGGGTTGGGTGACCACCTGGTGCCCCCCATGTTGTGGCAGGTATGCCTAAGTCTAAGTAGAAATAAGACAGAGCAGTGTGTATAGTATCTGTGCCATCAGTTAGCCTGTAAGGACCACTTAGAACAAGGTCTATATCAGTACCAGGATTGGTGCCATCTAATTGAACAGATCCAAACAAACCAAATTCAAAAGTAGTAGCTCCATTTACACAATCATGCTCACTACCAGAACAAATGGGGAGACAATAGGGCCCCACACTTAATAGTTCACAACTGGAACCAACAGATGATGATCCCACAGGAACAGTGGATTCTACAGGTGTTGGATAATATCCTTCACACGCAGAGGGGTTAATACGGGTGCCACCAGCAAGTTTTTCATAGTATTTTCCTATATCACGAGCACCGCCATATCTTCTGAGGAGTTTTCCATCTACTATTTCAAACAAGTTAATTGAAGGATCATTAAAATTATATGAACGCCATGTGCTGGTTGCCATGGCTTCAGATATGTTGTCGGTCATGAAGGTACCATGTGTTGTATAAACAACAGAGGGATATTTGTCTGTTGATGTAGTACCAAGACAATCGAATGTCCACAAATATGTGAACGGAGCAAGTCCTCCAGATATCCATGGTTCTAAATCGAGTGTTACCGATCCTAAAGCAGGTGGAGTGCCGAGGAGATTGTGGAATTGATAGTTTTTAATGATTCTACTTGTCATTTGATAATTAATCTACCTCTCCATCAATTTCAATGTTCATTGGTGGAACAACAGTAATGGGACCAACATACTTAGAGATCATATTGCCTGAGCTATCATATGCAGTTGCAATAGCACTAAAAATCTTTACATCACTTGATTCATTAATATACATATGAACAGGATTGGGGTCATTACTTGTAAATTGATCTCCAAATGACCACACTATTGTGATAGGATCTGTTCCTACAGCTTCTGCAAAAAATTGGACACAGAGAGGTGACTCTCCTCTCAACAACATTGATCCAGAAGTCTCACATAGTTTGGCAGATACGGTTAGTTTCAATGGTGCACTTTTATCATATTTTACAATATAGCCAAATCCTGCCCTAATATAGTTGTCTATAGCTTCAGCTAGCTCTTGCTCACTAAATTTGCCATTTTGTATAGAGGATTGAACAGATGCAGGTAAAGTTATAACAAGATTTCCTGGTGCCACCACATCTTGTGGTCCTACATCAAAATAAGGAAGGGCAATCTCACCACCCCTGGTTCTTGAATCAATAATATTAAATCTATTATTTGAAAGCATATTTATGATACAAAGCCGTAGAAGCAATCCATTATATGAAGGTGAATCTGGGTTAAATATGTTGTCATCGAAACTTATTCGCACATTATCAAGATACCCCAAATTAACGATTGGATATATCTTATCATACCCACCAATTTCTGGAACTCTCAGATCTATTGTTGTTGGTAATAAATAAACATGTAAATTGCGTTTTAGTAAAGTATATGAAGGCATATATTTAGAATAGAAATCAAGCAACTGAACAGAATTGTAGGCTTGGCTATTGATCCTGGGATAGCTTATTTCATTGCTGCTGGCTAACGTTGTGCCATCATATAATATGGCATCCAAATCAGCAGAAAGATCATAATCTCCAATAGATTTAGGATAGTCTCTTGTGTCAAAGACTAGATCTACAAAATCTGTATAGTATTGCCCTGATTCATGGGATGACATTTCTTCTATTACAGATTCAACAGAACAATAGTGACCAGTGGCTGGATTAAAGTCCAGCAGATACTTGGTGCCATCTGCTATTTCTAATTCTTTGACCAAATAATAATCTTTTACATATAGATAACGAACGTATATTCTATCTGTTTTGAGTCTTCTACTAAGATCTATACCAAGATCAATAGTACCACCATAGGAGTCTATTGTCATATTGTAGTCATCAGGAGTATAGATTTCATCACCAATGGTTACTATTATATGCCCTGTTGTGTTGGTGTCTGGATCTGTTACATTTCCACCCATAAAAATTGGAGTGTTGCTTACTCTAATCTTGGTGTTGGTAAAGGGTGTAGCCTCTTCAAGGGCTTCAAAGATAATACTATTGCTATTATTGGCAATATCTTCTTCTGCTACATTGACTCTGTATGTCAAGCCTAATTTGATTTCTTGATTGACATTGTCCTTAGTAACATGGCCATCTGCTGTTATAGTAAGCCCAGCACTTTGCAACACTGTCTGTATCTTGGGAATTATGTTACCAGTGAGATCTGAACTCAGTGTAATAATATCCCCTTTGTATGAAACAGCATTGAACAAAACTGCTTGGACAGGTGACACTTCATTAACAGCAGAAGTATGTACAAATCTGTCAAATCTAATTATTTGGGTTATGTTGCCCCTGTGTATTCTGATGTTCCATGGATCATAAGGTGTTAGGGCTGAGGATTTGCTAACAGAGATATCATTATCAAGGGTTGTATAAATGGGCTTACCGTTTTTCACGGCTCTTGGATAAATCGATGTGTCAAGATCTACGGGTGTTGCCACTATGTATTCTGAAAAATTGTTTTCATATCCTGTCATTTTGCCAGCAGAAGTATTGCATTTATCATATTCCACTGTCCATATTTCATGTGGTTGTTTGTTAAGATAGAGGGTAATATCAAAGGCATTGTCTATTACCGTTGTAGTTTCACTCAATAGATCCGTTATCAGAGCAATATAGTCAAGTCCATTGATCAACAGCCTTCCTTGTTCATCAAATACCTTGAGATCGTTACCTATGTAAAATAGTTCGGATGAATCATAGGCAATACCACCTGGATCGTTCTTAGACGCTCTGTAATAAGCAATACCAGTATCTATGATGCCCATGTGTGAGTAAGTAAGTGGGAACTGATAGAAAAACGGGATGGGATCATCAGGCAAAAACGCTCTTTCACCATGAAATTGAATAGAAGTGTATCGAGTAGCCCAATCAGTTTCTCCCACTGGTGTACCCTCAATGAGTCTGTGTGTTTGCTTATACAATATATCTTTTATAGCAGCTTCTGTTTGAAGTGTATTTGCTATAATTAGGTTTTTGTCAATAGAACAATCGTTATAAACACTAACACCCAGATTGATCTGTTTGGTGTTGTCTATTGACAGAGCTGGAGAGAACAGCAGGGTAGAATTATATGAGTTATCATAATCTATAGTGTTGTTATCATTTGCTTCTGTAGTATTGCTAAAATGACACACAGCATATTGTCCATCTACTATGAGGTTGACAACAGAAGTATTTACCAATAGTTCTGATAGTTGATTATCAATATTGACATCATCAAAAGTAACTATGTTTTGCTGTGGTACAATATTACTGGTTGTTCCTTGACCAGCATATTTCAAGATAATATTGTTGTTGAATGGATGTGACATAATTTACATCAATAACTCAGCAATAGCATCATAGAGTGAAGTTGCAATAATAGGGGCCACTTGACTGCTACTAATTATTAGTTCGTAAGCATTGACATTGTCTATTGATACAACTACCATATAGTGATAATCTGTGCTCAATAGTGTTGTTTCTACAACAAAAGAAAATGATCCATGTTCATTAGATTCACCACTTAGATCTTTGAGCACAACATTGGGATTTGATGGATCAAGTTCTGTAAAAATATATTGATATCCAGTAACTTCTGAATTTTCAATGACTTCAATAGCAGATATTTGGTATATGCTGATAGCCACATTACGATCAGAAATAAATGTATCGTTATGCGTAAGTCTACCACTAATTATTATGTCATCACCAAGAGTATTGCTATTAGCACTTAGTCCAATATGGGTTACTGGAAGGGTGCTGTTAGATCCAGCAACATACAAATACCTTGATCCTGTTAGCAAAGGATCTGTTCTCATATTGGTACTTTTTTCACCACTACTGTCATATATGGCTCCAAAAATTGTTTGAGGATTGCTAAACACAAGATCAAAACTGTTATTTCCTATGTTGTCTGTGTTTTTGATAATTTTGAAAGCATCTTTTATTTTATAATATACATCAATAGGATCACTACCAATGTAATTAAAGTGATATATGTTGTCTTCTATATGATCAAAACCAACAGATGGTTCTGTGTATAGTAAATCTGTATTCAAGAAACTTAATTTTCCTATCTTTTTTTCTATATCTATTGTCTCTTTGATGCAGAATTCTCCTGTTTGAAATAGTCTATGCTTATTGATTGTGATAGAATATTTGGCAATGACACTTGAAACAGATGATTCAACAATGCCAGTGCCCACAACATACATTGTGTCATTGAAGATGGTAAACCTCGTGGCTGTTATGAGTTCTTCTAAAATCTGACAACCTACATTGATGAAGGTGCCATCTTGATTATGAAATTCTGCTACGAAACATATGTTGGGAGCATCTGTATTGGCATGAGGAATGCCTGCACTGGGTTGATGGTAACACTTGACAAGAACAAATAAAGAATCTTTGTAATAACAGACATCTTCAATAGTGGTATCATAAAAAACATGAAAGGTTCCACTGGACACTTCCAAAGATGTATCAAACTGTTCAAAGTTTTGTAAATCATAGGTTTTGTCTATAACTAATCCATCAGGAATATTATTTAGTATTCTAACTTCACCATCTACAAAGGCAAACGAACTATTATTAATTAGACCAGTGGAATGTATTTGATCTGTCGTTGGGTATTCAATTCTTGATGATTGCCATTGTGCGATCTGATTGCCAACGGCATCGAAGTCAACAATAGACACCTTGTAATTTGGTAGGTTTTCTGCAGAATAGTATAATTGATTATGTCGATATTCAGCAGAAGTTATTTCCCATCCTGCTCCCGCATCGATTGTGAATAGAGTATTGTTATTAACATCAGAGATGATATTGTTTGCCTTGACGAACCTCAATTCATCATTGTATGTAAAAATATCTATTATGTCTGCAATGGTTATTTCCAGATCCTCTACAAATTCATCAAATTCCCACTGGTTACCCACAATAATATTAATAGGCTTTTGTGTATTAATGTTGTTTCCTAATAAGGTAAATTCTTGTGTGGTATCTACTATATTGTCAAACAAATTTGCAAAATTGCTTGATCCATAAATATTTGGATTGAAGAATTTCAACATATTGAGATTGTGTAATGTTATCTCATTGTCTGTCAGTATAACCCCTTCATCTTGAACAGTAGGTAGTGGATAAAAATAATAATCATTGTCAAACAAATAGAATCCAGACTCAACATAAGGACTCCATCTTGGGGTCAGATCTTGATAAACAGTAATAGCTGTGGGTTTATAGATAATAACAGCCACAATGTCAGGAGCAGTTGATGCAAGCACAAGTTTAATGGTTTTTGTTTTGGGATAGTAATCCCAATAATTGTTGGTTTGAGTTTTGTCATATCTATTAAGTTTGACAATGCCATCTATATCATCTGTGGTTATGCCAATGGGTTTGTATATTTTATTATAATCTAATTCAGGAATTTCATCTATTGAGCAGTATGCTACTACTGTTGATTCTGTAAAAAGACCAGGTGGTGTGTTTTCAAGTAATAGTTCTATTGGATCATTAGCATCATTGCCCCTATCTTTTCTCTCAAATAGAATGGTGAGTGCTTCATAAGGATTGAGTTTTGTTACAATCCTGTCTGAATTGTCTTTAATATGATAATCTATTTCTCTATACACTGTGCTACTCCACGTCAACTACCATCACATTACAGTGTGGTAGTATTGTGCTTATTTTGTCATTGAAATCAGCATCAAGCCAACTGACTGTTGTGCCTATTTGTGGATCAATGATGCCATTGAACCAGTTGTCTGTCAATTCATCATCAATAATAAATCTCAATACTTCTGCTGGGCTAACTGTATGCTCAAATAATTTAGAGCCATTTAATATAGTTGTTTTGATCTTGGCTGCCAAACACCAGTTGCTGGTATATTCCATGCCAGCATGTTGTAATAAGTGTTTGACAACACCACTGCCTGGTATGTATTTGGAATAATTATCTGTGATCAATCCATAATAATCATCACCTTCATAGTCATCTGGACTTCCTACATAATCTGCATAATTAGCAAATCCATATAGAGATGCATAGCCAACACTTATATCAGGACACCAGGTGGTGCTGTAATCACTCCTGATAGTTAGCACATAATTGTTGCTAAGACTTGGTAAAACCACCCTTGGACGTCCATAATCAGGATGGGTTGCTGGTAGTCTGGTCATTGAATAAATTTCTACATCATCTGGATCAGCAAATGTAGGAGGATAGCCAGATACATAGCCAGCAATAGTGGGCCATATTGCTTCTGTGCAATACTGAAAGAAACGCTCAGGAGGACCGGCCTGATAATCCCCGTCTCCACCTGTTAGATATAGTTGATCGTTGTTGTCTGTTATATTGAATCGATCTAATACGTAACCCTCATGGAGCCTAAGATCGGTTATGGTAAATGGATTAATTCCGTCTATGTAAGAATCTGCCCATGTTTGCCTAATAATATTGGCATCATGTTCGTTGAATATTTCATTGATCCCAGATCTATATGGGCTATATTCTCCTGCAGATTCATAATTAGGCCAATTCACATGTGCCTGCTTGGTCTTGCTTGTGAGTGTAAAGGCTATATCTGTATCAAGTGTAAACCCAGACGAAGCCGAAACATCTATTATTGTTTTTTTGCCAATAGTTTTTGTAACAAAAATTATAGTTGGTATTTGATACCAAGGCACTGCTGCAGCAAAGTCTAGCCCAAGAAGCTCCCATTTGTATGTTTCTCCATTGGAAATACACACGGGAGTTTGTGTTGCATAATTATCTGTTTTGAATCTCTTTTTTATGAAGCCTATGTCATATAAAGTGATATCATTGGGGAAAATTGGGGCTATTGAATAACTTGTGTTGGCACTTGTGTCATGCCCATCTCCTTTGCCAAAATAAAACAATGGCCTAGATTCTAAGCCATCAAATTCCACTTCTTTTTTATCAAAGGCAGCAACATCATAGCCAGCAAGAGCAGCATGGAATTTGGTTTTGATATGTATTCCTATCCATAGTCTTTTAGCATCATTGGAGCACAGAACAATGTTTTTATTATTGTCTGTTTCTCCTTCTCCTATTGTTATTTTATATGATGCCAGATCTTCCCAAGCAGAAAGCAAACTTGTTGCATTGTAGTTATCAGTTGATGGTGGTTGAATATTGTTATAATCCCCAAACAAATATATTGTGAATTTTGTTTCTCTGTCTGCTTTATAAATGTCTTCTCCACTGATTTTTACCCATCGTTCTACATATATCTTATGATCAAGATCATCTATTGTTTGTATTCTATATGATGCCTGGTTTCCTTCTGATTCATATGCCAAGTCAACAAAAGTATAATCAGAATCTATGTCTATTTCTGTTGCAGTGCCATCTATTTTTAGATAATATTTACCATTGCTTACATAACATCTGTCCCATACATTCTGAAAATTTGGAATAAAGTGAGAAGACAATAGATCTAAAATATGAACCCCAGGTCCTTTGATGATATTGTCAAAATACATATAAGCAAAACTATTTATATCAGATCCATATTGTTTTTTTGATATCATATCAGGTGGGATTACTGGAGAGATACCATTAGATGGACCATTACCCGTATTTTGGGCATTTATTATAGGAATAACTTGTTGTTGTGAAGAAATTGTTGGACGAGCGTTGGACTCGTTGCATTCGTTGATAAACGCGTCAAGCCTTGGAGATTGAATGCCACCAATATAGGGTTTCAGTTGAGTATTAGGACTTGTCGTATCATAGTTGTTGTCTACTATATCGATTACGTTGTTGTATATTGGGCTGTAATACGGAGCTATGTATAGGTTGTTACCAAATGAGTAAAGTGTATTGTCAGTATCTAAATTTGTTTCTACAAATAGTAGTGGCGTAATTTGTGGGCCACCTATTGTATAACAAGGACGTTCATTTGTCTGGCCAGACACACTAATAGTAACGATAACTCTGCTTGATGCCATCTTGGTGGTATCATATTGAAAGTGAGTATACAAAACCTGATCAAACAAGTATAAATTATTGTCTGCAATATTATATGTAGACATCCCAAGAATAGCAGAGTTCAGTGAATCTTTGATTGTGATAGTTATGTAACCAACCTCAGGTCTTGGAACATCTATGGATTGTATTTTTCTAAAATAGAAGCTAAATAACATTTGTGTTTTATCAGGTAAGGCTTCTGATATTAAGTAGTCTGATTCAATAGTGGCCTCCCCATATATTTTGGCAAATCTAACGTTTCTTGATCCAAATGGTCTTGTTTCGTAGGTGGGATCAATGTCAGTAGTAATTGTCCAATAATAGATGTCCCAGGCTGGATTACTTGCACTGAACGGAAAGTATAGTGAGTCAGGATCAGAGAACTGATCTGGAGCATATATGGGGATTTCCATTTGTGTGCTGCAGTGCAACATATTGTGTAATATTCCATTATATGTCATATTATACATAAATTGCTTGGGAGAATAACCAGAATAGATATGTCTCTCTGTCATTGATTTTCTGCCCAGCACCACAGACACATCAACATCTGCTGGCTCAGGATTATAGAGCCTGAGATCTGTGTTGTCTCCAATTCCTGGTTTAGTAAATGTCATAATAGGTCACTGTCGGCCTTGGTGTGTATCAAATACAACGAACGATTGAGGTCTACGTTGTCCCACCATGTGATTCTATTATAAATAAAAGAACCCCAATCATATTTATTCTTCAAATATTGCATAGTGGCAATATCTGGATAGTCATAATTATCCATAAACAAATTGGTATAGTCTATTACGCTTTGCACAGTAATATCGTTGATATCTTCTCCCGTGAATCTTGCTAGTTGTGCTCGAAGCCCAAAGTCTGTGCTATTAGCATATCGAAGCACCTCTTCATCAGCCAGTGTGGTGGTGCCAAACTCATAGTTCAATCTTGTTGAGTATTCCCCGTCAGATTCTTTATTATGTCTGTAAAGATCTAACAAATACCCCCATGAGTCTAAGTCATCTGTAATGTTCAGTGGTATAACCTCGTATGGTTGTCCATTTACATAAGCCACAGTCTCTATAGGTCCAGCATATCTTATGATAGTGTATTGGCTTTTGATCAAACACTTGTTTTCAAGAAAAGGATCTTCTAAAAATAGGTCTATAGAATTATCAGTTTTTTCTATTTCAACAAAAGTAGAATCTGTGATCAATACATTGCTTGCAAACTTTTCATTTATAATCCCAAAACAATTAGCAAAACCTGTGGCTGTATTAACAAATTTACTATTATAATATCTGTCAATATCATCCAAGTAAACATTGATTGAATCTTGTATAGAAGAAAAATATCTCTGCATATTAGACACAGGACTCCAAGCACCCTTCATCCAAGGTGGCATTCCCACAGTATCAAGATATTTATAGTTCAAAACATCATGAGTATTTTCAATTATTTGATATGTTGTGGGAACTATTGGTTGCCCCACTTCATTTAGAATAGCAATAAATACACTAGAATCTACATAGTGATTAGCTGTGCCCATTACTGTGGTTCCAGCAGCAAGTCTCCATTCTTGGCTGCTATCTACTTTAACGGTTGAAATTATACGGAATTCTGCCATGATTAGCTAGTTCTAGTATTGATATCCAAGAATAATCTCGAAATTATCGGGGCCCTCCAAAATGGTTGAACCCGTTGCATCTAAATACATAGACACATCTGCATATCCATTGTTAGGTTTTATGGTGTTGAAAATCCTTATGTCAGCATTTTTCTCATACAATCCGTTTGGATCATCTTCAATATAGTTTAGATCAATGTCAGATGTGTCTGGAGCACTGCCAATATAAGCAGTGATGTCTTCAATAGTGGGTGAAGAAGGAAAATATCTCCTGCCAACTGCTACATATTCTAAATCTGAATAGTCAGTTATGTAATTGACCTCCACAAATTCTGTATCCACAAGAGCTGCCCCAAGAACTATGCTGGTCTCTTCACTATCTTCTGTTATTGAATATTGATCTATGCCTACGCCTTCTACCATGTTTTCTAGTATGTAATAAGACATTGTATAATTACCAGCACCTGCGTCTAAAACAACGCCAGTAATAGTGATAGAGTCTATGTTATAAACTATTGTTGCTTCACTTATGTCTACAGGCGTAGACGATTCGTCAAGCAGTTGCGTTACGTATAATATGGGTATTGGCGAACCATCTATAACTGAAGAACTATATTTAGTAACAGAAGTATTTGTTAGTGCAACAATATATGTGCCACCCCCCATATCTGTAACTGTTACTGCCTGCTCAAGTATTTCAACACTCTTACGCACGATAGATAAATAATTGCCTAAGCCGTCTTGTGCTATAGCATTAGATGTCGTGAAGGTGGCGCCAGGCCCCTCGAACACCTCATTTTCGGCAATTCTTTGTAAGGTAGTGCATTTGACGTTAAGCCAACGATGAAAAGCAACTTGATCGCCATTGCCAATTTGTGTTGCTGGGTCAAACGAGCCGTCTCCAGGATCGCATGCGACGTTTTGCTCATTTACGGGGTAGACGTTGATTACACTGTTTATCGCAATATTGTTCTCATCTCCCGAATCATCTTCTGCTGAATTTACGATTCTAAAGTTTCGTGTTGTGCTGGTCCCGCCACCTATTACATACCCACTGGCATTCCCGAATTCCAACGGAAGATCTACGGCTACTGGTAAATCCGATATTATCTCATATATGTTCAGTATCACATTATTAGCCATGGTGTTTTGACTCCTCTTTTAGCCTATCCCGCCGTCACACGAATCTCTATAGATGTATCTTTCGTACGATCAATGATGGCTTTCTCATTCTCTTTTAACTGAATTATCTTGCTCCTGGTTTTTCTGCCATTTAGGTAAACACTATCAACAACAATACTGCTACTAATATTTGACAACATTCTTGTAAGATTTATTGTGTCCCCAATGTTAGATTCTGTGATAGTTTTATTCACAATTGCTGTGATATTAGATACATCTATCAAATCCTTTATTGTACAACGTACTAAAACCTCAATATATTCTGGGGCACTAACTTCTATATGTACTCCACCATCTGCTGCAGACACAATTTCCTTGACTTGTGCTAATAGATCTGCAGAAGGAATTGTGTGATTCTGTGCTTCTACAAAAACCCCCACAGTTGCTGGACCAAAGAACTGAGATACTACATTGACGTTAGAAACACCAGGGACACTGAGAGCTGCTCTACGTATGCTAAATAAACTTCCATAAGACTGTTCTCTACGATGATTTTTGATTTTATATCTCAAAGTATCTGTAGTATCAGTGGGTAGTGTGATTATTCCAAACTGATTGGCTATTTTTGTTAGAGAATCAAGTGTTGTAGCTGTATCTGCCTTGCTTTCTCTATCAGCCTCAAACAACTTATCATTGGCGTCAGCAAGTTCTGCAGCAACAATTGAAGTCAGGGCATTAGCTACATGTGAATTAGTTGTGTCAATACCAGCATCCTCTAGTTTTGTCATCATACGATTTATGAAATCTGTGGTGCTTTCTTTTACTATCATGAAATATCACCATGTGTGAACATTGAAGATCCTTCTCCTGTGATTACAAGTCCATCTACTAAGTTAAAAGGAAATTGCATGCAAACAATTCTTGTGTTATTAACAACAATTTTGATGGTTATATTACAGGCATTTGCACTGGTTGGCACTGCCTTGATCTCTGCAGTAGCATTAGATGGAAGTATATTAGTGATGGCAGATGTAATATCATTGACAATAGCCTTATGAAGATCATAAGTATAGAGTCTGCCCAAAAAATTTTCAGAAGAATTTCCTATGAGGCTACTGGATGGCCACTCTCCCCTCAAAGTTTGTAAAGAAATAAAGATGTTTTGGATGAGATTCCTGTATCTTGGATCGTAGTAGGGTTTGGCAGCTGGATAGTTGGAGCAATCCACCATTTGTCTATTATTAGTTAGATAAATATCACCATTTGAATCAAGTGCTAAGTCATTTGTCATATTATGTCCAATCTCCAAAAAATATAGCAGTGTGAAATGATTCACATATCTTCAATCACAGTCAATCTACCAAATCTTTTCCCAGTTTAGATCTGTTATTTTTCTCATATGTTTACTCTCTATTATTAGTTATTATTAGCACTAAACTTTGATCATTTTGGCTCCAATGGCCATGTCTTTTACTGTTTTGTATATGGTTCGTATGCGATCTAATGTCCTCGATTTGAAAATTTCTTGTAAAGGGTATGTTCGGTATAGCCGAGGAGCAATATGATATTCATATGCTTGATGGCAAATGTGAGTATGCCCCATAAATTGATCAGTAATTGCAAACATCCATGCTTCTAGTTTGGGCAACTCAAAAGGCACAGGAATGCCAGTAACTCCATCAGGCACAGGGTGTGTGTGTGCACCAAATGCTGCTACTTCTGTTGCAGCCTCACTCCACAATTTGGCCATTGTAGTCTTAGAATCCATCATTGTTATTTCTGGGTTCAGAAAAACACTAGACAACAATGATACATTTGGTGTCATCAGACTATATGCATAAGGCACAGGTGGGAAACAGGCAGGTGGACTGTCCAACATATCAGGTATCCAGTCAGTAGGAGGAGTTGCCAATAGAGATCTTGTTGTTTGGGATTGGGTTGCTATTAGCTCGTCTATAACATTTGGCACAAGAAAAGCAGCATCTACTGTCATAGATTCTGCTATGGCCTTTACAGATAAGCTCAGAGAAAGAGGAAGAGAACTAACATGTGGAGGATGCAGCCTTCTATCAGTAGCTATGTAAGACATTTTGGCTGTTATATCATCAAAAGGAGCAGATTCCATGGATCCCATTGCTGCTATAACAGTATTTAGTGTATAACCTGTTTGGACTACACCAGAAAGACCAAAAGAGGCCATTCCCATCCACAACTTTGTTGTAAGTGGAGTATATGGAGGGGGCAGTAAGCCTATACCACCACCACCAACAGCTTCTTGTCTGGCAAACAACTCATGTTTTTCTACTAAATTACTAATATGATAGTCAGTGGTAGCTAAATCTGTGCTAACAAGGTTGTCATTGAAAGGGGCTTCTTGCCACCTTAGTTTGTCAGTATTGAGATCAATAGTGCCACCCTGGGCTCTCATGGTAATTTCTCTTTTGTTTGTGTCAATGACAACACCTGTGCCATCTTTGCCTATTCTGATGATGCCATCTTCCATGATGATAAACTCATTGCTACTACCTCTGATAACATCAATATCCTTAATTGTAGCAGTAGGAGATGGATCTGTTAGTAATTCTTTGATGTGATTGTCTCTATCAGAAAGTGCATTTCTTTTCATTTTTGCCAATCTTTCTTCAATAGATATTTGTTTTATGTGTGATCTACCAGCAGGAATGGTGGATGTTACGGATCCAGTAGTTCCTGTTAGAGAACCCCCTTGGGTCATGTCAATCCGAGGGGGCATGCCTGAGTCAAACAATTTATCGATCCTAAAACGACTTCCGTCTTCAATTTTGACAATAACAAGACGACCAGGCATGGTTGGTATTTGTTGTTTGATTATGCCAAGTTGATATATTTGAGCCAGAGTAGATAGTGACTGATCTGTTTTTGATATGGCTTCAAACGCCTCTCTATATCTCTTGTCAAATTGATCTATGGTTTCACCAGGGTTGTCTGGTGCCATACCTGCTGCCATTTCATAATCAATATTATCAAATGGCCACCTGAGGTTGTTGATCATTTTCTTTTGCCCAGATCTGTCAAAGATAATTACATTTACATCACTGGTTTTGGTTGAACCTCTGGGGCCATCATGAGATACAGTAGGATTGCTGGTTGGAACAGCAAGTCCTATTATAGACTTGGTTATTTGTTGGGGCCCAGAAGGAATCAAAAAGTTTTTGGGTTTTGGAGGCATTATTCTGTTGTTTCCTCCTTCTCTTCTTTCTTGGCTTCAGTTTTAGGAGCACTGATTAATTGATCAACTTGACATGGTGAAACAAATTTAAAAGGCATCTTATATGTTATGTTACCCAAATCTCCTGGGACAGCAGTAAATAGTGATGCTGCAATGCTTGCTATTTGACCACTGGTTGAACCCATAAATTTATCAAGTGCACTAATTATTGGATCAGATGGATCCCCAATGACTGAACCCAAATGTCCATTGATGCCAGCAGAGAATTCTGCACAACCTATTTTCATTGGCATCATACATAGAGACTGTAGATTACTAACAGAATTTATTAGTGATCTTACCATTGATCCAACAATGGCACTAATTACTACTGTTGCTACAAGAGTGATAACATTGGCTTTTGTTCCTAGTTTAACTGATATTCCTGCTGGTTTGAGGAATCGTTGCATTAGCGGAAGGCTCTTTGTGGCTCGGGTAAGCTTGATTAGTGTGTGAGCTGATTTTTTGGCAGGAGATGCTAACCAACCGAATTTTTCTGCTCCTTCAAATGCTCTTGCGACTCTTTTTAGTCCAGACACCAAGCTAATGGGATTGCCATGGATAATACAATGTACCACAGTTGCTGATGCCCACCATAACACACCAGCAGTAGCTGCTACACGAACACCAGGAATGGTTACTACATTGTCAGATTTACCAACACTTGGTGGCATCAGTGCTTCTTGAGTTGCACTGGGATCAGAGTGTCCCAGCTGCTTCCAGATTACTGCTGTTTCAGAATTCATCAGGTCATTGGCAGACTGAATAGATTGATATATGCCAGCCATTTCACAAAGTTTCTGGTAAATATAAATAAATTTGGCGTCCATAATGGTGCTTATCAAGTTAGGCTTGATAGAAGTAATATACCCAGTTTCTTGGCTCAATTCATTGATCACTACACCAGCCTCAAATGCTCCATTCATTTCTGTTATATGGTCATATAAATGTACCATATCAAATGGTTTGATACCAGGCATTCCCATGGTTATTATGTAACCTTGATACATTTCTCTCATTTTGTTCTTGAGGTATCCACGAGCAATTGCTATGGCATCTCCACGAGAGTAATCCTCTGCAATACCCAGGAACTTGGCAATCTGGGATTGTCCTGCTGCCATAATTCTTGTATTTACTTCTGATGCTTTACGTTCTGAAGCAGGAATAAAGTGATCTACAAAAACATTGACTCCCACTGGATTTCCTGTATGGTATGTTGGGATTGCTACATTAGCAATATATTTGTCTGTTGCCACAACACCATTGGCAATTATATTCTTGCTATTGATCACATGATTTTGCATAAATGGTTTGACAAGTGGTTTGCTGATATCAAACTGCCAGGTTGCCAGGTTTTTGGCTGGGTCAGGAATTATTGTATTTGCCATGTCAACATATCCATCAACCACCCCAAATCTTGGTCTACCAAAGAATATGGTGCTTCTGTTTTCAAATGGAATGGCTTTGACTATGAAGTCAGCACAAGCCATTTGGTATATTGAGAAGAGATCTCCAAAGGACATGTCTTTTGTGCTTATATCAAGGGCTTCGTTTGGTGGAAGATCTTCGCCAGATATTGGCGCGCTGACTCCACCTGTGATGCCGATGCCAGAAGGAGAAGAAGCAGGGATAGTACTGGAAGGAGTCGTGATGGTACCGGAAGGAGTCGTGATGGTAGAAGGAATTGTGGCTGTTCCATTGTCTAGTGCTTTATAAAGGTCTTTGTCGGCTTGAAAGTGCAAATGAGAGCCTGTCCAGTTCTTACTTGCTTTATGCCGTTCGTCAAGCATCCATAATCCATATTGTTCGCCAATATCACGCATTATTGCAACTTGCGCATCTGTCCACCGCTCTCTTGCGGCACCAACGTCGAAGGCAAGCCCCTTATATTTGCCATTACAATATCTCCTATAATGCATGCTGTTCTCGGCGTGGGTGCCACCTGTTGTCGATGTGATTCGGATTTCTTTCCCGGGTGGTCGCCCAAGTGCCGCGTTCACACTGTCCTCGAAGGCAGGCTTTATTTCGTCGAGAAATGATTTAACTGGAATGCGAGTATTGGGTGTAGGAAGATCTTTCTCATATGGAAAGGGATTGAATACCGTTTCAGGGTCCCATTGTGAAGAGGGAGATGGTTCGGTAAACGGATTGCTCAATGGATTGATTATATTTTTAGATGATATAGTAGCGTCTTGCCATGACCATATAATTGATTCATCTTTTCTGCGTCTGGTAAGGCCTGGATCGACTCCTTTGCCTCTTATGCGATTTTCTCCCTCTCTAATTAGTCTGGGCACATCTGATAAATTGCCTTCTTTGATGGCAGCATAAACTCTTTTAGTTTTTGTATTGCCTGCGCCAGTGTTGTAGGTCATGCTTGTTAGTGCCTCAATTTGTGATTGGTTCAGCAAATTAGCACTATCTCCAAGTATTCGTAAAACTTGCTTTCTAAACTTATTTAGTTCATCAACAAGCAATTGATCTGCAAGAGATTCTGGGATCGATTTGTAGATTGGGGGGTGAAGCGTGAGATCTATTATGTCCCGTTGCTTTTCCCCAGCAAAATTTCCGTATCCAATAGACCATTGTGGTCCATCATCATATGGTTTTATTGTTCCTCCTTTGATAACAGATTCATGAAGCCCCCCGTTTTCTGTTAGTTTTATCCATCTAATAAATTTGGAACTAAATTTGAACTTGTCACCATCACTTGTTATTAATTGTGTGTTTCCTACGTCTCTGTGGTCGTTTTTGGTTGATAGTCCTTCTTCATCATAGGTTGTGCCACTGCCAAAGTCTCCTGCTCCTGTTCCTCCAAACTGATTTATCTCACTGCCTGCCTTACTAAATGCATGGGCAGGCTGATGGATGTTCATCATAGTTTCACCAGCAAAAAGAATGTGACCAATATCTATGCCAAAGACATCTAATGGAGTATCTTGTGCCACGTCTAGGGCTCGGATCAATGGATCTATGGTTTGTTGCTCTTCTTCAGATCTACCAGCATTGATTATGGTTAGCAACCATTCTCCCAAGATCATCGCTTCTTCGTTGGGAAGGCTTAGAAGTGTTTTGTTGCCCCTAGAATAAAGAGTTATTGTTTCTTTATTTAGTCCAACTTTATTGACAAGGATTTTGGTTATTATATCATTTTTCGTAAGAGATGCTTGTGTGCTTGCTCTACCATGAGATTGAGCAAGCCCAGTATTTAGTCTCATTGATCTAAATAATAGATCTAGAGAACTATCAGATTTATTCCCTATTGCTGTGACTGATCCTCTTGTTATTTCTAGTTCTTTGAGTAGTATACTGGCATCTCCCAAAATATTGTCTATGTCTATGTCAAATTCTGCTATGTTTGTCGGTCTGAAATAATTTGAGTAAGTCCCATATAGTTTTCTCAATTCATTGAGAATAAAATAGACTAATTCATCTAGTGCTTTGGCTGTTTCTAACCCTTCTTCTGGATTAAAATCTTTATCTTTCAAGTCTTTTTGTAGCCCACTAATTGTCCCAAATAGCTGATAATATTTGTCTCCACCAAACAATTGATATCGTGGAAAAAATGGTGTAAAAGGATCAAATATTGATATAAATTCATCAATTCCAGCAATATCATTCATCATTTTGATGATGGTGCTAAGGGGCTCTTCTAATCCTTGTGAGCGTAGTCTGAGATCTGACCAATGGTCTATAAAATTACCTTTGAGTATATTGGCTTTGATCTTCGTGTTGCTTTGCAGAATGTTCCAATTTAGTGTCATTGTGCCATTATCGGGGTCAGTTGGAATCTGTAAGGATTTAGGCATTTTAAGACATTCAGTGGGACTAAATAGACAAGCCTTTCCTGCCTTAAGCTCTTTTGCCTTTTCTTCGATTGCTTTGGCTGCTGCTTCTAGTGCTTCTTCGTATGCTTCTATGTTTTTTTGTATCTGGCCTTCGTCTTTGTAGGCCATCAAATTAGAGAAAATATCTTTGAGATCAGAATTTTCAGTAGAATCTGAGCTGAGCTTTTTCAGAACTTCCTTGGTTGACTTAAAATCCCAATCAGTTCTGGTAAACCTGCCTGGAACAGCCTTGTTTCTGTATCCAAAGTGTTCTATCCCATAAGGAGATTCGTATACCAATCTATCAAATCCCCAATCACCAGCTTTGCCCAACCAGGTTTTGACTGAATCACCAAGGTTGCCAAAGATTCCTGCTCCTCCACGTTCATTCATAAAATTGTTTATAACCCCATAGACATCAGCAGGCTTGTCAAAGAATGTGGTAATATTATTCCACATTGTCCCCTTGGTATCTATTCTGTTATTGATGGGCGTATCAAATTCTACCCCATCAGAAACACACACAATTTGAAAAGATTCACCTGTTCCTAAAGTTTGAATTTTGCCCATAAACTCTAGTTTTAGTCTCAGGGGGTTAGATTCATAACCCATTCTAATCTGAACACGCACACCCTGTTTCAAAAACAGAGCACCAGAAACATTAGAAATAGCAGACTTGACTGCAAAGTATGTTTCTATATCATCTGTTCGATCCAGCATATTTGCAAGATTGCTAAAGAAATTTCTGTAATCATCAAAAAGTCTTTCCTCAAGACTTGGTGGTTTCTTGAGTGCAAAGGCATAGCTTACCAGAAGACTTGGGTTCATCTCTTCCTTGGTAAGGTCTCCATAAGTATTTGCCACATCAACAAATGCAAACTCTTTTAGATCATCAGATGCCCCATATGTTTTTATTCTTTCAACCCTGACTGATTGATAAAGAAAATCTTTCATTTTCCAACCAAATTGCCAGGGAAATTCATCTATGATCATAATATGAAAGGTTGGAAATAGTTGAGCTATGTCCCCTCTTTTGTTATATCTTTCTTCTTCTATCCAGTAGAATTCTAATGGGAATTCACCAAGAGGCATTGTAAATGCTGTGTCTTCCGTGCCGACTTCATCATCTGTAGTGGGGTGTTCTGCCTGGTGTTTTTGTATTTCCTTAATTTTCTTGATACGTTTCTTTCCAACCATCTTCTCCTGCATCGTGCTTTTTTCTTTTGTTGTTGCAGGCGTGCCTGACTCCGAATTTTCTGCAATGTCTTCTGTAACATCAGTTATGGATCCAGCTGGTGCTGTAGGGGGCGGCGCCACAGGCGCCAGCCCAAACACCCGCGCAGCGGCACCAAATGGAGATTCGTATATTTTTTCTTTTTCGGTAATGGCAGAGGAGCCATCTGGTTGTTCTGTTGTTCCGTTGATATCTCCGTCTATATTGAAACTACTGAGGTTTAGTTGATTATCTCCTCGGTTTAGTTGATCATCTCCTCCTATAAGTGGAGTGTCATATTGATTGACATTTGCATTTGCATCACTGATTACTTCAATCCTTGATGGATAGAAGAAAAAATAGGGCACTACATATTCACCAGTTTCAGTCCAATCTAATTTAGTAACATTGATATCTCCCCCATAGTCCATGAATGGATCTGTTCTTTCTCCGTTGATCAGCCCTGCCTGACGCCATTCATAGTATGCTTTGAAGTCTTTTAGCACATGAACTTCTGTTTTGTTTTCAGCAGTGGAGGGGTTGTCAATATTGGTTGCACCAGTAGCAATGGATATGGGCTTGTCAAAATCACCAAATATAATTTGTGCCTCGTGTAGTGTTGGTAAAATAATATCTGGGTAACAATTATACTGTCTGAGTGAATACTTGGCTCTGAACCAGTCTTGATATAATTCTTTGACGCATAATATATCTCCACCATCTATGTTTTCATAATCATAGTAGGCTTCGCTACCAGAGGCACTATTGCTGGTTGTGGGTGGCTTATATTCTGGATCGTATTGTATTTGTTGCTCTCCAAACGCCGTCTCAAGTGTTCTCGGTTCTTGCGATGAAAATTGTGACGCAGGATCAAAAACAGGATCAAGCAATGAAGAAGATAGTGCTGTTGCGGCAGCAGTGCTTTTGTCATCGCCACCATGTATTTTTCCATAAGGATCAATGCGGTTGATCATGTATTCTGTGCGTTTCTGTAAATTGAAATCAGTTGTAGTAAGTTCTACATGAAAAACATTGGGATATTCTGGCATAGGAGTAACAGAATAACCAATTATCAGACACTCAAAAATACCCATTGACTGAACCAATGGGTCTCTAATAGCAATAAATCCTGCAGGCAATTCTCCCTGGAACTTTTTGTTTTGTAAGAAAGCCAAATCTATTGTATCTGTAAATTTTTTCAGTTCACTATGGTCAGGATCTGTAACAGTATTTAGTATTTGTATTGTGAAGTCTCCTGATCCAACATAGGAATATATGGGTCTTACAGTCAGAGCATTTTGCAAATATCCAGTAGAAAATTTGTTGTTGAATGAAACAACAACCTGCTGTGGGGAAAATTGGGTTAGTCCTGCTGGAATATATCCACTTTCTCTATATCTGTCTCTATCAAACAATTTTGCAAGTGATTCTGTGGCTCCAGACAATATATTTTGAAAGCCTCTGGCTCCTAGATATATGTCATAAAGTAAACCAAGGAAACCTGGTCTTTTTAGTGAGTCAATGTCTTCAACAAATAAATCTAAGTGATCTGGGACTGTTTGATTGGTTGTTGTAGGAGCTTGGGCTTTGAAATTTCCTCCAATATTTACATCTATATTTACACCCATCAGAAGATAATCCCAATATCCCCTGTTTATTGCTGCACCCTCCTGTCCGTAGGAATAATTAGGCAACTTGACTTTGAGTTGAAGATTTTCTCCTGTTATTACTTGCCTAATTAAATTTATATCTACTGCGTTGATTTGGAGTGCTGTAGCTGCATGTGTGTATAGATCTGTATTTTTGGCAATACTGGCAAAAGAATTGAGAAAGGTTGCTAAAGATTGATTTGCATCTATTCTTCTTATGTATTCTTCAAGAGAGTTTTGCCCAATGGCTTCTTCTATGGCTTCAAAAAGATTTAGGAACTTGCTTTCTGCAGATGCACCAGTAAGTATTTTGCCTGTGTCAGGATCATAAACATCAAATATTCTGCACTGTTGCCATTTGTCCCATGGGGCTGGCACAATGTCTCCATTTTTGTTTTTGGTAAATAAACTAATTTCATTGCCGTCTGCATCTTTGGCCACAGCATTTAATAAATATCCTTTGAGTTGATCAGCCAGTTTCTTAGACATTTCTTCTGGAGTATTGTCTGTTCCTATGTCGCGTGTGATTACTGCATACAATCCATCTTCGTTTTTATTGGAAAATGTAATAGCATTCTTTAGGGCATTATCAATCATGTCCATGGCCATTTTGGTCTCTTCCAAAAAGTCATCAGATGGCACAAAAATGTCAAAGGGATTTGGTTGCCCAGGAGGATCAGTAGGTAACATAACACCATATTGTTTGGTTGAGCCAAGTCTTTTTGCAGTCTTGTTTGCTACATATGTTTGATATGTATAATACAGCTCAAGATTTGTGCCAGATAATAGGGTGGGCCAGTTGGTTATAGCAAACGAGTCAAAGGGGGCAAGAACCAAGTCTATTTTATATGTATTGGGGAACCCAGGAACACTAGAAATAGTAACACTATGCAGTGCTACATCACATATATTGAGCCCAGCATTGATATATGGAGAAGCAACCCATACAAAGGGTATATTTTTATAGAGTTGCATGAGGCTTGCAGCAGTTTTCAGCCCATTTTGATCAAAGGCATAAAACGTTATTTCCAGCAATTCTACAATCTGATCTGTTTGTAATTTAGCAGATCCAGATTCTCTAATTGAATTGGAAGACGTTATGTTACTCTGGACAGATGTTTTGATGTTAGTTATGGGGACATTGAACGTCACGCCACCAAGATTTACGGTCTCTGTGTAATTGTTAGAAACTGCCATATTCTACATAGTTATTATAATATGTCTTTATACTGTCGGCATTAGCCCTTTGAACAACTTTTATATTAGTATTTACATTGAACTTTCTATTAGATATAACACTGCTTATTTCTTGTAGAGATCTTGCTGATCTGGCTTCTGATATGGGTATGTTATACCCCATACCTTCTCTTCTAAAAAGTCCATTACTGCCACCACTTGGGGGACGATTCACAATAGGGCCAAACTTTTGCATGGCCCTTGAATGAGGACTAGATAGTCCAGTTATTGCTTCAGTAGTTTCGTTTGCGGCTATGCCATCTATAACAATGATTCGCGGATCATATGTCTTGGCATGTGCCATGGAATCTGCTAATCTTTTATTAGTTGAATACTGATGAAGATTGTCTTCATTAGCCTTTAGACTGGTATAATCCAGCATATTTGCCACAGAAAAAGCTCCCACTCCCAATGCTATGAGGCCAAGTGTCCCCATGATCTTTGGGTTTCTTTCTCCTACCTGTGTTATAAAATCATGAACATTGGCTCCTATAGATTTTCTAAATGTATCAGAATAATCTGTTGCATATCTATTGATCCATTCAGAAGATTGACCAAGATTGTATAAATTCCTTTTGTAAATATTTTTGCCTGCATCTATAACTCTTGCTTCATCTATGGGTAAATCTGATGGGTTGATAAATCCAGCAAGGATATTTTCTATAACCCACTGGTTTCTCTGTCCAATGGGAATATCTTCAGGAGCCATTATGTCATCTAACATTTCCATGGCTACTTGTAGATAGTCATAAATTCCCTTTGTGTAGCCAATGGCCCCAAATTTTGTGCCTAGAATATTTCGTTTTTTGTCTGCTGCTAGGATTTGGGTGATTAAATCATTATGTCCAACAATTATGCTATCATCTGCTGGGAAAGTTGCCCTGATCTTTTTGAGCAATATTTCATCAATTTTAGTAGTGTTGTCTATGCCAAGCTCTGTTAGTCTTATGGTGTTTCTCAGTCTAACTTGATCTCCCATTGTTGCTCGTTCTAACAGAGGATCACGCAGCATGTTTTGATCCAGATAACGTAGGTTGATTATTCCCTGTTTTTCAAGTGCAACCAGTGGTTTGGTACGTATTCGTGACAATTCTTCTACCATACGATATAATCCTATGCTTCCACCAGGTGCTTCTTCAGCAATTATGTTTGTCATCATATCTGAAAATTCTGGAGATTGCCCCTCTCTCAATGTAACAAAAACATCTCTAAGACCCAAGTCCTCTACGAGATTTATCACAACGGTGGGTCCCACACCCGTTGCAGTTGCTCGCTCGTTATGTGCGTTCCACCCAGGAGCTGCTCCTAAAAAAGCACGTGCCCATTTGTTGAAGGGATTTCGTGGTATCAAAATATTTGTTTTTTCTGCTTCCCCAAGCCATGAATCAATAGCATTTAGATCACCACTCATCATGAAAGCTGCAAGCCGATTGTATACGTTTTCCGGTTTTTTACCCGCTTCTTCTATAACTTCTTCCATAAGGCTTCCTACTGGAAACGCAAGGCCAGATAGGTGGGCCTTGGCAAAGGGGATTTGACTTGCTTGAAAGCCTTTCCATTGCACCATGGCATATTTATCGCCATGAATAAGTGGGCGGAAGTTTAGCCCCATATGTTCTGGCCGAATAGTGCGTGGTTTGCCTGTGGCGTCAGTAAAAGGAATACCATGATCTCTGAGATACTGAGGAGAGTGTTTTCCTTCAGCTGCAGCATATTGCTGCAAGAATCTTTCATATTGTTTTGTGCCTGGCACAACATCAAGTGCTTCTTCACCAGAAGCATAGATTCCTTGCAGAGCTTTACTAAAGATTTTTGCACTTTCTTCACTGATCTTCATTTCTTGCACTGTAGCTACTTGTTGCCAATTTAGGATCCACATTGCACCCTCAGACTGATTGAGAAGTTTTTGAAATTTGTCTGCAATGTCTTGCATAAGGGGATCTGTGATTAGTTCTTCATTTAAGCCAGTAATTTTTGCAAATATTTTTTGTAGCTCACTCTGATTGATGCCCTGGCTTTCCATGGTTCTGACTTTGTTGACAAGATTTTGCACGGCACCTTCGTTGATAAAGTTGATTCCCAGTTCTGTTGACTGGCCTTTTGCAAATACTCTGGCCATAGGATCAAATACTCTTGTTGCTACGAGTTGTTGTAATTCTTCAGCATTTGTTATTGCAGGTATTGATGCAATTGAACCACCCAGTAGATTTGCTATTTGACCACTGGTTGGGCTGCTAAATATTATTTTAAGATCTGCCATAGCAGACATGACTTTTTTCCCATATTGTTCTATATGACCACTTTCTTCTAAGTCTAACGCAGTAATACCAGTGTTCTTTAGATAATCACCAAATGCTTCGATAAACGAATGCTCTGCCCCTCTTTTCCCACCATGAACTTTTTCATGCCATTCCATTGCAAAGGCATATAAATTCTTGGATAGTGCTGCTTTTTCTTCATCTGCTATTGTGCTGACCTTAGATAGAGATAGCATTTCACCTTCTAATCGTTGCATTGCCTCTATCATTACGCCTCTTTTTCTCAGCTCTGTTTCCATAAATTCAGGCATGAGATAATCGGCTCTTCCATTTTGTATTTGCTTTCGCACCCTATCATTTATAACAAATTGTATTGTGTCTTCGTCTGGAACTACTCCAGCAGGTAGCCGCGAGGCTATGGCGTCGAAGGTTTCTGGTTTGTTAGGATCATAGATTTGTCTTAGTTCTAATTTAGATATGCCACTTTTGTCTGTAACACGAGCAATTTCATAAACATTCTTTTTTGCTTTTTCAGAAATGATGGTTGCTAATTCGTTGGGCTTGCGAGTAAAACTGTCGTAGTCACGTCTTTTAAAACTAGAAGTACTAAGTTGGTGAAGTTCTTTGACAACATCAACGGCGCCTGGGTCTTTTGGGTTGATGCTTAGTGCTCCCTCAAATGCTTGGGTAATATCTTTGGTTCCAGTAAGTTCAATAATAGTGCTTTCCATGCCGCCCGCAACCCTTGCCGCTGCTCCCGCTCCCCCTGTCCATGCTGATTTGTTGCTAATTTGTTCTTGTATTGCTGTGGATATACGCGGATTTGCCAAAACACGAATAGCTTCTTCTACCCAGTTTCTTAGGTTTGTACGATGTAGAGTAAAACCCTCGCCTTCCCAAATTTGGCCAACCGGATAAGCAGTAGCCGTGACACTTGCGAGTACTTCTGGCATCTTTCCACGCATTAGAATGTTTGTTATGTCTTGAGCCGTGTCCTTAACATTGACACCTCCACCCTTGAGAACCGTGCGAAGGATGTGGGCTATCATTTTGAAAGAACCACCTGTTTTGTGCTTTGCTTCTAACGGAATTTGTGCCATTACCTCAAAGAAATCAGCTAATTTTTTGAGATCTGTTAATTGTTCTGCACCAATATTGGACAAATATTTGATGTTATTGTGTACGTGTTCAAAGAACGCATACTGTATCACTCCAATTTCCCCTACTCCCCCTTTAAGTATTTTGTGTGCTTCAAAAGCAATGCCCGTTTTTCTGGCATGTTCTTTTATAATTTTGCTGACTGTTTCTTCAGAAACATCTCCTCTGCTGATAATATCTTGTGCTATGTCATTTATGGCTTCCATAGATCTTAAGAAATTGTCTGGATCTTTTGTGTCTGCCAATTTTGCCATGAATTGTTTTATGAGAGCATTGTCTGCGCCCAGTCTCTTTACACGATCACTTAGGTGCAATCCCCATTTCAGTAGATTGTCTTCAATGAGAGCACGGTTTATATTTTTCTCTTGCCACTTTACAACTTCTATTCCAGAAAGTTTTTTGTTGGCAAGATGATCAAAAACATAAATATCCCCCTCTTGATGTATCAATTCTTCTGCTCTGACAAATGCTTTTGCAGGATTCATGTTTTTGTCAAAATTCTTCATAATTGTTTCAGTTATGAGGACTTCTATTTCTTTTATTCCCTGAGCAGGATTAGCTTCCAATCCATATTTGATGCCCCCAATCTCTAATACCATTGTTTGTCCTGGGATATAAGACTTTTTGAGGATTCTTTTGGATACAAAGTTTGCTCTTTGGCGAGCCATTACGCCTACTCGTTCTCTCAGCTTGGAGCGTAGCATTCCAGCACTTATCAGTTCTTTCTTGGTTTCCTCACCGAATGCCAGGGATTTAATTATCATATCCATGGCCCCAACTAATACTAGCCCAGGGCTCTCTTTTTTACCATGTTCTTTTATGTATTGAAGTATCTCAGATTTTAGATTGGTATTTATGTAATTTATGATTGTATCCCCATCATAGTCTGCGTTTATTCTGGCTAAGTTTAGAAGACTCACGTATACCTGATTAACTCCTATCCCACTTGTGGCTCGCTGGGCTGCTTTACCACCAGGTATTGTGCTATCAGGATGGGCAGCCAAGACAAGATTGTAGGGAAAACCTTTCGTTATGTCTATTTGGGGGTGTCTAACTGGAGCAGGACCAAGCCTGCCCCTAAACACCCTTTCTCTGTCGCCCTTTTTCAACTTGAAAAGAAATTCAGGAAGTTTATCTGTAGCCTTCAGTGCTTTTGTTGCTTGATCAAAGTTTTGTGGATGCTGTATTTGTATATCCAGAGCTTCTGCAATAATTTCTGGCTGATTGAATCCATAAGAGGTCAAAAATTCCCTCATGGATTTATACATTCCTACTTGATTGCCCTTAGCATCAACATCAGCTATTAGCAAAACAGCATTGCCAGTGGTGTCTCCAGAAAGCTTTGCTTTAATGCCCTGTCTAATGTCTGATTCAAGCCGGATGAGTTTTGGATCACTTACTACTTTCAGAGATTGCTGTAATGTATCTTTTTTACGCATTCTCGTTGCAAGATGTTGTGCATCAAGATTATATTCGTTGGCTCGATTAACGTCGGTTTTTATCTTATTTACTAAATCATTGACAGTTCGTTGTAATTGTTGGGGGGTTTCCCCTTCTGCCAACCTTTTATCCCAGTCACTATGTACTTTGTCTATTGCTGCCAGGTAGTTGAAGGTATTTAACATTGCAGCAATAGTGTTTCTATTAGACAGCTGGTCAGATGTAGAAAAGGTTTTGGCAATAGATTCCACATCAGAAGGTGGTTTTTCTAATAAAAACAACAGCCTTGGCCCTATCATATCTTGATCAAACAATTCCTTGCCTGTGATTTTGCTCTTGTAATTTTGGAGATTAAATACTATCTTCATTATAGAAGATGCTTCAGCAGATGCAGTAATAGCTGCAACCACCCTGTTTCTGTCATATGGCCCCGTCAATGCTGAAGTTTGTGATGTGGATAGTTTTTCAAGAGAGATGCCTTGTCCCCAAGACGTCTTTTTTACAGCATTGAGAATGGTATTGAGCTGTTCTTCTTGAGTAAGGCCACCCCCAATGGCTCCTGATTCTTCAAGTGTGTGTAAAATGCTATGCATATCCAGTGCAATGACTTTATCTACTACTTGCCTGTGTAGATTTTCAATACTGATGTGTGAAGGTGTCTGTGTCATTAATCTATGGCCTCCATTTCCATGAGCCTCTCAATTTCAATATCAGAGAGCTTGTTAAACGACGTTGTCACGCGCTGTTCGGCGTTTATTCCCATGGTGTGTCTCAAGCTATTCATTATATTAGACAAATCATATCTGCCTTCTGTGCCCTTGGCATCAATATTTATTGTAATTCCAAGTGGTTTCTGAATAACAATTGGTGGTCCAGCAGCTGATGTTTTGCCTTGCAGAAAATCTGGATCAAATGCTTCATCTACTGGTAATTCTTCTAGTCCTCTAAGTGGGGGCCTAGCAGCACCTAATGCAATTAGAGGAATTGCTGCTGCTGCCATTCCCATGCGACCCAGGTTCTTTACAACAGTTTTACTTATATCAGCCTGTATTTTTGGCATTTGTGGAAAGAAACGATTCTCGACACTTGCAGGTTCAAATATGCCCATATTATTGAATGCCATAATTATGTTGGCTGCTGAAGTCTTGTCTCTAAGACGTCCACTTTCTTCTGCTGCCACGGATATAGTGTCTATAATAGAATTACCGTATTGCATCAAGGCATCTGGGAAGTTTCTAAATCTACCTGTGTCTGAAGCTATTTTGAGTTCTTCCCACAGTGTGTGGCCTTTCCCCACTATTCTGCCTATGAATTCTTCATCGTGGATAACATCAAAAATAGCCCTTCCGCAGGCGCTTCTTCCTTTGCCCGTGGCTACGCCAGGAGCGATAGTTGGTTCGTATAACAATTCAGAATGTGTTCTTCTGAAGGTATTGATCTCTTGTGATTCCTTGATTATTTGTGCTGCTATTCTGTCTCCTAACACTTTTCTTTCTGTTTTATTAGACAGTGCATAGGTTTTTTGATCTATTGTTTCACCCAAAAATTCATCTGCCAAGAATCTTGCTGCCTTGGAATGTTTGTCTGTGGTTCTGCTCAAAATTGCCCTGATGTCGTCGTGGGTTTTATGAGCATTCATTGATACTATGACCGAGGAATCTGTGTCCCCAATTCTCAAAACAGCATTGTCAAGCACTGTGCCTTCAGCCAGGGGGCTATATTTGTAAAAACTAATTTCCTCCATTGATTTTCCTAATCTATCGGCTAATTCTTGATCATACATTAGAAAACTTCTAGCATCACCAGTATACATGCTCTTGGTTAGATGATGTAAAAGCATCTGGTTTCCTAGCATAGTGTCAACAACTTCAAGATTGTTTTTGTGTTGTGCCACAAATATTACTGCTTCTGCAATGGACTTGCTGCCTCCCTCCAACCAGTCAAGCTTGTGTAGATCAAACATGTTCTGCATAAAAGTATGTCCTAGAGGATTGGTTGTGTCAAATAGTGGTTCACCAGATTTTATTGCAGCAAGTAATTCTGATGTTTTATCAAGTATACCCGCAATTTGTGGGTCTCTTGTTGAATGATCTATAATGTTTCTTATGTTGTTGCTATGTATTTCAATTATTCGTCCTATCATGTTTGGATCTTCATTGAAAGAACCAGTGAGATTGTCGAATAGTCTTCGAGCATCGTCCATGAGTGTGTTGATCCATCTAGACATTCCTTTTTCTGTTGTGGTTTCAAAGCCTCCTTGAGCCAGTAAGTTGTTTAGAGCTAATATGTTTTTGGCCCTAAATTTATGCTGGATGCCATTCATATCTGTGAAGCTAAATAGAATTTCATTGGTTTTTGCGTCCATTTGGAGAAGTGTTTTGAGCGCCGTGCCCGCCCTCCATACAGATGGATCATCAGTAACTACTTGTCCTAAACGTAGCCCTCGTGGTGGTTTTATTTCCAGTCGTTCCAGTCCGACAGGGGTCTCCATAGTCACATCGAATCTTTGTGCCCATAGCTCAAGATCTGATCTTTTTAGAGGCTTGGTTACTATACTATAAACCTCAATTCCTTCATGAACTAATTTAGAGCCCAAATCTTCTGAGGGATCAATACCACTGGCCACTCTGATCCAATCTTCTATGTTTGTAAAGAGTTTTTTGTTTTTTGCAAGATTTTCATCAAAAAGTTCTGCTACAAATCGTAAGTTATTGGTTATTGTTTCAGATGTAACGCTTTTGGCAAATACTTGATCAGCCATACTATGTGCGGTGGTGTCGTTCATTGCTGCATTCAGACTGATAATCATGAGTCGACCTGCAGCATAAGCATCGTTTTTACCAAGCAGGTGGAGATCTGCAGTGGTCAATCCCCCCATAAGGCTTTCATACTTCTTGACTAAATTGTTCATGGCAAAAGACGTTGAAGCCATATCTTCCCAAGACTTGTCCCCCCTAACCATGGCCAATTCTTGTAAATACTGAAATATAGCAATACTATCTGTGGTTTTGCTTTGCACTAATTTTTTGGCTTCTGCATAGGCTATAGGATCTGATCCTTTTTCTAAAAGATTGTATATGTGGGTAATATCAGCACCCTCTGGGTTGTGCATGAAAACCCTACCATCTTTGAATGTGGTTTTGATGAGCTCTTGAAATTCAGAGAGTGTTGCTTTTGTTCCTTTGCCTTCAAACTTGTGGTGTCTCATTTTTTGATGAAGTGCTTTTTCATACCAGTCTAATAATGTGTCTGCACTAATGCCCTCAACATTTAGTTGGGCCATGGTAGCAGCTCTGAGTTCTTGTGTTTCCATATCTTCTGAACCAGCAATAATCATTCTACCAAGATTCATGAGCAGTTTGCTGTTTTTGTCGTTGGGGTTGAAATGAGATTCTCTAGGATCAAGTGACCATGCCTTGGCTTTGCTCCACATTTTGAGCAACTCATCTTTCAAATAAGTAGCTGTTTGCTCATCTACTTTACCATGAATGCCATGAGGTCTGCTGGACATCATAAACTGAGAGCCTGCTTTGGTAATCTCTGTGAAGTTCTTGGCACAATCAGCAACATCCAGAACACCCAGTTGGGTTGTGAGGGTAATGTTGTCTCCAATCCACCCCTCAAAGTCTAATATTCTAGGAATAACACCAGACTTAGGAATGGATTTTAGTTGATCAATCAGGGATATTAGATCTTGGTAAGGTGTGTATTGTCTGTATAGTGGCTTACTGATCTGTAGTGGGGCAGCAAGAATCTGATTAACGTGTTCTTTGAGCCCAGAAGGAACTCTTGTTGTTCCAAAAGCATCACTAAGATTTCTGGCTCCCAAGGATTTGGTCATTTGATCTGGGGCTGACAAGGCAAATTTGCCAACATCTATTACTGCCCCACTGGATTTGAGTTTCTTAAGACGCACACTAACTTCATATGGCAAATTTGCTTGTTTTCTTTCTTTGATCCCATCCATTACTTTGGCAATGAATCTGGTCTTTATATTACTTCTTTCCTCGGGAGATAGTAGGCCTACAATGCCAATGTATTCCTTTGCAGCTTCTTCAAAGGCTGTTTCTATAATCTCTTGAGTAGGCCCTGTATAACCATAGAAGGCAGTGATCCAGCCATGCCAATCTACAAGATCTTCAATTATTTGGGCAACCCTATTGGTTTTGACAAATTCTTCGAATTCTTCTGTAACAGTTTTTTTGCCACCACCTACTATTTGTCTAAAAAATCTATCCAGATAATCTTTGGTAACTATGGCAGTGACTGCTTGAGTTTTTTTTTGAGCCATATCGGGTGTTTGTCCTCTGGCTATTCCACTGATTCGTGCTTCTGATAGTTCTCTAATTCCTTCGTTTAGCACATCTCTCTTTTTTAGATCGTCAAGAACTGTAATAAAATGCTCTCCCGCTTGTAATCCTGGTGTTCGTGGTAATTGGGCTCCTATTCTTCCTATGGGCACTTGAGCCATTTTTTCTTCGAGAGCGGTGATAAGGTTGATTATCGTTCCTTCTGGATCTGTCCTTCTTTGAACTGCTGTGACCATTTGCACTATTGAATCAGGTATGAATGCTGAACCAGACTGGTATTTGGTTTCTTCTATGAGAATGGCTAGATCACGAGCCAGTATTCTAACTTCCACGTTACGTCCTGCGGTTTCGAATTTGCCATTACGAATAAACGGTTCCATTTTGGTAAACGTTGTATTGGAAAAAATGATTGGTGTAGTGGTTGTTTCTGTATAAACCCGTATCTTTGTTCCTTCCAAAACAATTTCCAGCCTTTTTTGTGGTAGATTGTCACTTTCTATCACAAAAAGTGTAATAGTATGTTTTCTGTCAGTTATATTGCTAAGATACTTGGCAAAAACATCTTCTGTTCCAAGCATGGCAGGTAACCGCAATAGGTCTTCGCTTGCATATACAGTAGAAGAAGTTGGAATGTATATTGCCATGATTGCTACATTTCCAGACTAGCCGCATATTTTACTGCAGCACTTCTGGATGCATCCTCCCGAATAGTGAAGTTTATATCAATGTCTTTGTCTGATGTTGACTGTAAGATCTGAATACTTATATCAGACAGGCCGTTTCTACCTAACAATTCTCTAATCCTTTTTTGCATATTGACGCCAGTTCCATGACGCATACGTGGTTGAGCTTGCCACATCCTGGTTCTTTGTACTGAGTCTTCCCACATGCCCAATTCATGGTATTCAACCCCCTCTTCTCTTGCCAAAACTACCTTATAATCACTGATAGATGTATCTGGTTGCCATCCTGTCCAACTGGGCTCTGGTAGCCAATGAGACTGGAAGTATTTGTCTATAGATTCCCCCTCTGGCATGTCTTCTCCCCACGTGATAGCCAGAGCCTTTCTCAGTGATGGAGATGCTAGTTTCAATATTTGTTTTTTATTATGTTGGTGATAGTTTTTGAAAGCCAAATAATATTGTCTTTCTCTTTTGGGTAAAGCTCTAAGAATAGTTCTCATATCACTGGCTCTACTCAATGCAAACATAGTGCTTTCATATTCTTGTTTATAATACAGCCCTCTTTTGATCAAAGGACCATAGTTAGGGAATTGTTGCATTACTTCATCAACTACTGTCTTACCAGACATAACCATATTGGCTATTTTAGACAGATTGATTCCTGCTCTTTCTAACATCAAGGAAGTAGATTCAAAGAGCCTTTTAAACTTGACATATTCAAGTTTGTCCACATAATCCTCTATCTCTCTTGATTTTCTTTCTTCTGGTGGAACCATAGCCTTACCAGTGAAAAGATCAATGAGTTGACGTCCACCAGAAATTGCAACTGCCAAAATACTACCTGCTATTGCTCCTTTTGCCATGCCACCCACTGCTAATCTACCTGCTGTGCTACCAATAAGTGCTCCAACCATGGCTCCACCAAAGGCTGCTTCTATAGGGTTGTCGTGTCCAGCAAGGGCTTCTAACATGTGTCCTGTATATTTTATAGGACGGGTGAATGGAGATGTATATCTTGTGCCATATACAACTCTTCTTTTATATTCTTCCCAGGCATCTGCTTTCCCAAATTTGGTGTGCATAGGAGAATCTAAGTGAGTGAACCATTCCCAAGCATATGATCCCTGATGTCTCATTAAAGCCTCTCTATCTTCTTGTCTGCCTGTTGTGGCGGGCAAACCAAGATGAAGGTCCACTAATTGTTGTGCTACACTATTACCTCCCTTGGTAAATACGATGATTTTTGATTTAGGATCATCAGGCATTATTCTAACGTTTTCTAGTGCTTCAATGGGCATTAGTTGCTTGAGAGCTTTGTTGAATGCCACTTCATAACCTTCTATTGGCATAGCCCCAGCAAGAACACCTGTATGAGTTCTTTTCTTGCCTCTGAAATTATATGTCATGGTTATGGTATTATCATCTTCAACCATCATGCTCTGAACATCAACGACCTTTGTAGGGTTTCTCCACAAATATTCGTCAAAAGTATCTCCTGACTTGATCCTATTCACTTTCAGTTTTAGTTTGTTAAGTTCTTCTTGTCTGGTTATGTCTTTTTCTGGCTCAGCCAAAAGTCTTTCAAATGTGTCTGAAAATTCGTCAGAATAAGGGGCAACATCAGCCAAAATTTTAGCCCTATCCAAGTCCCTATAGCTTTCATATGGAGAAATATAGCCTTGTTCAATGAGCCTTCTAACCATTGCCCTGGCCTTTTCTAATTTGATGAAGTCGTCAAGTAGTCTGCCTTCGTCAAATTTCATTGTCCAAAACATTTTATCTGCTGGGTTATCACGATTTACAACATACAAAGCACCCATAGAGGCATTGGCAGCCCACATATAATAATTGATCTGAGACTTGTATACTTCAGGAATTTCTCCTTCTCTCATTCTTTGCAACTTCATAGCATTAGTAGTTTTTAGATCAACAACCATTGGTTGTCCACCTATTTCTACTATGGCATCTATGTATCCATACATGTTGTGCTGCTGATCATCTACTGCTTTTTCAACAGCAATTACCTTGCCCATTTGAAATAATTCTTGTAACATTGCTTTATGCATCAAAGTGCCTGTTACAGCTGTTGCCCCCATCTTTGTTCTGTCAAATCCAGCTATTTTTTCAGCCAATTCATTGATTGGTAAGCCAATAGTTGATCCACCAATCCTTTCTCTATCTACTTTGTTCAGTGCTTCGTAAGTTGGCGACGGAAGCCTATATTGGCCATATGACAAACGGTTATATTGATTCCCATATTTGAATCTGTCAGGAAGCCACGTAGGCATAGTATTTCTCAAAGGATTTATTACATAATCCTTAGGGGCACCACCAACAATTCTTCTTGGCACCTCTGTTATTATTTCCCCAAACATTGGAATAGGCAACCATGATCCTACATTTGCTTTTTGTATGGCATCTGATATGGAATATCCTGCTCTACCAGTTTCCATTCTATAGATTCTGTTGTTTAGTCCAGTGAGGTTTTGGCCATAGTAACCCCAAATACCTGCCAATTCCATTTGTGATCTTGTGTAGTCTATTAGATGAGCATTGAATGGGCTAGTAGAGTCTGCTATACCCAAACGTGAAGGTGAGCCTTGGCTACCTGATGCTAAATTGGCTGCTGTTATTGCTCCACGCATTTCTAAATTTTTGTTATTTCTATCATCTCCCAGTTGTGTTCCCCAACGATCAGGTGTAGATATTGGTCTATTGGCACCCAGTCTTGGGCCAGCAGCACCTGATGTGACTATTCTGTGACTGAACAATGTGTTTATTCTTGCTTGATCCACACCTGTTCTTGGGGTTGTATCAATACCAGTGCTAAGCATGCTATCAGATCTCATGGCTTGATGCATTTCTGCAGTGTGCATGCCTATCTGTGGTTTCATTATGAAACCAAGCATGTTATTGAGTAAGCCAGCACCTGGTGCAGAGGGTTCAAACAATTCACCAGTCAGTGGAACAGGTTCATCTTTCAGGTGAAGACGTTCATAATAATATCTATCTGTTAGGAAATGCCTTATTGGAGCAAATGGTGTTAGTATGGATGGGTATGAAGAGTGGGCCAAAGCCTGTAATTCTCCACCCCATTTCTGTTCGTAGTATACGTCTCTTACTCCAACACGCCTGTATAGGTTGGGAACAGTGAATTTGATTCTTCCACCTTCCCATGGGGTGCTGCCTAATGACCACCATCTGCTGGCCCTTATTTCTTCTTCCCCCTCAGCATAATAATCCTGGGTTTCTTTGAGTTTGCCACTAGCAAGACCCAGGAGTAGATTGGCGTTGGCCCAAGCATCCATGGCAAATTGACGGGGGCCCCTGAAACCAGCGCCTCTCATGGCAAGATCTGCTGCGTTGAAACTATTGATTGCTGTTCCAAAGGCCACCTCAATACCTGCCCATGCTAAGCCCAAAGAAAAGGGTGATTTGGCCCACAACGAGTTTGATGGCCTAATACCCATCATTCCCGTTAGAAGCTCCATTTGTTCTGATAGTGTTACGGCAAAATAGTGTGGCATTAGGGTTGAGCTTCCATAATCTTGGGCCCTGAATCCAAACGCAGAGAGAAACATTTCGCCTACATCGACGGTTGTGTCATATAGTATGCCTGCTACTTCACTGATATCTGCTGCTTTGTTGATCCTTGCTAGGTTTTCATAAATTTCTGTTGCCGTAACATTTTTCTTTATCAGTGCATCTTGAATACGTATTGAGTCTAAGGGTTCATAATGTGTTCTTAATATTCTTGCCCAATCTGGAGTTTTGCTAAATGCTTCAAATGCTGCCAGTTGATGTCCTTCATGTGTCATCCAATGAAGCTTGTTTCTTGCTGGCGCCATTCTCATAATGCTATACAAATATGTATCCAGAATCTTGAGACTTGCCATCTCCTGGGCCATAGATTCTGTAATATGTCCACCAGTAATAAAGGCATTCATGCTAGTGGCAGGACTATTGAGCAGTCTGAAGTGTTCTAAGACACTCCATACTCCAAAATCCATTTCCATACGTTCTAAAATTGTTCTTTGACCACCTGCTTCTACAACAGATCTTTTAGAAATATTGAGAGCATTTTTCATTCCTATCTCAAGAATACGGGCTTCCTGTTGTTCTGGAGAAAGATTGAGCAGTTCTTTGACTACACCACCTGTCTCTTTGAACATTCTCATAAATGCTGTGTCTTTTGCCATTGCCTTGTCAATCATTCTGGCAAGGTGTAATGTATTGTCTTGTTTAGGATGTTTGTAGACGAGGCTATCAACATATTCTGCAATGCTCTGTCTTGCCTCTGCTGTGATCTTGGGGTTGTCCAGTTGTTTTTCGAGCCACTTGCCTATGGCAACTACATTTATATTGAGAAGGCCACCTTTCCAAAAATTTTCTAATCGATTTTCAAGAGACTGACTTGTAATACCATAATCTACCAATCTGCCCTGTTCTAATTCTTTGAGAAAAACATAGGGATCGGGAACCCCCTCTATTCCTCCTTTAACAAACCTTGCTGCCCAGCCTAACACAATGTCGTCCAGAGCTTCTGAATGATAACCCCTGAGACCCAGGCGTTTGGCAACAATGCCACCCATTGTGCCTGCTGAAGGATCAAGGTGCATTACTTTATATGGTCTTTTCTTACCTCCCCAATCTATTTTTTCTACAAGCTCAAAACTAAACTTTTCTGCTTCTTTCTTTTTGAATCTGTATAGTTTTTCACCTATCTTGGAATATATTACGTTTGTGTCCTTGTCACTCAGCATTGGTATTTTATCACCAGTGACAACTACTGCATATGGCTGTGTTTGTTTTAGGGCAAGCTGTGAACGAACCATATCAAATGGATTCCATTTGATTAGGGGAATTCTCCAACGTTTAGAGAGGCTGGCTAAAAGATCGTCAACAGATGTCGTTATTGATCTAGCATCTAACAACCCTTCTGTTGTTTTGAAGATATTGTGATCTAAAAATATTTCTTTGGCTGCCTTGGGATCATAGAAGAGATCGTTGAATATGACTTTGGCATCTTCAGACAGTTTGAACGTGTCTAAGCTTTTATCAACATATGCTGCTAACTTCTCGTCTATTTCAGCTCCTGTTTTGCCACGAATACCAAGTCTATTGATTAGATCTTGTCTTACATCAAATAACGTGGCTCTACGAGCTTGGGGATCGCCCAGTAGCCACTTCATAAATGTTAGTCCACCATCAAATTGAGATCTACTAAAATCTTCTTTGAGGTTCTTTTTTCTAGTATCAAATGCAGCTTTTACTGCCCTGGTGTCCAGGGGTTTATGGTGTGTTGTGAGTTGGCTTAATTGATTTACATTTACATGAAGTCCACCAATAGATATGGGGGTGAATTTTTGGGATTCAAGCCCAAGCATCCTATAAACACTATAGGCAAATTCTTCTGATACAACTCTGTTGGGGTTGATTTTGCCAAGATCACGTATTAAGTCTCCTTTTGCTTCTTCAAAGCCAATTCGACTAAAGTCTGCCCGTGGTATGGCTGTTACAAAGCTTTGTATAGATTCTAAAAGAGAAGGAAGATGTGTAGCAGCACCTATTATTGAATCAAGGGGGTTGCCCGTGGCAGTTCTTGTGGCATAAAATTTTTGTAGCTTTTTGAATTCACGCTGGTAATGAATGCCAAACTGACTGACAGCATCACCAATACCAATGTGTGAAGCTGTATAGGCTTCTTCAGTGTGTTTTAAGGCCTGTAATCCTGCTCTTACGGCAGGGAAGCCGGTTTGTATAAGTGACCTAGCTGCTTTGGCAACGTGACCAGATCTATATCCCCATACGCCGAGCGTAGCAACACTTGCAAGAATGCCAAGATTTTTTAGCCCACCATAGAGTCGATCACTTTCATACTCACGCATAGCTATCTAATAATTATTAGCTTGTCTGATTCTCGTCATTGTCCACAATACCAAAATCTTTGAATACTTCTTGCCCCAGATCTTCCTGGATTATTCTCATGTGCTGCTGTTTTAGCTTGCCTTTGCGATCCAGTTGGTTCTGGTTTTGTTTTGCTCTTTCTGCCTGAACTTGTGCAGCTTTCGTGGGATCAAGCAACATATCAAGATTGATGGAAAAATTAGTTCTATATGGAACCAATGCTTTTCCTGTATTTACTGGAGTATTTTCTGCTCTGAGAACATTGAGAATGAACTCAGCCATAGCCACATGATTTGCATAAGCCTCGCCCGTCAATTGCCCAACTTCTTCTGGGGACATGTTGCAAGCTTCAATTATTAGACAGTCTAGAATTGCTAACTGATCATTTTCTAGATTAAAACGAGCGAGGTCTAGGCTTTTTTTAATTGTTTTTGCTCAATTTCAAATCCAGATATTGCCAGTATATTTTCATATAGCTGGGTGGCTGTGCCTGCTGTCATAATAGATTCAAGCTGTACATTTTCTGATATTGTGCCCCCAACAGTTGAACAGTAAACGGTACCTACTCTGATTGTGTAATCCTGCTGTTCTTGTGCGGTCTCAATACCAATGATCAGACGCTCGGTTTCTGTCATGGCATCTAGCTTTTCTTGGCCGTGCTTCATTATAGGATGGAATAGATTTTGTGAGAGCATATATTCTTTTCTTGTTAGTCCACGAATTATACACTTGTGTTCACCAATTCCATCTATGAATTTGACCACATAGACTGGAGAGATTTTCTTGGCTTCATCTACCAATTCTTTGTGTTCCTCAAGGAATTCAGCAGATTCCTTGTCCCATTCCTTGTCTGAGATCAAAAACACTTCATTTGAGGCTGAAGGAATTTCGGCCTCAGGTGTCGAGGGAGATTCAACGGGTTCTTCAGCCGTTTCTTCCTCAAAAGCCTTGATTTCTTCAATTATTCCGTCAGGTTCTGTCATTCTTATCTCCTTTTTGTTTAATTATATATTACCATGCTTGTTGGTAATGTCTATATAACAAATGCTGATCTTGCGGAGTTAAATCGTCGTAGCATGAACGCAGTCGTGTGTTTGTACAAGTTTCCCAATTAGACCGCGATCCGGCGGTTCGCCCACGATCCTTCATCATTTGTACCCAAGTATCTATAGTATTATATAGGGTTTGCATTGGTATTCCCGTAGGATTGATGGGATTACTATCGTCCACCGCCTCTTGAACGGCGGCAGCAGCGTTTGTTGCCCCCTCTGTTGTCCCCTCTGTTGCCCCCTCTGTTGTCCCCTCCGTTGTCCCAGGTTTGACATTAGGCTTTTGGACATTAGGCGGCGGATTAGGCTCAGTTGCCTGTTCTATGGTTTCCTCAGTGACACTTGCTTCTGTTTTAGAAACCTCATGCATAGTTAAATTCATGTCTATATCTGTTGCTTCAAATTGATAGGTTTCTAACACTGGCTTGCCTGATAGATCAAACTCATGTTTCAAAATAGAAAGGTCAATATCTATTAGTTTATAATATCTCCTTGTGTTACCAAGGATATAGACTAAAACAAGATCTGTGCTACTATTGGGATTGATAGGCCCTACTTTGCTTAGGGGTGACATGGCTGGCCTCAAGTTTTTACTCACTCCTTGACCTGCCCAAGGGGCTTCTCCCCAGAGCTCAACAGCCAATGTGTTCCCTGATTCTGTGAGTGTTTTGCTATAAGTAGCAAGATCAGCACTTGTTTCTAACAAGTCACCTTCTGATACATTGGTTATAGGAATAATGTCACTATTTATCAATTCAATAAGATAGCCAGGCTTGGTAGCATTGATAGTAATGCTGCCTTGTATTTTACGTTGACCATAAGCCTTGGATGTTCTGGTGTAATCATAATAAGCAGCAATCGATAATATTGGCTCAACAATAACAAATTCAAAGGCAATGACATCAATTATCGTGCGATTACCCTTGGAAACAACAAGATAAGCATCAGCACCAGAAGCATAGGGGTTGGGATAGATCATTCGTTCAATTGTACGTCTACGAATCTGATCATCCAGCCTGGTTGAGCTCATCCCTGTTATAGCATTAGTATCTGTCATTGATTAGGTCGTCCCCCGAAATACTATCCCAAACTCTTCTGTTCCAATGTTGTTATGCTCTGTCAAAAGAGCGGGGTCATTCCAGTACCCAGGAATTATTTCGATATATCTCATTCTCTTGGCTGCTACTGTTTTTCGTTCTGATGATGGTATTGTATCGAGATCTACTGGTTCTGTAACATTGATTATTGTTCCATTTCCCAAGGCATAATAATGATGATCCAGTGGAAGAGCATCGGGCTCAGGATCTTGCTCTATCTTTTGGATAGCCCCAATCCCTGCTCCAATTTGAGGAGGAGGAATGGGCTCTCCATTTTGAGGAGGAGGAATGGGCTCTCCATTTTGAGGAGGAGGAATGGGCTGCTCTCCATCAAGCTCTGCTTCTATAGCAGCGGCTTCTTCTTGATTATTGGCAAATGCATTTAGACTAAATAATTTGTCTCTTGACTCGATCCTTCTTGTTTGTGTTTGTAATGGAGTAACAGACGAACAAACAAACTGAACAACATGTTCTGTAAAAGTATCATTGATAGACACTGTCATTGATTCATCTAAAAATTTCACATTGAATAGAGCCATATATGTTTGGTGACCTACTTCATTGATTCCCATTATATGAATATCTATAGGGGGCAATTCATCTGCAAGTTCTGCAAATTCTTTGACACCAGCATTTACTAAAAATTTGTTGGTTTCTGAGTATGCTACATTTGCAACAGCTGCACCTGCCCCCGAAAAGTTTCCTGTTGGCTTGCTTGATTTTGTAGTGTCTGCTATTATTTGCTCAGCACTTTTGCTTTCCATGTCTCCGTAGAAGTTTCTGTACATTTCAACCAGAACATTGGCATCAAATACACTAAAGATCATGGTGCCACCAATGGTTCTCGTAGCATTTGTATAATGAACGGGTCGAACATGATGGGCTCTTTGGACGCCAAATACTGGTCTATGAGAGCTATATGAGAGTGTTTGTAAGCTGCCAAGGGGCCAAGGACCTTTTCCTGCAGGTGTTGTGCTAAGTAGAGTTCTATATTGTGTGATCTCATGCTCAAACCTGGCTGGTATAACAGCATAGGCCAGGCAGTCTGTGCCTGTAAATGATTGAGTGAGTGCATAAGCCTCACGTTCAAACATTGTGCTGTTCCATCTATCTCTGGCCCTTTGATCAACTAATTGTTGTTTTTGTGAATAGGATGATCGTTGATCGGGGGTTCCAGGAAAGTCTTTATCTATTGTCATTTCAATCACAAAAAGGCTGGGGCTGAGCTTTTGTACAAAAACTAAAACCCCAGCCGATTATTATTTATTATCGTTGATCAGGCACTTACCGTCTCGCCAAAGCTTGCTGCCGCAAACCCACGAGGCCGCATCGGGAGAATTTCCCTGGCTACAAACGAATAGGCTTTTTCATTTGTTATGTCATCAACTGAAAAGCCCTGTCCTTCGTTCATTATTTTGACACCCAAAATGTCTAATTGGGCACCTCTGCCGGTCTCGTTCAGCATCGAGATTGTAATGTTGAAGGGAGGGATTTGATCAGCATAGAGCATCCCACCAACACCAAAGCCTCTGGACTTGACATACAGCTTATTAAGGTTGCCATAGTCTCCTCCAAGGGCCGTATTCAACGTGGCGTTGAATTGATCTACTCCACCAAAGTTAGTTATGGCCTTGGCAACTGCTCCGCCATAATCTGTGACACCTTCGTTTACCAACTCGTTGCCAATGTTTGATATATCAGGAGGAGTTGCTGTGGCCACTCCATCTGCATCGATGGTATATTGGCCTTGATTTAGTCCAAACTGGGTGACGCTACCAAAGATTTTGGTGCGGACCTCATCTGGATTGTCATTCCCCCATTCACCAACCATTTCTGACAGCAAAGATTCTCTGTCAAATACTACTGTTACAACAGATCCTGCTATTCCTCTCTTACCAGAAGAGAATGACAGAGGGACTGCTGTTCCAAAGGTATATACAGGGGCTATTTCACGTTTCACAGAATAGGTTATAGCCTGAACCTCTGTGATAACACGAGTATTGAAAATGGCTATAATGTTAGTGCCAGAGAATGAGTTGAACGTAGCTGGATTGAGATATCTCTGAGCACCATTGTCTGCGTAGCCCTCTGTGTATATATTGTTATATAGGTAATTGGGATCTTGGTTTACTTCTGCCACTCTATTTCACCTCCCTTAGGTGTTTAATTTATACAGACAACGCCGCTGGTGCCTGTAATGCTATATTTAGCTCCAACTTTCGCATTTCAAGGGCTGGGATGATTATGGCCTTGATTTTTACTGTACCAGTGATTTGATCACGAGTTGAAGAGTCAATTCTGAACGTAGCACCTTGAATTACGCCGATTTGCTTCTGATATTCGATGTAATCTGAGATTGCTGTGCCCAGGGCTGCTAGATTGGCTCTGCTAATTGGTTCACCAATATATTGCTCCCCAATTGCTCTTACTGCTTTGACAAAGGCAAATACAACTCTACCAGTTGCCATATGTACATAGTCACTTTCCTGGTTTGCAGAAATGGGTGAAGCATATACATCAGCAGCTGTGCAGATTACATTGCCTACGTCATTGAACTTGAAGGTGATTAAATTCTCTGTTGTTAGTGCTCTTAGTTGGTCATCAAAAAACTTGAATTTTAGTCCTTGAACAGGCACAACCTTGTTTGTAGGAGCATGTTGTGGAGCCAGTTTGGCTACAGATCCTGCAAAAACACCTTCTGGCGTAACCACAAGACCATCAATTAGTACTGCTGGTCCTGCAATTAGTGCCAGGAACTTGCCTGCATCAGCATAAGAACTGAATGTTGAATTGTATATGCTAAAGTCAGCAGCCTGTGCTGTGCTGATGCAATAAGATACCCATGTTTCTATATCAGCATTATAATCAATTCCAATGCTTGGAACTGCAAATGTTGAATAGAAATGTCTTGGTCTTCCCCTACCAGTTGCTCTGTAAGCCATACGAGCACCCTGAGAAGCAAAGTTTATTGTTGAATTTCGAACGGTACCCGATTCTGGCTGGGGTGGATAAAGTTCGTCATCAATATACATATTCATTGCCAAAGCATGTTCAGCTTCGACATTAAGGATCAGGTCGTATGCACCACGTTCTCCAGTAGCTTTGGGAATGAGCCCATTGGCTATTGTTGATTCACTGGTTGGTGATAGTTTGTTGTAAAGATCATACTTGAGTGATCTTTGAGTATGCCATGAGCTGGTGCTGTCATATGTTGTATATGCAGCTGATGTCAAAACTTCCCCCGCATTGGTTGGTCCGATTGATGTTGCTACCAGAATTATTCTGGCAGGTATAAAACCATCTGCGTGAGTTATGGTTACGTTTGCTGTGCCATCGGCTCCAACAGTAAATTCCCAGGGATCTGTATATGTTATGGCGGTTTCTGCGTAATCATATGCAATTTGATATGTATCACCATCAGTTCCGCCAGAGAACGTTGCCGTTCTATCAGCAAGTGGCTTCTCAAATATTCCGTTAGTTACTGGAACGTTTGCAAGTACGAAGTCTTCATTGTCCCCAAATCTGAATTTTAGAAGATGTTCAACGTTGGCCCAAGCTGTAGCAACATAATAACCAAACGAATTGGTTAAGTATGATGCTTCTTCTGTATCGGGTGATGGATCCAGATCCAGCCATGTTTGATAACCAGCAAGGGATGACATTTTGTCCGTATCTTGGGTTGGGCGTAGCGTTGCGCCAACGATATCGTCTACGTCAGACGTGGAGAGTCCGTCGGCTAACGAAGCAAATACCCAAGTACGAGGGAATGTGTTGATCTTGTTTATTATATCAATTAGAGCTGTGCCAGCAGTCCATTGAACTACAATGGGTGGTGTTATGGCGCCAGCGGGTGCCGTAATTGTTAGGGTTTTCCCCGTTACGGTTCCTGCGTCATCAACTACTGGCTCAATTTTCCATGTTGCGTTTTCATTGGATTTGGCTGCCCCCGTGGCACTTCTTACTGTTCCATTATATTTGCTGCCACCAGATAGGCTTCGCAACTTGATGGAATATGGATAGCGCCAAAAAGCAAGGACGATTTTGGTAGTAATGGTAAAGTCTGGATTAAATTGTATTGTGCCGGCTCTACGGTTGAGTGCGTAGTCTCCGCTGTTGCTAAGTGTTCCGTCAGTATCGTAGTTATACTCATTTTCTGTGAGAAGAGTCAATGTGGGTGTAGGTGATTCGTCTGTATAGTGAGAAACATAACCATGAGCGATATAGTCATAAGCAAGTGTTATGGTTTCCTCAAAGTCTGTACTGGAAATTTCCTCTCCGAATACAACGCATTCCCAGTCGTTTGCTACGGGGCCTAATGCATCTAACGTGTCGAATGTAATTGTTGCGACATCGCCAGCTATTGTATAATCTGTAATTCTGCGACTAGCTACGAAGTCACCATCGCTATTATAGATCGCTATACCATAGCCCATTAAATCAAAATCATCTGCGCCAAAACCCCCAGACAATATTCCCATGGCTGCTATTGAAAACACAAAGGTAGTGGCACTACCTCCAGTTGCTGTGAGTGTCAGTTTCTCTGGGTCTACCAGCACCGTTCCGTCAGAAAATTCACCCAGATCCAAAAGGACAGTTTCTGAGGGCTGTCCTGTCAATCTTATGGCCATGACATCATTTGTAGATCTTGTTATTTGGGCTAAGCCCCTAACAAGATTACATGGAGCACTTGTTTGTGTTCCAAAACCAGCTTGCATGCCATATTCATCTGTTAGTCTTATGGGGGTTAGAACGGGACCGTCTGTAGCAGTTCCTGCAATCAGTACGGTATCGCCTAACTTTGGCGTTGGAGGAGAGAATAGATTCCCATCTTCCAAGGTTACTGTCATTTCAGGATAGGTTGCCATTTAGATTTGCCTCCTTCTTGATCTATTCAATAGATCCTCTAAGATCTTCATTTAGATCAAAAATCCTTTGTAGTGTTAGTGTTTGTACTTCTGCCTGTATATCTGCTAATTTAGCAACAGGCACCATTATTATTTTGTCGATCTTAACTAAATATCTGACTGACGTGATTGATTTGGGTTTGTGGAGGTCGACCACATATGCATCAAAATTGCGACCATCAGATACCATTTTTTTGACACCATTTTCGATCAACGTAGGCTTAGCCATCTCTATGAAGTCTTCCAGCTGAGCCATTAGTTTTTCTGCATCCATTGCGTCTTCTGCGCAGGCATTGAACTGGACGTTATACAAAAAGGTTTGACCATATATTTCTACAAGCTGCTCTCTGTCGCCATCACCTTGGGTTATGGGGGTTTGGGTTATCCCCTTTTGACGAGGACCCTTTCCCTCTACTGGTGAAGAAGACACAACGTAAAAATGAACGCCTGGAAAGCCCTTGCCCATGCCAGCTGACAATTTGAGAGCGGGAGCTATTTGGTCAGCTAAATAAACTAGAAGCCTCTGAAATACGGGGTAATCTATATTCCTGCTTAGAAGCTGTCGTCCGCTGCTGGTAGTTGGCCCAGAATCTCCCTGTGGTCGTTCTATAATAATTTCGTTATCGCTCATTATGAATCTCCTATTCTAACCGAGAAAGTTACTCCAGTTAGTTCACCATATGGCCTAACTGTAAAATCGATATCTACAATATCAAGATATTGATTAACTACCTTAACGTTCACCTCATTTAAATTATAAGTGTCCAGAACAGCATAAGCTATTTTGTATAGAAGATTTATATTTATTGGCTCACCTATGACTGGTTTAGAGTTTTTTAGTCCAAATGTTGATGGATTACCAATGGCCAGCCTGAAGTTTCTGATAATAGACTGAACTAGGTAAGAATGGTGTATTTTCCCTAAAAGATCATGATTAGATGTTGTATACCCTGGATAAAAAGTTAGTGCTTTGGTTTTGTTTCTGCCCTGTTGTCTTGACCATTTTAGGGTATTTATTCTAAGGGCACCCAAATAGGCACTTTGCCCTTTGGTTAGAGAGTGTTTCTCAAATGAAACTGTTTCATCTGTAGCTACAATAGGAACATTATTTAATGATCTGTTGTGTCTGGATCTGGCCAATGCCATAGCAAGAATTGGTGCAAGATCTATTGTCCCCATGTCTCCATAAACAGGCTTACCATAAGCCAACACAATCCTTGATGAATTTATGGGTGCCTCTACCAACGAAGCTACTGAGAACAAATAATTACTACTTAGAGGAATTATTGCTATGCAATTGACACCATAACATATATCATCTAATTTATATTTTGAGCTGTCATCAATAATTGTAGACCAATCAGTAGATGCTATCTCATCAGCATAATTGTTTACTAAACACAAGATATCTGGCCTTACATCATTGACTGAAAAATAGAGATCTTGCATGGTTGTGTAGTCAGCTATGGCAAAACTATGTGTTCCTTCTGCTGCTGCTATTGCTATCAATTGTTGACTAACAAAATCATAGGTGTCTTGAGAGATGACATTGGCCCCTACAACAACATTCCCAGAGATGTCTAAAGTGTGTTGGGCATTGAATTCAGACAATAGAGCAGGTGCAATAACTATTGAATTTGATGCAGCAGCTCTTTTGAAGGCAAACAAAATTCTACCCTCAAATGGCAAGTGAGACAGCTCTTCTAAATGAGCCTGTAACATATAATGTTCTTGCTGTGTTGTTGTTGTAGTCATTGCTATTCTATAATCTTTATTCCATGAGTCAATTGATGTAATATAATTGATCTTTCATCATCAGAATCTGATGCAGGCCATGGTCCTTCATTGAATTTGACAATTTTTGTAGTAAAGGCTCTTGAATATACAAGCCCTCTTCCAAATTCTTTGGTATATGTGTCTATGTCATCTATTCTAAAAATATCTACAATGCCAGTTGGTTTGATTGAAGGAAACGTTCCATGCCATCTACATTCTACAATATAATCTCCTGATTTGATGTTGACATTATTTTTGAAATACCAAGTAAGATCAATTCTCTTTGGTATGCCAGAATTAGCAGGAACTTCTACTTGTGTACTACTTTTACGTACTATTCTGGTTTCAGAGGACACTATTTTACCAGTGCCAAGACAGAGAGGACAAACCATTCCATCAGTGGTTTTGTGATATCCTGACCAGGGTACTTTATATGGGCAGCGGAAGTAAGTGCTACTACGTATGTAGGCTATCCTAATTCCATAATGATCAATTATTTGATTGGCACCAAGCGTCATGTTATCTGATCCTACCATCTACCAAAGATTTGGCATATATTATTTCATGTTTGCCATCCTCAATAGGTGTCAAAACTATCTTGCTGCCATCAATAGAACTTGTAAATGGTAGCATTATTTTATGAACAATATAACTTGAGAATTTCTCAAATCTTAAATACTGTCTGTATGTCCCTTGCAATATATTGAAAACACTATCAAGCCTACTTGTATCTATGTATTGTGTGCCATCTATGTTGGTATCAACATATATTGTGTCTAACAGAGTGGCATCATCATTTGTTGCAAAATCTGCTCGTGTGTATACCAAACGTTGTCCTGTGCCAATAACGTTGTTTTCATTGCTAACATCATTGGCATCATATTTCCAGACTTGAATTATATCTTCTGGCGTGTAATAATATTGAAATACTCCGTTGTTACTTACTATAACTTTAGAAACATAGGATCCATGGGGGAGAGGTATGAGAGTCTTTTTTATGTCTGTTGGAATATCTACTATTGTAGAAGGTATGTCGTCTAAAATATCGTTGATATCAATTACTGATCTAAAATATAGATCACCATTGTCATCACTACTTGCATATCTATATTCAGTTGGGATACTTACTATGTCAGAATGATAAATCTCAACAGAAATATCATCTATAAAAACAGCAGCATTAGCATCTGTGTCTACACAAGTAATAGTAATTGTATTGGTTATGAGATCCTGTCTGATCAAGGACTCTATGGGGATTCTGTGGATGTTTTGAGTTACATCAATAGAGTAATCAACATATGTATTGCCCTGACTCGTTCCCAAAATGTCTGTGTTGGTGCATCTAATGTTGATAGATGTTGTGTCTGATACAGAGGAATATAAATATTTGCTTACATCATATAATGTAATAACAAGATAGGCTCTGACTGGAATTAAATTCTCAGAATTGACGATTGTTGAAAAAGTGCAGTCAGTATTGACTATGGACATTATTCCATCAGGAAAAGACACAAGATTGTTGTGCGGCACACCATTACCAATGGCTACAGTCGAAGGAAAATTATATGTTCTGTTATGTCCACCAATATAGTAATAATCAAAGTAATCGTTAGGTGCTGGCGGTACGGTTAAATATTCAAAGGTTGCTTCATAGGTGCTTTTGGCCGTGACTGCAACTGTTGTTTTGTCTAGAGTATTATAGACATTGACTGGAAATGTTTGGGAATCTATGCCATTATCAATTGTGAAATATTGATTGTTTGTATCATCTGATACTGGGACTGAGAACTTCTGGCCAATTCTAAGTTCACCATTGGGCGAAGGTATATTTAGCTCAAATATGTTGTTGGCATCTTTGACATTGATAAAACTACTATTAGAGTAACCGAGTAGTTCAGTCAGGGGTCCTGTCCCCACTGTTTGTATTTTGTCGATACTGAGATTATCAGATCTAATTTTTGTTAGTTTATTACTCATTATAACCAAGGCGTTTTTGCTGGCCACCCCAGTCTTCCACTGGGTATGTAGCTTGAGCGCGAACTGTCTGCCAAGCTTGCTGGCAATATTCTATAATATGCCTTGACAGCGTAACGAATATTGGGAATGATTCTGCTAAGACACATGTTGGCTTCTCTCTCATATTTATTTAAGAGCTCAGGAAGATTGCTGGATGCTCCATCTCTTATAGTGAGATCGCCAAGTGTAAAATCACTGGATAACTGGCTTTGATCTGACAGAATACGTTCAGCAATGTCTGCTAATGCTCCGTACAATATAAAACACTCAATCCATCTATCAAAAGACGATGGTATTTCTGCACCGCCATAATAATTGGCATATTGTTCAGTAACCCATATCATTAGTGAATATGTAATTTTTGCAAGATCAATATTGGCAATGCTAAAAATTTCTTGGATATAACCAGAAACATATACCCAATCAAAGTATAGTGGATCCAAGTTATAAACAAATGTATATGTATCTGTGCCATCTATCAGGGGATTACCTTCAGTGTCTAGTATTCCTGTTAGTGTAAGAGTATAAATTAGGTTTTCTCTCCAGCCCATACCCCCATTGATGCCTGAGATAGTTAGTTGATTGTGAGTTATATCTGTGGTAAAGGACAAACTTTCTGGCCTGCCCCTATGAAATGGGAGAACTCTATATGTAAGAGATATATCTGTATCACTTACTGAATCTATGTCAATATCATTTTCAAATTCAATAACTATAGGATCTGAAGAGTTTGTGGGGGCAAATACTGAGTCATTTGCTATAGATATTGTGTAGTCAGGAATGGTATAGATTGCTTCAAGTGTTTCTCCAAGAGCTTCTGTAAAACTTTCGCCAGGAATAATAAATCCAAGATAAAACTGAAAGACGTCACTCCATTGACTAGCATACCAAACATTATCTTCGCCCTCTACCTCTTTTTCATACTGAGCCCGCACTTTCCAGAAATAGTCTACATTTTCTTGTAGTACTACACCAATGATAACGTTTGTGTCTGTTGTATAAGCATCATATACTTTGGTTGTAAAAGCGGTATCTGTTGCTACGCATATTTCATAACGGGTGGGCTCTAATTCTACACAAGTATCTAATTCTGTATTACAAACAGTAACGACTGATTCTGCCCAAGACAGAGTTATTGGAGCTTTTGTTGAAGATGCATCTGATGGGGCAGATAGTGTGGGGCGAGATATTGTAATTTCTCCAGTAATGAAACTGGAAGTAAATGTCCATCTGAGATTGTGTCCCAATTTATTTTTTAGTGATGGACTATCTGGATCGTCACTACCCCTAATAACGACCATATACTCCCCGCCAGGATCTAAAACAGCGCTAGGTGTCAAGATCATAGTCATTGAATCTGACGAGAAGCTAATGTCAAACTCAACGGGAGTGGGGTTAAAATCGTCGGCTGTTGCTATTTTTGTGTAAGTTATAACTTCATACGTAGCACTATTAATATTAACTGGATAATTGAAACTAACAGTAAATACCCCAGATTGATCTGCATTAGCAGCATGAGGCAAGGGGTCCTGGGTGGTTACCCTAAAATCATATAGACTAAGATGAGACATCTAGTTGATCCTCCCTGTTTATTTGTTTTAAGGCAACCACCCAATAACTAACGTTCATTAATCAATTTAGTTTTTTGTTTTTTACTGTTGTCTTCTTGTCTGCTTTTTTTTTCTTTTTTGTTGTCTTTTTTTTCTTGATTGGGTGGCGTTTTTTCTCTTTCACCAGTTTTTTCTATCTTTATTGAGGTTGGCAGATCTTTGCTATGATCTATCACTTCCCCTAAGTCCCACCCATCTCTGTTTTCTTTTTCTGGTGTGGTAGTCAAGCTACTGGCTATTTCCCAGGCGGGTGATGGCGGTTCATATGTCATATTATGTTTGTTAATAAAATTAGGATCATCATCGGGGAAGCCTTCTTTGGCTTGATAGTCTATTTTTTCTGCATCTTCCCTATAAATTTCTTGATTAGGCATTTCTCCAGGATCGGTAGCGTTATAGCTTATTGCCTTGGCGTAGTCTTCTTTAGATAATTTTTGAGAAAGCAATCCTAACCCATCAATATCTTCGGTAAATTTGGTAAAACGAGGCCTGGCGGGGGGGACAGCAGCATAGGGGGCATATGGGCTGTTTACTGTGCCCTTTGTTTTTTGATATTTTGGATCATTAATGTATACGGTAATGGCTCCTGCTAGTTCTGCTGATGCTATATCTTTATATTCATCTTCTCCCCACTCTTCAGGAATATATCCGCGTGGTTCGGCGATGTCTAATTTGATAGGTTTTCTTGTTTTGGGATCAACCACATCTGTTCTATATCCACGAACGCGTTGGTTTAAGACTATGTATCCTTTATAGCCTTTGGGAACATCAAGTTTTTTATCATTTTTACTCATTTTTCCCCTCCTTTTGGGGTTTATTAAATAGGGGCGGTAGTTCTTGACGAACTACCGCCCCTATATGTGATCTTAGTGATCCAAAATTTTATTGGTAAACTATTGTTATACTTCGTTTGTCAATAAAATCTTGTATGGCCAAGAAGGCTCTGCAACAACGTTGCGCGCTGTTGCGATTCCTCTGCCTTCATTAACCACAGCGAGGGCATAACGCTCACGTACCTTGTAAGCAAAGATGTCTTTAGTCGGATCGTCAAAGCCTTCAGTTGAGAGATCTTCCTTGATTAGGTTGATTCCAACTTTGCTTGCGTCCAGAGCATAAAGATCTGTCTTAAAGGTGTGGTAGTCAAATGGTAGCTCAGGAGCCAAAACGAGTTTTGGCTTATGGGGAAGCTTGCTTGCGATATCGAAGCTAAAGGGCGTAGCGTCCTTTGATGAGTCGCTTCCAGGATCGTTATAGCTAAATCCGCCATAGATTGCCGACTGTTGCCATGAGAACCACAACAGAGGATGAATCAACAGATCTGTCAAAGTTGTGCCATTGAGATACATGGCCTGAAATACATCCATGATATCCTGAAACGAAACGGTGTTGTTGAGGTTGCCCAACTGATTTCGTCCCGTTGTTAGAGCGTCAGGGTCATCTAAGTCGTTGTCGAATACGGTGTGACCAAATGTGGAGAACTCTTTGAATGCCCAGTATTCCTTATATCTGGCCATAGCCTTGCCGGCTTCTGCTGTATAGACCCTGATTATATCCCATGCCGAATCCGAGATTGCTTCGTCAGTGAAATTGAGCTGTAAACCGATTTTGCGTACACGGACCTCACGAGCAGTTGCTTTTGAGACATCAAGGGTGGCTGTTGGGTAAGCATTACCTTCTGGCACCTCTCCTGCTCTAAACGTACCGATTATTGGATAAGTGATACTTTTTTGGGCCGTTTTGGCTGGTAAACGTACTGGGGCGAAATAGTTGGCGGCCACAGTGTGGGCTTCCTCTGATTCTATAATGTCTCCCATTATAATCTGAGGAACCAACAGTAAGTGAGCGGTAGTGCTAACTGTTTCGTATGCATTACTCGACTTGTCTCTGCGCCCTTTTTCAAGTTCGTATAATTTGTCTTTATCGGCTCGTAAAAGGGTCTTAATATGAATGTTGTTTGCCTCTTCTTTTTTAGAGTGATCAATGAGCTTTTGCACTCTGTCGGCAGCCTGTGTAATGCGCTCGATGATATCACTGTTGGGCAAAAGTCTTTGTTCAATTATTTTTGTGTTATCCATTTTTATTGCTCCTTAGTAATTTATTGGCGCATTAAGAAAGCGTCAGCTTGACCTGAGCAATGCCAACGACAGTAGCACTATCTAGGCTTACCGGCAGACCAGTATGCTGACCTTTTGCTACAAATGAGAACTCGACCACGATCTCATTACCGACTCCGGGATTTCCGGCGCCACGGTTGAATGTAACATTTATATGCTGTGCGTAATCAGAATCAATCGTAGTGTCATCTACGGCTGATACCGTCCACGTGCCTGCTACTAGGTCGTCAACACCATCGTTGGTGACTGACACGATAGTAACGTCAGCAGTGGTAAATGCGTTTGTTGCTGTAACTACTGTTCCATCCGCACGAACGATCTTGGCTGCGCCGAATGTTGCGGCATAGGCACCTAGATCGAGTTCATAGTCCTGGACGGCGGGATTCGGCACCGTGAATGTTGCCGTATCTGTTATTGTTAAGCGGTATTCACCACCATCAGTAAGACCGGTGAGGCCTCTTCCAAACCATGAATACGGAGGCATTACGTAGTCAGCGTTGTAATCTGTTGGATATGTAAATGTCTCTGCGGTGTCCCAATCCGTATACCATGTGCCTTCACGGAACATGTAAAATGGATCAAACTGTTTGTTTTGCATCCATCCACGAATGCCCCCTTCAACATCTACGGTTTCAATAGCTATAATCTGTCCCACAACATCAGAATTAGCATTACTAGCACCAATATTGATGAAACGACCACGGTCTGCTCCTGCGCCAACTGTTACATAATCTCCAACGGCAATATCTGCATCAGTGCCAGCGTTTTTAGCAAGAGCTGTAATACGAGTTACTAATCTTGCTAATTCACGTCCACCTGTTGTCAAATCGCTTTGATAAAATGGAATTTCAATAACCGCTCTATCAACTACAGCAATTGGTTCTGACAGTGCACGCGCATAAACTGGCATGTAGTAGTCTTTGACTGCTACACCAAGGGTGTTACCAGTATAATTGCCTAATGAATCTTCTGTATAATTAGCTAACCTAAGGCGATTTAAGTTAAGTTGATCAATTGTATCTCCAGCAAATCTATCTGTTCTTGTGCTGAGACTGAATTCCGAGGGCATTAGTGGGAAGCCCTTTGGCACAACGACCCTTCCCTGAGATATGTCTGTATGTAGATTCGTAAATTGATCTACAAAAGCCCAGGGGTTGCCATCTGCGCCGTTGATGGATGTTGCAGTCCCAGCCCAATCCTGACGAATTGCCTGAGCGTCGAGTATGTAATTAGGAGGTAGCGTGTGATAGTCACCAGCCATAAGCTTAGACCATGTTCGTACCGGCACTCCATCACTATCGCGCTCAATGAATCTTTCGTTTGGGCTTGGCATGAAAGGCATGTTTTTCCCACTCCTTTATTTTGATTGTTCGTTTTGGATCCCAATATCTTTCTCTAGGTCCCAGAACTTAGGATCTTTGGTTTCTTCCGCGTCTTCCTCTGTTTCATCATTGATTGATGGATCACTAGGAAAGTCGTCAGAAATTTCATCTTTTTCAACATTGAGCTTGAACTCAATATTGTCTACAACAACACGATGCTCTTCCAGTCTCGCTTTCAAACTTTCAATGGTGTCTTTTGCAAATTTGTCACGAATCTGTGTCGCTATTTTACTTACTTCATCTGAGGAACCAGATACTGACATAATAGATAACCTATTATGTACAACCTGATCAATCAAGTGCTGACGATAGTCTTCTGTAAGTGTAGAATAATTTTCCTTGAGCGTATCGACCTCTACGCTCAATTCGCTATTCTCATCCTTCAGTTTGTCTAATTCAGCAGTTGTTTCTGCCTTGATTTTTTTTAAGTCCTGTGTTACTTCCTCAAATTGTGACTGAAGATTGAGTTTTTCCTCCTCAAGCTCGGTGATCCTTGTATCACTAGTGTCATTTTGCTTTTCTAACTTTTTAGATTCCTCCATCAATTTAGAAATGCATTCTTTGAGGTCAGTAATGAACTTATCTTTTTCCTCAGGCGTTTCTGGTATCGTAGATTCCAATAAACGTTCTAGTTCGTCTCTCATACTAGTTACTCCTTTGAGGTAATCGTAAGGTAATCAGGCAGACTTTCATCAAGTTTGTTATCTCTTAGCTTGTGAAGGGATATCGACCTACTACCCGTCAGTTTGCTTAGCTCAATACCAAGTTGTTGTAGCTTGGCAACCACATGTTTATGATCATTGATCAAATAGGTTGCCCCATGTTTTTGGTAAAGATCATGAATACGATCATGATTAGAGATAACCGTCTTGATTCTGCCGATTAGTTCATTGATTTCTTGTGTGTCTTTTTTATTATTAGTCTTTTCTATTGTAGTTGTTTGTTTATTGCTGTCAACAGTAGCAATGGTAGATGTTGCTGTAATGGTAGACTCTGGGAATCTAAAGATATCATCTAAAGACTTAGCACCAATGAGTCCGTTTTTTTCAGCCAACACTTTTACAATACCTGAATAGCTGTCTGCAGGAATTGGAGTTGAAGAATATTCAATTGCCCAGACGTTGTCAAATTGTCTGCCAGCCAATTCTGTTTTCTTGCTCAATTCACTTTTATATGGTAAGCCAAGTTCATGATCATCACAAGCCCAGCCAATAGGTTTGCCACAAATATTACAATGAACACCAGCTACGTTGCTTCCACGGGAACCTGTAATTAATCTACCTGATTTGACTGCCTCTACTGCTGTTGCTTCTGTTATATCTGCTATCAGATATTCTGAAGAGTCTTCTTCACAATACATGGCTGCCCTAATTCTGCCCTGAGTGTGCTCGTTGGAAAGAGTATCATGGTTTTTGATCATAGGCTTTGCTGTTGGGGTAGTCCATGAAAGGATGCCATCAGGAATGCCTTGCATATCCTTTTTGCCAGTACCCCGCAGGGTTTCGGCTCTGTATATGTTATGATTCCTGGTCATGCCTGCTCTGATAGATCTGATTATAGGAATTACTCTTGGTCCATCATAAGGGAAAGCAGCAACAATTTGTTTGGTAATTTTTTCTGCCCAATCAAGAACTGCTTCTGGAGTTTTATCAAATTTATTATTGGCTATGCTTTCCACAAATATTGGACTGAAACTTCCACCTGCATACATGTCTTGAACAACAGCAGTGCCTGTGGTTGCCATTTCTGGCAGATATGCAATGCCAAACAATTTGATACTTTGATCAAACTCCCTAATAAAATTCTCTGTATACATTTTGATTAGTATTACTATGCCAAATGACACTACTTAAGCGTTCTGTGACACGTTGTGTTGATTATCACAATTTCCTGATTCAATGATCAATCGGATCTCCTCAGGCGTCAGATTCGGGTCTGTCCAGCCCTATCGTATTATTATTAGTAACGTATTGTCATAAAAAACAAATAGCCACTGTTATAAATCATTGCATTGATTTTTAAGTGGCTTGAACACTGGTTTTATTTCCTGCCTTTTGTTGGGGAAGCCTTCTTTTTCGCCTGGTTAGCAGGCATTGTTGCATTAGAGAGCGTTGCTTTTGCAGATTCTAAATCGACATTAAACTTATTTTGAATTTCCCAAATATATTGCTTGTTGAATGGAGAATCTTGTTTTTTACCCAATAATCGACGAAGCTCTCCATGACTGATTGCCCCCATGGAAAATAGTTGGGTGTAATGATTTTCCTGTTTTATTTTGTTATCAAAATCTACTTCTTTCCACTGAAACTGAACAGGGGGATTATCTTCAATAACACCAATGTCTAGCATCCATTCTTTGAGAATGATATCTTCCACAAGTGTTTTGATTACAGATTGATAGGCCTTGACTTGTGCAAATCTTTTCTTTTCAAGATTATACATTGTCCCTTCTGATCCACCTGGTTGTAAACCTAGGGTGATGGGGTCAAGCCTAAGACCAGTGATGGCTCTGTTTCTAAAATATTGTAGGTGATCTATAATATCTGGAACACCTATTGTCATGTTGACTGGTTCAACATTCCATCTTTCAGTTCCAACTACCCAACCATTGGCTGGCATTCTATCAATATTGCTTCTGACATCTGCAACTTCTGAGGGTGTTCCGCGAGCCATTTCGTGTTTTTCACTGCCAATCTTGAAAAGTAGTAATGGATTGATGTGTCTCCAGATCATAGAATAATCTAATTCTTCAAGTTCTCTCATCATCTTAACATCTAGAGATGCTGCCATAATATATGGCAGTCCAAATACACCCTCCACATTGTCTGGAGAAACAGAAATGTGGATGACTCTGGAAACATCTATCTTTTCTCCACCATGAGACCATTTGACTATTTTATTGCCCCGTTTAGTATCAAACTGTGGCATAATAGATGCTGGATGCACAATGTGATATCCAACAGTGATCATGTTGTTATGTAATTTGTATCCTCGGAGTTTGGCTCTATCAGAAGAAACCCTAGATTTGACTATGATTATATTGTGATATTTTATCAAGTGCTCTGCTAATTTTCTAAACCACAGGGTTCTTGTGGTTCCCATGGTTGTCATTGTAGCATCAAATCTTTGATCAACATATTTTAACAATCTTGGATTTTCTGAAATGATGTTATATTCACTGACATTCAGCATAAGATTCATGTGTTCTTCAACAGATCTCATAACATATGAATCATGATAGATTGCCATATCAACTTCTACAAGCTGACGAGAATCTCTCATATATGCATTTTCTGTTTTTACAGAAGACAAAACATTTTGACCAAAGTCTGCATATCTGTAGTAATAATTGGTTCTGGTTGGTGCTTGAACAGGTGAGTATGTTGAAAGACCTTGTTGTTTCATTAGTGCAGAAATAGGAGCAGATTCCTTGCTATGGATTTCTTGGTTATCAAATTTTATTCTCATTAGTGGGCTCCTTGTGCCAAAGACATTTGCTCAATCAAAAGCTTTATTTCATTTCTCACTGCTTCTAAATCTTCTTCACACACATATGTGTCTTTATTATTATTAGTTCCATTAGTTTCGGGCTTGGGTGTTTTTCTCAGGATATCTGGGGGTATGGTTCCTGTTGGTGGTGGGGTTTCTCCACTGGGAGCAGGAATAGAATTTTCAATGGGTGAACGATATGTGTGTTTTCCACAAAAACAACCATCGAAATTGGTGTCTGGTGCTTTTCTAAATCTCTGTCCATCAAATATTCTGTCATTACCAGTAGTTGTTAGAACCTTGCTAAATCCACTGAAAAATGCTGTTGATAAGCCCGCATCTCGAATGTCGTCACTATATTTGGAAATTTCTTTGTTCATTCTTTTGTATTCTATGACAGCTTTGTAGTAATCCATCATATCATCGGGAACTTTTGTGGTAGTAGCAAGGCCTGGAATCAAAACATAGCCAGCAGCAATGTTAGCATCAATTCCAACAGAATCTATGTCTACTTCATCAATATATCTTTTGATCTTCAACGACGCTTCTCCGTATATTCTCTTTTCATCTATGATTTTGGCAGCAGCTTCTTTTTTCATCTTAGCATTATTATAATTATCAACTGTGGTTTTTATATTTTTAGATGCTTGGGTGGTTTCTGGGCCAGCAATGTTGTCGTCTGGTATTCCAAGGTTTTTTAGGGCTGTTGATTTTGCCTTTATTTCTAATTCAGCTTCTAATTGAGAATCAAGTTCTCCAAGAGCTGTGTCTGTAAATTGATTGAATAATTGCTGAGGAGATGCCTTTAGAATCTTGGCCAATTCTCTACATAGCTCTTTGAGTTCCCTGACGAGCTCAATGAGCTTGGTGAATCTGGAGCTTTTATTGATGACTAATAATAATTGTTTTTGAGACTCGTCATAATTTATCAGATTAGCTAAAAAATCAGAGATCCACCGCATCAAATCGTCTCTTTTGGCTTCTACAAAATCTAAAATCTCATGTATGAGATCATCGAAAGGAACGCATTTTAGTGGTGAACACCTGTCGTCTACTTTGAGCGTGTCAAGCAATTGATCAATTAATTGACTGATCATTGTATCTATTATATTGCCAACTAAAGAAACAATTGTTTCCAGAGCTTTACCTGCAAGTTCATTGATCAATGAATCAAGTATTTTTCTTATATCTAGTCCTTTGAATGACAAACCCAATGACAGCAGTTCCAGTGCTTGTTCAATTTTGTCTAAAACTTCACAATGTTGATCTATGTCTGCTATAGGCTTGTTGCTCATGCAAACCTGGGCCAATAACCATTTTACAATACAAGTGATCTCAGGATATAAATTCCACAGGGTGGCCAAAGAATTTAGTTTTATATTGTCTGCTAAGAATCCTGCAAAATCAGCCACACTCTTATGGATGCCAAAGAATGTGTTGTATAGATTGTCTTGACCCAAGCGTTTTACAAATCCTGTTAGGGGAGTTGTTGTGTCTCCTGACAGTGCCTTTAGAGAGTCGTTTTGAAATTGATGAGCTTGTTCTAAAAAGCCGTCTACAAAACTATCTAATCTATGTTTAGCATAATTTTCCAGATCATTGATCTCTTTATTCCAGACTTTTTCTATTGAAGACTGGGTGCCATAGTTGTTATAGTTTTTATAATGTGTTTGTCCACCAACCACTATTTCTATGTCTTCTTCCATCTTGCTTTGAATTTCTTCTTTGATTTCTATGAGATCTTCTTCTATATTTTCACTTGTTATTGCAAGTGGATCAAGACCAGTGGGTGATGGGGTAATGCTTCCATCTATAGGTGTCTCTGGTTCGTCATAATTTATTATATTGCTGGCTGCCTGTCTATTGGGTTGATCATTGCCCAAAACATTTTTGAGTTTTACCAACAATGTTCTGGCACTTGTAGTAAATGTTTCTAACTTTAATGCTTGTGGGAATGGTGCAGATGTAAACAACTGGTACATCTCACCTAAGATGCCTACTATCTCCATTTCACCCTGAATCAGAGAAGAACCAGCAGGGTGGTGTTTGCCCACACTTGTTGGCATTGTTAGTTTATCGATCATTTTATCTAATGTTTGGCGTAGTTGAGTATTGAGTTCTTCATAATGTGTTACAAGATCTGGGTGAGATTTTATACATGCATTTAGCTCTGTGTCAAATATATTGATGTTGATGGACTTCATGTGCATAATTATCTTTAGAAGTTGTGTGTTGAGTGCGTCATAATACGCAACATCATAGCCCACAGTTGTTTGGGCCAGTCCATTTTTCAAGGCTTCAGCCATGTTGTTCAGTTGATCAATATTTATATCCTGTATCATTTTATTTCTTAGACAGATTTTCTAAAGATATCTTTAGATTATGTAATCTCTGCTTTTCTAATTTTAGTTCGTCTTCACATATGGTTGCACCAGGCATAAGAGGATTATCAGCAATCATATCTACTGCATCATCGATATCCCTGGTATTTTTTATGAATTTCACGGAGTTTGATGTAGATACTATATTGGCTATATCTGCAAATGTCAAGTTATCTTTGCCAACGAGATCTTTCAGATATTCTCCCCCAGGAAGATCTGCTAAATTTATTGTTTTGTTTCCATATTTACCAGAGATTACTTTTTGAGCATCTATGATTCTAATAGCAGCATTATACAAACCAACAAAAGCCAATGCCTGTTGATGTTGTGGTAGAAGATACAGATTAGAGTCACCAACGGCTTCTTTTGCCAACTGATCGTCAGGCTCCCTGGGCAAAGGTGCTGTTGGTTGTAATTCATCTGGTGTGTCTGGTTGCACACCAATATTTGACAACAACTCATCAAAGTTTAGTTCTTCTGCCATTTTATCTCCAGTATACCCTGCTTGGTCGATTTTTTGATCCAAACGCCGTTCTTCCTCTGCCTCTTCGTGGCTTGATAGATTTAACAGGAATAATTGAGATTTGGGTCTTCCCCTCTCCTATTTCATCAATTGCTCTGCATAAAGATTTAGAATATTCTTTATATGCTATTTCTGCAACTGGCATTGTGTTGAGACTTATCCTACCCACTGGTTTGCTGTTTTTATAATCGTCGTGATTTTCAAAAACAGCTTGCACAGCAAGCAACAATGCATCATGCCCATGATCTTCTATTTGGCTTTCAAAAGAATAGCCTTTGGTGTCTTTACCCTTGACTCTCACAGCTTCCAGTTCTTCTGGTAATGAAACTACAAATGATTGGGTCATGTGCCTAAGATTGGGTGGCTTGATATAATGTCCTTCTTCGACGTTGACTACGTCTATTAGGTTGGCTTTATCATCTCTACCAATTATTAGATTGTGATCAAGTATTTTGCTCAAATTGTCTATCATAACGGATTTTAGGCGTGCTTTGTCCCAGGTTTTTTCCCAATAGTTGAGCACTTCTATTGTTGACCCAAAGTTTTTGCCTTGCATAACCCTCAAATATCCTTTGCCTGGCTTTTCAGCCATTTGTAGTAGTGTTTCTACTTGCTGTTCACCAGCACCTCTGTCAACATATATGTGATGAGGTCTGTATATTTGTGCCAATTGATCTACCATTTGCACGGCGCTTGTATACACGAGGTCATTTTCGCTTGTGGCTGCTGGCATTTGATACCTTGCAACTATGTATAATATTTTAGTTTCTGGATGCATTTGAATAATTACCATTTCGGGACCAGCACCAAATTTGTTCCAGTCAACTCCCATTGTTCTCATGGGGCTATCTGGATCTATTATGTTAGAATATAGATAATTGGAAGATGGTCCGCGGAAGCACTCGTCTATTTTGTGTTTGGAATATGCTCCTTCTTCGTCGTCCCCCCAATCAGCGCCGACCTCTCTGGTATAATCAATAGGACTTAGGTGGCTTCTGAGCTCTTGTTCTCGTGTTAGTATTTCTCCGTTTTCATCCAAAAGTGCTTCGCCAGTATTTTCGTCACGCACAATCCAAAGTGGATCAATTTCCCATTGTGGATAGTGAAAATGAACGAATCCCAAAGCATTTAGGCCTGTTTTCTTGTTGATTACAGGTGATTTACACCATCTTTTAAATGTAGATGGTCCTGCAGCGGGCGTCGACGCCCCCCAGACCTCAACTGTTTTGCTTTCTTGTATAATGGGAATCAAAGCCACCAGGGATCGTTCACTAAGAATTTCCATCTCGTCTAAGACAATAAGAACGTCTCCTTGGACTGTTTCAACCCTTATCCATATTTCGTCATCTAACAAGAGTTTGGGCTTACCAGCAAGTTTGAGTCCTATAGAACCATCTGATCCTCTTGCTGTGCTACTGTCAATCCTGATTTTCTTATTTTCTTGATCTTTGATATAGTGATCAAAGAAAATGTCTCTTTCCTTATATGTAATATCATCTTCTGCTTTTTCTATAACTTTGATTACAACATTATATCCACTAACTTTTAATACCCTGGCTTTGCACACTCGGCCCGTGCCAGATAATCGTTGTCCAAGTCCACGAACAGCCTCGCCCGTTGATCCCTTACCAGCTATGGCTGTACGAATTATAGTACCATTGCCAAATGTAATGGTGCAAGGTTTTTTGGTCCTTCTTTGTATGCTAGCCTCAATATGAGGACGTAGACTGCGGGAGAGCACATCATTGAGTTTGATTTCAAAAATTTCCTGAATGATAGATTCAGCCTGTGCTATCCAGAAAACAGCAGCATTAGCATGTGTCATGCAAAAATGTAATACTTTCAGCAACATAACAAAACTGTTATGCACTATTACACCATTACCTATGAAGTTCTTATCTTTGTGCTTGTATGTGTCAATTTCTAAATCATATGTCTGGACATTTCCAAACTCTTTGATGCTAATAATTTCATCCCAGATCACGTCGTTAGTTCGATCAATGTAATTATGAGCAGGCAATGTTATTGGTAGTCCAAACAACTTGATAGATTTTTTGACACTACTATAATCTTTGATAGATAAATAGATGGTATCACTTTTGTCTTTTTGTTGGATTATTGGAAATATTCCTGCTCGTAGTAATAATAATTCTAGGGCATTCTTTTCATATTCTGAGTCACAAGCTATTTTATAACCTATTGATTGAATAATGATTTTGTGATGGTGATGATAGACATAGTCTGATAAAGCAGCTTCAGAATTGATCTTGTTTAGCTTGTTATAATTTTTTGGAATGCTTCCTGTGACGTGATCTTCTAATAATTTTTCATTGCCAAAACAAGGAGCAGATCCCAAAATGGCTATTTTGTTGCCAACACTAATGTTTTTTAGCTTAGTCCATCTTGGGTTGTTACTAAATTGTTTGAGCAGCCTGTGGTCTGCTGTGCAGATTATTTCTCTACCAGTTTTTGTTTTGACTATATGACAGAATTGAATGCCATTGTCATGTTTTTCTTTTACTTGTCTGGGACAAACAGACTGATCGTATGTTGAAATAACCCAGTCACCTTTGTTTATGTCTTTGATTGGGCGAGTCTCACCATTGGCCAACATTACTGCTGTATCTTCGTGTAAACATTTACCTTGACGACGAGCGATTCTCATCACTATTTTTTTGTTGTCGCAAGACAATATGTTTGTTTGAAAGGGACGAAGCTCAATGTCAAACTCATGCTCCACCCATTTGGGGATATCATCTAATATTGAATAAAGATCAACCAGTTCTGCTGTGGTGTTGTCTTCTTCTGCAAAAAGAAAATCGATGAAGTCATTGGGAGTATTGTTGTCTTCGGGTAACATTGATGTGCCGATTAGTAACGACCATATCTATAGTGGAAAATTCTGCCTTGTCCTGTAAGGGCATTTCTTAAAGTCATTCCACTGGCAGATATGTCAGACAAGGCTCGCTGTCTCATTGTTGCTGCTTGCCTTGTGTCAACCGTTCGCATCGGACCTCCTGTAAAGGTAGTTGTTCTGGCATCCTCATATCCCCTGGTTATACCACTGGCTAATTCTTTAGATAAAGGTGCCAAGGAAATCGCTGTATCTAAAATAATATATGGCCAAACCAATTCTGGGGCAACCAACGGCAAAATAGCAAACGGAATACCAGTGTGACCAAGCCATTCTTTGAAAGATGGTCTATTTCCCATCGCAAAATCTATGGCCGTGAATGCTCCTGCTGAAACAAGGGTGCTGCCAAGTGGGGATATTTTGGGTAATCCTGCCATTAGTAGTTAGCCTTCCTTCCATAATGAGCACTCAAGACTTGTCCACCTGTTGTTCCTAGCCTTGGTGCTTGTGATCCACCAGTTCTTGCATATCCAAAAACCTGTTCGTTGATAACAGATGAATAGTCAGGTGGTCTACGTGAAGCAGTAGCAATTCTATATTGTTCTCCAACTGCTGGTGCTACCATTCCTTGGTATAAGCCATATCCTTCATATGCTGCCCAACCAGTTATGAGAGAGGCACGTAGTCCTCCTCCCCTTCTGGCTGCTTCAAAGGCAGGGCTTGTGCCATATGCACCAAGGCCACTAACAAATTTTTGTGAACTTTGAAGTGCTTTTTTGATTATACCCATTTATATCACCAATAATTACACTATCCCAACATAAAGGGAGATCTTCCTTGCATCATCTTTCTTGATAATGTTTTACCAGGCAGATCTTCCTGGCATCATCTTTTCTTGTAATGTTTTACCAGCAAATTCTGGATTGAGGAACATATTAAAAGTCCCATCTGTTGATGTTTTGAAAGTATATTTGGTAGGAACCTTTGATCCTTTTTTGAATTGCCTGAACAAAATATCTCTACCAAGAATATTTCTTGTTATATGTGCATATGCTCCTGCACCAGCACCTATTCTGCCCCAGAATCTTTGAGTATCTTCATCAGCACCAAATAATCCTGCTGCTCCTGCACCAGCATGATAGCCTCCAAAGGCATATAATCCTGTCCAGCCAGCATGTCTCAATATATTTTGGTAGCCCTTTTCACTTATTTGGTATAAGGGAGAAAAAGCCTCTCTTAGGTGCATTTGACCAGGATGGATGTTTGTTTTGAGGGCTGGTTGTGCGTTTGCAACTTGTTTGTATGTTCTGGGAATTCCTGCGAAAAGTCTCCCTTGTTGGCCCATGGGGATTGGGTCATCTGCCGGGAAGTAACGCGGACCTTTTGGCGCAATTGATGGTGAGATTAGTCTTGTTGTTGGCGGTAGTGGCGGAAAAATTTCGCCAGTTCCCTTGTCTATAACGCCAGGTATTTTCCGCGGACCAGTATAGATTTTGCCGGTTACTTCATCTATAAGTGTCCCCCCCCGACCAGTTCCTCGTCCAAGGCTTTTCCTTGCTGTTTCTAGTCCTTTCACAAGTCCTTTTACCAATGCTCTTGCCATTTTTTATCTCATCCTCACACACAGGCCTATGATAAAGCCTGCTATTATTCCTATCACTAAAAATCCATAATCTATAAAAATATAGATCACCTAATCCAGCCCAAGATCTCTGGCCTTTTTATCTCTCAATTCTCTTTTGATATGAGGATTGGCCTTGACTTGGGCAGCAACAACACTATAATCTCCAACAGTATTTACATTGTCATGGACATTACTACCTTTCATTGTAATACCCAATTGTTTCATTATTTTCAGCTTCATATTATACAATTTTTCCATATATTCAACAGAATTAGCAAGTTGCTTGGTATACAGAGGTTCTCCTGTTTCTGTTACACCTACTATCTGATCTTGCTCATAGTCTCCATCATCTGCCATTTCAAGCCTGTATAGTTTGAGATCTATTTTCACAAGATCTTTTACAAGTTTTTGATCAATTAGTTTTGTTGGTTCTACACCAAGTTGAGCTATGTATCCTTTATACATTACAGCACAATAGTTTACTTCTCTTGAACATAATTCAGTATTACTATTAGGATGAGGACAATTAGGACACTTTACTTTTTTCTGTGCACAAGTTATTGGTAAATCTGCCAGCCAGGTTTGTAGAATGTCTTGGACCATTTCTATAGATAGGTCTTCATCCTTAAAGGGCTTGATTGCCCAACCTTCTGTTTTTGCTAATGCTTTTTCTTTTTTCATTTTAGTAATGTATTACCAGTTTCCACCAATCTGTTCCATCTGGTATATCAATAAGATCATTGTGTGTGTCTTCCCAATTATGATCACCATACCAGCTATCCTTGATCCAATAGCGCAGATTACGAATCCATATTACATAGTACGAACCATTAGAGACAACCCTAATTGGTGTAGCCATTGGCGGTTGTGGTGCTGGTGGTGGTGGTAGCGCAGGATCTGTAGCGTTGGCATCACCCAAACCAACCAGTCCGTTGATCAGGGTGTAATAGGAATCGCCGGTACCTGATGCATTATAGCCTCGCACTTCTGTGGGACCATAGAATTCATATGAGTCACTTGTTTCACTCGATGCTGGATCGCTTACCCATATGCATTTCCAGCTATGGCATAGGTTGCAGGCGGCGGTTGCGGACGAATACATGGGGGCTAACGTTATCATCCTGGGTTTTACTGTAATAATGGCTGGATCTGTTGTGACTGTTTGCCAATAACCAAAATCTTCTGATGAAAGTCCCCAATCAGCAACATATACCTTGACTACCGTGCAGTGAGAATGATTGGTAGAAAAATAGGCTTCCTCACCAAGATCTCCAAGCGTCGGGCACGCCAACAACTGATCTACATGATGCTTGTGAAAATTGTTCTTGTCTTCACCATCATTTTCAATCAAGCTGATGACATCTGTTTTGTCATCTGTGCTATCAAACATTCTGTCTGTAACCTGAGAAGTTAGACCAGCAATGGGGATTTGCAGACCAGACGTTCCCCCTCTGTGATTGTGGTTTGCTATATCTATGCCATCAACAAGTCCATCAGAGATTGTAACCTGGGTGCCAAAAGATGCTGTGGTTGGCATGTTAGCTATGGTCAAACTGCCAAAGACCCTCATTGCCACTTCACTTGGGGCCGCAGGGGTTTCTCCTGCAACCAGGCGCCTGAAATAATCTCTGAATGTTATTCCGCCTGCTGCTGTAGTATCTGTGCTACCAGTCGCTGCCACATCAATTGTGGGCATACCATTAACAGAATGGTTGGTAATCTCTGTTGGTGTAATTTCATATCCAGCAGTGTATGCTTCAATATATGGTTGTTGTATATTGAGTGAAATGCCAGAAGTGCTCAAGTAGTTGTAGGCACTTATTACTGGACCTACATAAAAACCACCAGACCAACCTGTGGCATTGCTGAAGCTACCATTCCATATAGTCTCACCTATATCATCATTGTTAAATATAGATAGATTGCTTAAAATATATGTTAAATCAAATGTACCAGAAGGAGTTGTAAAAGGCCAATCTGCACTGGTTCCATCAAATGCCAGTTCAGATGTGTTATAGCCACCAGTTGTATAGACTATTGTGTCTCCAACTTTGGCTAAATAAGCATCAATATTTTTGGTTATGTATAGATCTATGAGTTCTGCTAAATTGCTATAGGTAGTTGAGTCACCTGGTGAGCCTGCACCAGCTGTTGTTGAGTTGATGTGTGTGATTTGAGATGTAGACAGAAAAATATTATTATCACTATCTGCATCAACACCAGTATCTATGTATAGGGGGATCTGTGTGGTTGCACCATTATCTGGATCACCAGTTGGTGCTGTAATTCCTGCATTATCACCCTTGCCAAAATAAACAGTATCACAAACCCTACATTGTGTAAGATCTATATTGTAGTAATTTTTAGATCCTTCATATACATCAATTTTGGCAACGTAAATATCTGCATCACCAAAGTCTATATCGTATGATGCGTGTTCTCTCCATATAAATGGCCTGATGTATGCTATATAACCCGTCTTTTCTTCGTCACTAAATGCTGAATAATGTGTTCCAGTAACAGATGCTCCAACTTCTACTTCTGCTGTATAGCATTTGTTTCCCACAATATCTGCAACTGTTATGCACCCCTGTAAAGTAGAATTGTTATACTTAGGCACAAAAGAAACAGCAACCTTTGTCCACGGAATAACAGTATCTACTGGTACCACTGCGGCTGCTACATCGCAGTAGTAATCACCCAATTTCTCATGGTTGACATCGAATACAGAAATGCCAATCCTAAATACTGGTGCTTCTGCTGTTTCTGCAAGAATAGAATCTGCTTGGGACACAGAAAGGGCTGGTTTGTAAACAACAGAAACATTGAGCACAGGATCTACATCAGTATAGAAATTAGATCCTTCATTGTATGGTGACCATGGGATTATATCAAAATATTCAACATAAGACACTCCACCAACTGATGGATTTCCAAGCTTTATGGTAAATTGTCCGTAACTTGAGTAAGTAGCTCCCAGGGTTTCTAAAGTAGCATCATATACGTATGCCCAGGGTTGTGTGGTTCCTGGATATATTGTTTGAGTATCGTTATATATCCACCAGTATTCAGAAAGCAATCTCTGCCTACGAAGATTATGATCAGTATCTGCTGGCCAGTCTTTAGCAGTATCTGCATCTAAATAACAATATTTAAGTGAATTGTTGTAAACATAGCTGTCAGCAGACCCATATCTTATTCTACCAAGGATGGTGCCTACCCCTGTCAGTTCATTGTGACCCTCAACTACACCAGTATTGTCTATGTCGTAGATAGTGGTTTTGATTCTATTCTCTTGCTGATACATATTTGCATTGATTCTAGTAGTAGGATCATCAAGATCATAAGGAATAGTTGGATCAAAATCCCAGTTTGTCCAGGCACCTAACCCAGAATCTTCAGACACACTACGATATTCATATCCTTGGCTCCATGTATCATGTAATCTACTCCACAATGGGCCTATGAATTGTTCTAAGCCATACCTATAAAGCTGGGGATCAATCGATGTGGCTTCCAGGAATGTTCCCACTATGCTTTTTTTCAGAGAATTGTGATGAGGTGCTGTGATGAGTTCCCCATCAAGGACAATTGGAATTGTTTCCGTTCTCTCGACTGTGTACGGTAAGCCATCGGGTGCATCATTTTTTTCAGAAGCCGAAGGATTGAAAGGATAATTGAATACATATGGCATAGTTATTTCTCCTTATGTCCATGATGCATATACATGTGATAATTGTGACACAAGTATACGTCTAAATCAATTCACTCTACTTGATCATTTAATATTAGTCATCTTATTAGTCATCCTGTCTGATTAACTGGGTGGATTGACTGTCCAAACAAGAAAATAATCGATAGTGTCTATGCAACCAGCCATTGTTGCTGCTCCTTCTGAAAAGGCAGGTGGATCAGAATTTGTTGGGGTTGGATCAGATGGCGTTGGTATAGTGGCAGCATAGCCAGTATCTGTTATGGTTCCGCTTGAGCTTTCACCATAGTTTGCTGTTACACCATAAGTATATGTAATACCTGACGTCATGGTTGTATCATTGTATGATGTGACTTCTGCACCAACTGTGTCCAGCACGATACCATCTCTGGTAATACTATATCCGGCTTGTTCTTCGCCATCTGGTGCGTCCCATGTAATAACAACTTTGTTTGTGTATGTACCGTCAGTAGCACTTACATTTTTTGGTGCCTTAAATGTGTTTTTAACGCCCAACAACACAAAGCTACTATTTGTTCCGGCAGTGTTATCTGCATTTCTGCCAAACGCTCCCTCTCCGTATGTACATCTCCAATATATTGATAATGTGGTTGGATCGTTTATGTCTAGCGGATAAGACAACATGATGGGGAACTGATCGCGGCTACTATCAAACCCAGGATCGGTTTCTGAGCACCCGTAATCATTCATATAGTTAGTGGTACCATCTTGTAATTCCATTGCCGATGTTCGAGCTGATATTGCGGTTCCAAGAATGGAATTACATATAGCAACGATCTTGTCGCCAGATTCAGATGGCGTATGAAGAATAGAAAATGGCACAAAGGCAACATCCGCATCACTGCTAGTAGTGGCTCCGGTATCATCTGTTATTGTTGTACAAATATCAAACATGGATTGCTGGACAGCAATAATACGTGGACGTCTGAAATCAGCTGTTTTAGCAGAATATCGGGACAACACATCTATTGTAACAATATACATGCCCTCTCCGAGCGATATGGGAAAAACTCCGGCAAATGAAAACCATTCAGCAATATCTTCAAATTCTCGTACCCAACTTGCTATCGGTATACCGTTGATGTTTATGTCAACAATTGCTCCGCCTGCTGCCGTTGATCCTTGTGGAGCACCCTCACAATATGTGAATAGTATGTAATCTTTGCCGCCTGGCGGCACAACTATCATTAACGTGGATATTGTTTCGGGGACTATGTCATCGACGTCTGTTGCAACAACTGTATCATCTAAAGATTGATCATACGAATAATCTTCGCCAATGAGTGGAATAGCGCTTATAGACATATTGGTAATTTGTGCTGTGGTGCTGCTGCCATGTGCTCGAAATTGAAATTTGAGTGTCTTTACTCCGTCTCCAGTTAGGAGCGCGGTGCCATTTAGCACCCCTCCAGTGACAGTTGCGCTTGTTGCAACTTCATGCTCGGAAGATGCGATTTCATCTGTCCCAAAAAGAAGAGAGCCAACTACCCTTTTATCTGTACTTTCCACACAACCAGTGCAAGCAGAATATATAACTAAATATACAACCTCATTTACTAAAGCATCTGTTTCACAACCAGCATCTTGTAATGTTTGCTCAGTAGTTTCCTGAGTAACTAAATTAGTAGCAGTTATAATTGTGTTAGCCATTTATGCCCCTAATAATTGACAGGAATAAGTAAAGTTAAGTCAACAGCAAGATCAGTGCTGCTTGTTATTGTTGTTGTGCACCAGAGTTCATAGAATAATAATTTGGTGCTTCCATAGGGTGCATAGTATATTGATCCTGCTGGTACATTGGCAACAATAATCATGTTTGTGACACAGTCAGCATTATTGGGGTTCAGGTCCCATAACTCTACTCTAACGTCAGCACTTCCATTAGAGTTATCAAACACAACAATGCCAGATAGATAACCAGGAAACTCAATTAATTGAGTTGTTCCTTCTGATGTAATATTGGCATTTTCCATTGCCACAATATTTGTCCTGGTATCAATATTAGGCATTCCCATGCTGAATTCTTTTTCCTCAAACAAATTCATTTTTATAGACATGTTGTTTCTCCTTACTTGGTGATGCTATGTTTTAGGGTTGCTTTGTCCTCTTGCTTGAAAATAGCGTTCCCAAATGACTACCACAAGAGTAGCCAAAACCCCATCTTGAGCAATGTTACTAGGATGCATTATTATCAAAAACAAAAATGCAAAGGTTGTGAAAATAGCAAGCAATGCCCTAACGCTACCCCTGGGAAGCCAAAGGGGTGGTGTTTGTTTTCCGTTATTAGACATATTGTTCAACTCACTGAAGACTTGTTGCTAATTTGTGCAACAGATTGTCTGTTGCCCTGTTACCAACAGATTCATATAGATTATTAGTCTGTTCAAGGAGTGCTTGTTGGCGTTCTTGGCTGTTTCTAATAGTATTTAGTTCTTTTTGTATGTTATCGCTTATTTCGTGGATGTTGATTTGGGGCTTTCTACAAGCTGCAACGTCGTATGTGTTTGTTTTGTCTGTAATGACAACGTCTGCGCCAAAGTTGTATAAATTTGCTAGTTGATCTGGAGATCTTTCCATCCATGCTATTTGCTTGGTTTCTGTAAATAAGTGCATATTATATATGTTATTGATATCAACAATGATAATATCTTCATTTTTTTGTAGTTGTTCTAATATAAGGGGTGTGCTTTCTTTTTCATTGTAACAATATATAAAACTGATAGATTTAGAAAAATTAGGCAAAGCCACCTTGGGAACAAAGATCCCAGTATTGACCAACATATGAGGATCAAATGAGTTGAATCCTCCATCACATCTTTTGTCTGGTTTGTCTAGAGATATGATCTTTATATTAAGTTTTTTTAATATTGCTAATTTGTTTTGGCTAAATATGTCTAAATATTTAGTATTAGTAACTACAATGAAATCTACTATGGTATTGCTATAATTATTTTGGCATTTGTTGATAATGATATTGCTTATAGTATAAATACCTAAATTTGTTGATAGCAATTGTTCTATGTCTATAATTTCACAGCTTATTTTGTTGGCAAATTCTTGACTAACACAATTATACAATAATTTCCAGTAGGGTGACCATGTTTTAGATATTTTGGATGAACCCTCAAATTCTTTGCTCAACACTAAAAATCGATACATAAAACTCTCCTAATAAAACAATTGATGATAACAATCACCCTACCTTCTGATGAGCAATTAGATGTAACAGATCATGCTCTACTGAGAATCATGGAGAGATTCTGTGTTAGCTCTGATCTGGTAGAAAACATTGTTAGTGTTGTTTTTACCAATGGTGAATGTAAGACATATAGAGACTTGCGTGATATCATCAAATATATCAAAAAATCCAAGGCTAAACACAATACCTATATTGAATATGCAGATGTTATCTTAGTTATAGATAACACCTGCGTTCCACGAAGAACCATTGTTACTGTACTAAAGAAAATTTGGATCAATGGCAAAGTGTACATAGAGGAAGAATGATTGTATCTCACCACCTGCTCATTGTTCATTGTTTTTATTTTTCTCAAAATCCTTTATTTCACAATAATCTGTTGTGCAACCATGTTCAGCTTCTACTTTTGTTATAATCTTGTTATATTTTACTGGCTTTAGCTTCTTGCTTCTTTGTTTGTATTCTTCTTCTGTTATGGCTTCTTGAGGCATTTGGGGGTATGCTCCTTCTGCCATTCTTGGAAGAAAAGAGATTGCCTTCAACTGATATTGATACATGTCCAATATTCTTTCTATTTGGTCTCCCTCTGTTTCTGGATCAAAATCTACTGTTGTTGATACGGCATTGTCCGACCAATAGTGCTGCATGAATGCTGCCATCGACGTTTTTTCCCAAGCAGAAACATTTTTGACGCTTCTTACGTTTTTACCAACATCTACAGGGAACTCAACAACAAATGCATATTCATTGTTTACGTCATCTTCTATTGGGTAACCAGCCTTTCTCAAGGGGGCGATTAGCGGACTGTTTTTGGCTATGCGTACTCGTTTGACAAAATATCTGCCCTCTGGGAAGTGAATGCCAGCTGTTGCGCCAGCAAGTAATGAAATTGAGCCACTCGGTTTTACTGTTGAGATTTTTATGGATCTTGGTATGCCAAGCCAATCGGAATATACGCGGTCCCAGCGCTTGATTTCGTTGTACCCGTCTTCGCACCATTCTTTTAGAATGTCTATGTTGTGTTTGGCAATAAATTGTTGGATACCACTCAATGATGTTCCTATTCTTCTATTACGAAGCATAACCCCATTTGTTTCTGGCCAATGTGTTTGGCCAAGGGTTACGGTTTTGGCATACAGATATGCATATTTGAGTGTTCTTAGAAAATCTTCTTTGGATTCATTATTACAAGGAAAGGCCTCTACTAAACAGCAAAGTTCATATGATTCCAAAAATTGTTCCGAACACGGGTTTGTGCCTACAACCCTATGATCTTTATTGTCTGGGCCATTGTTCATTCTTGAGTAACCACGAGCATTATCTAACCATATGTAACCTGGCTCACCATTGGCGACCGTTCTTTTAGACACCTTAGAATAATCCATTCCAAGTCTTGCGCAAACAGAGTTATTAGATGTCCATGCCCACCCATTATCTCCACATCTTTCTGGATTGACTTTGGGGTTTTTGAGATCAACATATTCTTGTGATTCTGGATCTCCAAAGGTGATCAGAGCTGTGTTGTGGACCAATAAGCCCCTATCTATAACAAATTCGTGTTGGGATTCTACAGAGATATCCCACGTCTCTGATTTTTTGTTAGTAAATACAACATTATTTACCCTGATTGGTGTGATATTTGTAAAATTGCCAGATAACCGTTGATAGGTGAACTGAGTAATTTGTTTAGCATAATATCCCGCTGTCCTTCTCATTTTGTTGTTTGCCCAAGACATGGGATAGCCATAGTCATTTTGCGATCCTCTTGTGTAATTTATTTGTGTTTGCTTAGACGAATGTGGGGCCACAATTTCCATAAACCTTGCCTTGGGGTATTTGCCAACCAAATGCAGAGCATATTTGGGTTTCCATCCATTCATAGATTTGAAATATCTAATTCTGGTTGGTATACCAAGGCTGGCATATAATGATTGGACTTGGTAAAGAAAGTGCTCATATATTGTTGTTACAAGAATTATTGGACTGCTTTTTACACAACCATCAGCATCTAAAAGTCCAGCCAAGTATGCCGCCCGCAAATCTGTTTTACCATTCATTATAAAATCAGGGATTACAATAGGTTCTCTTGGCATCTTGAATTGTGATAGATACCATGCCAATTGCTTAGATTGTGATCTAATTTTGGTGGATCTATCGCCTATTTTTGGTGGTACAATATTGATATTTACGCCAAATCTCTTGATCTGCTCTCTACATCTGAGTACAATCTCGTTATTATCTGGGGCGCATGCGACAGAAATGTGCGCATTGAATCCGTTTTTATCAAAGTTAGGGGCCACATACCCGTCACCATGTAATAAGCCGAAAAACCAAGCCATATCATGATCGAGATCTGGAATGGTTATGTCTTTACATGTAGTAGAATGTTTGGGTTTCTCGTAAGTCCAGTCTGGTAATTTGGTTTTTATGCCATCTGTTTCAGAAGCAACAAAAACCAGTAAATCATTTTCTTTTAGATCTTTTGCATATACCCAAGTATATTCTGTAGGAGATGTAAGTTTTGCTACTCTGTGTTTGGGGGTACATTTTAAGTCGCCAATAATTGTCTGTATTGTTATTGTGTTTTGCTTCCCCTGATACACAACTTCTGTTATTTTATCATAGCCAGTAGATGTTTTGGCCATCATCCCGGCTTTGAGATCCTCTATTTTTAGAAGCCCTTTTTTGGTGTGAACAAGAGTGCCTTGTGGCAAACATCTTCTGACATTGCCAGATACTACACACTGGCCAATCAAATTCATAATATCTACGATGGTGGTTACGCTAATGGGGTTGTCTATTTCTTTATCCAATATTTGCCTAAGTGTTTGGTGTAATTTTTCCAGTGGTTTGTAACCAGAACTGACGCCCCCAAATCCTCGTATTGGTTCACCAATTTGTCGTATCTTTGTATAATCAAATTCTATTTTGCCTGTCCCAAAGAAATATGATTCTAACAGTAATTTTACTGATTCAACCCATCCTTCTCTGGTATCTGGTATAATGAAAACTTCTGGTTTTCTGGTATCACTTGGCCCTTTGATTGTAATTTTGCCAGCGCCATCTGTAGAAAAACCTGATCCAACCCCAAGCATTGATACATCCATCAAGAAACAGAATGGCTTGGCTGGATCATCTTTGATATTTGCAGTGCTTATCATGGCACATGAAGACAGAGCCATATGCATTCCTCGTTCTTCAATGATGGGGCTGCCCATGGCCCAAAGACCCCTCCCACTTGGAAGAAACTTCATGTGGAACATTCTGTCATACATTTCTTGGGCACTATATTGGGCTTGATGAGCATTCCATTTCAGTGTATAAAATTCCACATGTCTCTTTTGCATATTATACGTGCCTTCTACAACACGCTGTATAGTCTCCCACCATTCTTCATTGGTTCCATCTGATGGCTTGATTCGCGAGTAGGTCCTTCGGTAAATAAATTCTCCAAGTCCATTGAAACCAAAGGGTGGTTTGGTATTTTTATATTTTTCTAAAAACCTTTCAGATAATCTGAAAGGTTTGGTTTTCTCTGGTTCATACACGTAATTTTGTCCTCCTAAACAAAGTAAGTTGTGGTGATATTTATTACCTTGAAAGATCTATATTTATTGTATTTTAGAGGAAGAACTACTGGTTCTCCAAGTCTTGATCTACGTCTAATTTAGCACAATCTGGACACACATTAGGTATCAGACATTTTGGGCTAAGTTTATATCTTTTTCCACACTTTATGCAGTGTATGTAAATGGCGTCGTCAAAACAATCTCTATCAGTATCAATAATTATAATGTCTTTTCTGTCTTTTGACATGGTTTTTCCAAATTCTTTGTTAATTAATTATAAGTGCTGTTATAGATGTTCATTTATTGTATCTGCATACAAAATATTCAATCCATCATCATTTGGAAAGAAATTTTTGAACACTTCTGTACGTACTAAAACCAACCCTAAATTGCGGTTTTTATTAGTAGATAGATGTTTTTTGCTACTGGCTATAACAATTGTATTCAAAAGTGTTTTTACACTATTGATATGTTCTATAATGATTTCTGCTATGGCCTGATAACAGTTTATGTTCTTTTCAGAAGACAAATCATAAATACAACTCATGGGAACATGGAGATCATTGATATTTAAAATATATGTTTTATTATTGAAGATACATATGCATTGATCATAATTATTAGTATACGTGTAGAACTTGTCAGAAATGATCCAGCCTGATTTCATGTTTTTTAGTGCACGTATTGTTTGTAGTCTGATGTGACTTTCTGATTTATTAGCAAGATTATGGTGGAGCATGTATATCTCATAACAACAGTATTTGTTTTATTTCTATTAGTTATTGGTTATGAGAATTCAAGAATAAGTTTAAGTATGTTGGTCAATATTTTATACAAATTGAGTGCTGCAGGGTGTGGTCGTCTATTTTTCATATAACATATCAAGCAATATACAGAAAATAAGATTCCCATCACAAGAATCCCTTGTCTGATTGTTTTTGTAGATTTCATATTAGATCCTGTCCTTTAGGAAAATTTTACTTATAATTATTTAGGTCAATTATGAGAAGAAGCAGCAATTTCACAAGTGGTACCAGAAAAACACGAATAGTTTCTCGACCTCAAAATCAAAAGAAGGCTCAGAAACGTGTTGCCAATCGTCGTTATACCAGTAATTCCAAAAAAAACGTTGTAAAAAGAACAGCAATACAACCCAAACCCCAAAAAAGCCTCGTTCTTGGGAAGCCCAGACACAGAATCAGAGGACAAAGAGGACAAACTTTCAAGCCAGTCAATAGTAAAGCTGTAGATTTTTTTAGTTCTGATCTCATCAAAATTATACCAGAAACGGTGTATATTTTAGCTACAGGGCCAAATGGCAAGCCTTTTTATGACAAGATACCACAAGATGCTTTTGTCATTGCTGTCAATCAAGGAATAATGATCAGGCCTTCGTCCAACATATGGATGGTTTTTGACTACCGTGCTTCCCAAAAAGACTGGTGGAACACAGCTATGACCTATAATGTTCCTAGATTGTTTAGTCGATCCGTCATAACAAGATACCCTTGTGAATACACTTTTATTGCATCTCCATCTGTGTCCGTAGCAGATTCTATGCTAATACCCAAAATCTTGAGGGGTGGAGCAACTATTGCTGGATGTGCTGTGCAGGCTGCTTATTATGGAGGAGCTAAAGAAATAATTCTGTGTGGAATAGATATGTCTGGAGATACTTACTATGATGGATCTTTAAACAAAAACATACACTTTCGTGGTGATGGACAGAAAGTGTGGGTTAATACACAAGCATTCAGTGGGCTGCTACAGTCTATCAAAAATAAAGGTACATCTATAAAATCCTTGAGCCCTACTTTTTTAGACGTGGAGATTATGTCATAATGCCCAAAGTTGCGGTTATACCACTAATTCCAATCACCGCCAATATGTATAAACATATAGCGAACTTATCTGATCATAGCTTTTGTTTTTTGAATGGAAGAACAGATTCTTGTGGGCTTAAATATTGCTCGATTCGTTGGATATTAAAATCTACTGACTATGACAAAATTACAAAACAAATTGTTCATTTGACTCGTGGCTGTTCAGATTTAGCAATACACATGAACAGAAGCACTATTAGAAAGTATTGTCAAATATTGCCTAGACTGAAAAAGAAAGCACCAAAACTGACCATAAGAGTCTTCTATAGTGATGCCAGCATAGGCTGGAAATCAAGTTTTATTGCTGATCTAAAAACAATTGGTAAGCATGCCAAAATACTGTTAGTATCAGATAAGCTTGCTGTTGATGCTGTAGTCAATGCCACTTACTGTTATCCTCCTGGACTAACCACATATTTCAAACCAATAAATACTAACAAAATTTATGATGTCAATTTTGTGGGGCAGTCATATAACAAGCCCTCTGCTGATTTTTTGCAAGAAAGAATACAGTGGCTAAAATACATTATTCCCAAATTGCCTGGTGTAAAAATTGCTTTACTTGGATCAAAAGATTGGGCCAAGATTGGTGGTATATTTTTAGGTAACAATAGTGGGGATAAAAGCATTGCTAAATTTACTCAGTGCAACAAGATCTTCAATCAGTCTAAAATAACTTTATGCCATGATATAGGGAAGCTACCAATGGCTACCAGTATAAGAACAGCCAATGCCATGCTGTCTGGTAGTTTTGTTTTGATCAAATATAAACCTGGATTTGAAAAGATGTTCAAGAATGGTGAGCACCTTGTTTGGTTCAAAACCAATGATGAGTGTATAAAACTAATAAAACATTATCTAATCCATGATAAAGAAAGAGAAAAAATTGCCCAGCAGGGTAGATTATTTGCCCTAAACCATGGGTATACAGATGTTGGGTTGGTAAAAAGGTTGATGGAGCAACAATGACAAAGCACATTGTAGTGGGGGCAGGAGAAGTTGGAACTGCTATTTTTGAAATTTTGAATGAAATTTCTGGAGCATCTGTTTTAATCAGAGATGCAGATCCCATTGAATTTTTGTGGGGCCAAGTGGATTTCATGCACATAGCCTTCCCAGATGCTGGTGATGGTAAATTTGTTGAACGTGTGAACAATTATGCTGATGAATATAAGCCTCACACAATTGTTGTACATTCAACTCTAACACCAGGAACTATGAGGAAATTGGGAAACAGGGCAGTTCATGTACCTACCCATGGTAAACACCCTCATTTGGCAGAACACATCAAAAGGATAACGATGTTTATTGGTGGAATGGATCCAGACAGAATTATGGAAGTGGCTGACATGTTTTCTACAGTATGCAGAAATGTCAGGCCCCTTATAGATTGTCCTCCAGAAACCACAGAAATTACAAAGGTGATGTGTACAACCTATTATGGCTGGAACATATTGTTTGAAAAGTTTGTACATAAACTTTGTGAATATTATGATGTGCCCTTTGATGTGGTTTATACTGAATGGAACAAGGAATACAATAAAGGTGTTATGACGCCTGAGAAATTCAACAGACCCGTGATGGATCATTATGATGAGGCATGTGGTGGCCACTGTGTTGAGCCAAATGCTGTGCTGATGCATCAATTGGTCCCAGATGATATGAAATGGTTATTTGAAGCCATAATGTCTATGGGTCAAACAATTGATGGCGATAAACCATATTTGGATAAAACTTGGTTATATTGCGAGTACTGGGGTAAAGGCAAATCATCTAATGAAATTGCAGATGAGATTGGGATGACAGAGGCCAATATCATAAGGATTATGAGAAAAGAGGGTATTCCTTGCAGAAAAAAGAATGGCTAGAGAAAGAAACAAATACTATTTGACTGGATTGAATTGTGTATAAGCAATTAAAAGAAAGAAGTGGATATGATCCATTTGTGTACCATGTCATCATAAAATACATAATGAAAATAAAAATGAATAGCATCAAAGATCCAGAACACCCCGAAAAGAACAAGACAAATGAAAGTGATATATTGTCTGGATGGTAATTACAGACTTTTCAACGGACCACTAACTCGCGCAATCAACCTTATTCGCGCAATGAAATTGGTTGCCACCCCGTATTTGGCGGCCAACTGCTCTGCGCTGATCAAACAGATTCCCAAAGACATTTCTCTTATCAATGGCAAGATAGCACCTAATATACGGAAAATTCAATCTATAAAGCCCGATGTTTTGTATGTTCGTGGAGCAAATCTTGTTCCTTTGCTCAGAAAATCTTTTCCCAATACACCAATTTGTTTAGAATTTTATCCAAGATGGTTTGAAAATAGTGATCATTACAAGTCATTATTGGCTACGGATTTGTATCATTATTCATTGATAGATGGATTTACTGTTGTTGGCAAACTCTATCATGAAATTACTATTGCATATTTGCAAAAATTGAAAATGAAGACTTTGCCTACCGCACATGTTCAACCCTGTATAGTAACTTCCAAAGATGCTTCTGTGGTCAGAGATTTTTGTGTAGGGACATTTGATACTATCAACAATAATCACTTTAGTAGAGAAGCCATTGAGGCTTTTTGCGCTGTGTCTGATAAACTAACCCCATCTCAAATGGTAGTGGGAACTTCGTGTGTAAAAGATCGCGATGTATATGGCCAAATACTAAAAGCGGTTAACAGAAACCAGAACATCAAAATGACCCCCTTGTCTATGGCAGAAGCATACAAATATTATCGCCGTTGTGTTGTTACCTTTTCAATGTATGATCAAAAACGTTTGTTTGTCTATCATAAGGGGCAGAAGCTTTTCAATATTTGTGGTAGTATTAGAATTGTCGAATCCCTGGCTCATGGATGTATTCCAATTGTTACAAATACCCCTGCCAATATAGAGGTGTTTGGCGGTCAAGAGGGGTTAAGCAAATTTGCCATTGATCCTGCCGATCCCCATGTTGTTTCTGCCATGTCTAATAAGTTATTGGATGTATGTAACAACATAGATCAGTATAGACAACATATATCAAAACTTGATTTGTCGGATTTTGATCCACAAAACGTTGCTAATAGATTGTCCCAGCATCTGAGAGGGTTGTTGTAGTGCTTATTGCTTATCCTTCTTATAGCCAGGAAGTTGCTGCTAGCAGATATCCTGACACGTATATTGATAATGCTTGCTTGCTAATTATGAATCCTCGTCGTATTGATCGAGTAATTGATTCAATAAAGCCCATCAATATCAAGAAAGTATGGTTTACTGGTTTCAATTCTTTACAGATAAGTGGTGTGCTCAATGATTATGTCAAGAATACCAATTATGATTATTATATTGTAACAAGTGATGATCTTGTGCTCAATCAAACAGCATTTACCAATGTATTGGATAAAATGTCTAAGTTTGATGTGTTTACAGGATATTGTAATCTATATGTGGATTCTGAATATGTGAGTTTGGCCAAAAGTCCTGTGACACTAAAACAGCAAGATTATCCTAGAGCAGATGATTATGACTTGCTGAAACTAGATGAAGTGGTTAATTATAAGAATCAAATTATTGAGACGTTTTTAGTAAGTTACTCTATAACAACTATCAAGAGAGATTTGTGGCTTGAATTTCCATTTGCAAAATACACTGCCGTTGCTCGTGGAAAAACAAGTGGGGTTTCTTCTGATCATAATTTCTCTATGAGACTGACGAATGCTGGTATCAAGATGTTTACACACAGGGACTCTTTCTGCTATCATTTGAAACAGCCAAAAGGCAAATATTTATATGGACAGGCCAATAAAGATGGTTGGTTGGTTGGCAATGTCAAGCCAGTGGTGACTGAAGAATGATAAAGACAGTCAAAAAGACGGCTAAGGAAGGCAAAAACATTGTCATGTTATCGTTGTTTGACTATGCTGCTGCTGGTTTGCGCATAGCTCGTGCTGTTAATAAATACACAAAGCATAAGGTTGATCATATTGTTCTCACAGATCATGGCAATAGATTTCAAATGCCAAGAAATGTTTGCTTAACCAACATCAAGCTCAGCCCCATTGGGGACGGTTATCGTCTTATGAGAACGGACCAGGCAAATTGGGAGAGCATTGAACAAGCCAAAAATCTTATTCAAAATGCTGATATTATTCATTATAAAGGGGATGAGCCGCCATCGGTAATATGGAGTGCATTTGATCAATTATTGAAAATGCGCAGCCCTCGTGTGCCAATTATTTCATCTGTAGAAGGATCAAAATTTAGAAGGCGTGATGACTACTGTAACAAGCAATCTGCATTGGCTATATGGCCAATGCGTATGTATATGAGTGCGGCTATTAGAACAACATTGACGCCAGACATCAATTATCCAGAATTTAAAGGAGTTTATACTCCACAAGCAATAGACTGTGATCAAATGGATAACGAATGGTTCAAGCATGATCATTCGAAAACAAAATTGATCAGCCATGCTCCTAGTTCGAGGATTATAAAGGGTACCGATACATTTTTGGCAGCCATGAATAAATTAGCGTCAGAGTATCCCGAAGCTCAATTAAATCTTATAGAAAAATTATCTCATAAAGAATGTCTCAGACGAACCAAGCAGTCTTATGTATTGTTTGAGCAGTGTGTTGTTGGGGCATATGGTTATGCTGGGTTAGAAGCAATGAGTTATGGAATACCCACTCTTGTGTGGGTTTCAGATCGAGCTGTCGACCAATCGAGCGGCAGATTTGTCCGAGAAGAGTTGGACGGTATTATAAATGTGCTTCCTAATCCAGATGATATTTATTATACGTTGTTGTCTCTTATTCATATGGATTTGACCGACGTATCAAAATGTGCCAAGGATTGGGTACACAAGCATCATAGTTATGCTTCAGTGGCTAATATATGGAATGATATATATTCAGGACTATAATTATGGAAATTGAATTGACAGTTGGTTTACCAATGTTCAATTGTAAACACATTGGCTGGCTTGCCTTGGAATCTTTGTGTGGGCAGATCAGTGTTGATTTTGGGTGGGAACTCATTGTTTGTGAGGAACAAGACGAATATATGTTTGGGTCCGAAGAAGTTGCTAAATTCGAAGAAAGATTGCGACAAGTCAATTGTCTGAATATTCGTTATATATCTATTGATGAGTGGATTGTTTTGTCCAGGAAGTGGAAAATTATTGCGGACAAGATGGCTTCCACATCACGTGTGTTATTCCCTGTGGCTGGTGATAATTATTTGCCACCCACCATACTATCTGAGATCCATGAGATTTTTCAAGATAAATCTGCTGATTGGACACAGGTCAAGAAAGGCTGGTGGCTAGATTTGTTAACACACAAGTATTATCTTTTTGATCATGATCATCCTGGTTATAAACATCCAGTGTCAATAAACTTTGCTATCAATAGTAGGCTGACCAAAAATCTTGTGCCAATGAATAGTATACGCTCAAATGATAGTTGGTTGTATAAACAAGCAATTGTTGCAAATGCTGGCAAACCACTAAATGTATGCTGGAATAATTCTGATAGTTGGCAACATGCATTGTGGACCAGAGGGCTTAATAATCTATCTAGCCCACAAGGCAATTTCAGGGGACAGAGGATAAGCGCACCTTGGGTTGAAATAGACATAGACATAAAGCAATATATTCCAAAAGATATTGTAGACAGGCTATTGGAACTAAAGCAATATGTGCCCAATCATGAGGCTCACAGAAAACCAAGAGATCTTGTAGCAAGGAATCTTGTGAAACCACCCAAAGCATCATCTAAAAAGCGAGTCAAAAAACGGGCCCCCAAATCAAAGGCTAAAGAAGCGCCCAAATCAGAGAGGTCCGTTAAGAAGACGGTTCATCAACGACCAAGATCTTATAATAGACGGCGTCCGCTGAGAAGAACACCCAGGAAATAGAGAATCAATGCACAAAAAAAATAAGAAAATTATTGGCTCAATAGAATATCCTGTGAATAATCATTATTTTGAACAAGACAGTGCTGATGGCTTTGCGTTTTTGGGAACCGCACGCGCTTTGGCTAATTTGGATTACAAAGATTGCTATGATCAGATAATACAAAGAGACTGTACTCTTCATGCCGATTATGCGTGCGGTATACACAAGGTTTTATGTCCTAAGGGCACTAAGTTTGCCTATACAGCGTGGGCCTGTTGTGAATTTGCCAGGGTGATTGGTGACACAGATCTAATTAATAGACTGGCAAAAACAATAGAATCCATAGGATTGTATCCTAATGGCATGCAAAAATATTGCAGTGTTGATATTGAATATCTTGTTCCCAACGTGAGTGCATCGGCAGCCTTGGTTTTTGCAATGAATGGACAAATAGACAAGGCCAATAAACTTATAGATGTTCTTGTAAGCTATCTAGATCCTAATATCAACAACTGGAAATATATGAACATGAAAGATGACACATATGTCAGAGAAGAAGACCCATATCATTTGGCCATGATTATCTATTGTTTGAAGGAAGCAGACGTGGCTTATGGATTGAATACGCAGGATATTGTGGCATTATCAATGGAGCGTCTTGAGGCCATGTGGGTTACACGCCCTGGATATCGTGGGCGAGCAGGTTGGGGCCCACCAATGATTTATATGGCCTGTAAAAATCTCAATAAGGATATTGCTAAGAAAGCGTTAGATATCACAACACAAGAAACCATTGTTGCCCCTAACTTCAGGGCAAGAGCCATTGCTGCCTGGGCGTTGTCTAATAGTTAAGGAATTATTATGAATGTCAGCATGATCATTACTAATAGATGCAATTTACGATGCAAAATGTGTGATATTGGACAGGGTCAGCATGATGCGTCTGGTTTTGGTGGCACATGGATTCCAGGTGCTCATGAATTGGAGCCTGAAGAATGGATAAATGGGCTCAAGCAATTAGATGTGAAAGCCATAGCCATTCTGGGTGCTGAACCACTACTATACAAAAAGTTTGATGAATTGTGTGCTAGTTTGCGTTCACATCTCAAGGGGCCAATATCTATAAGTATGACAACTAATGGTTGGTATCTTGAAAAGTATGCTGGGACAATTGCCAAACACATTGATTCATTGGCAGTAAGTTTAGATGGGCCTACTGCAGATATTCATGATAAAATACGTGGAGTTGATGGATCATTTGATAGAGCTATAAATGGAATTCTATTGCTGAAGAAAAAGTTCAAATATAAGACCATAAGAATTTCCCTAGCCATTACCCCAGATAATTACATGCATTTGGGTGCAATGCATGTGTTTATTACCAAAACCCTTGGCATTCATCAAATGGTTTTCAATCACTATAATTATGTGTCTCCATTGTCGTGTAATTTTGATGCGCCAGGGGGTGTGTGTAAACCAGCAAATATCTCTGGATATACAGAAGAACAAATACATCAAATGAACTGTAATAAAATATTTGAGCAATTGACTAAGCATAAATTGTTCCCTTATTGCTATCCAAAATTATCTACCTTATCAGATCTCAAAGAATATTATCAAGAATCTCCCACAAAGTTTGTTGCGTCGGGACGTAATGGTTGTAGAATAATTTCTGCCTTGCTTGCAGGGCAAAGACTGGCCATCAATCCCGATGGCACAATACCTGCTGGTGGTAGGTGTTTTGACACAAGAGTATTCGGAAATATTGGTCCTCCCCTTGTTTTAGATACCAAGGCTCTTACAGAACTCAATAATTTTATTATCGAGAATGGGTTTCCTCCTCCTTGTCAACGATTGTGTTGTGGTGGTAAGCTGGTAGGCAAGTAACGTGCGTATTACACTAAATAGACGAGATAGTTCCACGATAGAATTTGGCTTTAGTCATTTATTGACTAAATTTTCTGGCAAAACTCTGCGTCCTCTATGGATCAAGTATGACCGTGATATTGGTGTGGCACCAGATCATGTGCTAAACTTCATGATAGCCATTATATTGTCTGAACATCTTGCTTGGTCATCTCATTTATATGACAAAGTCATTTTCAGTGAACTAACTGAATCAGAGATATCTGCCATTCAGCGACACATCAATGTAAATCACAAAACTAATCCTTATGGTTTTGTTACCAAGAACGGCAAGCCGATGACGGTAGTGTGCAATAAGATTGTTCAAGATCAGGGCATGGATAAGAAACGGGCTGTGCTTGCTGGGAATGGTATGGGTAAGGACGGGCTAACTTGTGTGAGTTTGGCATCAGAAATTTCTGAAAACGTTATAGCCTTTACAATTGGCAATCAGTACAAAACCGAAGCGTTGTGGCAGGAGCGGCGGGCAGCCATGTCTAAAGTATATGCTATATTAAGCATTCCTAATTGTCAAATAATGACCAATTATATGAGCTCATTCGGTTATAAAATAATCCCGTGGTGGTTATTCGCGGTTCCCTTAGCATATGCTTATGGCGCTTCTACCATTCTTTCTGGGTTAGAAATGCCGTTTTCCAAAACGAATAATGATAATCTCTTGCCACGTCCCAATTGTTCTTTGTTTCATTTGGGATGCGTTTCTTCTGGTTTGCTGGATATAGATTTTTCGTCCGTCACCCATGCTCTGAGCACACTGGGTGTACAAAGACTCTTGCTTGATAGGTATCCAAAAATAGCAAGCTTTCAGAGATCTTGTATGACGGGTATGCCGTGGTGTTATGCGTGTGGTACTTGTCACAATGTGTACACCTTGATAAAGGCAGTTGGCCATAATCCGGGGATTGTTGGCATCAATAAAAGACCAAGAAATCGTGACGTGCTCAATCCTTTGATTTCTGATACTCATCAATATGCCATGGAACTTGTTGATGGCAAGTCTGTGCCAGAATGGGTATACAAAGCCAATGAATCTATACTCAAATTGCTTTGGAGAGGAGAAGACATTGGATCTATATTATTGGATACTGGCTTTGATTTTTATAGCGGCAACACTGCTCCAGATAATAATGGATATGGATGTTATGTAGACAAGTGGAAGAAATGGTTGAACCAAGATGATTTTCCTCCAGTCAAGTAATAGGAGAAAACAATAATGAAAATTATATTAATAGGCGATATTTGTTCCAGGAAACAAGAATCTCCCTATCAACCTGAATCTGACTATGTTTTTGCCAATTTAGAAGGACCACTTGGCGGAACAACCTTGCACCCGACACCAAGATGGTCATGGAGATTTGGTATACGGTCTGCTCCAGAACCCATAAAGAATATGAATCTCACTACAGTATCGCTTGCTAATAATCATATTTATGATTTTGGCAAAGAGGGGGTAGATATTACTAAAAAATATCTTGATCAGTGGGGAGTGGGTTATACTGGTGTGTTTGGGGATGGGACGTATAATATTACCAATGGTGTTGGTTTACTGGCCTATTCATGGCATGTTTGGCCAATGACAACTTCTGGTCATCTTGATGGAGTGGGGGCAAGAGACATCAAGCGTCAAGAAATCAGAAGAGATATCAATCTAATTAGAAAGTCTTGTGACACCATCATTGTGTCCTTACACTGGGGATATGAGGGAGAACCTTATCCATTACCATCTCAAAAAAGATTGGCCCATGATATTATTGATTGGGGGGCAGATATTATTGCTGGAGCCCACCCACACATTCCTTCTGGCATTGAAAGATATAGAGATGGTATTATTGCTTATAGTCTTGGTACCTTTTTATGGGATGTAGACAATTCTCAGGGTGGATGGAAGTTGGGTGATCAGAACTGGGCACTAGAAATAGATTCCCAAACAATGGATTATAATGTAAAAGTATATTGTGGAGACAATGTGGCACAGACCGTTGATAGAATAAGCAAAGAAGTCTCTTTACTCAACTATGATAAGCAATGGTCTCAGTTGCGAATAAGAAAGAACTTACCCAATAAAGTATATCCAGATACTTTTGATACGTTTTAGGAGACACAAATGAAAGTCCTAACAATCATAGGCACACGTCCTGAATTATTGAAATTATCCAGACTTTGGGCTAGTATTATAGTAAATACTGGTCAGCACTATGATGCTAATCTCAATGACATACATGATGCAGTGAATTGTGATTACAATTTGCTGAAAACCAGCTTGGGGGAAACCATAGATGCAGCAATAGAAATTGTCAATGATATCAATCCCAAAATCATCTGTGTTTTAGGAGACACAAGAAGCACTCTTGCTGGAGCTATTTGTGCTAAAATGTGCAACAAAACGTTAGTACATATTGAAGCAGGAATGAGGTGTTATGACAACGAAGCCATAGAAGAAAGGATTAGAATGTCTGTGGATAAAATGGCAGATCATTTGTTGTGCACTGACAAATATTGTCAAAGGAATTTATCTAAGGAAGGTTTGCATAATTCCACTATTGTTGGAGATCCTGTCTATGACAAAATTATGTCATATGATTTGGATCCTTATAGCACAAGTAATGAAAATCTTATAACCCTTCATAGAGCAGAATTGGTGGACAATAGAGCAAGACTATCATCTGTTTTGCATGCCATAGGAACTTGTGAGGAATATAGTTTTGTTTGGCCCATTCATCCAAGAACCAAGGCAAGAATACAAGAGTTTGGTTTATTGATACCCAAAAATATAAGGCTTATAGATCCTATATCACACAAGAGACTTGTTTCTCTGTTAGTCAATTCTGAATTTGTTGCAACAGATTCCGGCGGCATTCAACGTGAGGCTTATTGGTTGGGTAAGACAGTAATTATTCCTCGTAGTAACACAGAACACCAAGCAATTATAGACACAGGCTATGGTATAATAGTGGGATATAGTAGTGAGTATTTGGCCAATGCTATTAGGTCATTTAGGGCTGGTAATTTAGAAATTATTGTTCCCCCTGCTAATGCCCATGAAAATATAGCTGCTTATTTAGAAGCATTGTAGCCATATCCTTCATTGGCATAGCCATTAATCTTATGAATAATCTCCATAGTATGATATACATCCATTGGATGAATGCCATGTCCTGCCATTATATCTTCATATAAATAACAATGTAAATCATAAAACTTGGCAGCCAAATCTATTTCTATATCATCTATGATCATGCTCTTGTGGTTTGGTTGGGTTTCAGTAATTTCAAAGCTGGCATTGACTGTGGCTCTTTCTAACTCCATACTAAATTGGCACTTTTGTTTGTTTAGCCAAGTAACTTGTTCTAATTTTTCCATCTTGCCAAACAACCAAGTGACTAAGTCTATGTAATGAATGCCTACGAAATACATTAGCCCACCAGACCAATTTATGTCATGTCTCCAGTTTGCCATGGTTATGGGATGCCTGTGTGCTATGATCTTGATGTTTACATCATGGTGACCTGTAGATATTTTATTTTTGATGTTGATAATGTCGTCGAGATATCGTAGTTGTGATACGGTATAGATTTCTCGTCCAGAATATTGTAGAACGTCATATAGAGTCATAGCAGCAGGTTTTTCTACTATAACTTTCTTGCCCAGATCCAGGGCTTTCATAGATTGAGAAAAGTGGTATTTACTGGGAGACAAAATGACAAACCATTCTGCTTCTGATTTTTCAAGCATGCTTTCAATGGATTTGTGAAAGACTGCCTGCCTTCCATAAAAATATGATTTGCTCCAATCAGGATCATGTACGTCAAGAATGATGCCCCCAATATGCTTCACGGCTTCCAAATGACGTGGGGATATGCTACCCAATCCAGATATGGCAAATGTTTTATTATTCAAGGGATGGTATCACCCAAATCCTTGCTGGGCTTCCTTTGACCACAGAGTTGGGAATAACGTCCTTGGTCACAACCGAACCTGCCCCCACCAGAGCACCCTTGCCAATGGTGACGCCGGGTAAAATGACTACTCCTCCGCCTATACGTGCCCCATTTTCGATTGTTACGGGACTCCAATCTTTGTGACTGGATGATGGGGGATATTTATCGTTCAAAATCGTAACCCCAGGGGCAAGAAAGGTGTTGTCTCCAATTACTGTGCCATCAGGAATAAAACAATGAGACTGCATACGAACATGTTTGCCAATGATTGTGGGCATCTTGGTGCCCAGAATTGAGCACTGAGAACCAATTACACAATTTGAGCCTACGGAAACTTTGCCTGCAATATTTGTAGATTGCCATATTGTGGTATTGTCTCCAATCACTACATCTCCATCTATACTAGTAAAAGAGTGCACAGTAGCAGCACCCAAAAACTTTACATTAGGATCAATACTTGTATATTCTTTTATGTCTGGCATTAGCCTTTCTCCCCCAATTCCTTACTTAGTTCTACAATAATATTTCTAATAATTATTATTGCACCATAAGGAATGCCACACCCATATTTGTCCATAAGATCTTGAAGTTTTTCTAACACTTCTTGTTTGGTCACTTTAAGGGCACCACCTTTTTGTTGGCTTTATTTCTTATTTTTCTGTTTGTCTTACGTATTTCCCTGTATGGATTGTGTATTTCTTTTACGAATTTTTTCTTGGTTTTTGTAACAATTTTAGTTCCTGTTGTTTTGGTTGTCACAGGCTTTTTTACAGGAATTTCCGGTTTTATATTAGCATCTGTATTAGTAATAGTAGTGTCCTCTGGAGATTCTTCTTCTATCTCTGGGTTTTTCTCAATTACCACTGCTTCTGGTGGTTTTTCAGGGGCAGATTCTGTTGATTTTGCTTGATCATCAGGTTCTCCTGTTAGTTTTGCAAAAAATTCAGATTCATCCAATACATAGTTGATGGCTTTGTCATGAGAAAATTCTAATTTATCAACAAGCTCACTGGCTGCTACCATGGCTGATCCATCTTCCTCTGATTTTTTAGACATCAGTAAAAGGGCAGACAAATGTGCTCTTTTGAACTTTTGTTCTATTGGTCTTATGGTTGCTGCCAAAGCAAAGCCCAAAGTGAGAGAAATAAAGGGATATATGAAGAAAATATATTTAGATTGGGTTATTATGTCATCAGGCAAAAATGATGTTACTAACTCTACTCTCAGCATTCCTAACCAACCAAATAAGATGATGAGCATTACTAGTAGAATGCTTGGCATATGTAATTCATGGAACCTAGATTTCAATATACAACTGGCCAACCAGTGAGATGAAAACAACAAACCTACGGCCAAAGAAAAAGAAATCACCATGGATCCCAGCTCTGACCCAGTCAGCATAGACAGAGCCCCACGTGCTATGTCTACTTCTGCTAGAATGGTGCCTATAGATGCTGGTATGATCAGCATGCCAATCAGCCAAGTAATAATGCCCAGTTTATAGGATGCAAATATAAGGATCCCCAGATATAATGTTGCTACTATTATGTATAAATATAGTGTGTTCATTATAGCCTGCCATACATAACTATGCTTCTGAGCAAATTAGGCACTTCATCTAACGTGTATACTTCATGTCCTTTGTCAGCATAACTTTGCCACTTTTCTTTGTCTATACCTACAAAAATATATCGTCCTGGTGGAACATCTGGTACCCCATGTTCTACGTTCCCAAAATTATTCTCTCCATCTGTAATAATAACATAGATGTCAGATGAAGCAATCTTAGTGACTTTTTCAATTGCTCCTTCAAGATCTCCACCTGTGTATTTTACTCCATTTTCTCCTTTGTTTACACCATATGATTTGTTGAGATTCTCAAGTGATAAAGGATAGAGACGATCTGGCATCATTCCAAGCATTTTTACAGTATAATTTGGTCTTGCCTTGATTGCATCACACAATTTTTTGACATTTTTGTTGGCTCTGATATTTTTGGTTGAGTCAGTTTGATCTACAAGCAATACAATGGAGACTGGTTTTGAACAAGAAAATAGGGCTATAATGAGCACAAGCATCATAATTAATGTGGCAATGTATTTCATATCATATTATTAGTTTTATGGGTTGTTATAATTCTAAAATTAGATTCATTAGAATTATAATGCATTTATTTCAATTCAATATGTATATCTAAGGCTTTTGGATTGCCTTCAAGTATTTTTATTTCGTTGGTTTCTGATACTCCAATGATGATTGTTTCATGATTTCTCTTAATTGAAATGCATGTATATGCAATAGAATGGTGGATATCAGAATATGTTGGTATATACTCAACCTGATCACAGTTGAATACACCTATTGTTAAACTAAGGGCACCATTAGTTAGTATAACGTTTCTTAATCTATCAAAATCTATTTCGCTAAATTGATGATGTGATTTACCAGTAGAGCCGTCAAATTGGCGAAATTCAGAATAGTCAGAATAAACTGCTACCCATTCCCATCGATTTGTGGAATTATTTTTCATTATGTTTGTGTTCCTGCCTTTGTTAATTATTTTTGTTACTACAGACCAATCAATATTAGTTATTGGTATTGGTTAGTGACGAGTGCTGTGTTGTGTTACTTTTCTTTTAGCAGCAATATACAATTTGACGATTGGCCCGCGACATTCGCTGTGTAAGAATTCTATAGATGCTGTGGCTTTTTCAAAATTATTGTCTAATCGACGCATATTTTGAACTAATTCCATGCCAGAGTTGGTGGCATTTGTTTGCTTGTTGTCTACTTGGGAAGGATCTCCACACAACACGAGTTTACAGCCCTGGCCAAATCTCGTCATTATCAGATCTGTTTCTGTTTTGGTGAAGTTTTGGAAGTCATCAACGATTACATATGTATCTTTTTTTGATGCTCCTCTAAGATATTCTGATGTACTTATTGTTAATAGACCGCTATTTGTAAGTAATCTAGTGGCAGGAATTTGTTGCTGACCAGAGGTTTCTGCATACAATCCACATGATTTGAGGCTTGGCAGCAATAATAGTTCTTCTAAAATATCGTCCGCTGGACCAAACCATGGGGTCATCTTTTCGTGTAGTTCTCCAGGCAATAGTCCTAGGGAATATGTGGATGCCGGTACATTGTTTCTAATCAATAGCATTTTCTTGTATTGTGGCTTTTTAGCAACGACTGTGGCATGAAGACCGCAACCAAGAGATATGTAAGATTTTCCTCCTCCAGCTACGCCATGGAGGATCACGATCTTGACATCATTATTGTATAATATGGCATGAATAGCTGCGGTATGTTCAGCATATTTTGCTTTTATTGATAGAGTTTTGGGAAGTTTGGCAATCTTAATTGTGTCTTTGATTGTTTTATAGGCTATTGCACTATTAGATTCTCCATTGCTCAAGATACAATATTCATTGTACTTTAGGTTCTCAAATTGATTTTTGCTTATACCTATTTCTTGTGGATCTACTTCTTTGTTATTGTATAGTGGATCTAACTGCAAATGGCACAATTCATGCATTCTTGTTTGTCCTTTTTGGTGGGGTTTTATAGGCTATGGTTATAATTGTGTAATACAAATAATAGTTAATTGGCTTCATAGCTTACCATATTATTAGTTGTAGAAAGGGCCACCTGTGTTGATTACAAGTGGCCCTTGGTTCTGGATAGATTATTATTACCAGGGATCTTGTTCTGGAATGATGTTGGGTGTTTCTTCTGAAATGATCTTGACGCGTTCTGCTTTTAGCGTTGTTTTGGCATTTTCTTCTTTTTGAACGTCATCATGTTCGGTTGCCACAAATGAGACGCCTCTTTCGGTCGTGGTATCGTCTACCGAGGAAGCCTGTCCCGTGCCCGTCATCTTGATGTGTGATAAATTTGGCATACCATAATTATAGATGGTCTCATATAAGCGGTTGGGGGCCTGTGTTGTTTTATTAGGGAAAGGCAATAATTCACGTCTCAAGATGGCCCTGACTATTTTATTCCATGTTTTCTGGCAATATTCTCCATCTGGAAGATCACGGCCTCTAAGATGGCTTTCTCCTGGATCTGCAAGCCTGCAATTGGCACCACAACCAAGGTATCCTTTATGTTCTGCTTTGGGTAATTTAGCATCTAAGTGATAATTGTAACTATGGGTAGCTAAACAAAGTGTTATTTTCCCTGATTTAGGATCGTATCTCTGGCCTTCAATTCTTGCCCATGTGCCGTGACTATCTGGATCATAATGAATATCTGTTGGTTGGTTCCCCAGCGTCTCTAATATCCAGCCTGCTAATTCAGGATATTTTTCATGCAGGGCTTTCATAACTTCTGTTTCATCTTCAGTTACTTGTTCTATACCTTCTTCTGGTGTTATATTTGTTTTTGCCTCTTCTGCTTGTAAAATATCTGTAAACCTGTCGTCTCTGGCTTTCTTGAATTCTTCGAAATTGAAGTTTTTTATGATCGTTAGTTCGCCAGAATTCTCTGCCCACTCATTGGTTACACGATATCTCTGTAGCATTATGGCCAAGGGTCCTGTGTCAGTAATACTATCGTCTTCCTCATCTCGTGTGAAATAACTATCAATTAGATCTTCTATAGTCGTTTCTCTGTCGATGGCTATTGCAAGTCCTGCGTCGGGGTTGTCGGTTGCGTTGTAGAAACGCTCCCCCCGTGCTGATGTGGCTATCCACAGATAATATATGATGGTTTCTGTGCCTTGGCTGATTATTCCCAGATGTTCTGTTGTGGGCAATCTACGCTCAAAAAAACTAGCGGGCAAATGATGATACTCACGTCTAATGTCCACAGTAGTTGGGGTTAGGCGTGGGAAGTTGCCAAGCATTGGGAACCCACGGTCAAAAAGACGATCCCAGTCAGGTTTGTTCTTTAGAGTAAACATACGATGTTCTCCTTTTTCTCCAGAGGGGGCACGGCCCCTTATTCTGGATATCCAATTGTATTAATGCCCAATTGAAGAGGCAAAATTAGTAATTGTTATTGCCTTGCTGTTTTATTAACTGACAAAGCAAGGTGGCATATCGTGTCTTGTTTTCAGCATTAACTTAATAAATTTTTCAGCCAATTTTGCAGAGAGGGCGAAGATGGGGGCGTTGTTCTATTAATTCTGCCATAATTATCTTCCATCATTCTTCGTAAACCAGATATTTCTTGAATGCCTTCCCTTCATCTCCACCAATCAAATGACTGATGTTATTGATGATATTATAGTACAACACATGTTCTGTCTCAAGAGAATTTATCTGATAATCTTTTGGCCTATAAAACAGCATTTTTTCTGTCAGTTTGAAAATCCAAACCTTCTTGTCAATATTATTCATTTAGTGATAAACTCCTTCCCTCTCTGTTATTTTTGGTTTCATTATTGTTTCCTGCTAATTGAATGAGGCTTAGCCTTTTGTTTATTATTTCAATATATTTGGCACTTATTTCTGATCCAAACTTTTCTCGTTCCTGCCTCTTATTTTTTACAACATTGTGCTGTATAATCTTTTTGATCTCTGGCTCAAACAGACAGAATAACCAAGACTTTGGTATCGGTCTACCTACAAGCACCATCCAATTCATCTTGTCTTGTAGTTTGTCTTGCGTGGTCTTTTTATACATATTTTATCGTTTCTCTAAATAATACTGTCTAATTCGTCTTGCAATAATTCAAGCACTTTATCTGCCCACTCCCTATCACTATCTTTCTCCTGTTCACTTAATTGGTCATAAGACGTATCAATCTGACGTTTCCACCTGGATATATTTTCATCAGTAAGGTTGGCCAACATATACTTGGTCCAGTGTGCCCATTGTTTGTGTTCTAATGTTGCAAGTTTTTCTCTAAGATTCATGGCTCTCTAAATATTCTGCTATTATAGGGTGTTTTTCTGCAACATCCTTCATTGTCTGCAGGTATTCAAAAGTCCTGTGATCAGTAGAGTCATACATAATACGTTTTATTTCAGTTAAAGTCTGTATAAATAGCTTACAGAGTGTTTTCCTGGCAGCCTGTTCTATTTTATATTCAAAAAACAGTTCTTGTTCCTTGTAGCACATCTGCCCTTCCATATACCTCTGGTCATATTTATTATTACTATCTAAGTCCAACAACTCTTCATCTATGTGGTATTTCACAGCTACTCTTACAGACACATCAGCATAGTTAGAAATACGTTCTTCACGTGTTTGTGGCATAATTAATTAAAAGTAAATCCTATTTTAGTAAATAAGGCAGGATATCTACCCATCTACCCATCTATACTACCTTATTAGATAATAATTATTTTATTTTGGAGGCCAGAGAGAGATTTTATTTTAGCCCTTACATGGGAATTATTACTGCATATATTTTTTGAGAAGTTGTTTGAGAAAAAGTTTTTATAGTATATGGATCATTCAATGAAGGAGTAAATTTGTGAATTTTGGAAGACTGACTGAAAGTTAGTTTTTATCTAGCTAGCTATGAAGAATGTTGTTTGTTCATGAGGCAATTTTTTTGTCTGTTTATAAGGCAATTCTGTGATGAATTTTGGGGGGCTGACCAGAATGATAGTTTAGGGGTGGAGTTATCAGATGATGCCCACCCCCAAACTATATGGCCTAAGGGAGTAATTCTTCCATCTGGTCGAAGATGGACACAATTCTGTGATAGGGCCAAAGAGGGGTATAAATAGATGCCCTATGTCGTTGAAGGAGGTGTTTATGAGATTTCTTGAGTTGTTTAAGCTCAAGGAGGCGATTAAGGATTGCAAGAATCCTTATCGTCGCCTTGAGCTTGTTGAGGCGTTCTGCCGCAAGGTAGAACGCCTCAACGTTCAGCAAGGGAGTTATTTAGATTCCCTTGCTGACGAGCTCAAGGTCGAGGCATACGAAGACATATGCCTCGACCTTGAGGCTCGGGGGTTTTAAACCACCGCCTCCGCAACGTAGGCGGTGGCCACAGTCACTATTTTGGCTGTGGCCGGTTGGCAGACACCGGTTAGGAAATCTGCGATATGACGCTGAGCAACTGATAGCAATGAAGTTGCATTGTGCCATGATGAATACATGGCGATTTGCCCCAAAGAGTTGTGCTTTGGGGCAAAGGAGGAGGAGATGGCCAAGATCTTTTGGCTGTCAGTTTTACTCGACAAGATCGAGGGGTTTAAAGAAAACCCCCCCGATAATGAGTCATGGAACGTCGTCGCTGAAAGCGACGGCGTTTCGCACTTCCGGCTCATGAGAGCCGGAGGAGCGGATATACTAACCGCTATAGTGGCTAGTATATTTTATCCCATTTTAACAAATGCGGATTGGCTCTTGAGCGAGGTAAATTCTCTAGACAAGTGGGTAACATTTGTCCGGAGAACAATGCAGGTGGGGGTAGCTTTGCTTGCCCCCGATATCCCGGAACGTTCCGGGGTATTCTGCAAAGTGCTCGTCCCCTACGATGGGGGCGAATTCGAGGGGTTTGTCGTCGTAGTCGCAAAAAATGCGACCACGGCGATTGATCTCGCCATAGATTACGATCTGTGGCGAGACGACTTTGCTACGGATTATCGGGATATTATCCCGATAATAGGGTAACCCCTTTTCAAAATCGGATTCCAGTTTTTACATCTGGATAAACAAAATGTATGCGTCACCTGCATAGTGGTGAAACTCCCTGATACCGGGAAAGGAGAAATATAGGTATCACCGGAGAGAGGCCTTCGGGCCTCTCTCTTTTTTTTATGGATCCTGTCAACATCGAGACAGGATCGCCCCCCACAGCTGAGCAGCCGTTAGCACTGTGGTTGCATTGTGCCATGATGAATACATGGCGATTTTACCCCAAAGAGTTGTGCTTTGGGGTAAGGGAGATGGGAATGGCTAAAATTTTTTGGCTATCGGTCTTTTTACGCCCTGTGGAGGGGTATGGGCAGTGTCTGCCCCTCCACAGGACGTGGTGCCCAGTTGCTGTTAGCGGCAATATTTCGTACTTCCGGCTCATGAGAGCCGGAGGAGCGAGCACGCTGGCCGCTGCAGCGACTAGCGTGTTTTACCCCATTTTACGTGGGGAGTCAGGGTTTCTAGACGGAGTAAAAACCTCCGTCTGGAGGACCCTTCAGTTGGGGGCAAGAAAACTTGCCCCCAACCTTCCGGAGTGTCCGGAAGAAAAGGAACCCGGGGGGTTCCTCGTCCCCTACGATGGGGGCGAGGAATTTCAGGGGTTTGCTGTGATCGTCGCAAAAGACATGGTCACAGCAATTGGTCTTGCCACGGATTATGATCCGTGGCAGTATGACTTTGAAGAAGGGGATGTCCTCCCAATAATAGAGTAACCCCCTCCCCTTTCAAAACCGGATTCCAGTTTACATCTGGATAAACAAAATGTATGCGTCACCTGCATAGTGGTGAAACTCCCTGATGCCGGGAAAGGAGAAATATAGGCATCATCGGAGAGGGGCCTTCGGGCCTCTCTCTTTTTTTATGGATCCTGTCAACATCGAAACAGGATCGCCCCCCACAGCTGAGTAGCCGACAGCACTGTGGCTGCATTGTGCCATGATGAATACATGGCGATTTGCCCCAAAGAGTTGTGCTTTGGGGTAAAGGAGAAGAGATGAATAAAAGTATTGTTGTTACGCGTCACCCAGCATTGGTGACGTATTTGATCGAGATAGGGTTAGTGCCGGAAGGCACGCCCATCGTGGCACATGCCACGGTCGACGATGTAATGGGGAAGAACGTTTTCGGCGTTCTTCCTCTTCGGCTCGCCGTGCATGCGCGGCGAGTGATCGAAGTTCCGCTGGATATTCCGGCGGAGATGAGGGGGGTCGAGCTGACCCTTGAGCAAGTGCGCGAATACGCCAGCACGCCCGTGGCGTACATCGTGCAGTTTGCATAGGGTAACACACAACCGCGAAGCCCTGCCGCGGCTAGTGCAGGGCAAGGAGAGATTGATATGAATGAGAAGGAGTTTCAAGCCTGGAATGAGGCTAGGCTTGAGAAAATCAGGGACTTCAAGGGTCGCCGGTGCGGCCCCATAGATATCGAGCACGGCTATCGAACGACGATAGCCTCGGGTTCCGTCCAGGATTCCTACGGGAATTACCTGGAGGAGGGCGAGTCGCGCGTTGTCCGACTAGTGGAGATTTATCCGCCGAAAGATCTTGTCGTTTCGCGCCACCTCGCAGTGGCGCGTTATTTTGCGAAGATCCACACATTCGGCAGCGCACGGCGTGTGACGTGGCTCAAGAATGTGCGGAGCCGTCATGACATGACGGGGATACCTCTCGGTCCCTTAAGGTCTGTTTACACCACGCAGGGGTATATTCCCCTGCACTTGGCGGTGTATTCAGAAAAGTTAATCGAGCTCACGCTCGATTTACCCGATGAACTGCGTTCTGGGGTCGAACTGACCCTTGAACAGGTGGAAGAGTACGCGAGCGGTGAGCTCAAGGCGTACTCTTTCATCGCGTCAGATTTGCTCAGGGCGTCGGATATTGTTCCCATGGAAAATGGGAACATCATCGTCACGCGCCATCCGGCGTTCGTGACGTATCTGGAGAAAATAGGACTGGTGACAAAGGGAACGCCAGTCGTGGAGAATGCCGCAGTGGATGACGTGATGGGGAAGGACGTTTATACCACGCAAGGCAGCCTCCCGCCACACATCGCGGTTCACGCCGAGAGAGTGGTGGAAGTTGATCTGGATTACCAGTTGCCCAAAGAGCTGCGTTCGGGGGTCGAGCTGTCCCTCGAACAGGTGGAAGAGTACGCGAGCGTTTTCCTGCAGACATTTACGGTGTCTGCTACGGAACCGCCCGACACGCCGGGCTATGTTCCCCCGGAGCTTCGCGAACGAGTTGAAAAGGCGCGCGCCGAAAAAGAAGCGCGCCGGAACGCTCTCTGGGCACGGGGAATTTAGTCAGTTGGGGCATTGGTCTATGGGTTGAAAGCCATTTCTGGCTGACAACAAGCCATGGTGACATTCTGGACCCTCGTGACTAAACTGTATGGCCGAGTAGCTGATGGCCATGAAGCTACGCGTGATCATCCGATCACTTGATCACTACGAAAGTGTGATGATTTCTTTCTAAGGAGGAAAAATGGAAGAGAAAATTATTGCCTTGGTGCGTAAGGCGGTCTGCTCCGCACCAAGAGCCACCATTTCTGGGGTGATGCTCAAATCTGCCAAGCCAATAGGGCAGATTTGGGGAGAAGTTTGGCAACAAAATCCCCGGAAGAATTCGCTGTTCGGAAGAGCAGCGAAGGAGTTTGAGGAAGCCAAGGGGTATAATCCTCTATACTGGTTCATCCCAGCAGATGGGGGCCCCTGGCAATTGTTCAGGGTTTCTATTGATGGGATAGATGAGATAAACATTTATCCCGTCAATAGGGATCGTGTCAGGGAGGAACTTGGTTTATAACATTGTGTCCTGAGCAAGACAATAAACTGCTCATCTGATCCAGGATATACCTGGCAGAAAGGAGTGTGTTACTGTGCCTAATTTGATTCGTCCCCCTGACATTTTGTTGGGGGGGAAGAGGGTAAAGATTAAATTCTCCCCCCTGTTTGAAAGGGGTGGGCTTCAGTACTGTGAAGCCTACCTCAACGGGGAACGTGTTCCCGGTTGGAGGGGCACGATCCCCACAGGCGTGGACGGAGGCGAGGCAATACTTCGTCTCAGGAAGCAGCTGTGTTGCAGTAGGCTCATCCATGATGTGGTTGGGCCTACTGTGAAAAAGGCTGTTGCTGTGGAAGTGGTGGCAGCAACAGCAGAGCGGCCTGCCTCTGGGCCAGTCAAGCATTATTGCAAGTGGCCCAGAGAGGTTAAGGCACCTGCCAAGAAGGTGCCCGCCAAGAAGGTGCCTGCGCCCCGACCAAGGGGGAAGAAAATCTCCCACAAGAAGGGTGACCTGATTGTGGGAGATTTCATGTAATTTGTCTGCAGAATGACACGTGGTCTGCCGAAACCGTGTCGATTGACCGGCAACAAAAGGAGGTGATTTTGTTGCCTATCAACGTTATTAATATTCGCGACGCCCCTAAGGGGTGGCGCGATGACCCTTCCTATGTTTACATAGGAAGGGCTGGTAGGGGAATGGATGGATATTTTGGGAATCCATTCCCCGGCTCAGGGGGTAGCTCCCTACCTAAGTATAGGGAGTACTTCCTGAGCAGATTGGGGTCTGACCCCGAGTTCAAGAGGAGGGTGCTTGAACTTGATGGGAAGACCCTTGTCTGCTTTTGCAAACCCAGCCCTTGTCACGGAGACGTGATAAAGGAATGGGTTGAAAAGCAGAAGAAGTAACTGCTTGGCCGAGTAGCTGGTGGCCATGAAGCTGCATTGTGCCATGATGAATACATGGCGATTTTGCTCCAAAGAGTTGTGCTTTGGGGTAAAGGAGGAGGAGATGTTGTTATTAATGTCGATTATTATCGCCGCCCTTGTGGTGACGATAGTCTTGCTCTTTCATCGGAGCAAGATTTTATTTGATGAAATCGAAGAAGTGCGGGGACTTCTGTGCGCTTTCATCAAGTTGGAAGCAATCAAGACGATATCTGCTGATATTGACCATGATACCATGAATGATGTCATCAGATATCCTCGTGATTAAACTGCTTGGCCGAGTAGCTGGTGGCCATGAAGCTACATTGTGCCATGATGAATACATGGCGATTTTACCCCAAAGAGTTGTGCTTTGGGGTAAAGGAGGAGGAGATGTTGTTGTTGCTGCGGGGGGATCTGTTTGATTCCAAATGTGAGGTTCTTGTCAATCCCGTCAACTGTGTTGGCGTGATGGGCAAGGGTCTTGCCTTGGAGTTCAAAGCAAGGTTTCCCATGGTGTTTGCAGAGTATGCCAGGCTATGCTCTGCAGGCATTCTAAGGCCTGGCAAGGTCATCTTGGTGGAGAATGTTCTACTGTTCCCCACCAAGGATCATTGGAGAGATCCAAGCAAATTGGAGTATATCTCTGATGGTCTTGATGATTTTGCCACCCAAACCTGGAGTTTTAGGTCCATAGCCTTCCCCAGGCTTGGATGTGGCCTTGGAGGTCTGGATTGGCCAGTGGTTAGGCAGATGATGTCTGATAAACTGGCTGATCTTGATCTGAATGTTGAGATATATCACTAAGGAGGTGATTATGAGATTCAGGGGCATCTTCTGGTTTCTGTCCAACATGTGTCCTAATTCGTTAGGGTACTGTGTGGAGGTGGAGTACCAGAAGGCAAAGTGTACTGATCCTGCTGATCAGGCAAGATTCGTTGGTGTGACCAACGGGTTTATTGCCAAAAAGATTGGCAAAACAGTTAGGCTTAGGCCTGACTGGGATCAGGTCAAACTCCAGATCATGGAGGATCTGGTAAGTAAAAAGTTCAGCGATCCTGTCTTTATGGCCAAACTTCAGGCCATAAAGGGGGAGATCGTTGAAGAGAATTGGTGGGGAGACCAATTCTGGGGCGTAAGCAACGGAGTTGGACTGAACCATCTGGGCAGGATCCTGATGAAGATCAGAGATTCTGCCTAAGTTCTCTTGACTGAGCAGCCGATAGTCATAAGGCTACATTGTGCCATGATGAATACATGGCGATTTTACCCCAAAGAGTTGTGCTTTGGGGCAAAGGAGATGGGGATGAGGAGAATTATATACCCCACGATCCCGGCAAGTCCGGGATCACATGTTATCATTCGGGAGGCGTTTAGGCTCCCGATAACCGGCACATGGGTGCTGGATGTTAATGACGCTGATGCGTACCTTAACGATCCCTTAAAATTTGTCGAGACCAGTATAGAGTGTTTCGACACCTCGGATGTAAAGGTCATCGTCTATATGCAAGGCGATGACTTCATCTTTGCCCTAAGAAGGGTGAAAGATGGAGTGATTGTTCATTAACAATTGTCTGCCTGGCCGAGTAGCTGATGGCCATGAAGCTACATTGTGCCATGATGAATGCATGGCGATTCTTTTTTGAAGGAGAAAAGGAATGAAGATTGCTGTGATAGGGACCAGAGACCCCTCTGGTCCCCAGATCCGCATTGTCAGAGAGATTGTAGAATCTCTTGATAAAGGGTCTGTAGTTGTCTCTGGCTGCGCTGATGGTATTGACAAAGTTGCCATCGAGCATGCCAGAAATTTGGGAATAAGTACTGAAGGTCATGTGCCGTGGCCGTCGTACAATTCTCAAATCCAGGGCCTTTGCAAGGTCGTTCATGTTTTGTCCATGAGCGACCAGGCGGCCTTTGCTTCCGTTGACAAATATCATCCTGCCCCAGGATATTTGTCTATGGGGGCAAGGAAGTTGCACGGAAGGAATTACAGAATCATTTTTGGTTGTGATTCTGTAATTGCTGCTCCGTCTAACAAACGGGGCCTTGGTGGTACAGGCCAGGGGATAAGGATTGCCCTTGGCCTGGGGATTCCGTTGACCATCATTGGCAACAATGGCGTCAAAGATGTTGATCTAAACACCTTTGACGCCATTGTGGCGTTTGTTCAACAGAATTGGTGAATTAATTAGCTGAGCAACTGATAGCAATGAAGTTGCATTGTGCCATGATGAATGCATGGCGATTTGCCCCAAAGAGTTGTGCTTTGGGGTAGGGAGAGTAGATGAGGTGGAAAAGAACTGAAATCTCCACATCCAGTGGAGTGCATACGGCTGTGGCGCCGGAAGTTATATCGGCTAGTCGATCTACCGATATTCCAGCCTTTTATTCTGATTGGTTTATGCGACGACTCGAAGAAGGCTATTCACGCTGGGTTAATCCTTTTAATGGGAAATCCCAGTTTGTTTCCTTTGAGCGTATGCGCGCCATCGTTTTTTGGAGTAAGAATCCAAAACCCTTGATGAAACACCTTAAAAAGCTGGATCAAGTAGGCGTCGCCTACTATTTCCAGTTCACGGTCAACGACTATGTCGCAGACCATGGCGGCGCGTTGGAACCGAATGTGCCGCCTCTGGAGTCGCGCATTCAATCATTCCAAGAGTTGTCCAACCGTCTTGGCAAGCATAGAGTGATTTGGCGTTTCGATCCTCTAATCTTAACAGAAGAGCTCAATGTTGAGCGACTTCTCGAAAAGGTTAAACGAGTGGGCGACCAATTGCATCCATATACGGAAAAGTTGGTTTTCAGTTATATGGACGCTTATGGTAAAGTCCGAAACAACCTAAAGGCAAAGGGCGTCAAATGGCTCGATTTCACACCATTTTTAATGCGTGAGACAGCTTCAGGTTTGGTAAGATTGAATCAGCAATGGGGGCTAAAATTGGCGACTTGCGCCGAGCCGCTCGATCTTCAGCAACCAAGCATCGAGCCAAACAAATGTATCGATGACGAGCTGTTGCTCCGAATCTCAAATAATGATCCGGCACTGCTGAAACTTTTCGGCACTCCAGCCGGACTGAAAGATTCAGGGCAGCGGCGCATCTGCGGATGCGCTGCCAGCAAAGACATCGGGCAATATAACACCTGCCCACACCTTTGCAGTTACTGCTACGCCAACACGAAAGAGGGGATCGTGTTGGGAAACAGGCGCAGGTTGCAGGCAGGAAGCGACTCGATTGTGCCTGTTTAACATTTTAGCTGAGCAGCCGTTAGCACTGTGGCTGCATTGTGCCATGATGAATGCATGGCGATTTGCCCCAAAGAGTTGTGCTTTGGGGCAAGGGAGAAGAAAAATGAAAAAATGCAAATACCTAGGGAAGGATGGCATAACTTGCCTCCTTTCCGAGGGAGAAGAGTGCGATCTTGTTTATCAACAAGATTGCAGATGGGGGGTTGATGTTGATGTCTTGGATCTGGATCCTGAGTTGGATCTGGATCCTCGTGACTAAAGCTGTGTGGCCGAGTAGCTGGTGGCCATGAAGCTACGTGTGATCATCCGATCACTTGATCACTACGAAAGTGTGATGATTTCTTTCTAAGGAGGAAGAGATGAATCTGTTTTTTAACAACTACTTCAATTTAACATATGGGGCATTCATGTCGGTTACCGATGATGGCAAGCCTGCGTTTCTTGCCATTGATGAGATCGGTGGCCGTATTGTTGCAAGTACACGGGGGGTTAAGATCATCGAACCTGATGATGATTGGCAAAATCCCCATCAGGTAAAGATGGCGTTCCTCGACGCGTGTGGTGGAGGATCCCCACTCTTCAGGGTGGGGATCGATGAAGTTTCGTATGATTATAATAATGACCGTGAAATCGAAGAGGTTGATGACTATGAAATCGAAGGGGTTATAGATCCTCGTGACTAAACTGCTTGGCCGAGTAGCTGGTGGCCATGAAGCTACATTGTGCCATGATGAATGCATAGTGATTCTTTCTTGAAGGAGGAAAGAGATGGAAAAAGAGGCCTGTGTCCATCTGTGGTTTAGCCTATCCGACAACGAGTCGGTGTGTGGCTTGACGGATATCGTAGGCCCAGATTGTGATGGGTGTCCACATTATGAAGTGGAAGACCCCCCCCAGGATCTGGATGATCCACGGTATCCCATTTTCCCAAGTGATTAGCTTGGATTGATGTTGATGGGTCTGCTGAGGGCAACTTTAATAGATAATATTACATTGTGTTGCCTTCGGCAGACCATCGCCTTCTGCACATACAACACGTCTATGCCCCCTGTTTTGCTTTGAGTTCAGGATGTGGCATAATCTAAGAACAATATGATACAATCTAAGAATAAGTAGCACATTACTTGCTTGTAGTTTACACAATGATGCTTTTTGACAATTTTGCAATTCTCCAGGTGGGGGGAGATAGAGAAAGGTTCTTCTATTTCTGACCGCCTTTTCTAAGTCAAAAAGACATCCATAAGGTGTCTAAAGTTGCGCTAGCCACTTATTTATTTGAAAAGAAAGGAGACTAGCGCAACTTTAGACGATCTCACATCCGTGACATACATTGTGACAAACTGCTCTCCCTTGGCCTAGCCCTACACCCATCCGAAGAAATAGGAACCCTTCAGGTCTGACATGTTTTATATTTTAATGGTAGTCAGACCTCTCCCATTTCTTCTCCTGGGCTCGCTAACGCTCGGGGCTAGGCCAAGCCGCAGTTCGTCCTGAAGACTATGTCACGGGATGTGCGTGACAAACAAACTTTTAGGAGTGTGCGTTATGAGCTACTTTAAAAACGTGGAAATCATCGACAACAGCCCAAAGGGGTTGTTCCCCGTCGGAGATTTCAATGCCAACAGCGGGGGCATCCGCTTGACAGGGAACAAGGAGGTTAACTGGTTTTTCTTCCTCAATTCCAATGATTCCAAAACCAGCATCATGGTTACTGTAAGTCCTGACGGATTCGATATCCGAATTCGTCGCCCCGACAACGGAAAGTGGATTCCAGTCGACAAAAAGACCGCTACCAAAGTGGCAAAGTTGATCGAGACCATTTCCCAGAACGATGGGGAAAGGCTTCGTAAAGCCTGCGAAGCCAACACAGTCCAAGAAACTCGTGTCATCACACAGTAACCATCCCAACCTGCCCCTGTAATGGGGGCAGGTATTTTTTTACTCCGTTCTTATAGGGGAGAGAAAGAGTAACGAAGGCTACTATATCAATAAGCTATAAATATGTAAAATGCTAACAACATGTACGCTGTTTGCTAACTCTCTCTCAACTTTTTCATTATACGCGCCGGTCAGGCGCATCAAAGCACTGCTTCGCACTACGCACGACCTTCGGCAAGCTCGGTCGCGCTCGGCTTTGACCCGCCTGCTGCGGCGCTACGCCCCCGTAGGGGCGGTTGAGAGAGAGTTTCAACCAAATTTATATTCTATGGAGTGTGTGATGGATTTTACATCGTTGCCAGGTAGCATCACCATATGTGGTGTGCTATTTGAACTGTTGTTCGTGACTATCTACCAGTCGTCCATTGAGAAATATACGGCTTGGTGGAAAGCCACGGTTGGGGGGTGGAGCACTATAGTAGAGTTCAACCCTATGAACTGCTATGATGAGATAGAAGGCACCATAATCCAGCACAAACTGGAGCGACATCTGGCACGTGCTCTCGTCAGGCAAACTTTGCCGTACCTGGATCCCAAGAACTACTACGGCGAAGATTTCGAAGAGTGGATGACTGACAATTTCTTGGATGACATCCCTCTCGAAATATGGGACTTCTACGTCAAAACAAACCCCAAATACAAGTTTACCATCGGTGAACTTGGTTGCCACTTCTGAAGGAGGTGCCACAGACAGAAGAGTAGTTGCTGTTACTATTTAACTAACAGAGGAGTGTGTCATGGAGTGTAAATTCAGCACCAGATTGGTGCTAGACATTGTTCAATGGCTTGTGAAATTATTCACAAGTCATACAGTTGATTTTGTGGAGGTAGCCAAGCAATGGTTTCTTCCACAAAGCAAGCAACAAACTGTTTTTGACAACCAGACCATCAGAGATTCAGAAGAATTCTGGTCTAAACACCTTGGTCCAGGAAAGTTTCATATTGTTGGAAATAATGTCCCTGGATTTGTCAAGAAAAAGATGGTTTGGTTTGTTCCTGCAATTAGCAAAGTTGCCAATGGCAAGTGTCTGCTAATTCAAGGAACAAAAGACACTTACTCTGCTGCTCATGTGCTATTTTGGCACAAAGGGCAACAGATGGTGTTGTCAGCAGAAAGGTTCATTGACTGGTTCATGCAACCCTTTGCCAGATTGCCAGTTGATGACAAGATCAAGGCTCTACTGCTGGTTCTGGATATGATTTCTATGGCAAATCCACGTGGGAATTATGCCAATCTTACGTGCAAAATCATAGGCAAACCAGCAGTATTTGAATTTGGCAAAGATGGCAGCCATGTATTGATCCCCATTTCAGGGGACAAGACCTTCAAACCCATTGTAAGAATGGGTGATAAAAGGTTCAGAGGTCTGCCAATGTCAGTTCAACAGTGGATCTGTGACGGGGAAAATCCAGGTCCTCTAATGCAACCAAGATACGAGGGAATCTTGGTTGATACCCGTCATAAGGACTGGAAAGAGTTTTATAGCCTATACAACCCCAGAAGATTCGCCAAGGATGGCGGACAATCTACTAGAAACGGAGAACTACACCAGGTCTCCGTTATCAAAACCCACATGGAAGTGGGGCCCGTTCTTGTAGCATCAGGAACCGTGGCAGATGTCGATCTGGACCACGACAGAATGTGCGTGGTGATCGACAGTGATTCAGCATTAGGAAAATGGCACGAAATGGAATTTGTGCTACTACGTACTATTGCTGGAACACCTGGCGCAGGGGAGTCGCCAGACAGAATCCCCAGTTTTGAGATCAGAGAAGAAGGAGGAAAGTTGATATTCAGCCGTCCAAGGCTGGATGTTCTACATTTAGATAACGATAAAGAAGATTGGGAATTTGATGATGAAATCAACCAGACCGTCATCAGATTTCCACGAAGACGTATGGAATTGCTGTCCTGGGATCAGCCACAGCACGTTAGGTGCACAATGCTCCCAGGTAAATTCAGAGATGACAGAAACAGACTGGGAGTAATTCCAGTCCATACGTTTGCTATGAAAATCAAATGCCGCGTCAAAGCCAGCAAGATTGGTTGGGGCGGCAAGGTTACCATTCTGGATGTTTCAAACTGGAACCATCCAGACCTTGAAGAACTCCGTAAAAGGGGTATAAAGGTAGTATTCAGCCACAACAATGCTGATTGCTTACGTCCAGGAGTGGCTAAATATGGTCTTCCTGACGTTGTAGAGCTAGACAACCTACGTGGTTGTATAGTTCCCAAAGTCATTGTGGCAGCATTGGCTGAACCACCTGTGCCCATTTCTGGTGTTTTGAGAGATGGCCCATATACCAGAAAGTTGATGACAACAGATGGCAAAAAGCTGCTGGATCGTCTCAATTTCGAAGTCCATGATGGAAAGATTGTGGACACTGATAAAATCCACCTAGTTAGAATTGCCAATTTAGCTACAGGTGGATTGACTGTTCCTGTCAAGGCTCCAACAGAACTTGCCAGATGGTTTGGAGATGTAATGCCAGATGTATCCCAACAATTACTGGGAATTACAGAGGTAGATGATCTCATCACAGAAATAGATGAGATTTATGGACTACAGGTCTATGCAGGACACCTAGCAAAACAAGATACATCCCCCCGTGGACAAAGACGGATTGCCAGAATGGCTTTCAGATGTTTGGGCAGAAAAGGATTCTATGCCAGATGTATAGGATTCCACAGATCAGATCCTAACAGACTACAAGCATTTTTAGAATATCACTACCCAGAACTACACAAAATAGCAAGCCAAGCAGGTATAAGAATCAATTTTGTGGCAGCCAATATGCCTCATTTCCCAAAGGATGGGAAGTTTAGTCTGGCATTACAGAAAAAGGCTCCTAGATTTCAAGGAGCTATTGATGTAACCATCATCCAACACTGCAAGCATGCCCTTGGTGAAGGAGATTTTCTACTGCTTGGAGCAATAGATCCCAGAAATGGATCAAGAGAACCATATGTGTGTGATGCCACAGACAATGATGGGGATCATGTATTGTTTGTTCCCACAGACCTGGAAACTATCAAAGAACACACAGGTACCTTTGGTAAAGCAGGTATAGGCTGGGAACCCAAAGAAGTAGAAATATGGGATATTGCTGATAAGCTAAATCCCATTCCAGCAACCAAACAAGAAGTAATTGCCAAGGTTAAGTGGTTCTTCAATCTTCTGTTCATAGGAGATGGACAATCCAAAGAATCACTGGGTGTTTTGTTGGCAAGAAAAGTGTATGATGAGTTGCTGATGCAAAACATCAATGAAGATGATGCATCACTACTGGTTCAACCTGTTCTCAATATAGGTTTCTGTCCTATGCTGAAAACAGACAAAGGAGTAGCAATTGTGGATGCTCTGATGAAAGAAGCCAGAGTAAGAAATACCAGGCTACCCCAGATAATTGCCAAGGTAATTCTCAGAAAACATCAAGATGATGTCAACTGGGAAGAAGTATTGAGACAACTTCAAGGAGGAAAACAACAGAAATAACAATTGGTTAGGGGAATAATTGGCCATGTGGTCAGTTATTCCCCCCCTTTTGCTCCTTCCTGGCTGGCTAGGGAGGGCCATCGCGTTCATCACTATGTTTTTTTTTGGTGCGTAAGCACCCATGGGGTAACCAGCATACCCAACTGGTTCAATAACCCCTGTTTTGACTGGGTAAAATCATTGTTTAGAGGAGAATTATCTCATGAAAACCAAAGTTATTAGAGGCGGATTCAACGACATCTCCGTCAGCCGAGAACATGACGACGGAACAACAGTTACTGCAAGCGCCTGGGGCACATGGTTTGACAGTGCAACCGGCAAAAACACAAGCGAGCCCACAATCATGTTCACAATTGCCAACAAGTGGATAAGCAATTCCTACGTTCTACACATTCTCAACATCGATGTTGAGAATGACAACATGAATTACAACATCCACAAAGGCAACAAAGAGACGGGTTGGGAACAGATTTCAGAAGCAGAAATTGCTGAAGTAGACAAACTCGTTCAGCAGTTTTCCGCCAAAGAGTTCGAGACGGTGGCTGCAGGCTCTATTGAAAGAGCAGCATGGATTACCAAGATGCAGAAACGAAACGCAGCCCCAGGCAACACTGCCAGTTTCCAGGGCTAAACATCAGTCAATTTTCAGTCAATTTTGGGCTACATCTGACTCACACTCCAGTTAGGTGTAGCCCATTATTATTCGTTACCAAACTTAGGGATAGTAGTTAGAGGGGAGCATCAACACGACTACTACCCATTAAAAGGAGAGAATAAGATGAAAGACATCATCATCAGAATCCTGATCATCATCACCATCGTCGTCGTTTGCACAATACTCCACCGCGCAACCCCAGGCTTCGACTACAGCGACTACGATATCCGGCCACTAACAGCAGCAGCACTCGTCATTGAAATTGACGATTAGCGTTTATTGTTCATTACCATAGAGAGTAGTAGGAAAACTACTCAAAGGAGCATGAAATGCCAGTTCTAATCATTGTAGTTATCCTGGGTATTGTGTTATACAACAATCCCAGGTTTTTTGGGAAGATTTGCTCAAAGACTTACAATAGTCTTGGCAAAGTCAAGGAAATACAGCCACCCAATCCTATTTCCAAGTTCAAAGAGGGGATGGGAAGAAGGGAAGAAATGAAAAAATTCATCACAAACATTGCCGAATACACCATGCAATTCATCGTTTATTTCGGCATACTCTGTCTGCTCATCAACATCATGAACATATATTTGGCAACCGCCATCTGGTTCTTTATTGTTTTGCCAGGAGGAATACTACTCGAAACCAAATGGAATACCACAACAACAAAACAAAAAGTGTCATGAACAGCACCACAAGATGGGTCGAACATGCTGACGGGACACTAACTAAAAAATATGGACATGTGATGGAAATAGAGATTGGTAAAGTCCTTGGCAACAACGAATATTACATGTATGTCCATACGTTGAAAGGACCCAATAGAGGTCTAAGTAGGCAATTACACCCTACCCCAGAAAGAGCCAAAGAACATGCTGATCAATTGGGTAAAGAAGCCATGAGGTTCATTCTGAACCAAACAACACATGTGTTGGGCCTAGAGCCTTATGTTCAAAAAATCCTCAAATTAGCTCATTGGCAAGAATTACATGGCAACAAACACCCACCACAATATCTGGATTATCCCCCTTTGGAATGGCTTGTTGATAAAAGCAAAGAAGACCTCCTTGGCATCAGAGGATTAGGTAAAAAAAGCGTCGAAGCCATCGAATTTTCGTTGCATATTTGTGAATTGGAACTAATGGACGAAGAAAAACACGGTTTCCCTTGTTGTTCTCATGATATCTCCTGCCTTTAGGAGAACTGTCATACCTTAGGAAAACATAAATAATTGGAGTTAAGTCATCATGACCAAGAGATTAGAAGAGCTGTTCAACGAAATGCCTGAAAACAACAACAACTATCACTTCACCCCAGAAGAGCAAAAGAAGATCTTGGAAGTCTGGGCTAAAATCAACAACTACCAGAGATCCTTACAATACATAATTGATCTTGAGGAAGAGACAATCAGAAAAGACCTAGAAGCCCTCAAGCAAGACTTTCAAGCATTTGAAAAAGCAGTCAGAGTCTATGAACGCAAGTGCTACTATCACCAACGACGGATGCCTATGATAAAACTTAGGGGGTTGTTACAGATATGATCTCAAGTCTCTGGACAGCCATAATTGTTGTGACATTTTTCACAATCATTGTTACTGAATCTTGCCCTCTATGGCTAAAACGATTGATGAGTCGTTATGCTCTTATCAATCTGATAATGAATTTTGTTATTTCATTTCTCATAGCACATTTCCTTGGGACAGGAATGATAGCAGGAACGTCAAATCTTGCTGCCAGTGTTGTTGGTGCCATATGGATCTTGGCTCTATGGCCATCCAGATATGCCACCAAACAAAAATCCCCAACTCCCTAACCTAAGAAAAGGAGAGAAAATACCATGGAAATCAGCAAAGAATCAAAGATTGTCTGGGAAAGACTGCTACGGGAGTTTCCAGAGATTTCACATGTTATCAGTACACCACCCAACGAGGTGCTAACAAACATTCCAACAGAAATTGCCCCCTTCCCCCATGGAGGCACTATTGATTGTTTGTTTGAAGATGGCTCAAAAATTCATCAAGTTTTCAATGTCCTAGACGGCTCTTCGGGTATTCACACGGGCTCTCCATGTCACAAAGAAGTAGAGTTTTGGAACCGCAATGACAAAATCATAATCGCCCATATCCACATATGGGATTTTGATAATGGCAGTAAGCACAAACTGTATATTGCGGAAGACAGGATCAACCAGTATCGTATCAACAGAATCGCACAACTAGAGAAAAAACTCAATGCATTGACCAACATAGGAATCAGGTTGATCAACACATTGGATTTATTTGGAGAAACAAATGGATCGAGCTAAAGACATAGAAACAGAGATACATAACCTACGACCCATACTCCAGAAAGCAGAACAAAACGGCGACAAAGAACTATGCAACAAAACTCGGGCAAGACTCGACGAGCTCAGTGACGAATACGGCAGGATAAAAAGAGAACACACAAAAGATAACACAACTATAGAGCCATTCGCCATTGACTACTCAACCCAGGAGAAACAAATGCCTAAATACAACACACAAATTACACAAATTTTCCATACTGGTCCTAATGGAACCAAGGATGTTCTCTTCACTGGACCAGAAATTGACAAAGTTTCAACAGATTTAGACTTTGTCAATACACCAACAGATAAATTGATCCAAATGTGCTTGAATGATGAAGCAGCCATCAGATTCATGATTGAAATCATCAAGACAACTATGAAGAGTCTTGATGATCTTCAGACTATGTTGATTTTCACTAAGGAGGAAACCAAGTGAGAGATATTATCATACTTGTGACGAAACCCACATACCCACATACTGAACTAGAACAGGGTTGTTATTGTATTGTGGCGCTTACTAGCTAGCTAACAACCCTGTTTTTGTTTGGTATCGGTTAGCCAGTCTAACTGTTCTCCGCACACTGGAACAAGGTTTTCCGCCAAAAAACCTACTGGCTCAATAAACAACCCAAAGTTAGATAAGTTGTTATTATTCTGGCATCTCATTCTCCCTTTGTTATGTTCTACCAGGCAAGTTAGCACAACACACCCCCCTGTTTTATAAACACTTGTCTGGTAGAACATTCATTGCAGCAAACAACAGGACTACCCCCCAGAATAGGCCGAGGCGAAGCCGAGGCACCCTTTCTTTCAGCAAGCAAGCAAGAATTCATTCATAAATTCATAAACCAATCAACCCTACATAATAACACAAACAGGTTACCCTCCTGGCGGGGGGCGAAGCCCCCCGCACTCTTCTTCCTGATCCATAATCAATCTCACACAACAATACTTTGGGGGGTGCGGGGGCGAAGCCCCCGCACCCTCATTTAATTCACAAATCAATTCAAGTTATTACTGCTCTACAAAAGCAGAATAACATCACAATAATCAACTAATCAATTGGTTCATCTACTGATCAACCAATTATTTCTTAGATTATAAACAGATTCCTTCCATTCTTCCTAGAAGCAAACTAATAGCTTCATAAGCTTATGAAGCTATTAGTTTGCGTATGGAAAAGGCTGTTTATTTATACCTCTAAGAAGTTCTTTCCTCACATGTCTAAAAAAGTTGCCTCACACCAAAAAAAATCACTAAATAGACCCCCCAAGAATAGGGGTCTATTGTTGGTTGTTGTTAGTAACTTTTCCTATTTACCCCTCTTACTTACAAAAAGAGGGGGATAAATTATGAATTGAAAGGAAAATATTATGAAAATAGCCAAGATTCGTGGTATTTGGGATCATGATTACAAGGGACACTGGACTTCGTTTGCTTCTCTGCCTCTTGTTGGAACGATCAGAATCACCATGTCAGGAGGCAATCTCTACTGGGTAATTTGGATAAAAGAACCTGCTGAAAAGTGGAAATTTGTTATAATCCAAGAGGCTACCTGCATACAAAAGGCTAAACAGGCAGCAGAAGCATATGTAGAAGAACATTATTCACCAGTCAAGTGGTATAACCTAGAACTAACTGAATCTATCATGGATGAATTCAGTTAGTGGTGAATATAAAAATGAGAAAGCATGAAAGCAAGAAAACTACTGGGTAACTGGGAAAAAGAGAGTGATAAAGATAATGGAGAAAAGTGTTTGTTTGCCTCTACTGGGAACCACAAGGTTTATGCTCATATCTATCCTTCTGTTTTTTACCCAGGCAAGACATATTTTTATGTGAGAATAGGATCAAAGAAAGCCAATGGTTATAGAAGGTGTGTATATCTTGCTAAATTGGCTGTTGAAGAGTATTTATCTAAACATGGCTGTTTGTGAGTTGATCTATGGATAAAACAGGGAATATGACAATAACTAAACTTCAAGGCATTTGGCAAGATAGGAATGATCCTATCCATTTTCTTCAAAGCAATGAACCACTAGTGATAATAAGCAAAATGTATTTTTCCTTTTGGTCTCTTGACAGGCAAGACTTTCTTGAAGGACAATGTCAAGTCAGGGTTCTTGGGAGCACATGCTTTTGGAGAATATGGATAAGAGACTCACAACGATATTGGGGACCTTCTGTAATTTGTCAATCTGCACAATGTGCATACAAAGCTAAGATAGCTGCTGAGGCATACATCAATGAGTGTTTTTCATCAGTCAAGTGGCTTGAGGGTGAGCAGATCTGAAAATAATGTCAATTTGTGGGTAAAACAGGGGATAGAGTGGGTGAGAATGGGAAAAATATGGGCAGGAATGGGAAAATGAGGAAATGAATGGATTGAGAGAGGCTGCTATGAGTCCTTTTTTACAGCAGAATCCATTGATTTATCCATTGATTTATCCATTGATTCATCCAAGAATCCATTGATTTATTGAAGAATTTACTCAAGAATCCATTGACTCATCCATCCATTCATCCCCCCATTGATCTATTTACTGATTTACCACCTAATTTACCTTTTTTATCCAAGAATTCATCCATTGATTCACAAACTGATTTACTCATAAATTACTTGATTTCAGCAGGACTATTGTTACTCTTGTTACTCTCTATTTCTTGTTGTTTTGTGCCAGTGATGGGTAGCCTTTCCTTCATGCCATAGAACATAGTTTTGTCTTCATTGCAGTAGAAAAATGTGTAAAAGGAAGAAATCATGAAAGAATTGAGAGATGCTTGTAGCAGTGGATGTTATATCAACAATCCAAACTGCTCTCCTATGATTGTTGTTGTTAGCAATATAGTAATTGGAATTATTATACTTGCTTTGATCTTTACTATTGGTATATCTGAACAACAACTGAAATTAGAACAAGTGGAAACCCCTGTGGTAAAAGAACAATCTAAACCACTAACACTGAAGACATTCATTGTAGTAGGACCAGAAGATCAAAGATGTTTGCTCACTGACTGACAAGATGATTGAGAAAGCAAAATCATTAGTAGGTAATTGGAAACCAGTATTGCTTGAATGGCAATGGGTAACTTCTTTGCCTGATGGATCAAAAGTTGCTGCTATTGTTTGGAGAGGCCTATCTCATGATAGTAATTGGGCATGGCGACTATTCAGCAAACGATCATTTTGTAGAACTAAGACAACTCTTTGGTCTATACCCTTAGGAACTGTAGATGATCCTGCATTCCATGGTTTTGAACCTTGTATTTACAAGGCAAAGTTGGCTGCAGAAAAAGCCATGCTCAGATGGAAACAACAAATAGAGGATAATCATGATTATTGATGCTTATCATAATCTTACGCAATTTCATGAAGACTGCATGAGTTGGAAGGACCAGTAATTTTCTTGCAATCAAATTCCTAAAAAATTGTAGGAAAGACAGAAACCACAACAAACCATAGTTGCAACTCTGTTTTTTTGTGATGCTGACTGATCAGCAAATATTTCACATTTTCCTATAATTTTCTATTATTAGGAATAATATAAGTGTTGTCTTCACAAAATACAAAAACAGGAGGATAACAATGCTTTCTGAAGAAAGGATTGCTACTCTGTTAGAATTCTTACCTCATTGGATCTATAATCATGTGCAGTTGGAAAATTTGTCTGAAGACATGAATCTTCCAAGCAGTTATCTTCTACTTACTATGCGTCTTCATTGCTCAGATGCTTCTATGAGGTATATTGGTTACCAATTGCATATAGATATGGGGAAACATAGCAGGAATACTGGGATATTTCTGTTACATGATGATATAAAGAAATATCCCCAAGTGCCACTATTTATTGAAATTTCTGTAGTAAATAGTGGCATTCCTGCAGAAGACACTAAGGTTTATTTGGAAGTGGGTTGCTTAGCAGAACATCTTCCAGACATTCAGTTTTTGTCTATTAGGGAAAAGACCTCAACAACCAACTAATGGGAATATGTTGGTTGAAGAGTAGAAGAATCCTCTACCCAATATGTGGTAAGTTGGGTCCCAAGGATTGCTTCTATCTCAATAAAGCATCTTTGGCAGCTTGTAGATGCTGGAATTGGCTTACTATGACATTGACTGATCATGTCAAAGATCAGTCAAAAGGTAGGCTGGTTTATTGACTGAAGTTTTAGCTCTGCCATAGGTATTGGTCAAGCAAACAAAGCATTCCACAAATGCTGGGTTGCAAAAGGAGCATTTATAGAAATGCTTTTGATTACAGCCCTGTTTGCTTGGCTGCTTATTTTTAGTATTAAGACACCTTGACTGATCCATCTTTGCCTGAATGCTTGCATTGGGCTCCCTTTTGAATAAAAAGATGGCTGGGTGAACAAGGGTAAGTCACTATTTGACTCTAATATTTGTCAAATGGGAATTACATCTATCAGTCATTCTTGACTGATTATGGTTTTTGTTCTTGTATTGGTCAAACAAACAAAAACCATAAGTTTAGGAGGAAAGCGGATGGACAGAAGATGGAAAAAGATTGATCGCATCGGTCGTAATCCATTTACACCCAATGTACGCGAAAAGTATGAGCGTCTTTTCCCAGCAGGACGTGCTGTGATTGTAGAAGACTCCATATGCAAACCATCAGTATGGAGCTGGGAATTTGACCATAAGAATGGTGATTACGAGATAGTATTCCCATTTGCAACAGCACATGAAGCAAAGCACAATGTTACTCGATATTTCAACAGCCATTCTGTCTAAGGTCTATTAGGAACTTTATAAAAAGGTTGAAAGGAGTAGAATATTGTTAGCACTAAGAAGAATTGAGAATTTGACAACACTTCCCTCTGGACTCTTGAAAATGAATATTGTTGTAAGGTCTTTACTTACAGGAAAGTTACACTCCCAAGAGTTTATCATGACTTCTGATCAGTATCATGATCTTGTCTATGACTTAGAAAAATCTGTTCAGCAGATTTTCCCAGAATATACCAATGATCAGAGGGAATTTCTTATGTCAGGTGCTACTATAGACGAATGGAATGATTTACTTTCCCAGGAGGATCATGATTAGACAGGGTAAATGTCAATTGTGTGGAAAGTATTTAGATCTCGTCTGGGTTATTCACAGCAAAACTCTTCAAATTAGTAGGATTTGTTCCATTTGTTCTAAGGATAAAGATTTTGTGTTGTATGACGAGAAAGATAGTGAGAAACTGGTTAGGAAAAAGTTGGGATTTGTTCCACTTGATGTGGGAAAAAATGGATAAGGAGTTATTATGGACTGGATTACATTGGTAAAAGAAGTGTTGGATAAACCTAAAGATGCTATTGTCATCATTAGGGAAATCAGGAATTTGATTTCTGATGTCAAAGAACTTGCAGGACTTGAGATTCATGTGTCTATAGGTAACAACAATTCCTCATCACAATCTCTGGTAGATCACTCATATGTTCCTGAATCTGATAAGTCTATAGGTAACAACAATTCTCCGTTACAACCTCTGGTGGGTCATCTGTATATTTCTGAACTTAATGAGTCAGGTAGTGTTGTTGTTCCTCGACAGAACAATTTTCAAGGTTATCAACCAAATGATAACAAGAAACCAACAAATCCACCAAAAGGTGGTAGTGCTGTTCAGTCAGAGTTTAGTCAGGAAATACCAGAATTGGCTCAGGAAGCATATGAAGCCAGGGATTACCTGGCTGATAGGAATGAACAAGAAAGGAACAATAGATCTATAGAAATGAGAGGAATGCAACAGGAGGAACAATCATGATTTCTATATCTATGATGATCAATATGGTTAGGAAAGCAATTCAGAGTGCTCCTATGTCTGGGGGAGCACTCAAACAATTTCATAATCAATTTGGTGCTGTCTTTGAGCAAAATACATCTAAAAATTCACGATATGCAGCATATTCTCGTCGTTTCATTGAAAAATTTGGCTACAACCCTCTTTATTGGTACATACCACGAGATAGCAATCAATCTTGGCAGTTGTTCAAAGTATCTTACAATAACAACAATATGATAATTAATCATGTTGATAGGGCTAAAGAATCTGAGTGGTTGTATGAAGAATTTGATTAGAACTGCTTAGAGGAATTATTGATGAACACCAAACTAAAAGGTAATTGGAAGCAATCTGGTTCTGGAGATTTTTACTGGGATTTTACATTACCTGATAAATCATCAGGACATGCCTATATCCTTATTGATGCAACAAAAACATATTGGCATATAGATGTGAATGGCAAATGCATTGAGCTTGGTGATTCTTTACTCTGTCCCTATAAAGTCAAGTTATTTATTGAACAACTTGTAGAAAAATTTTCTCATATATGTTTGTTGAGGATCAACATGACTGACAAAAAAGGTATTCGTGTAGCAATCCGGGTAAAAACTATTCCTTCACCCTCAGTTCAAGTAGAATTAGTGTTTTGCTGTGCTGATTGTCCAGTAAATATTTGTCCTGTGGTTGATGATGCTTATCCTAAGCCATATACTTTGGCTTCCTTCCAGAGGTATCAGGATGCACTTGAACAAGGCATTTTACCTGACTGCCCACTGCCTAAGTTATCTGATGATGGAATATACAGCAATTGGCCTAAAATATGGAGAACAAATGAAGACATCAAATGATACTAAGAAAGTTGCCATGCCTAAAACACATTTAGCTAACGTTTTTACTATGGGTGAAACAAGTTTTAGGAGAACTTGGTTCAATTCTGCTAACTGGCAACTGGTATTTGCCTTTATATGGTTTAGACTAATTTTGCGTTCAAAATTTGCTGACAACCATCCTCTTAGTTGGATGTCTGCCACAGACATATTTGACTTTCTCTGGTATCCATTTATGCCCTTTTTGTGGGCTTGGCAAAGAGCCACCAGAGGATATGCTGATCCTGATCATTGGAATTATTGTGATTTTCTTGGTTGGAACATATATCATAATCTCCAAAAACTTATTGATCATGCTCATTTACCAACTCAAGAAATGATTGACAAAGAAAGAGAAGGCAAGGATGAGAAAGATTGTTTTCCTGAACTTTCTGTTGATCAATTGAAAAAATGGCAAGCAGCTCTTGTTACTATTGCTACAATTGAAGATTGTCCTCTCAAAGACTATACTCAAGTAATGGAACAGGCTATTGCTGATCTTGATGATTTTTGGTCTTACTATACCTTTTTATGGGATTAGAAGTTTCTATGGCAGTTATTACATTTAGTCTCTCATTCATTGTTGTATTTATCTATGGAGTTACCATAGGAACAATCTTTTCAAGACATCTGTCATCTTTCTTCAAAATAGAGACCAAACCTTCCAATGCTCTGGAAACTCTTCACAAGTCTATGTGGTCTGATGAAGAGCTAGGTCAGATATTAGCTATAAAACAGGAGGACGTAAATGAGAACTAGAGATTACAGGCATTGTATCGAGAAGGCACGTAAGGCAGGCGCGTGTAAAGGCACACTAAAGCAATTACCCGCCACGTGGAAGGAGTTTACTCAACACGAAGACGCGCCGGATTGGTGCTACTGGTACGCTGAACATGTCATTCAAGGCCGCTTTCCAGAGGGAGAGGCAATTATTATTAAAGACCCAAGTTGCGCGTGCCAATACGAACTCGACGTTGTTCAGGGGCACTGGCCGGAAGGCGCAGATGCTATTGCGCGGTTGCCCAAAGGAACATATGCATATTGTTGTTCTGGAGCGGAATAGCCTAACCACGACCCATACAGTGCCCATCACGCGTCGAAGTAATGGGCACGTCAGGGGAAAAGGAGGGTGTCATGATTGGAGGAGAATTCAATCTAATTTGGCTTTTGCTTCCTTTTTTGTATTATGCCATTTCTTGCTTCATCAGAAAAAGGACTGAAAAATAACGATGGAAACTGACACAAAGGCCAGGCGCCGCCGGAGGCGGCGCAACAAGAAGAAAAAACAGAAGGATTTACTAACCAAAATAGAAAAAAAGGATCTTCTGCCATTTCTCTTGAGATCTGGTAGAGGACCACATAGAGACAAGACAAAATATACAAGAAAAAGAAGACACAAAGAAGACCTATTAGAAGAAGAAAACTGATGATAGGTGTATCTACTGGTCTTGGAATAACCCTTGGTTCCAAGAATGGTTGCTTGGCAATACGAGGGAAATTGATAACCATAAAGGTTGAATTGGATGCTGGTCAAGGAAAACTTTTGTTTGCCAATGGTTTGTGCAATTCATTTTGTAAAAGTTGTAGGACAGCCTTTATGGCAGTCAAAAGTATGGACATAAATATTGATCCAGAGGTTTTTTTTCTACGCAATTTTTTGTTTTCTTCTCCCATTCCTCTTGATGGATCCAGTGCAGGAGTAGCCATTGCTGTTGCTATAATAAGCCTGGTAACCATGAAATCTGTTGATCCAGATATTGGTATAATGGGTGAAATATCATCTGATGGTTTTATATCCTCTGTTGGCAGTCTTCCTGCTAAATTGTTTGCAGCAAAAGAAAATGGTTTGAAAGCAGTGGTTTTACCTGCTTCAAACTATTCCCAAGACTTGCTAAAATATGATCTGAACATTATTCCTGCTGAAAAAGTAGAAGACATATTGGAATATGTTCTTCCTTGGTAAGTATTATGACAACACACCTTGAAAATGGCAGATGGCGTTTTGAAGACAATGGTCAGTTTTTTGTCAAGATTGATGACAAGTGGGTTGAAATGTTCAGAGATGAGATTGAAGTCATCATTGCCGAGAAAGAAGGTTATACTTCTCGTAGTAGCAATAATCTCATGGCTGTCCTTGATACAACGCTTGTATCTGATCTTGTCGTTGAAGGTAAGGCTCGTGAATTGGTTAGCCATGTTCAGCATTACAGAAAAGAACTCAATTTGAAATATGCAGACAAAATATTGCTTGGTATTGGTTTTGTCCCAAATGATCCTGACATAAGTACATGCTTAGAAATTCAACAGGCAATCTTGGAACACAAAAATCATATATGCAACGAGGTTTTAGCTAGCAAGATTGTTGTATATTCTGACTCTAACAAACCTGATATTGCTACCAAGATCATAGAAATAGATGGCTGTAAGCTCTATCTATCTATTGATAAGTCTAAGTGGCAATGGAATAAGTTTGCTATAATTGTTCAGAACTTTCTATACGAATTTCGTTATATCATGCCTCGTCGTTTCAGCAGAGCTCTCAAAAAGCTCTCACGGAGTAACAAATAGGTAATATTTCAAGTCTTGGAGGAATCATGACTTCTGCTATTATTAGTATTGCTGCTGTAATTTCTGGAATAGCAACAGGTGCAGCAATTCTCTATGGTTTGTTTCATCTTGCTCGTAAGATGAAAAACCACAAGGTATCTAAGTTGGTAATTGCAACTACACTATTTGGTATTTGCACCATGATATATGGTATGATTGCTGCATTGCTTGCTACCTCATCAGCACCTATTTTAGCCTTTATTCTTTTCTTTGCTCTTGTAACAATTAACAATGCCTTTTTCTTGTTTAGTGGTCATGCATTGTTTCTATTTATAGATTCACTTGTGGCTCTAAAGCTTGATCATTGGGTATTGCGTGTTGTGGTTTCCTCTGCTGTTACATATGGAATACTTCATGCACTTATCCTATGGACACCTACTCTTGTAGGATTGATCATTATGCTTGCTATATCCACAATAGGAATATGGTTCTTCCTGGACCATTTTCTGTATGAACAACAGGCACTAAACAAATGTGGAGAAATAGGTGAAATAGTTGATTTCATCACTGGATTCTGGGGTTTTCTCAAAGATCCTGCAAAATTGATAGATGAAGTCAATGAGGAAATGTATCATGGAATTCGTTTCGAACCTGAGAATAACTATGACCCAGTTGAAAATGCTCCGTATGAAGGAGAAACTATCCCTGATTCCACATAAGATCAAGAACAATATCAAACTTGCTGTGATAAAGATCAAAATAGCTCTGATCATTATTGCTTTGTCCAAAAAAGCATCATCTAAGGCTATAGATTTAGTTTTTAGTATTGTAGATGATTTGCCAGTGGTCTTGTCTGATGTTCTTAGGGAAATTGACAATTGTTCTACTGATCCTGTTGCAAAAGGTTTTGCCAAAAGGGCTGTCAAAAAGGTAAAATTATGTCCATGATCAATATAATAATCGTTATACTTGCCACTGGTTTATTGTTTGTAGCAGTAGTCAATATACATGTGTGGCTTACTATTTTTTGTTGTGTTTGCTATGTAATGCTAATGTTGTTTTACATCAATAATCTGGCTTCAGACATGCAATCTGAAATTGATCATGAGTTTGAGGAGGATCAGGAGGAATAACATGAATCAGAATTCTTTATCTACCATTTTGTCAGCAATTATTTGCTCTACCAGTCTGTTTTTCTGTGCTTTTACTGATTTGCTTTGGCTGAGCATTGTGTGTGCTGCAGTTTTTGGATTTAGTCTTTTGCTAACCATTTCTGGAGCATTCCAGGCATCTGTGGATTTTGCTGTGAAACTAAATCGTGAATACTTGACTCTTGTTGAGTCAAACAACAAGGAAGATGAGACAGACTATTTTGATTCCCATAAAGCAGCATAACAAGGAGAAATTGTGCTAACAATACTTAGAATTTTTATACAAGTTATATCCAAACTATCTCTATCCAGAATATTTTCAGCAGCAGCCATTTCTCTGGCTTCTGGAGAAATATCTGAGTGGATCAAGCCTAAAAATGTTGTTTGGCATATTCTTTGGGCAGTCTTGGTTTCTGCTATTCTAACAGCCTTGTGGGAATTAGCAATTGAAGTAGTGCTGATCATGGTGGTTGTTAGATTATGTAGATATGTAACCTTCTTTATGAGAAGACTAAAATTTTATAGTTCAGCCAAAAATCTTAGTTAGTAATGATGGGAGAATTGCTTGTCTGCAAAGTATGAGTAAGATAGATAGTGAAATGGAGATAACACTTGTGTGGGAAAGCAGGCTTGGCTTGAATGGCACACCTCTTTTCTTTGCTGATTTTCTGTCACCCATAGGTCGTATTATCACATTTGTGGGTCATCCCATTAGTATATTGGCTCCAGAGTGGAGAGTATCTAGCTCTCGATTTGGTTTGCTCGCAAAAGGTTCTGAGCCATGCATTTACAAATGTAAGTTGGCTGTTCAAAAGTATGTAGAAGAACATGACTTGCTATAATTTGTCTCAAATCCTGATTTCGAGGATTCATTTGTAAAGATATGCATGATGCTATGAGTATTGATTTATGAAAATATTAGACTTGTTGTCACTGGCAATATGCATAACAATCTAGAGATTATGACAGAAGATAATAATCTTACAAGGAGTTTGGCTTTGAATTGTCTTGCTAATGCTCTAACTGATCTTGTTTGTGAATTCAAAAGAGACATCATTTCTTTTCTCAATCATCTTGTGAATCCATTGATCAAACAAACTATTTCTCAACACAAGAATTCATATGGTGTTGAGAAATCAAATTTCCTTGTAAAGAGAATTTTTCCTTCTGTCTTACTTGATGTTCCTAGCAAAACTAACGAAGGCAAACTTACCAGACTTGTTATTCAAGAACATGTAGCAGACAAAGCAGGATTGCACTATGATTATAGAATTCACTTGGTCAATAGGTATGGTAATAAGTTTGCTATGTCATTTGTAACCAGGAAGGGTGTTTTACCTGACAAGAAATTACAAATGATTAGGACTAATGATCATACAATCAACTGGTCTGATCAAATAAGCAAGAAATGGTTTGAGATACCAGAAGGTTATGGCAAAGGCAAAGTTAGAAATGTCTATGATGGTAAAATTCTAGTCACTAAATGTAATGAAGATCAGATTCAGTTTATTACTGAGTCTAATGAAAAGGTTACACTTACTAACAAAAATGGTAAATGGCTTTATACAAAAAGTGACTTGAAAGATTCCAAGGCTGTTAGATTAGACAAAGGAATCTATTCTTCTGCAAAACATTTGGTAACAGCTGCTCTTAGTGATCCAAAGATTATTTGGGAACAAAAACACAAGGGAGCACATGTAAATATCTCTGGCAGTAAAGGTAAATCTGTTACCCTTACCAGCCATAGAATTTCAGTGGATGGTAAAACAATTGATAGAACTTATAATTATTATCCTGAGTTGCAAACACTGAAATTTCCTGATGGTAAGACTATTTTCAAGGCAGAGTTGGTTTATGTTGAATCAGGACAAGAAAGAGAACAAATAATTGCAGGATTGTCTAATGCTTTGCCTGTCAAAAGTAGAGAAAATCAGGCTATTCTGCCTGGTAAGGCTAAACTTGTTATATTTGATGTCTATCAATTTGATGGTAAAAAAGTAGATAAGTTGCCATATATTGACAGAAGGGCAATATATGAGAACTGGGTTAGATCTCAGAAGTCAAATTTTGTTAGTGTCCCTATTTCCTCAGATGATGGCAAAACCTTATTTGAAAAAGTGGTTAGTGCTAATGGTGAAGGAGTAGTGGGAAAGGATACCACAGGTGATTTCAATTCTCAGATGGTCAAATGGAAAGCTCTCAGCACAGAAGATTGTGAAATTATAGACACCTTCCCTGGACAAAACAAACTAAAAGGTAAAATGATTGGTGGGTTTATTGTTCAGAATCAAAATGGCACAAAACAATTCAAAGCAGGAACTGGATTGACAGATGAAGTAAGAAGAGATGCTTATTTACATCCTGATCATTACATAGGTAAAATTATAGAAATAGGATTTGAAGAGGAAACTGAGAAATCAGTTATGAAGCCTAGAATTATTTCTAAACATCTTGACAAAAATCTTGGCAAAGATGAGTCAGATCTGTTAGATTATGCTACTGGTTTGGATTCAACAGAACCTGAGACTATGATGTATAGGTTGAAATCTGCTGTTGGTTGGAGGAAGAAGTGATAAAAAATGAGTTTGAGGCATTTCCTTCGTTGTCACTCTTGAGACTAAGAAGAAAGTGTCCCAAAAGTTATTGCTTACGAAGAAAAGAACGATGATAAACAAAAGGAGAAAGAGAATGATTGATATTATAGTTCTAATTGTTTTGATATTTGGTATATCAATGTTAGCGCGTGATCACAATATTGTGCGTAATCATCTTGCAAAATTGATCAAAGAATATGGAAAACATGATGACAAGCTATCTTAGTTCTGAGAAGATAGAAGAGAAGAATCGTTTTCTTATTTGGATCTAGTAGATTCTGAAACTATGATGTATAGTTTGAGGAGGAAGAAATGAGTGAAGATGTAAGAATATTCATCCAAAAAACGTATTGTGAAATTAGTAGATGCCGAGATTGTAAGTATTTTCAGCTCGATGGCAAACATGGGGAGATTTATAGTTGCCAAAATCCACACGCTGATCGTAAAACAAATCCGTTGATTACTAATCCTGATGCAATTGCCCAGGGTTGTCCTTTGCCTAAAAAGGCACAATTGTGAAGTTTTAGGCAAAAATAATCTTGGGCAATTAAAAAAGGTTGGAAAAAAAATGGTAGAAAACAAAATTGTAAAAGACTATTTTGAAAACAATTTGGAGGACTTTGTTCCTCCAATTGATGTAGGTAGCAATGTTGTTGTTACTTCTGGTGTATTCAAGGGTAAAATAGGTAGGCTTAGATATTATACCCGTAAGGGTGGAATTCTATTGTTTGATCATCCACGATGGTCTAATTTACCTGACACAATGCTAATTCCTTGGGCAGATCTTGAGATCAGTGAGACACTAGAGGGAGATTAATTGAGATGGACGAATTAGTCACGTGTTTAGAAGTAACCAAAGCAAATATCTGGAATTTTCGGCAAAATAATCCAGAATTAGTTATTGCTGATGCACGTAAGTATTTGGGTCTTGATGACCAACAAATTGATATACTGCGTAATATTTTGTTGGCACGTGGAATCAATAAGTGGCTCAAGGTGCGACGTGATCTAATTGCCTATAAATCATTGATGAAATTAGATGTTAAAGCAACATTGGCTGCAATTGTTGAAGCCAAGGCTAATAACAAACGACGAGAACTTGACGCATTACGAGCAAGACTGAAGGTATTAGAATCAATACGAGCTGACTTGCGTAAGATGTGTCACTCAGAACGTTATGTTCTTTGGCCACATTCAACGTCACGTAGAACATTACGAAAAATGAATACTATACGTGTTGGTGTAGAAATTAATTAACAATGTTATTAGGATTCATCATGATCAAAAAATGGCTCAAACAATTTGGTAAGTGGATCAAGCCCTTTTTGTTAGGTATGGGTGATGCATTCAATCCCTTTGGTTTGTCTAATACTCTCTGGAAATATAGAAACCTTCCTGGACATGTGATTGATCAACAAGCCTTAGAAAAGGACTGGAAAGTTGTTGGTAAAGATATGTATGATGCTATGGGTATTGAGCACTTAGATGAAAACTCTGATATAGACTCAGAATTTGAAGGAGAGTAAAATTTATTTGTTTTATCTAGAGGAATTGAAAGACCAGAAGATGATATTTTTGATCTTCAAAAGCAACAAGAAGCAACACTTCCCAGAGATGTTCTTGAGGAAGCCTTAGAGAAGGTGAAGAAAAGTATTCTTTGGAGTGATACAATTCTCAAGCATCTGGAGAAATGATGAAAAAATTCCTGTTTTAGTGTGAGACTAATATTTTGGAGGACTTTGTTCCTTCAATTGATGTGAAATCAATTGACATTTGCAACAACTGTTGAGGATAGAACTATGATTGACACTGTACCCTTAATTTCCATTGATGATCTATCAACTGGTACTGAGTATCCAGTGAAAATACATAACTTTTGTTCTTATGTAGAATCAGTATCTGCTAAAAAAGGCTGGGGTTACTACCTATACTTATCCCTATTTGTGTGCAATAAGACACAGGAACCATTACATTCGGTAGTTTTACAAGGACAGGAATTAGATAGTAAAGGTATGGTTGTTCCATATAAATATGTGCTTGATCATTATGCTGCTAAAGATGCTATTACAAAGTTTTCTATAAGACTTGGGAAACTTAGCCTTATGAAATATGATCGTGTAGTAATAGGACAAATGCAGTTATCAGCTATTGGATCTATATCAAAGACAAATTATTGGTATGCTAGACAATATGAAGAAACGGGAACCAAGGTTGTAAGACTTGAGGGTTGGGACGCTAGCGATTATCATATTTCATCACAAATAACTATTCTTGCTTAGGATTCATCATGATCAAGATATATTCTTAGTTACTTAATGGAGAAGTTATGAAATTCCTGTTTTGGTGTGGTTTCTGTTTATCAGGCATATTCATGTTTCTATTTTGGAAAAATACTGACAAAACTGACAAACATGAATATTGGTAGTTGGAGGTATTTACTATGAGAAGAATTATTATTGTTACAATGATCATTGTAGTTGTTTTGTTAGCAAGTTGTGCTAGTAGGAATTTCCAGTCACCAGCAAATAGTAATGGGTTTAGTTATACTTCACCCTTACTTATCATAGAAAATGATAGCCTACAAACCATATATCTTGTTGGCAAAGATTATGCTGGTAGTTCTTATAGACTTCTTGTTGTTGGTCCAAGAAATAACAATGTTATTTCATTGGCTAACTTCAAGAAGTTCTCTTATGTCTATTTAGAGAATGAAGGACCTCCTATTGACATAGAATACTTGTTTCTTGATGATGAAGGCAAAAGAGTAAAAAGAAATGGATTCTTTGTTGTTCCTCATCAAAGAATAGACATATTTGTTTGTCATACTTGGGAACCAGCAGGATAGGGAGATTTTGTAATGAAATATGATGCTAAAATTTTTGCAGGTGCAATATTAGTTATAGCAATATTTGCTTCACTAAGTCTTTACTCTAATTATTACACAAGTCCTGTTCCTACTTTGCCTTCTTCATTTGAAGAAGATCAGCAGGTTCCTGATGTCATAGATATTGATCTCAACATAGATCGTATTGTTGATACAAAATATCGTATTGTTTCTAATCTTGTTGGAGACAATAGTAGTCGTGATCCATTTGTATCATCTAATTCTATTGTTGAGCCTCACACTAAAGAATTGACATTTGCTGATAAAGCACGTATAAAGATCAACTCTGTTGTGATTATTATTTACGAAGTGTGGGCAGTAGGAAATAACTATTACATGATAGCAACTATAGACAACACAACAACTAACCTTTCTCCTGGAGATATGCATATAACACCATCTGGTGTTGCAGTAATAGTCAAATCTATTGGGATCAATGAGGTAAGGATCAAGTTAGCCTATCAAGGCTATACTAAGATCAAAATATTTGTCAGGTAGAGGAGATAACATGGATGAGGAACAACAAAGAATTCAGTTCTTTTTACTCTTTCTTGTGTTTGTTTTTGTTGCTATATTTTTTGTTGGTATGTGGTGGGGAACACATAGTGCAACAAAACCTACTGAAGCTGTTCAAGAACCTTATGGTAATGCAGAAGTTCTGGTCAATGCAGGTTTTATTAGTCCTATATTTGAACTTAAATACCCAGCACGTATTAGTGAAGACAACCAGTTCATTTCCAGTTTAGAAGATAGAATACAATTCTCTCTGGTCAATTTAGGGACTGATGAAAATGTTGAGCAATATGTTGTGGTCATGCCTATTGTTATAGATGGCTTAGAACTACATGAAGTAACTGATTCCAGAACATTTGTTATTCCAGCAGATGCTATTCAGGAAGTAATCAATGTCTTGACAACTTTTGACAACATGGTTAGCAAAAACAGGGAGATTCAGAGTAATAGTGGTGATCAAGAAGAATATGACCAGTCATCTTAGTTTTTCACAACTTGGTGAATATTTTGTTGGTTGGACATTTTATCATAACACTACCAGTCCTTTCTGGAGAATTTTACAATGCAAATCGTCCGTTACAAGCCAAGTATAGGGCTGAAAAATGTGCCAAAAATTTAGTAAAAGGATGGCAATAATGATGTGTGAAAATAATTTGGACCTAGAACATAAGTCGTCTGTCTTGAAGAAGACAAATCTAGAATCTTTGGGTGATCCAGAAGATCTTAGAGCTCATCCTGTTGATATTGTATATGAAGGAATAGTCATAAAACCCTGCCCTATTTGTAAGGGTTTGCCTGAGATACGTGTGTATGAAAAATATGGAGATATTGAGATAGCATGCACACAATGTGGGCTTATGCTTGATCTTGCTACATTGGAAGACAGAAATCCTGATACAGAAGTAAATAATGTTGAGCAACTAATTGAGTTCTGGAATAATAGGAAGAATAAAGTAGTAAGATAAAAGAGATATTCTTCTGTTAGTAAAGACATAATAACATGCCCGAGTGATGGAATAGATAGACATATAGCACTTAAAATGCTAGGCTTTCGGGCGTGTAGGTTTGAATCCTACCTCGGGCATTTTTGTTTTCTAAAGGATAGTAACAATGCATGTTTGCATAAGATTGTTTACCATCATTTGTATTTGTATAGGTTTGGTTGCTTACATGAGTTGTAGTTTTAGTCTAGAAACTGATGTAAGTAAATTGCCAAAACTCGCGATGGGTTATGATTATTATCTTTGGAAGTCTTCTGGACTTTATTTAGGTGCCTCAGATCATCGTGTGAGTGCAATGTCAGTGAATGATGCTTTTTCTGCTATTCTCCACCAAATGGGAGCTGGTTGGAGAGGTAAGGGAATGTTTTTGCAGCAAAAATCAGATAACCAATGGATTGTCTATTATTCTAATGGTGAAGAACGTGCTATAATAACTAGACTTGTTGCAAATCCAGTAAAAGAACCTGGTCCAGAACCTATGATTACTGAGTCTATAATATCTAAGTCTGTAACAACAGAAATTACTGATCAACCAACTCTACCAAAACTTTGGGTGCTTTGGTTTTTACTATTGCCCGTTGGTATTATCTTACTAATATTCTGGCGTAGATTCAAGCGTAAACATCAAATGTATAAGGCTGATATTATTGCCAATACAATAGATCAACTAGCTGATAGCACAGAGAAGTTCTTGAACAGACCTAATTATTTTGATGACTGATAAATTAGGCAGAATTGCTAATGATCTGATAATGGCAAGTGTAGATTATGATAGGGTCAAGGATGCCTTAGCAAATTACAAACGTGTCAAAAAGTTGTTGGAGAAATATCCCGTCGAGCCACCATATGTACCACCACTTGGAGACTGGAAAAATGGCTGATGCCGTGTAAAAAAGGTAAATTAGTGAATTGTAATGATAGCATAAGAAGTTCCTATTTATACTGCCATGGCAACATGGCGCTTAGCTTTACTTCTCGCTATCATGTATTGATCCTAGCGGCATAGATAGTTCCTATAAAATGGATAACTTACTCTCCGCCGCTAGGTATTTTTACTTATGCAACCAGTTCTGGTGGCATAAGAAGTTCCTATTTAATCGTAGTATTAAGTCTTACTTCTCGCCACCAGAACATTCTTGTATGGAGGTACAAATGATTGCTATAATAAATGCTACATTGCGCCTATTTCATGGATTACCTATAGGTGACAAACCTAAACGTAAATGTTCAGATAAATTTCTGTCTAAAACAATCCCTCTTGGATTTATTTTGTCCTCTGAGGTTATAGATCATTATACAGATTCTGCTATAGAAGAAATCATAACAAGCATAGCTACTGAACTTGCAGTATCTCCACAGCAACTAAACTCCACTTTTCATAAATCATGGAACAAAGTGGTTACTGCTTCTGCTGAACGACTTGTGGTTGAACAAATCCTTCATTATATTTCTGTATATGAATCAGAACATTCTGAAGCATACAACTCAGATTGCATATACATTCCAAGTGAAGCACTAGATATTCCTGAAATAACTGATAAATTGAGCATAACAATTATTCATGGATATACTATTGATGAACTCAAGTCTAAAATTCTTACTCTTCTTTCTTCAGGTATTGCACTTAAGGAAAACACATTAGAAGACATAATCACTATAGCTGATGTGGTGAATGTAACCTCAGAAGATATAGAGTCTATAAGAAATAAAGAGGCTATGGCTATTTTCTGTGATAAAATTGGGTTGTTGCCTCATGATCCAGTGGAATTTCTTAGACTTCTTGTGTATAAACTTACAGGTAAAACCTTGCTTATTAAGAGCAAAGATATGATCACAGAGATTCGTTGCTCACAAAAAGGAAAGTCTATTGCTAGGCTTTTGAAAAAATATGATGAAACCTATGGTTTGCATAGGCTGGGAGAAATTTTCTATAGATTTAAGCCAATCTTTCTGGCAATAAGAAAACTTCATGATGATTGTCGTTCTATGGTCAATTACATCAGGAGAATGGCTAAGAAACATCACAAGCCTATGCAAGAAGATTATCTCAATTCTATAACTAAGTATATTACAATGGGCATTGATTTACAGGAAGATAAGATACGTGCAGAGTTGAAGAGAGTAAATGTCTTCCGTCAAATACGATTGATGCATGCACTGCAATATAGAATGTCAAATAGTTATTCAATATTATATCGTATTCGTAATGGAAAAGGATTTGCTACAGAGATCAAGCCGTTTAGTTACGAACAACGGCAAAAAGCACAATCCGTTTTAGATATGGTAGTAAATGAAATAGCTTCCAGTATTGCACCTGCTGTTGCAAACAAGAAAATTTACATACCTGATTTTGTTTGTTATGGTGTTCCAGCATCTGAGAAACAATTTTTACATGGATTTCCATTTGGCACTTCTATTGCTGTGCCAATGGATATGCTGATTGGTATTCATTGGAAGAATTCATCAGATACAAGAATAGATCTTGATCTATCTATAACATCATTGGGTCAGAAAATAGGATGGGATGGTGATTACAGAAGCTCAGGTTCAGACATTCTATTTTCAGGAGATGTGATAGATGCACCACCACCTGATGGTGCAACAGAAGTAATTAGAATAAGTTTGGGAGTTATGAAAGACTACCTAGTAAATGTCAATGATTATACCAGAAGAATATCTAATGTTCCCTTCAACTTGATTATTGCTAGAAGTAATTCAATGACTGCTGGAAATAATAATGAAGAAAACAAAGCATGTTTGCTAGATCACATAGTGGATCCAAATTTAGTAGTAGCAAGCATTCCACTAGTTGTAGAAAAACAACAGGTGGTTGGATTGCTGACAACTAGAAGCAATGATCTAGCCATTTACCTTGGTGGAATACATGTTGGTAATGGAATTTCTATGCGCCATACTGCAATAATTGAACATGTCAGGCAGTATTTGATGTATTCTCGCATGAATGCTATAACATTTAATGATTTGTTTGTCAAGGCAGGTGCAATTTTGCTGGATAGCCCAGATGATGCAGATATAGATCTATCACTTGAGAACATAGAAAGAGACACTTTTGTCAAGCTACTACTTTCTAGGGAGTAATGAAGGAAAAGGATAATACATGGACTGGCTTGATTTGGCAAGAAAATGGAGTAAAGAAGAAAATCAATGAAGTGGAAGATAATGTGGTGGAAAATTTTGTGCTTCTTTGGCTGGCATATATGGATCAAATGGGATTCATACACAGATGTATGTGTTATATGTAAGCAATTTAGGCTGAGAAGGATATTGTCTAAGTAAAAGATCAATATATTTGTATATTTCTTTGGAATAAATATTGTTAGTAAAAAGTGAGGTAACATGAAAAAGATTTCTATGTTAGTATTAGTGTGCTTTATTTTGTTGGCTAACACAGCCTATGCTCAGTGGAGAGACAACTATCCAGAAGCTACAAGAGCAGTTGCTGTAAGATTGATCCCAAGTAATGAATATTGTGTTCCAAAGGATGGAGATTGGTCTATTAGATGTGTTTCTGTCAATAAAAACTTGACTATTGAAGATGCCATTTATGTGGCTTATTTGACTCATGAAGGTCAAGCGTTTATAAATGGAACCACGGGGCAATTTTTGATTTACCCTATAATGCTTGATGTTATGGGTCAAGTGGAATCTCATCATAATTGGTATGACAAAACAGGCAATGATTGGGGACCACTTCAGATCAATCGTTGTTGGTGGGGCAAAAGGCTTGATCCTTCTATTACCTTTGGAACATATAATCCTATTGAAATTGATAGAATAGATAAATGGCATTTAGTTAGTGATCCAAGGTATGCCTATGCTGTTGGAGCATGGGAATTTAGAGGATCAATGCTTGCTGCTGTGAAAAGGCTAAAGAGAGATAACCACTCTAAACAAGGGGACATGTTTTATACCTATCTCCTTGGAGTGACTGCTTACAATAGTGGCAGACCTAAATACAATTTTTATACGTATAATAGATATGCCAACCATATAAAGAAAATTGAAGCAGTATATGATTGGCAAACTTGGGTAAATCTTGTTTTGTTAGACAGGTTTGGCTATGATGCTATTGTTGCTGGTGAGGTTACACATCAGGAAATGGAAGAATATATTGTTGGGTTGTGTAGTTAGAACATAAGCATAAAAGGAGAATGCCATGGATAACAAGACTTTGAGTAAAGAATGGACAAAGTGTGACATAATATATTACGACTCTGAAACAATTCCGTTAGGAAAAATTAATCACATAAGTGCTCAGATCGTTCGTGCTTCGGATAGTGACGGCAATCCAATTTGGTATTATTATGTAACGATAATGTTCGGCATTGGAGAAGACACTTTGGCTATAAACCATGATAGCAGTCCCCTTACTTTCACGTCAGAAGGGAAAGCACAAGAGAATTGCGATATGTTTGTTGATCGACTGGTTGAGGTGTTGGGATGATAAAGGAAAATATCATGAGAGTTAATCATCTACTCAAGACATGTAAAATAGAGAAAGGTAAAAATAAATTGATAATGAAAATTAGTCATGGATGCTGAAGAAATTTGTAAGACACCCGAATATTGTGCTGAGCACATGGCTCTTAGATTCATCTATCATTGTGAGCAACAACGTCAGGCTAAAAAATGTCCAAAACCGCTGATGTGGGTTTGATTTCTACCTGGATCTATTTTACTTTGTAATATAATTTAGGAGATAACCATGACTAATTTCCCAATTCTACATATTTATTCACAACCATGTTATCATGTAAATGTTTATTCTTTGGCTGATTGGTATAGAAAACGAGATGAACCAGAAAAAGTGTAATTTTTTTGTTAGGTGGGGTGAATATTATGGGACTTGATCAATGGATGAAGAAACGAAAGGGTGATGTTGAAGAAGAAATTGCTTATTGGCATAAACATCCAAACCTGCAGGGTTGGATGAAAGAATTATGGAGTAAGGATCACATAGGTGAATTTAACCTTACAAAAGTATTTCTTAGTAAAGAAGATCTGGATGAATTAGAAAGAGTGGTGAAATCTGGCACTCTTTCTCCTACAAGTGGATTTCTCTTTGGTGATGATTTTTGTGCTCATTATTATGCTCATGATCTTGAAGCAATAGAAAAAGCCAGACAAGCAATTGATGAAGGTTTTGATGTTTATTATGAGTCCTGGTGGTAATTTTCTTGTTTATTTTTGAGGAGATAGATTTATGAGTAACTGGATAACTGACTTTCGTGTTTGGGATAAATATTTGGAGCAATGGTGGAATTCAGAAGTTTATGAAGGTAATCCTTCTGATCTATTGTTAGATCCAAATTCTCATAATCTGTTATTCATGACGCGTAAAGGTTCTATTCGAGGACAGGAGTCTATATATTCAATGCACTTAGATCAATGTAGTTGTCGATTCAAATTGCAGCAATATACTAACTTACATGATATGAACAACATTAAGATATTTGAAGGAGATATTGTTGAATTTGCTCATCACAAAATTGTTACTCATGCAGATAAAATCTCTCTTCCTTTTGTGGAAACAAGTAAAACTCCTGTAGGATATACATATTATCAAGTCAAATTAGGTAAATTTAATAATGATCATGTGTCTGGAATAGGATTTTATTTGGAGGCTATCTTTGAATATTTTGAATTAGACAAGACAGAAAAACGATTTCAGCCTAATGAGCAATTGATTAGTTTAGGACATCCTTCTATAGGAATAGATGGTTCAAATTTGGAAGTCATTGGTAATAATCATGAAGGAATTATTTTGTGATGAACAATAAATTATACAAGGTCTTGATTAATAACAAATCTTATGAAGATCGTTTTGGAAAATGGTCATTGCCTAAATTTGTATATGGTCAATGGATTCCTGGTGAATGGTATGAAATCAGTCAATCCCTTTATAAACATTATAAAGGAATTTGTCTGATTACTGAGCCATATCAATCATGGCCTCATTGGGTAGCAAGTTCTCTCACAAATTTTCAAATATATGTTGCTGAATATAAAGAAGTTATTGCTAAAGAACGTAATCGTGTTTTCGTGCGTAAAGCACGTTTATTACGTCCGCTGTGTGTACCTAAATGGTTCCGAAAAACACGTGAGCTAATGGCATCTGTTGGTAATACTTTGTGCTTGCAAAATGACAATTTGCCTAATAGAAAATGGTTATTGTTTGAAACACGAGACGACGCAAAAAATGCAACAATCTCTAGGGATTTTTCTTATAACTTTGCCTATGACATATCGCAGAAGACAATTAGCGTTGCATTGCGCAAGGCAGTATCATATACGACATACGGTGTATTTAAATTTGTTCACGAATTGTTCCCAGATGTATTACATCAATCAAAGCTTGACTATATACGTAAGGATATGACAAAAGACCTGCTTCTTTTGTTGCAGTGTTTCTGTGTATCAGATAAATTAGATAGGAAAATTCTGAGATATGCTAGAAGACGTTGGAAAGTTTGGCAAAAAGGATATGGACTTTATGGTGATATAAATGGCAAGTTTTATGTCTATAAAAAGCCATTTATACACAATAAGTTCCAACAAAATCTTAGCATAACAAAATTTAGCAGGATCTTGGAGTTTTGTAGAATACTGTTAGATAACATTTTATTTGGTATGGAAAATGTTTTTAAGGGGTTGTTTCATGACAAAATCAGACAAAAAAGCATTGGTCAAAAACGCTAATGAGGCTTATTACAATGGAAATAAGCCTATTTTGACAGATGCTGAATATGATCTGCTAACAGATATGGATCCAGATGCAAGTCTTGATGTTGATGTCAGTAAGTTTAGAAAGAAAGTGACTCATGTTTTTCCTATAAAGGGACTAAGAAAAATAAAAGATCCAATAGAACTGGCTGAGTGGATAAGAGTACAGAATAGTCCTATAGTTTATTCTCCAAAACTTGATGGTATTTCATTAGAAATTGTTTATTATAAAGGGAATCTTAGATCTATTTCTACAAGAGGCAATGGACTTGTTGGTTATGATATAACAGACAAGGCTAGATATTTGAACATATACACTAATGTAAATCTTCCTTATGATCTTATTGTTGTTAGGGCAGAAGTTGTTACTTTTATTTGGGAATTACTGGAAAAATCACAGAGTATTACTTCTAAATTGTTAAGTGCTGAACCTTCCTCATTAGCCAAGTTGAATAACAGTATCAATATTGTTAGCTTTGATGTTTTAGGAGAATGTATTGATAGTTATGAAACAAAGAAACAAATTCTTTCTTATTTCTATCTTGGGCCTGCAGAGCAATATATTCCAGCATCAGATAATATAAATACCCCTTTGTCTTTGTATGAATATTTAAGACGACGATTTGTTCATCATTCTCTTAAATCATATCGTACAAATGGGTTGGTATTAGAAGCAGTTACTACAGGTAATACTGTAGCTGTCAAGTTTGATGACTCTGCTGAAGCTATTATTGGATCAATTGAATGGAATATGGGGTTCCAGGGACATTTAGCCCCAGTTCTGGTTCTTGAGAATCCAGTAATTATTAATGGTATTAATATACAACGTGTTAATGTAAGTAATTACTCTATTCTTAAGAACTTGAAGCTTGGTATAGGTGCGCGTGTAGGTGTTGCTAAGTCCCATGTCTATGATTCTCCACCATATATTTCGGATATTTACGAATCATCTACTACGGGACTAAAACTACCTGTTTGTTCGTTGTGCAATACCACAAGCGTATTGAGAAAATATCATGCTTGTTGCAATAATACAGATTGTGCAAAAGAAAGGCTCTCTAAGCTTCAACATCTTTTTTCTGTCCTTGAAATAGATAACATATCAGATGCAACAGTTGAAATGCTGTTCAATGCTGGATATCAAAATCTAAGAGACATTTATGATCTCTCTGTTGATGAGTTATCAGCAATTGATGGTTTTAGTGATGAGGCAGCAGAATACCTGCACAGACAATTAAGAAATCTGGAACTTAGTGAAGAAGCAATTATTGAATGTGCTGATTTGCCAAATATTGACAGAAAACAGGGCAAGAAACTCATAGAACACTATGGTAATATTGAGAATTTCATATCAGAAGTGCAGGCAAATGGTCTTGATGATATCAAAGGGTTTGATGATACTCACAAAGCCCTGATCTCTGAAGGTATTGACAAAGTCAGGGATTGTCTTGATCTTTTTGTTGATCTGGATGCAGAAATACTTAGCACTGAAGCATCTCCAATTGTTGTCTGCTGTACTGGCAAACATCCCACTCTGTATAGATATGAATATAGGGATATTTTAGTCAGTCGTGGCTTTATAGTTTCTGACACTTGGAAAAAACCAGTTGAAATATTGATATGTGCTGATAAAAATTCTACATCATCTAAAATGGCTATAGCAATGGAAACAGGAATTCCAATCATGACATATGATGAATTTGAGGATAAATATAATATTGTTCTGTGAGGAAAAAGTAGGATTTAGTAAGGACATAAAATATATCAATAAGGAGAAAATAAGTTGAGGAAATTGAGGAAATTTTTGTTTGTATTTGTAGTTGTCGTTTTGTTGGCAATAACTAGTGAAGTGTTTGCTGAAGACTATGTTTTGCCTGCTGGGTTACAATTGACTGCTGTCTTGCAAGAAGAATTGTATTCCCAGAGAAACAAGCCTGGTGACGAAGTCCTGTTTGTTTTAGCCAATGATGTATATGTTGGTAATCAAATTGTTCTTGTTCAAGGGACTCCAGTGCTTGGACGAGTTTCCAGACAGAAGGCTGCCAAAGGATGGGGAAGAAGTGGTAAGATAGAAATAGAAATTGTTGCTGTGAACTTACCATATTCTAGACCAGTTCCCGTTACGGGTGTATACGGAGAATCAGCATCGCCCAAAACTGGGAAAGTAATTACGACTTATGCTTTGTGTGGCTTATTTCTTGCTGGTGGAGTAAAAGGCGAGAAAATTACAATTCCATATGGCACTGAGGTTGTTCTCTATGTTCAGCAAGATACTATGATTGACCTGATTTCTGTTGAAGAAATGAGAATGAGAGTAGATAAATGGATGAAACTCAAGGTTACTGCAAATTTCCTATCATTCTCATATTCTACAGAATCATCAGTAAAATCAGTGCTGGCAGAATTATATGGAGAAAATGGTTACAGAATTCTTGTTTTTGATTTGTCAGAATATGACAAATTAATTGTTGTTAGGGTTTTGTCTGATGGCACTTCTTTTGACTTCCACTTCAAGGCTTTCAATGATATGCCTTTAAAAGGCTGGAAGTATAAGAATGTTCTGGTGCCATTAGATAAATCAGCAAAAAAAGTGATGAAAAAACTTGTTTAGAATAGCCAGAGTATTATGTCTTTCTCTTGCCTATTCGCTATGACCTGTTTTTTATGCTGATAGCAAAATGATCAAGAATATACGGGAGGATATTATGCCAGACAATTTGTGTAATTGGCTATGCCAGATATTTAGTTTTCGTTGGGATACTTTATGCCCACATCCACATCCAAGGTTAGTGGCTGGTGACTTTTACCTTGATATCTATTGGGAAGATGATAATAAAGAAGTAAAAGCACATGTTGCTCTCAAGCCAGATGGTTATTCCTATCTTTGGATGATGGATGATGTATCTAATCCTGATGTGAGTAAAAGTCAGGATTTAGACATAAACAATCCACAGCAAACACTTGATCTGCTTGAAGCTTTTTGGCCTATAGAAGATGACAAAACAGGCAAAAAAGTAGGTGAATATAAACCAGACTATGTCTCCTCACCTGGAGAAACAATTAGAGATACACTTAGGGAAAAGGGTATGTCTATTACTAGACTATCTAAACTTACCAACATGTCTATGGAACGTATTACCAGTCTTCTTGATGGAAAACTAGAAATCACTACACATATTGCTGTGGCATTAGAACAAGCACTAAATGTTCCTGCTTATTTTTGGCTTGATAGAGAAGCAAAATATCGTGAATCCTTGTGTGAGAAAAACAGATAGTAAAGGGATATCATGTCTAGTCGTAAAGTGCGTAAGTTAAATAGAAATGTTTATAATGATAGAGGCTGGCTTGGTATTGCTATTTGGCATGGCAAAATTACTACTAATGTTGGAATGCTAATGCGAGCTGCATATAACTTTGATGCCGCATTTATAGCATTGATCGGTGGGCGTTATACGCAACAACCTACTGATACTTGCAAAATGTACAGACATATTCCTTTGTTGCAACCAAGTGATGATTCATTCTGGAGTCTTTGTCCATACAATTGTCCCTTTATTGCTGTAGAAATAGTTGACCAAGCTTTGCCCCTTGAAACATTTCAACATCCTCAACGAGCAATATACATATTAGGTGGTGAAGATCAGACATTACCACCTTCTGTTTTAGATCGGTGTCATTATGTGTTAAGAATAAATACCCAATATTGTATGAATGTAGCAATAGCAGGATCAACTATTATGTATGATCGTCACGTAAAAAATGTATGGAAAAAGAAAAAGTTTGATGCCTAAGGAGTAAATAAATGGTTCAGTTGCCAAGTGATGCTTTAGTTATGACATTCATTGAAATGATGACTAGTATTAAAGAAGCTGAACGACCCTCAGAAGAAATGATTTCTATGACAAGAGACCTTTGTGCTGCTGCAGAAACACTCCCTTCAGATCAAGAAAAAGTAGATTTCTGGGTAAACATAATACGAGAACTGGAAGACTTGAGAATTGCCACAATGTTATTACGCACATCTGTCTTGTCTGAAACTAACATAGATAATATAAAATATATGATGGCAGGATTCTTGTCTGATATAAGATATGTTTCTCTTCTTAGAAATTATGCACAATTTATAGATGAAAAGCTAGATGCTGATTTTGGTTTTTATTAGGAGGCTTCCATGGATTTTAGCAATATAAAGTTTTCCATCTCCAAACTTACTGATCCAACCAGGATTAGTAAGCTAACTACCATTGTTGATGGTACCTCTATTAGAAATGCCAGAAAAAGAATGAGCAAAATGGCTAATGGTCCTCTTGTCATAAAAGAAGCCAGGGCATTTGTCAATATATTTCGTTCTGATGGTAACTGGAATATTTCTGGGTTACCAGTAAGCCTTAGCACCATGGTAGCAATTATAGTTTTGTGGAATAGGGACACTAAAAAAGTAGAAGATTACTTTGTAGATTTTATCTATGACAACAGAACTAATACAATGTATGCTGGAAAACATGAAAATACTCCTTATGCTTTACCAACAGTATATTGTAGAATGCTAGATGCTGCTGGTAGAATTACTGCAATCAATGCTCTTAGTATTTCAAAAGATCAAACTAATAGTGTTAGAAATTCTCTTGGCAGGCTTTTGCACACTCTTGATCCTGTTGTAAAGACAGAAGTTAGTATGAAAGCCATTTCTGCTTTCATAAAATCAGGACAATTATCGTAGAGGGTATAAATGACTCTTACTAAATCACAAACTAAACTTATGATCTTACTACTGAATGATAGAAGGACAGCATTGATCAAGAACAATGAAATTATTCTTGATGCTTCTGGAATGACAATGGCAGATTCATCTCCTTTGAGAAAGTTATGCTATAAAAACATATTGACAGACATGGGGAATGACAAGTTCTGTATTTCTTCCCATGGTGCTAAAACCATTTTGAAGTATCAGGATAAAATTGATGAAGAAATGGTTTGTATCTTGAGAAAAAAGTCTAAGAATATTTCTTGAGCTAAAAACTAAATAAACATATCTGGAAGTATTTACATGGTAATCAATTTACAAATTGTATGGTATATTTGCTCCCTTGTTTTAGTATGGGTGCCTATTGTCTTTGGTCTTTTCATTGTAATATGTGGCTCGTCATTTTTGATCAATTATATTTTAGATCTAAATGAACCAAAAATGTTGAGAAATAAGCCACACTTGACAGAAGGAATATGGCTTGTTGTTAGTGGAATTATCATTATGTGGATACATATTCATAAACTTCTATGCTTGTTGGGATAGTTACAATGAAAAAACTTGTTCTAGCCAAATAAGTCCAGCATATTGGAACATATATTTTGATGGCAAAAAGAAGGGGTCTGGTGAAGAACCCTGTTTATACAGAGCAAAATTAGCAGCAGAGGAGTGTCTGGCTAAATATGGTGTGAAGCCAAATGAGAATAAAGAAATATAGTCTTGTACATGATCTTATGTCTTGTAAATATAAAGCCATGCTGGCTGCTAAGGTATAAGAGAACTGCAGAACTTGCTAAGAAAGCAACTTGGACTATAAAAGATGAATTGAATAATTCGGACATGAGGTGTCCGAAATAGAAGTTGATCATGTCTTTTTGCCAATAGGAATATAATAACTTTGCTTTTATGCCTCTATAGCTTAGTTGATAAAGCAGTAGTCTTGTAAACTACCGTCGTCAGTTTGATTCTGACTAGAGGCTTACCTATTTTTTACTTGGATGATAAGGAAGTTGCTATGACATTATCTGAAAAAGCAAAAAACTTTAGTGAAGCTTGCCAACTTGTTGAACTTGCAACAGAACAAAAAGCCACTTTGACTATAGGACAGGTATATGATCCTGCTTGTTCTTTTGTTGAGACAGAAGAACAAGCAAAAAAGTATTTTGATCTCTTGGTCAATTATGCTGTGACAATACATTCAATTTCCGTAGAAGAAGCCACGAAAAATGAATTGTTAAATATTGGTTATTATGCTGGGTATTATGATAATGATACAAGAATAAAGATGCAGAAGTTATTTGGTGCTATCCATCCAATTTTCGGCAGAGTATTTCCCACGGCAGATGAAGCTCTTGAGATAGGCAAAAGAATAGGTGAGAAAATGAGGAATGATTGATATGGCAAGCAAACTAACAAATAACAAATTTATGGGTAAGTGGACCGAGGGTTCCTTTTTTGATAGTGTTATGAGTTTTACTTGGGTTCCTAATATAAAAGGAAAGATTGTAATTCGACCTATGGTTATTTTATCATCATATGTATGGAGAGTATACATATCACGAGAATATTATTATGACCTTTTTGGCAAGTCACCACCTGGCTTACATTATCATAGATGGGCATTTGTACATAATGATTCTGAGTTATGTCTTCATAAAGCAAAGTTGGCTGCTGAAGTATGGATCAAAGCATTTAGGGCAGTAAAAAGCTATGACTAATACAACAAACAAATTGATAAATAACGAGCTCATGGGCGAATGGAGGGAAACCACTAATGAATCAGGCTCTATATTTTGGTATTTCGAATTATCTAATGGACGTAAAGGATATGGTCATGTTTTTCCATCTCTCTACTCAGATCAGATATGTTGGCTTATATTTATAGGTCCATCTGCATATTCAAGAAATGGTACACAACCGTGTGTACATAAAGCTAAATTAGTTGTAGAAGAGCATTTGAAAAATTATACGAAGTCTCATCAGTGTACTATAGCAATAGGTAGTAAAGGACTTTGATTGATATGCCAACTTTGCTAGCAAGCAATAAACTTGAAGGTAAATGGGTTGAAGATGGTAAATCAATGCGTGCAATCTTCCTACTCTCATGTTCAGCACCATTTATAGCAGTTGGAGAAGAAAATGGAACTTGTTATATTCACGCTTCTACCTACATGAATTCAGTATGCTGGTCTGTGTTTATTGGTTCTGGTACATATCAAGACATGTACCAAGGCAGTGGTACACAACCATGCATATACAGAGCCAAACTCATTGCTGAACAGAAAGTAAAAGATTATGCAGAACGTAATAAGTATGTAATAACATGGACAGATCTATGACTATATCAATTGCTGCTTCATCAGATTGGCATGGGGTGCTTCCCTTGCCTATTATTGTACCAGCCTGTAATTTGCTTTTGTTAGCAGGTGACTATGAATTACATACAGAAAATGATTTAGCATTGTTCAATGATTTTCTTAAGCATGTTGCCAAGAAAGTTGATCATCTTTTGTTCATACCTGGCAATCATGATCTTGTTTTCAAGCATAAAGAAATTACAAGTAAATATGAATATGTAAATAAATATTTGCTTGGACATTTAGAAGTAGTTCATATTGGAAATTTAAGCATTCAGGGATTTTGGTGGTCATCAGCAGAAGATATTCCTGCTATGATTGATCAATGGGCATTTATGGATACTGATGCTGCTATAAAGTCTATGACAAATAAATTATTGCCTACTGATATTTTGCTCTCTCATAGCCCACCTAAACATACTGTAGATTATGTTAATTGGCAAACTGCCATAGGCATTCCTGGGGTGAATGTTCAAGACTATAAACTGATCATATGTGGTCATGTTCATGAACAAAAAGGACAAAACAGGGCATATGAGAACACAAAGGTGTATAATGTGTCCTCACAGGTTTGTGATTTCACACGTATAAATTTGGATGTAGGAAATTAGGTAAGGAGAAACATTTGTAATGATCAATAGGGAAGTCATCTTCCGTGGTAATCGTAAAGATAATGGTTACTTAGTTGAGGGTAGTTTAGCAATTACGAGTCTTGGACACTTCATATTCGCACTAGATACTTTTATCCATGATGCTACCAATCAGCCATATTATCGGTGGCTACCTATCGTTCCTATAACTATTAGACAATTTACTGGATTCTTGGATATTAATGGACAAAAAATTTATGAAGGTGATATTACAAATATTTTTTCATGTCCTAACGAAGTGTTTTGGAGTGAGAGACGAGGACAATGGGGAGTAAGAACTAACCATTATGATAGATATCCCATTTATTCATTGGCAGACTTCTATGGGTTCAAAGTCATAGGCAGTATTTATGATGCCTTCAGCATAACCAATTTCTGGCAAGACATAAACTTTTTGGATGAAACAAATACCGGATATGATGGAGATTTATTATGACATGTATTGTGGGATTACGTGATAGAAACCAAGTGTATATTGGTGCTGATAGTGCTGCCTGTGATGATAATCGAAATCAGGTTATTGCACGGACTGATCCCAAAGTATTCCGTAATGGAATCTATGTGATCGGTTGCACAAGTAGTTATCGTATGATCCAAATCCTCCGGCACAACAAGCTAAAACCACCGGAAGAAAGTTCTCCTGATGAACATATTTTTCAATTGATCAAGCAAATTAGAGATCTATTTGTAGAGTATAACTTTGGGAAAACTAGCTATGGTATAAAAGAATGTGGAACATTCTTGATTGCCTGGACACATCATCTTTATAGTATAGATAATGATTATCAATATGCCCATTTTCGTGAAGATTATGCAGCTTGTGGTTCTGGGGAGAATTTTGCTCTTGGATCACTTTATAGTACATTCTCTCAGTCACCTAAAACTCGAATCAAAACAGCACTAAAAGCTGCTACTCATTTTTCTGGTTCTGTAAAACCACCATTCAAGATTTTGGCTACAAAAGTTAGTAAAAAACATAATGAAAGAAATATTGATCAATGAGTTAGACAATTCTGTAGTTACACAATCTATAACTGCTACTATAGAAAAAGACATATTGTCTGATATTTTGGTTGCCAAACCTAAAAACAAGGATGTAAAATGACAGAGACAATTTGGATAGCAATGATCTTAGTATCATTTGGCATAACTATGATAGTTAGTCTCACAGCAAAACAAATAATAAGTTACATATATTATTTGCTTTCACTGATGAGTGAAAAGAATTTGTTTTCAAAAGATAATATAGAAGCACATATGATGCATCTAAATGTGCCCACAAACATTTTTGGAATGGATTTTGGCACAAAAAGTGGAAAGATTGATGCAAATGTTATCATCTCTACATGTGATAAATGGGATGAATGGATGCCAGCCAAAGTGATATTTGGACATAATGGAGTGCCTTTACGTACACTTCTACTAAAAGCTGTTATAGAATATGACTCACATACATGGAAACAGCTGCCTGATCATATGAAGATAAGATCAATCTTCAAGATGTTAGCAGGACAAATACATGATATGGCATTGGTATTGTTTGATGCAGTGTTGCCAATAGTTTTAGAGGAAACAAAACTATTGATAATATCTAACTATGTAAGCCAATTGACAGGTGAAAGAATTACTCCACATATCATAAAGTTATTGATAGCCAGATTGGCTAAGATACATGTTACAGATCTCTATGTATCACTTGACAATACAACTAAAACAAATGACACAATAGACATAGATGCAATACAAATATTTAATGCTCAGTTTGATATTGGCAGTCTTGCTGTGTCTAAAATATTAGAATTAGTAGTTTGAGAGGGATACTATGAACGAAAATCAAAACAGACTATTAGACATTGTCGAACAATACATACGAGATATGTATGCAAAAATCACGCAGCTTGATAAACACAAAAAAATGGAAGTAGCAGAAGATATACTTGTTAGACTTAAACTAGCAGGAGAATTAGCACAGCAATTACTGGACCAGCATGATGGGACAGATTATTATATGGTAATTGAAGAACTTAGTGATCATTTGTTTTCTCTGTCCATAGGATTTCTAGCACTAATTTGTGTTCCACTTGAAAAATCAAGTTTGCAAGATAGATCCAAAGGAAAATTTGGTGTTTCTAGAAATGCTAATTCTGATAATAATCTAATGGATTATTCTGAATATAGTATGAAACAAGCAGAAGAAGATATGCTGAATTTCAAGTCTAAACTTACGAAAAAGGGCATCATTCCTTCTAAGCCTAACGAACCAGAATCTGAAGAGAAACCTAAGTCTAAGAAAAAGACTAAAAAGACTAAAAGGACTAAGAAGAAGAAGAATGATGATGAGAAAAAGACAAAGAAATGATAGAAATAGTCAATTTTATTAGACATCATGGTTTAGATAAACTTGATGAGTTAGGAATAATGCATAATATACACTCTATATTTCCTAATCTGTATTTGTTTAAATATCATACGCTTCACTCCCCAATGGAAAATCCTGTAGTTCAAGATGCCAGAGGTATAGTGTTAGATGCAGACAATGATTGGTTGCCTGTTTGTTTTCCTTACAGAAAATTCTTCAATTATGGGGAACCTAATGCTGTTGCACTAGACTGGAATAATGTTTCCATCTATGAAAAAGTAGATGGATCAATGGTTTGCTTGTGGTATTACAATGATCAATGGAATGTTAGCACTTTAGGTATGGCTGATGCACGAGGAAGAGTTTTAGGTTGGGAAATAACTTTTGAAGAATTGTTCTGGGAAACATGGAAAACTCTTGGTTACAAACTACCTGTGCCTGGATTTACTTACATGTTTGAATTGATGACTCCAGCTAATATAGTGCTTGTAAGGCACAAAGGATCACGTATAGTTCTTCATGGGGTGAGAAAAATGTCTCATGGCTACCCTTATTTAGAACAATTACCTGATACTGCTGCCAATACATTTGGTTGGGAATGTGTCAAATTACACAAGAATATTAGAACTACTGAAGGTGTAATAACAGCCTGTGAAAATATCATGGGAACTCAGGCAGAAGGATTTGTTGCTGTAGATAAAAACTTCAACAGGCTGAAATTCAAAACACTAAGCTACATAAGAGGTACAAGGATTAAGAACAATTTGTCCTTAAAAGATATCATAGATTTAGTGATCAAGGGAAATAGTGATGATCTTGCCTTGTTTTTTCCTGGATTGGCAGTAGCCTTTGATCTTGTAAGACAAAGAATAGCAGATTTAGTAGCAGATATAGAAGAAACTTATCATTCTATTGAAATGATAAAAGAAGATAAGGAATTTGCTTTTGAGGCAATGAATTACCCCTATTCTGGTGCTTTGTTTTGTTTGCGTAAGGAACAAATATCATCTGCTTATGAATGGATAAGAGCATGTAAAATTAAACATGTCATAGGTCTAATTGAGACCAATGATCTTATAGATATTGTTCTTGAGTTTCAAGAAGAGAAAGACAGAAGGAAAGTCTTTTATGGTGAAGAAGTCTAATCAATTGGAGTGGGAAAAAACAGGTGACAATGAATATCAGTCTACAATTTTTGCTGCTGAAAGGATGGCACTGATTGTTGTTGTTACCTATCAAGATTATGATGGACCTGAGACCTTGGTGCAAATTATTTTCCAATGCCTGTCTTATTCAGGTTATTGGAAAGATATTGCAACAAGAGGCAAATTCTATGGAGGACACCTACCCTTAGATAGCCTTACTTCTTATTGCTTGAGTGAAGCTAGAGAAATAGTAAACATTATAAAGGACTTTGGGCGACATGCCTGCCAAGTTTTGAATTCGCACGAAAATTGAGGCATAAATATGGTGAGTTTTGACTGGGATGGCGATGAATATTTTTGGGAGAGTATCGTTGGTGTGGCAGAAGCAATGAGGCTTGTTATTTCCGTTGGATATGATGTCAACGAGAGCAATGATACAGAAATAGATATTCTTCTTCAAAAGTTAGAACGTCATAATAAACAAAATCCCTATTGGGTAAATCTCACGAGTTTGAACAAATGTTACGAAGACCAGTACCTACCTCTTGCTGATCTTGAACCAATCATTTTGGATATGATTAGGGATATGGCACATAAAAGGATGGAAGAAGGTCGTACACTTTGTCAATTCATAAATGCAAGAAAGGACTGAGTGATTTAGCAATCTTTCTGGAGGATGATCTTGAAAAGTATTTACAACAAAGCATTAGTGTATTGGACAGAAAATGAGATAGTTGAAAGGGAAACACTTATTCAAATTTGTCATCAACAAATTATCAAGGCATGGTCACTAAATCCTGCTATCAGATATTTACGAGTAGAAACTCCTATTCTTACTCCTCAAGACATGTGGGCAGGTCATATGGCTTCAGGATTGTTTCCACACAAAACCAAAGATTTTGCTCTAAGGCCAGAAACTACAAGTGGATCTATAGATGTCCTGCATGATATGTTTCCTCAGGAAGCTCAGTTGAAAAAAGTATTACCTTTCTGTGTGTGGCAAGTAGGAAAATCATTTAGACAAGAAACACATGGAGGCATGAAAGCAAGTAAATTACGTTTGCTTGAGTTTTGGCAGCAAGAATATCAATTATTTACTGCTGATGGTACTATGACAGATTATCTCAACCTTGCTCTTGATCAACTATGTAGTAGATTTGGTGGTTCTTCAGTAATTTTGGATAATATTCCTCATTATAGTAGTAAAACTATAGACTGGGAAATTGATGGAATAGAAATAGCAAGTTGTAGTATTAGACATGATTGGAAACATGGTATATTATTTGAAGTATCCATTGGTTTAGATAGACTTATGCATAACATGACTAGGAGGTCAATAAATAATGTTGAACACAATATTACTGATATTGATACTAATGATTAGTATCACAAGTTTTTCTGTTATGTCCCAAATATTGATCTTTAACAATTCTTCTGATGATCAGGAAGTAGAGTTAAAAGATAATTTTGAAGATATAATAGATGAAATAGATTACCTCTGAGGTGGTAACATGAATGAGGAAAAAAATCAAATTGATGTGAACATAGATGATGATGAAGTAATAAGAATCCTGCCAGTAAATTCTGATACTTTTTTTGTAGAACGAGAGACAACTAAAGAGTCACCAGTTGTTATGTATAATAATCTGTATGACAGAATATTATGCACCATGATCAGGTGGTTTTACATAGTTAGGAACAGACTTAGAACCTTCTATGGCATAATAACTAGAGATGAAGATACACTAAAGTTAGTTAGATTGAACAAAATGATTGCAAAACGTAAAAAGGACAAAAATCACTATGTAGACTAAAACATCTATCATTCATGGTTAAGAATCAAGGGGCTATTATTATGAGGAAAAAGAAATCTACTATTCGTAAGACAACAAGAAGGCAACGACTTAGGGGGCCACGATATTCATATGATTATGAATCTAACATGATTAGTTCTAAAACACTAGAAAGCATAAGTGTAACAGCATTTCCCTGGTCAGTAGGAATGCCTGTGTGGATATTAGAATTTGAGAATGAAACTATGTTTCTTGGTTATGATGGTGAGAGCCAAAAAGCATTTTACACGGTTGGGCCTGCAGATCACTGGTGGTATGCAGAAAAGGCTGCTTATAAGCATACTATTATGGAGAAAAATGGCTATCTTAAGCGACTTCCAAAATTCCTAGATTCATCTGGATTAGAATCTTGGGAAACTAAGTGCATGCCTTATTGCATAAAAGCACCCCCAGTAAAAGGATTAAAATTTCTTAGTTCTTCCTTTTCCTATATTGATGAAGCAACAGGTGAAATCGTAACTCACACGGTGTTTGAGAAACCTGTGTAAGCAACAATTTCACTATTTTCGTAAGACGAAAACCCCAAAGGGGGGTTAGGGAGTGTGGGGGGGGGTTTATGCTGTGTTGTGTTGTGTAATATTGTATTGTATGATATGTAAACGCTTAGAGTATCGTTTACACCGATGTATCGTAGTGCTCGACGATTACATACTTTGTTGTTTAGAGGAGGACATTATGAGTGAAAGAATTGATGAAAATGTTGATCTTGTCGATAAACCAGGTTCCACTGTGATATCTGCTGAAGCAGTGAAATCTACTGGAATGAGGCCTGTTAGCGAGCTTACAAACCGAATTGTCCAAACAATGGTTACGGCACTAACTAGTCTTGAGGATTCTCAGCTTGATAGGATCCGTGCACAGTTTGAAGCAGGTAAATTTGTTACTGAGATTGGCGCATCAAATTTTGACTGCACTATTGTGCCAGAAGTAACAGTTTTTGAGATCAAGCTTGGTGATGATTATTATATCACGCCATCTGCGGGTATCCGTGTGCATACAAGAATGCACAGGGACGGTTCGTTAAGGAGAAAGCCATTAGTGATTGATCTTAGTGGTGCCAAGTTACATCTGCCTTCTCTTCGAGTTCATCGTAGTAAAGATAAGTCAGTTGATCCTGAAATGACTGAAAATCTTTTCCAGGCCATTAGGCTTGCTACAAAACAGCTTGGTCGGTCTGCTGCTGTGGATAAAGAGATTGACTTGTCCAGCTTTATCAAATAGAATTCACAAATTGAATAATAGCTCTGATTGTACCATTGTGTAAATGGTATGATCAGAGCTATTTTATTGCATAACCATTGGAGACAAGTATGGAAGTTTTAGTAAAAGCATACCAAGGTTATGGTAAGGCAGCATGTATAGCAGATGTTAGGGATGATTTAACAGATATTCTCATATCTTTTTTTGTAAGTCCTGGTGGATTAGCCAACCATATTAGGCATGCTTATTTACCATCATATCTTAAGTATGCTATATTAGACAGAGATTTTGAAGGATTAAAGCCTAAATTCTCATTTATTCCACAACCCGTAGTATTACAAGATCACAAGTTAGAATCATTCATTGTGCGTGTAGAGCAAGGATGTTTTCGTGGTCTGTCTGTGCAACAAGTAATTAGTAACAGTGGCAAATTATGGCCAACTGGTTCTATTATAAATGCTAGGGGGCATTTAACAGGAGAAAGGCTAACATGGCTACATAGGGATGCTTATTGGCTAGACACAGGACAGGAGAGGTTTTATGTATTTGAGGTGAACAATAAATTTGAGTATTCGGGCTTTGTCTCCTGGACGAGGATATACGAGTCTATCAGAAAAGAAATGAAGAGATTGATCGTTCATGAGGGGGTTACGCCCGAAATCAAGGCTACAGCACACCTTGGTGATAAGAGTGCCTATATTGTGAAGACACATAATCAAATTGATTTGTCTGGTGCTGGTGAACATATTACTAGACGAAACATGAAAGATACAAACATTATTGTGCCATGTGAATATCTTCATGTTATTTTTGGTAAAGAAGGTAATAATGCGTGAATTAGTTGGCGGTTATTCATCTATTGTTCCATTTCATGAGTACGATCCGACTGGTACAGTAATGGACCCGGATTTATTTACTAAGGGTCGTTATATTATGTTGCCTAAGGATAGTGATGATCATCAAATATTCTGCAGATTTTTTGGATCAGTGGTAGATAGAATATATGTCATACCTATACACCTTAGACCAAGTACAGTGGATATTACAGGATTGTATTACATAATAAATGGTGTGACAGCAGCTTATGATGGGATTGTAAAACTTATTGTTTACAAGAATTTTACCAGTGACTCTATGCAAAGAGCAGTTACTAGATTACAAAAGAAATTAACAGAAGCAATTGTAGGAAAATCTGGTATATTTGCCAGATATATTATGGGGCTAAGAATGCCATTTAGTGGAAGAGCTATAGCTGCCACTTCATTAGATCTTGATCCTGAGAAATCTGAAGTTGGTGTTCCTATAGGACTGATGAAAAAGATTGATGCTAAAGAGGGGGATATAGGTCTCCTATTGAGGAATCCAGTCTTGCATAGGGACAGCATCATAGGTTGCAGGATGATTCCAGTGGAAGGAAGATGTATTAAGATCCATCCTGCAATTAATAATGGCTTGGCTTGTGATTTTGATGGTGATGGATTATGTATAATTCGTCTACCACAGAACCTTCATAAACGTACAAAAGAAGAATTGCTATACGAAAACTATTTGGATACCCATGTATTGTATATCAATGAGTTTTCTGAGGTAAATCCTCCCGTAGATAAGTCTATGAAGGATCAGTTTATAGAAATGGCAGATAGTTTTCATGGTAGATCACTAAAACTATCAGATATACAGGATTCTTTGTATAAAGATGGGGTTTTGAATATTGAAAAATTCTATGCAGAAAGAACATCAGTTCAGTCTGCCAATATACAATTGAAGATAGGTATGGGATCAGCAGGACAATTGTGGCTAGACACCATGAATTTGCTTGAAATAAATGATACAAGAGCAAGTCAAGTTGCAAAAGTCTGTGAAACTATTTCACAGACTAATTTACACAGCAAGCATGGCAGATTAATAAACATATTCAATATTTGTTCTGCTGTACGTAAATTGTGTGCAGACACCAAAGATGAGACAATAAATTTGCTAATGCAAGCATTTTCTGATAGTCTTACAAGAAAAGAAGTTAGTACATTCTGTGATTTAATATTAACAGCTAGACAGAAAGATGTAAAGGATGGTGTGGGAACTATACGTCCTTTCTGCATGGCAGGAGGAAATCCTGAGGAAATCTATGATTTGTATGCTTCAACTAATCCTGCATCAGCACTTGGTCTCTTTTTCACACTCGTTATGATCAATAACTCAGGATGTTGTCCAGAAACACTTGAATTTGCCAGAGTAATTGATCCTGAGTTTGCATTTTTCCCTGAATTGTCTGAAGATGTCCCACCATGCTTTGGAAAAGCATGGATGCCTGATCTATGTGTAGGATGTGATTATAATGCATGGCCTGTATCAATCAATGGAAAAAATGTTTTCTGCAGATGCCTAACAGAAGAATTTTTGGCAGAAAATGGCAAAACCAGGGGAGGGGCATATGAGTATAAAACATAGATACCTGGTAAATCCATATTCTCTGCCCAAAATTTTTGTTGGCTCATCTGATATCAAGATTCTGGAAGAAGAAGATAAAGCGTTAGCATCATTTAATTATGCAGAACTAAATGTTACTTTGATCATACCAAGATTGTATGATGATGGACATATAGTACATAATGGTGTGTCTAGAATTCCTATGTTTCATTTTATAGGAGGAATATTAGTAGATCCAGTACAATATGCAGAAATGAGATTGGCAAGAGCTGTAGGAGATTTTAACATGAATAGGCTCAAATTTGGATATGACATAAGGCCATCCATGTTTCAATCAATGCTAGACATGTCTATCAATACTGAGCCTCTTGGTTATGGTAATGCTTTGTACAGAGCAGTTATGAAGGATAGAGTCTTGGTTCATTCTGAAAAGAATCTTGCTCCTTCACAAGATTATGATTTTAGAGTAGGGATACAATCTATAAAGATTTTAGACACTCTGGCTACAAGTATGGGAGACAAGATAGGACTAGTTAATTTCTTGGTGGATAACAATAATGATCCATCTAATAGTAGAAGGCTTTCTAAGGTTAGTAGGAAAATTCCCTTTATAGAACATACAAATTTAGGAAGAATACCAATAATTGTTTCTAACATGTTACATGCTACTGATTTGGTTCATAGTGAGTTACCCTTAATTACCACAGCAGATACAGGACATATACCTGATCCACCTGGACTGAATGTTAGAGTAGCATTCTTTTCAATAGCAGAAACATTTGAAGACACTATTGTTGTATCAAGATCAGTTGCTGGTAAATTTTGTTGTTTCAAGAGAAAGTCTCTTATGTGGCATAACACAAGTTCCTTAGTAAAACCTGGAGAAATAGTAGAACATGGTCAGCAATTATGCACCTATGCAGGTGCATATAGTGAAAACGAATGCAAAGCACATTTTTATGATGCTAATACATTTGCATTTGTTGATAAAGTGAGTGAAATAGAAAAACCATATATGAATTCTATTCATAAGGTTGTTTCTATTGAACTATTTATTGCTTACAAGTTAGAAGATGGAGATAAATTGTCTAACAGAAGTGGTCAAAAAGGCACTGTGAAGATCATGCCTGATGACTGGATGCCTGTGGATGATCTGGGCAGGAGAATTGACATGATCATCAACCCATTTTCCATCTACAAGGGTCCAGATAAGGGCAGAAGAAATTATGGACAGCTCATAGAAGCTGTCCTATCTCATAGAATTGCCCCAGGTAAAAGGTTATTTGTGAGGCAATTTACTGGTGAGTATAGTATAAGCAAGATTGCTGAAATAGATTGTCCTAAGGTATTTCATAAAGGGCAAGAAATTGATTGTATCAATGGTCTTGTGTTCATGACTAGGCAAAACAATCATGCTGTTGATAGTTTGTCAGCCACAGGTCCTGCTAGAGTTATGTCTCCTGATCTTAGAGAGATGAGTGGTGTAAGATTAGGATTAGCAGATATAATGATTCTATCAACGTTATATGATGTGCCAGATGTCTTGATGTATATGTCTAAATATGTAACAGGATTAGAAGCACTATCAGAATATGCAAAAATATTGCCTCCTAAGTATAAAGAGGCTGCTATAGCAAGGAATCAGATCAATGATTAGCATTCCCCTGCCTAAGGACAGGTTTGGACTTACAATTGTTCCAGATGAAGATAGATGTGTCATGTATTTTCCCTGGGCTGATGAGTATATTTCAGTTATGAAGTCCATAAAAGCCAGATATGAGCCTGTTGGTAAATATTGGTATCTTCCTATTGCTAAATGTGAATGGGCAAAAGAAAAATTAGCAAATTACCTTGATGAAGATCTTTTTGAAATCACATATCACTTAGATCACAATAAGCCAGTGATTGAAGGTGATCCTCCTGCTTTTGATCATCAGAATATTATGTATCAGTTTTGCTTGCTAAAAAGCAAGAGTGCTATTTTTGCTGAACAAGGCACTGCAAAAACAAGGGTTGTTCTTGAAATTGTAAAATATAGGGTAGAGCAAGGTGCTGTCCATAAAGTATTGATCTTCTCACCCAAAAAAGCAATGATTGAGACCTGGGTAAAAGAAATTGAGAAGTGGTTGCCTGAAAGGTTTCATAGTTATTCTATAGCATCTGGTTCTCCACAGCAAAAACAAGCAGCCTTCAAAAAAGATGCATTGTTTTATATTACTAACTATGAATCAGCAGGTTATGTTCCTGCTGATGGTATAGGTTTTGGTGCATTTGACACTTTTGATATGATTATAATAGATGAAGCTCATCATATCAAGAATTACAAAATTAGAACCAAAGGTAAGAAGCTAAGTTATGCTGAAACTATCAGAAGACTAAAGGCTCCATATAAAATGCTTATGACAGGCACTCCTGTTGTAAGTAAGTATATGGATCTGTATGGTCAGTTGTCATTTCTTGACAAAAATATATTAGGTAAAAGTTATTGGCAATTTACCCAAAAATATTGTGTTATGGTCCAAAGGTATAGACCTCATAGGCATAAAGTTCTGGTAGGGTTCAAAAACATACCAGAGCTAAGATCTATATTATTTGATTATGGTATCAGATTTACAAAAGATCAGTGCTTGGATTTACCTGAACAATTATTTATTCCTATTGATTGTATGGCAAGCAAAAGGCTTAATGATCTTTATGTAACTAAGTGTGCTGTGCTTGCTGCTGAACACAAACCATCAAATAATATGGATCTTATGCAAATATGTGATGGTATTGCTGCTGGACAAAGCATAGAGGATTCTGCCAAGTTAGAATTTCTGCTGGATATTGTGGATTCTGCTAAAGAATCTGGCAACAAAGTTGTTGTGGCAGCTCACTTTAGAAAAACAGTGGAAGAATTGGCTGATAAACTAAACTGCAACAAATTATATGGTGGTCTTACAGCACAAGAAGCAACAAATGTTATATCTGATTTTCAAGATCCTAATGGCAATCAGTTTCTGGTAATGCAAATAGATGCTGGTGAGAGTATCAATCTTGTTTGTTGTAATACTGTTGTGATCTATGGTGCTAATTTTAGAATGGGAAGTTGGTCCCAATTTTTGGCAAGATTTCATAGACCAGGACAGCTCAACAGAGTTAGTTATTATATGTTGAAAACAGTTCTCCAAGATGGTCAGGAAAGCATAGAACATCATGTGTATAATGTTCTGGAAGAAAAAGAAAAATTTAGTGAAGATCTTATTGATCGACATGTAAAGAAAATGTTAGAGTCAGAGAAGGATGATATAGTAGTTGATCTTGATTATTAGAGGAGCAATATGGCAATATTAGACATCGTTAGATATCCTAAATCTTGTTTGAAAAACAAGTGCAAGGAAATTGTTGTTGATGAAATTAAGCAAGGACACTATGCCAGTCTGATTTCTTCTATGATCCAAACTATGTATAGAGTAGGTGGTAAGGGGTTAGCAGCCAATCAAGTTGGGATAGAAGAAATGTTTTTTGTTATGGTTTGTGATGAAGATGGAGAATATTTAGGTATTTTGAATCCTGAAATCATTGAGTTTGGTGGCAAAGAGATTGAAAATACTGAAGGTTGTTTGTCTTTACCACACAGGTATTATGTAGTTAATAGACATACTAAAGTTAAGATCAAGGGATATAACTCTGAGGGTCAGGAAATAAATACATGGTTTTATGATGGTGATGCCTTTGTGGTTCAGCATGAAATGGATCATCTTCGTGGCATAATGATTAGTGATCATGGTAAAAGGTTGCCACAATGAAAAAGAGGTTTGCATGATTTTACATCAATTAGCATCTGTTAATCATTGTAACAACAAAGGTGATTGCTTACAAAAGAGAGGTTTGTTATTACTTGATCTTTCTAATCTCTACTGTGGCTATAATGCTATGGGATACAAAGCCATAGATCACATTCTTATGATTCAGTCTATGATCAAAGGTTTGTGGGTGTCCAGTAATCATGTTATTGCTTATGGTGGCAAACACAAAGATAATGTCAAGTTCTTGAAGGTTTTGAGAGATAATGGCGTAAAAACGGTAACTAAACCAGCAAGAGAAGGACGTAAATGCAATTTTGATGTTGAGATAGCTGTGGATGCCATGATCATGTCCAGTGATGTAGATGTAATCATGATAGCTAGTGGAGATAGTGATTTTGCCTATGTAGGTAAAAAACTAAAACAATTAGGGAAAGAAGTAATATTTTATGCCTTTTCTAACAATTGTTCATCTAAATTGTCCAATGTTCGTTATTTAGATGAGAAGATTAAGGAACAAGCAATACTATGGAATAAACCAATGGAGGGGTTATAATGCTGTCTCAGATGTTATTGTTTAGCTTTGTTTGTGCTTTAATAACAACAGAGCTATCATGGTTAATTTCACAATCAACAGCATTTCAATGGTTGAGGGATCTACCAATGTTCAGTCAATATGTGACATCAAATAAGCTTATTAATTGTCCATATTGTCTTTCACACTATATTTGCATCTTTGTTATGTTGTTTGTGTCTTGTTTTCCTGTGTTTTCATGTGATACTATAGCAATGTTTTTGCTAACCTATCTTGTAACTCTTGGCATGAGTTTGATATTGATTTTTGGTGTTAGCTATTTGTCAATATCAAGTGATACTTAGTTATTTTGAGGAATTATCATGACTAACAAGTATAGAATTGAAGGTTATTTAGTGCTGGGCACTAATGGAAGTGGGCAAAGAGTTCGATTGGATCGTGATCTCATGGTCAATCAAGATCGTGGTTATATGATCAGTTCATATGACGAATCCTTTGAAGTGCATAACAAGGTGTATCTACCCCCTGGATTTAGATTCAGAATAGAAAAAGTTATAACTACATTGCATAATGACTCTATATTCTGTGTTGTTATGGGTGAAAAATCATTGTTTATGATGGATGCAAATGATCTGTTTGATTGTTTGGATCCTACATGTGTTGAGAATGAGTAGTATTTGTATTTTGGAGGTCTAAAATGAGTAAGAGAGTATTTTCAACTCCATTGAACCAGTTAAATCTGATTGACACTAAGAGAAGCCCTAGGTCTAAGTGGGAATGGAATCATTCAACTTATGAGTTACCTGATGGTTGCAGGATCACTGTTTCTTACAGACGTAAGACCAATGTTGCAACATCTAGGTATAAGTTGTATGCCATGAGGAAGTGGGAAGCTGATGAAAATATGCATCCTGATCATCTGAAGCACTACTTAGACATAATTGAAAGAAATCCCAGTTATGCTAGGAAAAGGGGTTACCTAGTTACTAATTAGGTAAATTTCCTTCAACTGCTTCTAAGTCGACTAATATTTGCGTAGATGGCAGATCTAAGTCTTTTTGAGATTGAAAAGTATGTCTCCTGTCCTATGTATTATTATTACAGCACAGGAGAAAGATCACATATGAGTTACAACACATGTTTGTCAAACTCATATACTCAATATCTTTTACTTGTAGGTCATGATAAGTCTCCTAACCACAATGATCTGAGAGATTTGTTTAATGCTGCTTTTAGTAGATATATTTCTGAAGTAAGTTTATCTGCTGATCAGGTAGATAAACTTGCTAAAAGAGCCATAGGTGATCTTGAAAGGTTTTACAATAAGTTTGGTCGTCTAAATAGTAATCAAATTAAACATGTAAATAATCCTTACAAGATCTCTATAGCAGTTGATGGTAATACCATCTCTGTTGGTTCTGCTACAAACCTTGTGTTTGTAGATGGTGGTGTTGGTGCTACTGCTAAACACTTTCATATAGTAGGATTCTATAACAATCTCTATGATCCTTTTATGGAAATGAAAGCCATATTTGATGTGGCAGAGTTTAGGAGAATATGGTCTATGGCAAAGGGTGAACCACCTGAAAGAGATTATACTTATTTTCCTATAAGTAAAACAGGCAATGTTAGACCAATGACAATGACAATGCCAAGAGCTGAGGAATTCAAGGCTTGTCTAGAACGAGCCAGATCAAGGCTTGTCAATATTATACGTGGTATGTCTCAAAATATCATTTATTGCAGACATAGTCATCACTGCCAATCTTGCAAATATGCTCCTCTATGTAGGCTCATATAACAAAACGATAATAGTAGCGGACAAATAGAACTTCGTTTTGTAAGTGAAGCACATCTTTTTACACCTTAGTCTATGATCATAGACAAATCCACAAATAAATAAGGAGAAGCCTCATGACTGATGATCAACAGTGGGTTGCTGTTATGACTGATGCTTCAATAGATGAAGATGTAGAAATACCAGAACCAACAGAAGAAGAAATCAGAATTTTTAGGAAAAATGCTAAGTTTCATAGCATATTGGCTGCTAAGTGTAAAGGTATTGATTGTGAGTCCTGTGAGGCAAAAGAAAAGCAAAAATGTATAGAAAATGGATTCTTTGGCGATGAGTTAGCCAGGATGTTTGCCGATCCAGAAATAGTTTTAGAAAGCCAGGTGGATCTAGATGATGAAAATAACGAAGAAGTCTGATTTTACTGACTTTAGGGTTAAGTTTGGGACTGAGTTTAGACAGCACAATAGATACATGGTAATGTGGCTAGAGATATTTCCTGAGCTAGAAGTTTTGCTAAAGATTGTAGATCAATATACTCTTTCTCAGAGAGGTGATAGAGTTTGTAGAGTTGCAATAGGTCTTCTGAGTGAGTTTTCTCAAGACACAAAACCTGTGCTATGTTACCAGTATGATGCAAATACTGGTAAAGCAAAAATAGTAGGGCTGGAGGCTTGGATTGCAGTAAAAGACCCTAAAACTGGGCAAAGAAAAATAGCTGATATGACAGACAGAAGATTCAGCATCAGTGAGGCTGAATGTGAGGCACAAAAAGGCTATTATGATCTTACCCTGGGCTGGACAAATGTTCATGCTCCTTTGCCAAAAGGAAAAGCAGAGTTTATTGCAACTCTTACACAAGATGCTGAGGGTCTATACACTATATCTCTCTATATTGATGGACAAATCTTTAGAAGCTTGTATTCTCAAAAAGATGTCAAGGCAATTGACAGCAGGAAGAAGTAGTAAGACATGAGTAACGAGATAAATGTTATTGTTGAATGACTAAGTACAGGAGTAAGAAATGTACAAACTTGATTGGCAATTGTTTGCTGACAAACTTGTCAAAGCCATAGGAATCAGCAAGACTCAACTTGCTGAGTTAGGCTTGAATCAGATGTTCCCAAAAGACTTATTGTATGGACTCATATCTGTGGAAGATTCAGAAGCTATGGCAATGCTTCGTGAAATGGGTGTAAATGCTAAAGATGTAATAGAAGTTGCATCTACACTTATTGATAATGAGGGTACTGATGAATCTTTTGCCCCAAGTGATGTGTTCTTTTCTCCAAAAGTGGTAAGTATTTTCAAGCGTGCAGAAAAATACATGAACAATAACCACAGCAACAATATTCGAGTTGATCACGTATTTTTGGCTCTACTTATGGATCGTACTCATGGAGCATCATTCAGAAATACCTTGGGAATTAGCAAAGCACAGGTAGAAAAATCTTTTGCTAAAATGCAAAACAGGTTTGCTGTTACAAAAGATGTGAATAAGGATGATGATCAGGATAATCTGCTTGAAATATTTACAACAGATCTTACTGATAAGGCTCTAAGAGGAGAGATAGATCCTATCATTGGTAGAACACAAGAAATGGACAGGGCTATACAAATATTGGTTAGAAGATTCAAAAATAACCCTGTTTTGATTGGCAAGCCTGGTACAGGCAAAACAGCAATAGTTGAAGGACTTGCTATAAGAATAGCTGAAGGTACAGCACCCATGTTGGCTAACAAGAAGATTCTATCTCTTGATCTTGGGGGATTGATGGCTGGAAGTTCTATGAGAGGAGAACTTGAGAGGAGACTCAAGGTTATTATCAGTGAAATTAGATCCAAAAATCGTCAAATTATTTTATTTATAGATGAAATACACAGCCTGGCTTCCATGGGTGCTGGCGATGGTGGTGTTGATGCTGCAAGCATGTTGAAACCAGTGCTTGCTCGTGGTGAGTTACAATGTATTGGTGCTACTACTGCTGACGAGTATAGAAAGCATATAGAAAAGGATGCTGCTCTGGAGAGAAGGTTTCAACCTATTTCTGTAGATGAACCAAGCATTGAACAGACAGAAGAAATATTAAATGGAATAGTGTCTAAGTATGAAAATCACCATGGAGTAGTAGTAGATTCTCAGGCAATAAAGGCAGCAGCAGAGCTATCAGCTCGTTATGTAACGGGCAGATTTTTGCCAGATAAGGCTATTGATCTGCTTGATGAGGCTTGTTCGAGAGTCAAGATTGATCATTCTGAAAACATAAGAGAAGATAGCATTGTTGGTATAGAAGATATAGCAGAAGTTGTTTCCATGTGGACTGGAATTCCTTTGACCAACCTTTCTGTTGAGGAAAGTGACAAATATATCCACATGGAAGATGAGTTACACAAAGAACTGATTGGACAGGTTCAAGCAGTTTCTGCTGTGTCAGAGACTATTCGTAGGGCAAAAGCAAAATTGTCAGATCCTGATAGACCTCTTGGTAGTTTTCTGTTCTGTGGACCAACAGGTGTAGGGAAAACTGAACTTGTAAAGGTTTTAGCAGGCTTTCTATTCAACAACAGGGACGCTGTTGTTAGAATAGATATGAGTGAGTATGGAGAAAGGTTTTCTGCAACAAGGCTTGTTGGATCACCCCCAGGTTATGTTGGATATGATAATGGTGGGCAACTAACAGAAGCAGTTAGAAGGAAGCCATACAGCATTGTGTTATTTGATGAAATAGAAAAAGCACACCCTGATGTCTGGAATGTATTATTACAGGTATTAGATGATGGTAGGCTTACTGATTCTCATGGTGTAACAGTTAATTTTAGAAATGTAGTAATGGTTATGACCAGTAACATTGCTTCTAGTGAAATTGCTGAGTTTTCAATGGGCAAAAATGATAGGCAATTGGCTGATGGTTATCCTATCATGGTGAACAAAGTCAAAAATAGGTTGAAAACAATACTAAGACCTGAGTTCCTGAATAGGATTGATGAGGTCATTGTTTTTCACCCATTGACAAGGGAACATGCTATTGATATTACTTGTTTGCAAGTTGATAAACTTGTAGAGAGATTGGCTGAACAAGAAATTAAGCTTGTTGTTACTGACAATGCTTGCAGGGAGTTAGCAGAAAGGGGATACGATGCAGCATTCGGTGCTCGTCCTTTGCGGAGAACGATCCAGAAAGATATAACTAACGTTGTCGCCGGAGCAATAGTTTCTAACGATATTGTGGAAGGAGACATAGTAACAGTAGATTTCAGGGGTAGAAGCAAAAATGGAAACAAATTCTCTATATCTCGTGGTTATATGGATGGAAACAAGTTTACTACTGTGCCACTAGGCAAGAGAGGTATGTAATGGATAGGCGTGAGTTTAGAGGTAAGCGCGTTGATAATGGCGAGTGGATTTATGGGTTTTATGTTGAACTTGGCGGAGAACATTTGATATGTCGCACTCGGCCATCTCAATCCCCGCCTGTTGTCTGGCACATAATGAAGGGGTATTTTACTCCCGTAGACTCCGAAACCGTCGGCCAATACACCGGACTCTGCGACCGAGACGGCAGCGAAATATGGGAGGGGGATATGCTCGAAACAGACCTAAAGCGTCCATGCTTGGTGGTCGTGTATCGCAATGCCCAATTTGCCCTTGAGTGTGTTGATGACCATAAATACTTTGACACTATGGCTTTTGCCGATTGGGACGAGACCGACATGATAAAGCGTCAGAACTGGTGGAAAATCATCGGCAACATCCACGATAATCCCGAATTGCTGGAGGTGCGAGGATGAATGAGAATAAAGCAAGGGACAAAGAGGTATCACGATGTTGGATTATTACCAGATTAGACAGACAGCTTGACGAACTAATAGTTTTCAATAAATCCCTTTATAGAGCAAAATTTCAAAAAATATTTTAGGCGATTTAGAAAGTAAAAAACATTTTTAGTTTTTGGGTGAGACTGGAGAGGAGGAAGCGATGACGGTTTTCAATGAGTGGGCAGAAAATCGTGGCACCCACACCTATCGTACGCGTGTTGGTGGTGCGATCATTGAAGCAACAGTCTACAAGCGAAAAGGTGATTCCCATGGTTGGAAACTACGAATGACGCTTGCCTGGTATTTTGATCTTACCGGTGAACCAAGAGCAATGACAAGCTTTATTTGGCCTACTCCGGTACATGACAATGAAATGTACTACGCGCACTGGAAATGTTGTCGTGATGTAAAACACGGCAAGCTGATTGCAATGCATGAAATTGAGGCATTCAAACGTGATATAACAAAGGAGAACGGTGGTGACAGTCTTTGATGAGTGGACAGAAGATCGCGGTACTTATACTTATTGTACGCACGTTGGCGGGGCGATCATTGAAGCGACGGTTTATGAACGAAAAGGTGATGTTTGTAATTGGGAACTACGAATGACGCTCGCTTGGCATTTTGATTCTGCTGACGAGCCAGGGGTAATGATGTATTTTACTTGGCCCACTCTGATATATGACAATAAACTATGCCACGCGCATTGGAAATACTGTCGTGATGCGGAACACGGTAAGCGGACTGCGGTGCGCGAAATTGAGGCATTTAAGCGTGATATAACAAAAGAGAGTAGTAATGCGTGAGTGGGTTAGGGATATTGTAATGTCTTTTATCTACGTATCGGAGGTATGGTCATGAGTATTGAACTGGAGCAACGTTTAGTGGAACTGCAGCAACGCATTGATGAGTTAGAAGATGTGCTTGATTGTGCTAAAATATGTTGTAGACTTTGTGGTAGTCCTGTTGGTTGGAGTACTCTCATAGGTAAAAGTGGTTATTGTAGTGAGTGTTTAGTTCGATACCCTCATGTCACAAAGTTGTCTAGATGATATTTCTAAAATGCTCAAGGAGTAATCTTGGCTTATGGAGTTTCTAAGAATAGCACACATGCCTGATCTTCATTTTACTGCTAGGAGACTAGACATGTGCAGAAATTCATGGGAACTTCTATTGATGAAGGCTGCTGAGTTTGATTGTAATCTGATTGTTATTGGTGGAGATATTGTTGATTCAACTAATATTGGGGATAAGCAAACATCTACGTTTAGGGTGATCCATGGTGTTTATGGTCCTTTGTTTTCTTACTTAGATAGTCATCCTGATGCCTGGTGTGTTATGATGCCAGGTAACCATGATGTTGATCCTGATTTCAATCTTTCAGTGTTAGATATTATACCAAATCATCCTCGAATACTCAAGATTTCTTTACCTTCTGTTATTTATGATGTAGATTTTGGTTTCAAGAGAAAGATTGCTATTATGGCAATGCCCTGGAATACCCTGGCTAGAGATAGGATAGCCCAGATAGAGCCTGATATTACACAAGAAGAACTGAACAAAAGATCCAGGCAAAGTCTGGTAGAATGGATGGGGCTGGCTGCTAATGATGTTCATATCAATGCTTCATCTAATATCATCAAAATGTTTATAGGACATTTTACACTTGAAGGATCAAGTGTTGGCAGTAAAATTGTTAGTAGAGACAAAATGGTTTTGTCTGTTGATGAAATCAATGCTGCCTTTGATCCTCATATTATTATGATGAATCATATTCATACTCCTGATGATTATTATTCTGGAGCAATGTATCATCACTCTGTAGCAGATTCAGGAAAGCCTACTGGATTTGTTCTGATTAGAGTGAGTAGTAAGAAAAATATTGTTAGAAGATTTGTTGAAGTAGAGACAAGTAAAGTCAAAATATTGTCATCTGATGAGAAGATTGACATACCTCCTGAAGGGTATAATAGGTTTATTGTATATGTAGATTCTAATGAGCAGTGGAAGAAAGTGGCTGATAGATATGGTGATGCTGTTGAGATCAGGCTGAACAAAGATACGATTATAGTATCGAAGAGATTGAGTCTCACATCTATGTCACTTGAACAACAAGCATTGTCTGTCTTGGAAGACAAATATGAAATATCTAAGTCTGAGAAGAAGAAGCTAAGTAATATGGCTGCTGAAATTGTGGCTGAGATGGAGCAATAGAGTAAAAGTTCTGGGCACAGATAGAAAGAAGAGGTAATTAGCATGACAAAAGAAGATAGACAAGCTGTGTGTGAAATTATAGAACGCAAAGGTCTTGAAGGATGTTTTGTAAGTTGGAGTGAGTTTGATGACATAGACGATCCAAGGTTTCACAAGTTACGTAAAGCCTATCTCAAGGCTATGAAAGAGTTAGAAGATTATCTTGAGCTGGATGAGTTCTATGAGGGTAGATAATTGAGAATCAATAAACTTGTTCTTAAAGAGTTTGGTAAGCTCAAGGAAGCAAACCTTGATTTATCAGATAGTAATTGTCTTTGCATCTTGGGACCTAATGGTTCTGGCAAGACATTTTTAGCAGAAAGCATAGCAGCTTGCTTGTATGGAAAGTTTCCCTCAAGATTTGGTTCTTTATATGACTTTATGAGTGCTGATCAATCTGTTATCCAGGGAAGTTTTACCATCTCTGGAAGAAATTTATTGATTACTCGTAGAGTTAGCAAAGTAAAAAAGACCAAAGAATCAGAAGTTTCCATCTCTGATATAGACACAGGTGAAATACTAACAAGCAGCAAGTCCTCCGAAGCAACTAATCTAATATCTACCATTCTAATGCCATACAAGACATTTATTGCCAGTGTTTTTAGCTCACAGAGAACAGAATTTGATCTTTGTGAAGAAAGACCAGAATCTCGTAGAGATCTTCTAGCATCTATAGCAGATCTTGACAAACAACAGATGGCATCTGATTTGGCTGCTGTGAGAGTAGCCAAGTTAGATGAAGAGATTAAAGAACAAGAAAAACTAAAGGAATATCTCAGCAGAAAAATAATCAGTGCTAATGTCAGTCAATTGAATGAAGAATTGTTGCTTTTGCAGTCAGACTTGTCTGATGCTAATGCAGTAGATTCACTTAGAGAGAGCAAACAGAAGAAGTTGAGATCAGATTTGTCTAAATTTACCAAACTGCAGGAGCAGTATGAAAGATTTGTTAAGTTTAGTGAAATAGAAAAATCACTATCTAGCAAGCCAATGGTAATGGCTAAGCAGTTGGCTGATTTGTATAATCTTTTAGAATCTACTAAGTATAATGATGCCATTCCTTGTCTGGCAGTGTCAAAAGATTTAATTAAACAATGTCCCTTGGCTGTTGATTATTTAAAGCAAGAGAGAATTAGCAAAGAAATCAAAAGACTTGAGAAATTTGTAGATAAGAAAACTATTGCAGAATTCAAGTCTCTTACTAGCATGTCTCAAAGGCTTGGTAAGGTGAATGAATGCAAGAATTATGAAGACAAGATCAGCCTAATTGAGAAAGAACTTGATGATCTGTCAGGGTTCAGGTCAGTTAAACGAGATGATATCATAAAGAGAATTGCATCCATTGAGGCTACAATAAAAGAGGTTTCTAAATCTACTGCTGAATTACATGCTATTGAGCCTAAGCTGATAGAATTGAATGAGTCTAAAAGACTATTTACTATGCTTGTTGAGGCTTGGGGCAAGCATGGAGCCCAGGCTCATATTATACATGAAATGATTTCTATTGTTGCTGGCTATGCCAACAATGTGTTGTCTATGTTAGATATGCCTATGTCTGTATCCATAGAGACACTAAAACCTTTGTCTACTGGTGGCAAGAAAGAAACTATTGCTATTATGGCTTCTCATATGGGTAAAGTCATAGAGTATAGAAATCTTTCTGGTGGAGAATCTCGTGCATTTCAATTGGCTATAAGATATGGACTTTGTAAATATATGATGAGTCTAGGCATTGATGCTGGAATGTTAGTTTTAGACGAGACATTTGACAAACTTGATGATCAAAAGTCTGATATGATGATGAAGCTAATTAAGCATATATCAGAAGAAGATGGGTTTGATCAAGTAATCTTTATTTCTCATACTATGAGAGATTTGGCTTTGGCTGATGGTGTTATAAAACTGAGGCAAGATGGTGGTGCTGTTAGCACTATCAGATTTGAAAGGTGTTAGTCATGGAGAATATAGTTTTTTCTGTTCCATTTCCTGCCAGTTTCTTTGGTAATGCTTCTTTGCATATGAATACTACAATTGAAGTAGAAGTGCATCCTGGTAATCAACTCAAGCTTGTAGACAAAAATACTATGTTATTTTGTGCTATTGCTGCAAAAGATGAAAGCATAGACACTGGGTGTTTTTATAAACCCAAGTCAGTAAGGACTGTTAGATTACGAGATATTCGTAAGGATCTTGATGTTCTTGTTCCTAAAATAGAAGAATCAGTAATGGAAGTTGTTTTCTATGAGAAGACTAAGCACATGTTCTCTCATCACTTGTTTGATATGTGTCATGAATATAGTAGACGTCATCATACAACCAGTAGTAACCCACGACTTAGTTTATTTGTTTCCTTGTGTAATAATCAAGAATTATGCCCAGGTGATAATCTTGTGCTGCATGATTGGAATTCAGGTAATACAATATGTTATTCTAATGTAGAGGATTTTTATACAATATCTATATCTGAAGAATCATCTCAGCATTCTGATCCATCATTTGATGAAGAGACAGGGCAAAAAGTGGTGGCAGAAAAGACTAACCCTTTTGATGAGCTTGTACCTTGTGCTTATGGTACAGGTACAGAAGATGCATTGCGTATTAAGTGCCTAAGTGATAGTGAAACAGGACAGTGGCCTGTATAGTGTATAATTCACTTGGAGGTTAAAAATGAATGAGAAAAGAGAAAGAGATTCTGACATACCCAGCATCAGTTTGGGTAATAATGTAAGTACTGATGCAAGTACTGATGCTGATGATACCTTTGTTCAGGCAGGTGCACCAAAAATGGATGTTGGTGTTTGCTATATCAATGCAGAGAAACATTATTTTCCAGCAGATTTGAAAACAGAGCAGGAAATACGTGATTATTTTAAGGAAGATTTCCCTGGTGTTAGTAACAGTAGGCTTACAAAGACAGAGGAAGGAGCCAATATATGGGCTGCTGATCAAACTGCAGGGACAAAAGGGTAATTGTCATGAATAACAATGATATCTCAGATAAGTTGTCTATGCTTGAGGCTATGCCATCAATAGCCCCTGAGATTGTAATGCTAATTACCCTAATTCCTTATATTGAGCATTTCCCAGCAAATCCTAATATTATCAATCGTTTGATTAATCTTGCAACAAGGTTGGGAAGAGATAATAATGAATGGTTGTGGAAATTTGTTGCTTCCTCTTCAGACTATTCAGTAATAGATCAGTTCTTAGATACTGAGCCCCTAGACAATCCGTCTTTGTTTAAAAGACTATCTACTACTCTTGCATCTGATCCTATATTATGTCCAGATTATTTTTAGTTAGGAGGAAGTTTATCTATGTCGTTTAGTAATATCATGGAAACTTCAAGGGATCAGCGGTCTTATGCAATTCGTTCGTTATTATTGTTATCAACTTGTTTGTATTATATGAAAAATGATCTTGATATTGATGATTCTGTCATTGCTGATGAATTAGTACGTGGAGGCAATGCAATCTTTGAGGGATCTGATTTTGCAAATAATATAATCTCAGTTATAAATATTCTCATTGGGTCTGTCAAGAGTGTTGTATCATCTTCCAAATATGATAGTATTTTGCCTGAGGATTCTATTACAGCAAATGTGTTTGGTAATAGATCACAGAGATTGGTGGTGTCTTTTGCATTTCATGCTACTGAGGATGCTGAACTGGTAAAAAGATGGTGGTATTCTAAGTTGAGTAAAGATACAAGAGTGTATAGTGGCACCACCATAAAGTTGTGGAGAGAGGGAGGAGAAATATGTCATTATTTCATTGGCTCAGCATATCCTAAGGTTATTATAACATTGACTGTGTCTAAATCTGATAATATTTGGCCTATGTTTATGATGTTTGTAACAATCTTATCTACGTTATTACGTATGTTAAAAGGTAACAGGAAACATGACAAGAAAAACAAATGAAGCAATGGATAAAGAAATAGAGTCCTTGATGGGAAAGTTGACTGTCCATGATCATTTAGGAACACTTAGCCCTGATTATGATATAATTATTGGAATGAATTCTAAAAACCCAGGGATTGCCAGTTTGCTCCTCAAGGATAGGGCAGGTAAGTCAACAACCAAGGTAGTTTATACTTCTGCTCTGTTAGAATTTTTTGGTAAGTTTCATACTTATAGCCTTCCTTTGTTGCCCTCTGGTTGCAAGTTTGTGGCTGTAGGGGCATCAAGTACTAAGATTGGTATAGTCCGACCAGAGACAGTGATGCCTATTACTTTTCAGAACTACAATAATATTCAATCTTATGTTATTAGGTGGCCAAGTTTGCTTTACATAGTAGAGTATAATATTGCTACAAAGACGATCATAAAAGAGTCAATCTATGTAACTAAACAACCAATTACTCCAGAATCTAAGATGTATATGTTTCCTTTTGGCAATGTATTTAATCATGGTGGTATATGTTGGGGTAGTGTTAAGATACCTAAAACTACTTACGAACTATACGAAGTGGGTGATAGGTTGATATCGTTTATAACAAGTGCTTTTAACTGTGACTTGGTCTATAATAGGCTTACGCTTCATTATAAAGATATCACTACTTCATATACTGATCCATCTAATATTCAGCATGTGTTTAAAGATATGGCTAAAGTGACAGATGAGCCATTTCCCTATAATGATCTCTATGTTGCAAAAAATACTGTTGGAGGAATTTTTAATGTCTGATAAAGTAAAGAAGCAGGTGCCCATGAAACAGAATAATAGTGGGTTTGCCAATATCTTATTTGGAAAGATTAGCAAAAACACCAAATTCAAGATTGGTATGACTGATCTCATATTTGGTGTTCCTACTATGGACCAAATTACTAAACAAATAAGCTACATTGTTGCTGCTAATGGTATATTCACGATTAGGAAGAATTTGATTGGTATATTTGGTGTCCCTAGTGAGTCACTTCGTATTGCTGATGTGGAAATGCCAGATAAGTTTTTCCAGCTCTGTATACCCAAGTTGCCTCAGACAATATTAGCTAAAACTCTAGCATATTTCAGATCTGTTCCTCACATTGAAGCTATTGTTTTTGTGTATTATGATAAGGATAATGAATCATATATGATGCATGTTCCAGAGCATAGTGCATCTGGTGGATCAATTGTTTATGATGATCCACCTTTGGCTGAGCTAAACAGAAAGTATCCAAAGGTTATGGAAATTCATAGCCATACTGCTTCAATGGGAGCTTTTTGGAGTGGAATAGATGATAGTGACGAGAAAAATGATATAATTTATGGAGTCATAGGTCGAGTGATGTTGCCAGAACCCGAACTAAGATTGCGCGTTATGGTAGGTGGTAAGGCAATATCTGTGGATCTTTTGGACATATTTGACGATAGACCACCTATGGATGACACTTATCCTCAGGCTTGGGTTACCAAGGGCGAAGCCACAGTAGTCAGTGGTCACCATGGATATTTTGATCGTCAGATGGACAGTAAGGCAAATGATCAAGCAACAAGTTTATCAAAAGATAATAAAGCAATTGGTTTGTTAGATAGATATTGGAAGCAACAAAATAGTTTTGAGAAATACAAGAATAGAGGTACTCCTGTTTTGCTGGCTCATGATGTTGCTTCTCTTGATCTAGACAAGATCAAGGTGTTTGCTTATAGTCTTAATGAATTTATGGAAAGGTCTGAAGCAATGGAATTGGCTTTTGCCCTTTTAGAGCATAAAATGAGTCCAAAGGATAGAGAAGCATTGTCTAAAATATTACATGTAACAGATACTGGGGTATAGTGTCTAAGGAGGCCATAATTGTCTGCTAAGAAAGAAGCACCAAAAAATAACCATGATGTTATAGATGCATTATGCACCAATATTAATAACGGAATGTTGGCTATGAAAATAAAGCCATTTGTTCCTGTTTCATGCAGGACAAATGATCTTTATTTTGCCAATATCATTGTGGTTGGTTGTGGTGGTACTGGTAGCAAACTTGTACCTGAAATTGCAAGGCTAATTTCTATGATACAGGGAGGGGGGTTTCTTTCCAGTGTTCATCAAGCATCAATCAACTTGGTTTTAGTTGATGGAGATGTGGTAGAACCCAAGAATGTTGGACGGCAAAATTTCATCATGCCAGATGTTGATAAAAACAAGGCTCAAGTTTTGGCTGCAAGATACTCTAGAGCACTTGGGATTTCTATTTCTAGTTATGATAGATACATAGAAAGTGCTAATGATATAAAAGCATTGTGTAATAACTCTCCCAAGTATGCTACTATTATAATAGGCTGTGTTGATAAGATCAGTGCAAGGAAGATCATTCAATCCTACCTTGATGAAGTCAATCCATTTGCTGTATGGATTGATTCTGGCAATAATAGGTTTGACGGACAGGTTATACTAACAGTTGGTGGTGGAGGATATGGTCTTGATGAAGTCAAGACTATTTTGTCCAAGAATGGTGAATTGAAGAAAGTAATAGGTAAATGTACTGCACCAAATAAACCTATAGCTGAAGTTGATCTAACTGATGTAAAGGGTACTATTATTCCCTGTTCCATAGGAACACCAACATTTTTTGATTTATTTGGTGATATGACAGATGAGGATACTGAGGATTTAACATGTGCTAACATGGCTGCCCAGGAAGCTCAGTCTTTGTTTGTAAATAGTACTGCTGTGCCACCTATTATGAATTTTCTAATGTCTGTGATCAAAGCAGATCTTAAGGCATCAGGACTTAGTACTATGATGGTGAGGTTTGATGTAGCAAACAATTATTCTAAGGAAGTTGCAAGTATTGATTATCTGAAGAAACGTGGTAATTTTAGCAAATTCAGTAAAAATGGGGTTGAGAAATAGAAGTAATGACACAAGAACTACCTGCTACCACAACAACTCCTAATCTTACTGACATATTTGGTGAAAAAGTGTCATGGATTATGAGCTCAGATATCATTGATAGTCTTGAAGAGATAGATAAAAAAAGGGGCTGTTTTACTGGAACCACGTGGGAACTTGTTTATTATTATAGTATAGGTTCTATTGCTGTTAGGTGTTTTTTGAAAAGTAAGACAATAGTATTCGGTCGTAAGACTAACGAAATAGGTTTTTCTATAGATGCACTGAAAAGTGTAGATATTTTCCCAGACTTGATTGGATCAAGAATGCATACTGTTAGGTATGACTTCAAGAAAACTAAGAAATCAGCCCCTCTAGATCTTGATCATTGTGTTTGTGGTGCAAGATTGGTTGCCACATCATTAGACAAAGAAGGAAGAAATGTGTATTCTTGTTCATCATCAGATTGTGATACACATTTATTGCATGCTTGCTATAACTTGTTGTTGAGAGAAAGAGCAGATGGTTCCTTAGATCTGATGATAGAGCCACCATTACGTTCTCGTTTTATGTTTACTGCTACTGTTGCACCATATACGGATCATGCATTTATGTCATGCATGCTCCCTATGAGTGAAATTACAGGAGTTGCTGATCAAATATTACAACATATGTCTGTAATTGTTTCAGATGCTCCTACTGATATGTCTAATCTGTTATTGCATATAGCTGCAGCCATGCCAAACAGTATCCAGATTTCCCCTGTCTATAGATGTCCTTATGTGTTGCATAGTCTTGATCTAGGTAAATATCTAAATATGTTTGGGATTACTGATCAAAAGATAATTGCAACAATAGGGCAATTATTAGCCTTACTTGATAGTCATTTTGAGATGAAAGACAGGATATTTCAGAATCATCTTGTATATTCATATATGTTAGAGAGGGGACTTCTTGGTTTGTCTATTCCTGCATGCATGAAAACAGTATTGATGGTTGTCTGTAGATTTCTCCCAGCATTTTCTTTACCTACTCCATGTGATGATTGTTCAGAGTCAGAAGACTTTTTATTTTATGTTTCAAATAAATTATAGGAGAGTATTATGGCAACAGATATATTGCAGATTAAGGGTGATCCTAACAAGCAGTACAAAATGGTTGATATTCTGATCCAAATGGGGTTGGAAGAGAAAGAAGCTGCTATGTTAATTGAAAATAATAGAGTAACAGTTAACAATATTGTGGCTGGACGTTTGCAACGACTCAAGAGTGGTAATCTTGTAAGGGTTGTGTTGACAGATGATGGATCGGTAATCAAAGAATGTAGTCTCCGTTTTTATGGTGGTACTTCAGCAACTAATGCTTATAAAAATCCAGATAACGTTAGGAAAAACGTCAATCTAGATATAGATAAAATCAAGAAGAATCTTGGTGGTAAGTAGTCAATGTATGTGCCAACAAAAAAAGACAAGATGTATATGAAGCTTGCTGTTAATGTAGCAGCAAATTCAAAAGTTAGCAACAGACACATTGGGGCTGTGTTGGTAAGATATCAGACACAAGATAACAAGTTATCAGATACCATTGTGAGTATAGGATGGAATGGTATTCCAAGGGGTGTCAATGAGGTTGATAATCTATGTCACTATGATATAGAAACATATTGGAAAATTCTCAAACAGTTTTGTATACAGCATAATATAGATAGGCTATTGCCCTATCTTCATTTGGACAATGCAGAGCTTTTGGGAATACTTAAAAGTTTTAGAGATAAAGGATTACATCCAGCAAGCATATTTGCCAACTATACCAGTTCCTTACTACGTGATTTGGATATATCAGAAACAACAAAAGATGCAATCATGAAGTCTGTGGCAACTTTGTCCTTAGCAGAAAGACCAGAAGAACCTAGACGTTTGCTTGGTTGTGCAAGTGGTGAATGTGTCAAATACATAGTAGATGCTCATGCTGAAAGAAATGCTATCTATAATGCTGCAAGAACTGGGGTATCTACTGTTGGTACTACTATGTACATAAGCTGTGGCACTCCCTGCAAAGAGTGTGCTACTGCAATAGTGCAAGCAGGAGTATGTAGAGTTGTGGCACAAAAGGTAGATGGGGATTACATACGTAATGATTACAACTTTGCTATGAGTAGAATGTTATTTGATCAGGCTGGTATAAAGTTTGATCTTTTGGAGGCAGAAAATTGATAAAGATATTTGCAAACACGGTAGTGTTAGGAGCATCCAATACTTCTGACGAAATAGAGGCAGTAGAGAAAGAAATGTCAGAAGTTATTGGTGATCCTATGAATATTATTTGTTCTCACATAGATATATCAACAGAAGGCTCATCACCCGTGTCTGTTCTACGTATTGTGATCTTATACAGTTGTGATGATGAATAGAGTTGGGACACAGAACAAAGATCTTTAGGACAGGATTCTCTAAGAGAATCAAGAAAGTAAAACTGATAGCACCTGCTCAGAAGATGACTGTTGCTGATGTTTCACTGATGTGTGCACATATTTCTGATATTGCAAAATATCGTTATTTATGTGCACATGAGTTTACTATACCTTCTGGTAGGAGGTTGGATTTCTTGGCATTGCCGTTGGCTGATTCAAGGCCAGTAATTGCTGCAGAAATCAAGGTATCAAGGCAAGATTTCCTTTCTGACAAGAAATGGCAAGAATATGTGCCTTATTGCAATTTATTCTTTTTTGCTTGTCCCAGAGGGGTTGTCAGAATAGGGGATCTGCCAAGTGGTGTAGGTCTTGTTTGGGCATATCCTTCTGGTAGAATGAGAGTGCTTGTCAGACCAGAATTTCACAAAATGTCTGCAGGTCATGAAAGAGATGTAAACAGACGTATGCTCAAAATGATCATCAATGGTAAGGCTTTTCCTAGCAAACCTGATTTTATGGTTGGTAGCATAATTGATTGGGAACAAGAAGAGTAAAAGATATTGGCTTGTTACGTATTATCCTGGAGATTACAGTGACACGCACATTATCTTTCTCACAAACTGTCCCACGTACCAAGTAAAATTGGAAGGCATTCTGGGACACAATGCAGAAGCTATATCTGTTTTACAGATCGGGGTAAGTCAGGAAACCATAGATTGTCTCTGTGCGGTAGCACGGAATTTTACCGATCTGGATTATATTATGCACATGACACGTCAGGATATTATTGCTTTGGAAGCATGGCAACAGGCTAAAATGGATAGTGGTGTAGATCTCAGTGTTATAGAAAGAGATTTACCAGAGTATTTGGTGAAAAAGGTAACAATAATATGGCAGTGGGAACCAGCAGGTGATTAGACAGGGCAAAAGATATTGGCCTGTAGAATATTTTATTGATGGTGAGCATGTTGTTCTTTTTCTCCAAATTGTTCTACGTACCAAATTGTAAATTAGTGTGGGCAGAAGCAATCACTTGCATGGATTAATTATGATAACCAACAACACATTTGATTCTCTTGTAGGATCAGCCAAACCAAAAGAAAATATCCTGATCTTAGGTAGTGGACCAAGTGCATTGGGTGTCATTGATTACATAGAAAGATTTGATAACATCATTGTATTGAATGGTGCTGTAAATCTTATCAATTTACCTACTTTTTCAATGTTTTTAGATTTTGAGTGTCCTAAAAGAGACTGGTTCTATGTTGATAACTCTTCTGTGAGGTTAGTAGAAGAAAAGATTTCTAAACATGATAGGCTTGATCATTATACGTGGAAATACAAAAATCATAGAATGGCAGATGGACCAAGCACTATTCCTATAAAGTATGATGGTCATCTTTATGGCAGTTCTTCTGTGGCAACCTTTGCTTTGTATGCAGCATACATAATGGGATATAAAACCATATACACCTGTGGCACTGATTTTGGGATCAAAGAGGGTAAATGTTATTCTTACAAGCCTGATAAGTTAGAAGTAAATAGAACCTTGGGTCAGGTAAGAAAGGACTTGTCTTCCACTCAAAGGGCTTGCTATGATGGCAAGATCAGGTTCCCAATGAGACCATATATGGGTATAGGTATTGTTATAATGGATCAGTTGAGAAATAGATTGTTGCCCTATGTTGATGAAATAACAGATCTTTCTGATGGTAATTTGTCTTGGACTATGCCTATTGATAAATATTTTAGAGATAGGTATTCTCCTGAAATTGGTTCTATACCATTTTTTGAAGGTAATGATTGATAGTGTGCTGTGACAAAGGAAAATAGTAGGTAGAAGAAGATGGAACACGTAAGTATGGAATCCTCTAGTATGCCACGTACATCCTGTAAATGGATAGAAAAATCAGACGAAGCATTTTGTCATCTTTATTTTGTTTGGCCTGACAATTGTAGAGGATTGGTAGTGATAGAAAGTTATGCTGGTGAAAAAAAATGTAGATGGAAAATTTATAAAGAGATTTATAAAGAGATCATGAATGATAAATGGCAAATGATCAAACAACCTGTTGTTGCGTTTTGCTTGTATAAGGCTAAGATTGATGCTGAAAGATATTTAGAAGAACATGGTATATCTTGTGGAGGTTAAAAGAATATGACTATATTAGAAAAGATTACTGAATTGTATGAGAAAGTTCAGAAGATCATTGATGGATTTACTAATGGTGATCCAGTGAAGCCAGATGAAGAAATTGCTATGCTTGATGGTTTCTATGATAATGAGTTTGAGAGGATGTATAAAGAAGGATTACTAACTTTTAAGGAGTTAGGAGAGGCTAAGCTAACAACCAAGAAGAGAAAGAGTTTGCCAGACAGCGTGTTCTGTGGGCCTGGGCGGTCTTTTCCTATAAATGACTGTTCCCACGCAGTCGCAGGGATGAGGCTACTTGGGAGATACAAAGGATCGCCGTCGACAAAAGCCAAAATAGCTGCCTGTATACGTAGGAAAGCCAAGGCTCTTGGGTGTCCAATAGGTGGCAAGAAAGGGAAATAGTTTTCTCATCTGGTTGTGTTTTAGATTAGCGGAGATGCAAGGATGAACGAAATATGTGATAAAGCAATTACAAGCTTTCCGACTAGGCATAAAAGCCTGGATGATTTGATTGAGATAATTCATCAGATAGTCTATAAACACGGCGGTAGTATTTTTGATCACCGTTGCGGCAAAACATGGGATGTTGGGCAGGCTGTTTGCGCTGAGTTATACGGTGTGGACTGGATGAACTCATCAGATTTCGAGCGCGATGATGCAATACCGGCTGATAAACCTATTCGTGTTGAAATGGTTGAGGCCGCGAAGCGTGTTCTCGCTGGTGCGGATTGGATGAAGGCGAAAGTCAAAAATGAAAGAGATTAAGTAGGGGTAGTCCTGTATCAAAGGCAAAGATCTTTGCCTGTATTAGAAGAAGAGGTAGGATCCTAGGCTGTCCTGGAGCAACTAAAAAGAAGTAAGTAGCCTAAAGCTGTGGCAAGGCAAACAATATGCTCAACATTTCCTGGATGCAAGACAGTAATCTTTTGGAAGGTATAGACATCTTGGGGCACACTGTTTTTGTATCTTGGGGACAATATCATTTTGATTGGCAAATATATGATAATATGATAATGTTGTCTATTTGGGGAAGTGATCCTAAGAAAAAAACAACTCATTGTGTAACCAAATTGATGTTAGAAACATGTGATTACAATGTAGTCAGAGAGATAATATTATCAATGGTCATTGATTTTAAAGTCAATGACCCTTTTTGTGATATAATGGTGATATAAATGAGTTATTTACCAATTGATGTTTGTAAGCAGTTGGCTAAGACAGGATTTTGTGATGCTAAGTTAGGTTATTATCTTTTTCAAGGTAGTGGTCCCTTTATAGAACTGTTTGATCAACAAGAGTATAAGAAGATCGTTGAAGGAGATGTTGATTATTGTCAGGGCGAGATAGAGTGGTATCCTTGTCCTAGTTCTGATGAACTCAAAGATGCACTTGAGCAACGAGGAATCCGTTTGTATTATGTTTATGAATCACCACGGAACAGTCGTTCGAAGCCACATATTGTGGTAAATGCTACTTCTAAAAATAGTGGCAAGTTTATAGCATGGACAGTGGCTGATAGTTTGTCTGAAGCATTTGCTAAGTTGTTTATCACAATATTTGGTAAGGAAATGTGACAATATTGTTGACAAATGTGTTGTAAATAGCAGATGGCTATCCCAACTGGATTGTCACCGGAGCTGAGGCTAGACCAAAAGGACAGTAAAATGCAGAAACAATTCCTAGAGGATATGGAGGGCAACGAGGTTAAAGGCAAGAATCTTCCTGAGTTGATAGATGCTGTGCCCATGATTTCGATTGCGGATTCGTCGGGTGAAACGAGCGTCGCCATTTACCAAACCGAGTGCGTAGCCGGGATGGTGTTGCTACCCGAAAACAGCATCGACCTTATCTTCGCCGACCCGCCCTACTTCCTCTCGAACGGCGGCATCACATGCAAGGCGGGCGTGGAGCAAATGCATGAGTGGAATAAGGAATGGCTTGCCGCATGTCAGCGCTGCCTTACGAAAAACGGCACGATTTGGGTGTCGGGAACGAATCATGTCATCTACTCGGTAGGTTTTGCCATGCAACAGCTCGGTTTTAAGATACTGAATCACATCACTTGGGTAAAACCCAATCCGCCACCGAATCTGTCGTGCCGTTATTTCACACACGCGAGCGAGGAGATAATCTGGGCGGCGAAATCCGAAAAAAGCCGTCATACGTATAACTACAGCGAAATGAAA